AGGATAAATCCAAATGGTGCATTTGGATTAACAACTGTACTTGACATCGTTCTGTCACTCCTTTCTTAGAGTTTTCATTATAACCGTGTGGAGATTGAATAACTACATTATTTTTACAAAAAAAAAAGATGAGAGAAGAGGAAATTTGATCCCTCTTCTCTTTACGCCGTATAATTAAGAAGTCTTTGTAACGTAACTAAGACTAATCCAACCAACTTTGCTCTTTAATTGACCCCAAGTACCCGTAGCGGTTTTACTCTCATCAACGATTGTATAAATCTCACCACGCTTAATCTTGGTTACAATTGCCGCACTTGTATTAGGTGTTTTACGAACGTTCAGTACGTCGGTAATTACTCTAACTCTATACGGAGTAAATACAGCATTGGTATTAATGACTCCTGTATAGACGGCTACACCGTTACTATCAAAAACGGACTGATTAGTCTTACAGTTCTTGATAGCATTTGATAATACGGTATATGCACCTGTCTGATTTACGCACTTACCATTTTTCCAAGCTGTACCAACTCTGTAGTAGTTAGTAGTTGTTTTCTTCTCTGTGGATTCTGTAGTCGCTTCTGCATTAGTCTCTTTCTTCGAATCTTCTGATGTCTGCTGTTTAACTCCGTTTGCAACAGTTCCATCCCCGGGACAATCTCCGTCGTATGGGAGTGGTGCGGTATTGCAATAAGCACGGAGAACTTCTCTTTCGGAGTTGTCGCCAGCTCCTTTTTTGTATCGATTGTATGCAGAGAAAGTTGAATATCTCTTGTCATAAACAATATCAATCAGGTCTTCTGCGAGAGTTGTATTCGGGTTATCAATTCCTGCGGCAGAACAAGCTGCTTTAAACTCACTTGCAGCGGTTCCAACACCACGATGAACAGCCCAACTCCACATGCATTCCTGAATCATTCTTGAATGTTGATTTGGATTAAAATAATCAGCCAATTTCTTCATCAACTGATTATAATAATGCTCCTGTATGTATGAAATTTCACATTGCTCAAACTTTTCAGCACCAACTGAGTTATAACATTTCATCCATACAGCTTTAACCTCGTCTGGACTAGAGCAATAATCTGCCCCGGGCCATGTAGCCGATTTTATATCTTTTAAGTTATTAAAATAAAGAGAGCTTGCCTCACTCGGGAAATACGCTTTGAGGAAATTGATGCAGTTCCCCCAACGTAATGTAAGTTGGTAGGAACCGCAACTAAGTCCCCAGTCGTTTCCACACTGAGCAAGGGCAAGGCTTCCCTTGGAAGCACTTTCAAATCTTTTTACTAATGAACCAATATGGTCTGCCATTGTCCTTACCTCCTAATGTAATTTAACACTTACTGGTGAATTTAAGACTGATCCAACCAACTTTGCTCTTTAAATAGCCCCAAGTGGTTGTACCGACTTTCTTTTCTCCAATGATGGTGTATTTCTCACCACTCTTTACTGCCGTAGCGATGCCGTAACTTGTACCCGGTCCTTTACGAACATTAAGCGAATCCGCTGTGATTTTAACACAGTAAGGATCTACTACGGTATAATATACGCCGTCAGCAGTCTTTGCTGTTTTTGTATCGTCCCCCTTACTCTGAGAGTTTGCATTTGCGCCGCCACCGAGAATCTCTTTTACAGACTCTTTGAATGCAGTCCATTCCGCATTGTCTTTACCTGCCATCTGAGCAGGGCAAGTTTTCCCAGTTACGTCATAATGACGGAGAACGTAAGTATCGACCAAATCTGCGGTGATGCCGATTAATTGGCAAACATATGCGCAGAGATAAGCCGCATTTTTCTTCGTAGTTTCTGAAACAATAGAGTTTCCTGAAGTACACATCTCAATTCCGATGGAATTTGCATTTCTGCAAGATGCATGGTTATACTTCTTTGCACCGCAATGCCAAGCAATGTCACGCAGTTCTACTCCCTGATAGATAGAGTTCTCGTCTACGAAAAAGTGAGCAGATGCACTACGACTTCCATTCTTGAAATACGTTGCATTTGCTTTTGCGGTGTCCTTCGTGTTTCCGGTGTAATGCATCACACAGTAGGATACACTACGATTGGTTGAGTCGTTGTAGTTACTCGATTTGGTTTGTATACTAGAGTTTACCTTAATACCGTTGATGGTATCTGTTACAAACCCAACATTGATAGTTTTACCCATAAGGCTTGTTCCTCCTTTAAAGAATAATACTCACCGATAGAGACTACTAGTGACTCACCTCCAAGAAAGCCACTCCATTCATCTATAGATTTATCGGCTGTTATCGTATAGTAACAGACTTATTTGGTCTGGAACTACCTTTAGTAATCACCCTGCACAAAGGGATCTACGAATAGACTATTGTATAAATTGTCCATATTTTCGATCGTCCTATCTGCATTATACCATTGTGCGTTTCCTCGCCAAGAGCCGTAGCCAGTTCTTATGTCCTGATAACTTATTTTGCCTTCATCTAAGAGATTGGAGAGCGATTTTAATTTACGTTCCTCACGTACAATATTGTCATGAGGCATACGTCGAATAATTTTACCCGTGTCTGTAAATATGTAATTTGTCTTCAAATATGTAAACTGCTTTAAAGAGCAGATTTGGGTTTTCTTTTCATTTACATGAATACCCAAATCTGCACAAATGCGAATGATGTCTTCAAGAAGAGCTTTCAAATACTCTTTACTATTACTAATAACATAGGAGTCATCCATATAGCGGGCATACCAATGACATCCACGAACTACTTTACAATAATTATCTATGGGAGTTGGAAAGAATATACCAGAAATCTGGGATATTTGACTACCAATACCCAAAGACTTGTCCATTTTCTTTTCTCCTGTCATTACCTCTCTTGGTATCTCGTTGAAATACTTGAGAGAATTGAAGACGTCGTCTTTGCAATGTGCATATTCTTCGTCTGACATGTAAGATACATCAACTTCAAACGTACCTACGAGATATTGGATTAATTCCATAGCATCTTCGTCTGTAATCTTTGTGTTGATATAATTGAGTAGTTTTTCATGATCTATGTTGTCGAAAAACTTGGTGAAATCAATGAGCAGTATATAACCCTCATTAGTTCCATATTCACGATAATAACTTTGTAAATGTCTCTCTAGTCGCCTTCTAGTGAAACCGATACCCTTACCTTTCACCGAAGCACCATTATCGTAAATCAAAAATCCAGTAAGTGCAGGGTTTAAGATATAATCGCAAACTGCACGATTAACAACCCTGTCAGATATATGAAGAGATTTTACATGGCGTCTTTTACCTCTTTCAAAAAGAGGAAATTCGTAAAAGGGTTTTTGAACGTATCTATGATGAAGTAAATACATTTGGGTTCGATTTATGTTTCGAAGCAAGTTCGCTTCGTATCGTTGTACAGATTCCTTCCACCCAACATTTTTCTTAGAGCGAATAAACGCCTCTTTAAGATTATTTGCGTCTAAAAGGTGCTCATATAAATGAGCATCTTCTTCTATTCTTCTAGGCATCTAACATCTCTCCTAAGTTTCTAGCTCCACCTGACGTATCAGGGAGCATCAAAGGAGCCTATTCACCTTTCGGACGGATATATTTTCCTTTCTTAGTTTTAAACCCATATCGGCACGTAGCCTACACTTAGTATGGGATAAGAAATCGGGCGAACACCGTTGAGGTTGGACGCGTTGTTGTTATTGGAATTGCCATTATTGTTGCAATTGGCGAAGTTCGTCGAACTCGTCACGGCACTCTCTATTTTTTTAGATTCAAAACATACCCGAAGCAGGCATTCACTGCTTAAACAGTTGTTAACTCTGCATTTTTCATATCGAATATGTCTTTCTCCTTGGGCAATTCTTCCTGCGTCTTTTTAACCTTCTCGGTCTCCTGATCCATATCCACCAGTAAAAAGGTAACTCCTTCAAGTATTGCTAAGCTAGATTTTGATAATTTTTTATTTTTTCTCTTTGCTGTTTTTTCAACGGTTTCTCTTAAATTGATTAGACCTCTCTCACCAAGTCGTTTGAATACAAATTCTTCAATCTTCTTGATGTATCGCTCTTTCTCAGACTCATGGATTTGACCAAGTAATCTTCTATCACTCTTCCTCCATGCCTTTAATAGAGCAACTTCTCTATCAATTAAGTCTACGTATGGCATAAACTTGTTTAGGTCTACATCAATTACATCTGCAATAAACTGTAACTCTTGTATTAGCTGTTCACAGTTTCCAATTGCAGCAGTTTGATACCGACGCCTATCGTTAAATTCTGACTCATTTGTTGGATAAATCGAATTTGCTTGTATAATATTTCTAACAAGGAATCGTACTTCTTGTAATATTCGCTTTCGTGCATCATCAATCAACCATTCTGGGTATTCATCGATGATTGATGTCATGCTGTATTTATCTGTAAGTTGGAGAAATTGTTCTTTATCTCCTTCTTCCATCTTAGCCATTGCAGTGTACAATCTTGGTGAACGAGTTTTTTGTTTTGCTCCAAAATTTCTAAGCAAAAACGCTACCAAACTTCGTTGAACCTTATACGCATTAGCCAAAAATTCGAGACGAGAGGTCTTTCGTTTACTCTTTAATACTGACATTCCTTCTTCACCTCCCCTTCTAGTAAGTTTAATTAAGTCAAGCTGTCTCGATTATATTTTCTCTAAATTAATTATTAAGTTTTCATTTTTCATTCTCCTTTCAGATAAATTAACCGAGTGATTCTACCCGATTATATTTTTTGTAATTGGTATTATAAATTATTATTAGAATTGGAAATTATTGGTTACCAGAAAAAATCGTTATAAAAAGTCGGCGTTGGGATAGTAATTATCCCAACGCCGATCTAAACCGATTTTAATAATCGTATCAACTGCCTTACTGCTCGTCTTCAGGCAGTGCTGCGAGCTGAGCCTGCAACTCGTTAATACGGTCGCGCACTTTCTGGCGCTGCGCCATAAGATCATCGAGATCATACGGAGCTTCTTTTCCCATCTTCTCGTACTCTAAGCACTTAGTAACTGCCCAGTCACCGATTCTTGAAGAAGTCGAAGTTAAGCTTGCAGTAAGATTAGTAATCTCCTGCGTTAATTGCTGACGCTCTGTCATTTCAGGGTACCTCCTTAATCAAATTTTATATAAATTTCGTGATTACTCTATCACTTTAGGTTGCTACCGTTGCCATTGGCATTTCCGTAAACCCTCTCAGTCTCCCAATCCGCCCCACAAGGGGGCGAGATTGGTCGATTAGCAGATTAACCGATTAAGAAATACGGGCGAATACCGGAGAGGGCGGACGCGTAGCAGTAACCGGAAAGGCCATAAGAGCTGCAAGTGGCGAAGGACGTCGAACTCGCCACGGCACTGAGCCACCACCACTGACGTGCACCACCGTTGCCAAGTCCTGCGATCAAAGCTGCCGGATTATGACGGAATAATGCAAACTGGGTATTGTTTGCTCCGGTGTCGTAGAAAGATGAACTGAGTACAGTAGAACCATAAAGGTTTACTTCGTTCATAAGTCTGAGCACAGTATCTTTCCATTCCCAGTTTGTAGAAGCACCCTTCCAACCAGCGCCAGCGTTTGAATCGAGGTCTGCATTAATAGCTGTCGTTAACAAAGAACGATAGGTAAGAATGTGGTTCTTGAATGCGGTCTGTAATGCCTCGGCATATACCGGAAGAATGTTTGTATGCATATCTGAACTGAAGTAACCACCAACAGTGGTGTTTGTATCGTTCATATGCGCGGTTGTCTTGAAGCAATCCTTCGGTACAATAACTGCGTGGTGCTTTGTAAGAGCGGTATCGCCGTTATTGTAGAATGCATCGAAGTCGGCGATTACGCCCTTTACAACTTCTGATCCACCGATTGAAGTATTGATCGTTACGGTGATTGTATCACCGATGTACAGGTCATCGAATGTACCTGCTGAAATCATCGCACAAACCTGATCAACAGTATATGTGTCTGTAAGATCTTTTCCACGATAAATCGCATTATGTGCGGCTGCTGATGCGTATGGTGTAATGTTCTCTACGCTTGCCTTTAACTCGGTTACTCCCTGAACTAACTCGTCAGGTGCAAACTGAGCAAGGAATTCAGCTTCGGTTCCGCTAAATCCGTTACGAACAGCAATGTCGTAAGATGACTCACCACACATAGCCGCAACGCCGGAAAAGTTACCAACGGAATCCGTTACTTTAAGAATATTATTACTAATTTTCTTAGCCATTTGGTTTTAAACCTCCTTGAATATTATTTTTCGATATATTACAAAGTCAAGATTTCAACTTCATAACCTTACGATTTTAACTTGTCTCCAATCCTAATTCTCTTCGAATCTTAGTGAGTTCTTCCTGAATCTTTGAACTACTCCAAGTATCCTGAGTACTGGTCATGGAATCGTCAATCTGAGGCACCCAGAACGAGTCAGATGGATTTGTATCAATCCAGATCTTCGCCCCCGCTGCACTCGGTTCGTCTTTACCGACATATACATCTCTTGTAGCATCATCAATTGCATTCTGAATCTTTGAGCTACTCCAAGTGTCGGTAGAGTTTGTTGTATCATCTCTGATCTCAGGTACCATGAAGTAATCCTGTTGAGATGACGGTTTGGTATCAACCCATACTTTTGCAGATGACCCACTCGGTTTGGTGTCGCCAACGATTACATCATCAGATGCAACGTCAATCTCATGTCGGATTTTCGAACTACTCCAAGTATCCTCGGAGTTGGTTACGGTATCCTTAATCTCAGGGATTGTGAATGATTCAGCCTGAGACGCAGGTTTTGTATCGATCCAGACCTTTACATTGGAAGCAGATGGCTGCGTATCCGATACAACGACATCCTTTGTCGCATTGTCAATCACTGACTGTATCTTGGCACTACTCCAAGTATCTGCACTACCTGTAGAGTCATCTTTAATCTCGGGCACCATAAAGTACTCTGCCTGAGAAGCGGGACTTGTATCAATCCATGTTGATGTGAACTTGTTGGTAGGTTTTGATGTACCGATATGCACGTCACGATAGTTTTTAATCTGATCACGAACTGCATCACCTGCACAAGAATACGTACTACCATCAATACCAATACGGATATCTACTAACTCGCCGTCTGATGCTGCTGTTCCAGAAGATGCAAGTGAGTTTATACGAAGTCGCTCAGTTGTCAAATCAGTATCAAGCTGTTTGATTGAAGCGGCTAATGAGCCAGATACACTACTGTTCTTCTCTGTCGCATCCAATGCGTATTTACCAATTTCCGTGATAGATGAGTCATTCCGAATCTTATTTCCGAATCTCATGGTTTCCATTAAATCGGAAAGTAAATGATCCTGTAATACCATACCCTTTCTCTCCTTTCTATATAATTTTATATTTTTGTTAAAAAGATAGAAAATCGGGCGATAGAAATAAATTCCTACCGTTACCAACCCTTTATCCCTTATATCTTTTGTTTTGGGTTATTCTAGCTATACGTTGATTCTATTAACTGAAAAAGAAGTGTAGAACAAAACGCACTTCCTACACTTCTATTTCTTACTTGTCTGATGTTGATACAGCTAAGTTACCGTTTGACTCTACGGTCGTTCGATATACTTTCACTGTATTTCCATCCTTATCAGTCTCTGTTACAACATAATTCGATGAATCAGTCTGAGTTAATGTTTCGCTTGTTCCATCTGCATATGTAACAGTAATCGTACCAGAGTTGTTTTTGACTGATGTTATTGGGGACGTATGCTTAGGATAATCCCAAGTACCATCACCCATCAGACATTTATCATTGTCACCTGAACTTGGAGAAGGTACTAATCCAGAACTTCCACCCGCACTTGCTGAAGCACCAGAGAATATCTTGGTCATTGAAACTTTCTGCCAATCACTGACAGTCGTCTTACTACCAGATACAACCACTGAGGAAAACCATAACGACGGTTCACCAGACTTGTTTAATCCAGTAATAGATAGTATCACATGACTATTAGACTGAAAGAATACTTCTCTTACTCCCCATGATAAATCATCGGGAATATTTTCTGATGTTGTATCAACTTCATGAGGTTGGTTGTTGATATGATACGAATCAGTCAATTCTACAACCTTTGCGTCTGAAAGAACACCATTTTTATATGCAGACTGCAACGTTCTGTTGTTTGCTTCCGCAGATTCTTTGATGCCATCTTTCATAATCAACGCTTGTCCCATGCATTGTCACTCCTTTCATTTAACGATTACTTTAAAACAAGAAGAGGGTAAATAAATAGACATTATTCCGTCCTCTTCTTGTTTAGTTTGAACTTTGGAGATGGAATAGTCTCCCTTTACATACAAAATGCAGGAAGGATACGGTAAGCGCTTGATGCATCACCAGCGTTGATATCACCATCACTCTCCACGTATACATACTGCTTTGCATTTGATTTTGCAGCCGATCTTGTCCAGTAGTTATCATAGCCAGATACAACATCGCTCTGTTTTTTCTTGCGATTTGCAACTGCGGTATAATAAGCATACTGAGAGCCTTCGTTGCTGATACTCTGTTCTGTATGAGCATTACCAACAAGCTCAGTCTCTGATAACAAGAATACGCTGTCTGATGTATTAGCCATTGAGGTAGACTTATTACCAATACTGGTAACTTTGTCAACCGGCTTGATCAACTTCTGTAAGTCAGAATCTAATGCCTTTAAGAAGACACTGTTACACCAAGTTCTTCTGTGGCAATCTCTCCAACCGCCAGCGTTTGTAGCAGTTCTGTGCATATATCCAGCGTTGCCAATTCCGTTAGAGAACTGCAATGTAACTGCTGCCTTTCCTCCATTTGTAAGGTCATCATGATTGAAACCGATAATTGTAATGTACTGAGCCATTGCAACGTGATTCTCACCAACCCCAGTAGCCGGAACTGCTGCGTAAGAAATCTGTTTAGTATCACCTACGTTCCAGTATTCAGAGAGGTCGATCTGTCCTGCGTAATGTCTCTTTAACATTACAGCAATCTCATCCCATGTTGCTGTAGCAAATGGAACAATGCCGTTTACACTACCTGCGGTCTTTACACTTGTACGAATCTGGTTTGTATCCTCATCATAGTATGTAGTAACCTGCTGGAGTAATTCGTTGTCTGCGGAATAACCGTATACGGTATAGCTACCGTCACTTCCAACGACCATGATTTCCTTTGAGCCATCATCAAATGTGGCTGTCAAAGTATTTCCGTCACTGGACAGTTTGTACGTACCAGCCTTTTCATTCAGCCTGTTCATAACCTTCTGGTTTAACAGAGAAGTCAGATAGGATGGTGCGAAATTTTTCAAGCTTCTGTCATATAAATCTATTGCAATGTCAGGGATATCTCCAGAGAGAGGTTCCCCCATGTATAAACTTAATGCCATGATTAAGCACTCCTTTCTTTATTTGATTTTTTAATTATGAGAAAAAGCTAAGGGAATATTAGCTTGTTTCGTCTGCGTTTAATACCGCTGATACCTTCGCCAATGCCTCTTCCAGCGTATTTACTTTTTCTACAAGCTGGTTGACAACTTTGACAATGTTTGACAAATCCATTTCCGCAGTCACCTGATAAAGTTTGGAACCCTGATCTTCGTTCGCACCAAAACCAAGGGCTGCTAAGTCTTTTGGAGTTTTATCCGAGATAATCCACACAACCCCGGGGTCGAGTCTATCATCGACAGATAAAGATTCATATGCGGACCAAACACATACTTTTGTTTTTACGTTACTGACTGAAACACCACCAAGATCAGATGCCTGAGCGTCGGTAATCACCCATACGACGTATGGGTTCTTCTTATCTGACTCAGACAATGCATTATATTCAGCTAACGTTATTGGTTTATTGCGAAGACCACTTCCGCCACCGCTCCCACCAACTAAGAACGCATTTCCCATATCATTCAATCTCCTTTCTTAGAATTTTCATTGTAAATCAGTTTCACTGAATTTATATTTATGTTTTCGTAGCAGTTTACACGCTCGAAATTTACGAATAAATACAAAAAATAAAGAGGTGGCTTGATTTAAACCACCTCTTATCATATCAGTCATCCATGTATTGAGCCTCACATGAATTAGATATTCTTTTGATTGTCTTACTAGATCCTTTTGGTTCTGATTTCTTCTTTTCGCTGTTATTCTCAGAAGATGGATTGATAGTATAGCTACCATCATCAGAAGTTAGTACATCATACTCCGCAGATATCAAGATATACTCTACCAAGAATACTGCTACTGCATTGAACTCTGATAAACTTACAAGTGCACTATCTGGACATAACTGACTAACACAGTGTATAACATTTGCAGCAGATGCTTTGTCAATATCTACATTGAACAAACGGAAATCATCAATTATCTTATTTACAATCTCTATTGTTTTCTTATTACCATCAAGAACATAGTTCTTATCAGTGTTAGTATGACTGACAATATTCTCCATAATATCTGTAAACGTCGTAAACTTATGAATGTACAGGTTAAACAGATTGGTTGCACCGTCGTAAGAATCATAAGGAAGATACGTGTGTACAATATCCCTGAATGTGTGCTGATACAGACTATCCAACTGATTAACGGATACAGTTTCATACTGTTCATAGAACTTAGTACAAGGCAATACGATAAGTCTACCTTTAAATGCGGTTGCAATATCTGTATACGGACCAACACCTACCGCAGCATGAATGGCTACCCAATCGTCAATAATGAAAATCTGTCTGGTTGATGTATCATATAGTACAAATTCATCTCCATAACTATTCAGATTATATTCCTTGAATTTAGTTGGAACCACCATTCTGCCAATACCGATGTTATTACTATAATCCCGACCGATATCTTCATGCATATCCTCTTTAAACTGCTCAGCCTTTTCCAATGTATCCGTTATAGTTATAACACGGAAAGTTCTTTCTAAGTCTTTATAAGTAACATGTAGCAGATGCTGATAAGTATATACCATATAAATGATGCTATAACCATCTGCGATCTTTGTTTCTTCAATCCCTGTACCATTACATCTGGTGCATTTTTCAATTGTTGCACCAACTAAAGTACCAGCACCATCACACTCTATACAAACATCATGGTCAACCATCATATCAAAGATGTCGTATGCACTACCTTTGTATTTATCCAGATATGCGGTACAAAGTGCATTTAAAATCACAGGTAGCGATCTTACTGCATCATCTTCATGCTGTTCATGCTTATGTTTCAGAGTCATGTAGTTTATAAACAACCGCCTCTTTATTTCTTCCTTAGAAGCAATTTCAAAGTTGCACTTGCCAAATTCTTCATTGCAGTCAGAAGATTTCTTACAACATTCGCAGGATACCTCTGATACGACATTATGTTCATATGCTGATGTTATAAAGAGATTCTTCGATGTGTCGATTTCTACGCTACTGCTTTCTGAATTGACTATTCGTACTGTATTATTTTTAGATTGTTTATTTTTTGCCATTATTTATCCTCGCTTCCCACCATTGCTATGAATGTTTTATAGTATCTAATTAGAGAGTCCAAGTTCCTTGCTTTAACTTCAATTGCAGCATCAACATTATCGTCTGGAAGGTCTAATATAACCTTGACGAGATGGAGAGCTAAGTAAGCATCTCCAACCCCTTCAAGTATTGCTTCTTTATTAGCCTTTTCGCCAGTAAGTATATACTTAGTCAACTGCTGAGATAAACCGATTAGACTCTCTATTGCTTTATTGAGATTAATGTACTCAGGATTAAAAGAGATATATTTATTAGCCTCTTTACATAATGCATCAATCTCTTCAGGCGTTTTAAACTTTACACCAGCGTTTCTTTCTCTGATAGCTGTATCACGCTTATTCATAAATTCCTGAGTATTCATTTCGTGAAGCCTCCTTCTCAACCACATGAATGTTATATACCCCACTGTAATACTTAAACTCTTCAAAGTTACTATCATGACTAGACTTTGGAATAGGAAAATATACATTCTTGAACTGGTTCTTATACTTTCCAAATAAGAGTTCAAAGAAGTAATCAGCAACTACCCTAGGGTCGTTACCAAATACTCCACAACCAAAAGCTCCAAGTATAACATTCTCTGAACCGCCTAAGACAGCAGCCGATAATACGGCATCACATCTGGCTCTAAGGTCGTTGAACAGAATCTCTCTGGTCTCAGAATCAGCCGAGAATAATTCATTTGGTGTACCAAACTTTATGATTGGAGCGTTAGACTTTCCCATTCGTCTATAGTACGCTCTGGCGTTTGGTGCTGCGCAAGTGATAACATCGGCATGTCTGCTTCTATTCAGAGTATAATTCATGTAACTACTATCTCCTGATTCTTTTGGTAACTCATCAAGAGTAAAATCAAAGAACAGAATATCCCTAGAATACAGGATATCGTCATCATATAACCCACCACGTAATCCATTCTTATGGGGAATATAATAACTATCCATGAATTCCAATAATACAGGATATAGTGTACTTTGATGACATAAGCTCTCTTCCTGAGCAGAAGAACCATTTAAGAACATTCCACCCGGATGTTTAAATGATGCAAAGTTTAATACCGCAGTACGACCATCCTCATCAGCATAATCAAACAGACAAGATACACTATCGGTATCGATAAGGTGAACTCTCATATCATCATGACCACCTCCGATAATAGTCATCTTGCTAGATGCCTTTCCATACCTCGTTGTATGCTCAACTGAGTATCTTATCTCATCGGGATAATTCTGCTTTAATACAGGATGGAATACATTCGCAAGTGTACTCCGTGTTTCTTTGTCATATTCCTTCAAGTTAATCATATACTATGTCTCCTCTCTCATCAATAAGGTTTGTAACCTTTCGTCCCTCATGTTCTGCATATTCAATACAATGAGCAGTTCCCCCAGTCTCGCCAGTCCATACAGCTAATACCTCATCAGATATATCAACCATAAACTTATTACGTTCTTCGAGACATCCATCAACATAGTCCGAGTTTGTTACATAAGTAACTCTATCTGACTGCTCGATAATCTGGTTGTATCTGCTGATATCTTCCTCATTGAACCACGGTTCTGACTGATTATGGCATGGGACTGCACAATGAAGTTTGATATTCACACCCTTATTATCACGCAGATCAATTACTGCAAGTGCGAATATCGTATCAACTCCTAAAGCCATTCCACTAACTGCCCAATCGCAGTTTTTCTTTGTTAAAATCTCCTGAAACTTCTCATAAAGTTTCATCCATCTTGGGTCTGTTAAATCGTACCCATAAAGTCGTTTTGGTCTATGACCAGTTACGCAAATTGTATGCATATAAAGTGAACTCCTTTCTTCGTTCATTGTAAAGTCTTAATATATACTTTATAAAAAAGTTGTCGATAGTATGAAAATATAAGATTGTAACAAAAAATTAATGGGTGAGTTGATAAACCCTAACCCACCCATTAATTTTGGATAACCCTAATACATTATCCTAATACGTTCATAATGAAACGTATATCACGGACAAATGCATCCGGGTCATTTTGGACATTGGCACGATGATATTCATACCTGTCCATGAAATTAGATGGAGACCTAATTTCATTGGCTGTCCGATTACTCGGGAACACACATGACTGGTCGTATGATTGGGACATACTACCAAACGCGTACTGGTTTGCCATAGGACTAACCTCCTTTCGGTAAGCCAGTATTGTTTTGCTTACCTAAAGGAATAATATAGTACTGAAAAATATATAAAGAGAGAAGATTGATATAAATATCACTAATCAATCTTCTCTCTTTAATCGTTTTAATATTTAAGACCAAGTCTAATCTTCTCGCTTGTTCTGGTAAGCTGATTACGGATACGCATAAGCTCATACTTGTTCTGCTTATTATCGTCTCCTCTGCTATCATCAATCTTTTCATTACAGATCATGATTTCATCTTCCAGCTCTTTGAGAAGTTTTGCTCTCTCTTTTCCATCCAGATACTTGTCCGTTGCAATGTACCCAATGAAAGTAATCCCTGTGATAATTGATGCCGCAGGAATTACGTTACCAACTGCCGCACCGCATAGCAGTCCAATACCACGTTTAATCCAACGCATTACCTTTGGACCAGCACCACCTTTAAGGATGATATTCCTACGCTCATTGGCATCTTTTTCCTTCATGGTATCATACTGCTGTTGAATGAATTTTTCCATTGGATCAATGGTATGCTTTACAGCAGCCTTTACCCCAGCGGTTTTATCATTCATTGCAGCCTTACTGAAACTTGCAGATGCCTTATCTGAAGCTCTACGAGCAATCTTTCCAGCATCAGATTCGATTATCATATAACCATCTGATTCATCTCCGCCTACAACGTAGCTTGCCTCAATGATTGTAGCAACTCTAGCCAGATTTAACATAGCCTCTGTGATTTCATCATCAGTTTCAGCTCTGTCAATTTCACAAAGAGTATATCCAACCTTTCTTGAAGCTACAGGGAATGGCGTAAGGTTCCCTATATTAAATGGGTCAGGATTAAATCCAGTTTCTGTAGTAGACGGATTTGCACAAGTTACCTGAGCTCCACCCTGAGCCATCTCATCCATCACTTCATTATATGCTTCATCGATAACAGTTGCAAGAACTTCACTCATTGTATTTACGGATTCCATGAGTTCTTCATTACCACTACAACGGCTCTGAGTATATTCAAGAATAGTACCCGATGCCGCTAATAATGGGATGTCACTGTAATTAGGATGCGTAAATTCATACTTAGCCGTATTCTTATAGCATCTTAAGAAATCCAATGTTGACTGTCTATCACAAGCATCCGTTACAATGGAAATGATTCCATGAAGTAATCCTGTTCCAGACAGTAATGGTTCTCTAACTACGTTTTCTAAGGTCATGAACATTTCAGTTCCATCATCTGAACCGAAGTTTACAGATTCCAGTATGGAGTATGACTCTGTAACATCACCCGGGCAATGTAACATTATGAGCATTTCTTTCGTACCGAAATCGGCATCCAACTTATAGCCTGACGGCAATTGTCTATTAACCTTTTCAATCGCATCACTGATAGGATTAAAGATGGTATTGTTCATAACTTCATCATCGTCGAAAGAACGAGAATTAGTTACCACGTCAAGATAAGTACAGTAATATACTACCGCCTCATCATCTACCCCGTTAAAGAACTTCTCTTTCTCAAGAGTCTCATCATCTTTATTCTTACGGTAAATTCCCCACTGAGCCTTTGACACTAATTTCTTGTCATAAGGTTTTAACTCTTCTTTAAGAAGTTTCATCGACTTTTCGTATATTTCTTTTCTGTCAGCTATTTTACTATCGTCATAGTCTTTAATAGATATGCCGTTTGAGTTACATATTGATTCAAACGTACCCTGAGACACAAGTTCCAAATTCCTCTTATTATATCTATACAGATATACCGTATTAGGAGATTTGGTTGATTTTGTTTTGTAGAGAATGTCTTTTCCTGAGTTACGGTATCCCAAGGTGTTATATGCAAATATTGCTATTGCATTTTTTATAGAGTCACTACCATAATCAGGAATTTTGGTGATTGGAGAAGTTCTTAAACCATATCTCCATTTGTTTTCCTCTACCTTTTTCTCTGCGTAATCCTTCAACTGTAAGTAACCGATATACCCAAAGAAACCAGCGAGAAAAACCATCTCTATTATCGTATCACCACCCAACGCCTCACTTACAGGAGTACATGATACATGATAACATCTATCATCTGGTGCTAAGTTGCTTGCAACCTGTAAAGGTAACGCATACACGTTATCATTACCAGATGCATTGATACGCTCATCACATGCCTGAATAATCGAGCAAAGATTATAAGCGGATACCTCTTCAGCAGTTGCACCCTCGGACGGTGTTATTGAGTTACATTCAATCATAGAACGGACTGACTCTGAAATATTTAGAGCATCAGATACTTCCTGAATATCTCTTACACCATTTTTCTGTTCTCTAATGTTCTTTGTAACTACCAGATAGGATTTAACATTGTCATCCTTAGAAGCCTCAAGTTTATCTCCTATAGAGTTATATTGAGCTGTTAAAGCTGCAATCAAAACTGAAGCTGGTAAAATTGTTACAACGTATAAGATGAACCCAATGATCAGTGAAATGCAAGTGGTGAGAATAACTCCGCCAGCAAGTAATGCTCCGCTTATTGTAAGTAGTACACTATCGATTGACTTTAATGTACCACCCATGAACTGAAGAATAGACTTTCCAAGGTCAGATAAGATATGATTTGGGGATGCGGTTAATTTAGTAGCCTCATCTACAATCTGTTTCTTTGTCATGACGTTGGAACCTTTACTAGAAAGAAGTCTATTGAAGTCTTTATTCTCCAGTAAGATTGGGAGCAGCTTATGAGTACATTCACTGATGATTGAGCTGTATTCTTCATTGGTAAGATTTGAGAATCTAATCTTACGCTCTAAGTTTGTAATAGCCATTTTTCTGTTTACCTCCTTTATATTTGAACTTAAATATTTGTTTCAGAGCATATTGTTTTAAGAGGTTTCTAAGCTGAATATAACGGAAGTAAACTCGTACTTTTGTTCGTCCACGCAAGTTACAAACAAAGATATAATCGCATGAATATAGGAGATAGCGTGTCGTTCTTCTATATAATATATCAAGAAGGAGGTAATTCATATGGCATATTCAGAGGAAAAAGATCTCATCCAAAATGTGAAAGATCTCAGTAGTTCTGTAGACCAGATGTGTAAAGAGTTTTCTCAGGTAGAGCCATCTATACAGGAAGTTCTTGCACTCAGAGATGAGTTTACTGAACTTTCGAATAAAACGACTGGCGTCATTAAGATGTATGAGAATACTCTTAAGGCTAGAGATGCTGAATACGGCTCTTTACTTGAAGACTGTCGTTCACAGTTTAAACAGGTTACCAACGACGTTGAGTCACTTGTAAACTTGGAAGTAAACTTTGAAGATATCAAAGAGCGTATCGAACAGTGCATTAAGTTGAGCGATACAATCGCCGCAGTTGCTCAGGGACCATTCGTGGTCATGAAAGGAACGGACGATTATGTAGATCCTGAAGACCGTTTACCATTTAAGCATTATCTGAAAGTAATTGATTCTGCTGAAATTAAAGGTGACGGTAGTTCAACTGTAGTTTTGCCAACTGAGGTAAAAGTATCCCCGGTTATGGCGATTTCTTACGATGCTGAATAGTCAGAAATAACTCTGGCTATTTAAGTATAAAATATTATAAATAAAGGAAAAGGAGAACGAATTATGGCTGATTTGAATCAGGTAAGAATTCAGGTCCTTGACGCCAACACTGGCGCCGTATTGGACAGAGTGGATGTAAAGACATCCGATGGTGCCGTTTATTTACCTGACGGTTCCACATTGAGAAGCTGGATTGCTGCTACTGAGGAGTCTCAATCTGAGTTCCAGCAGAAATTAGCTGCACATCTTGCACAGAAACATGTAAACCCTGATAAGATCGATTCTATTCTTACAGGTGTTACATTCGATTCTAAAACCGGTGTATTCAAGATCGCAAAGCATGACGGTACTACTGAGGAGATTGATACTCTCTTGGAGAAAGTTGCCGTTAACTTCACACTTGAGGACGGCGAGGCTGGTACTGATGATGCCGGTAAGACATTCCTTGTACTTACTGCTGAAGACGGTACCGCTCAGAGGCTTGATGTTACAAAACTTATCGACGTTTATACCGGCTCAGACGGAACAAACGTTGTTGTTGCAGTAAGCGCTGACAAGAAGATTTCCGCTACTCTCGTTGAGGGTTCTATCGGCAAGTCTTTGCTTGCTAAGGAAGTTCTTGATGCAATCGCAGAGCAGTATGAGCTCGTTGCTGCTACAACTACAACCCTTGGTGGCGTTATCGTTGGCAACGGTTTATCTGTAGATGCTACAGGTAAGATCGCAACCACAAACGTTAAGTATGGCGATACAAGTATCGGTGTAAACTTCGCAACAGAAGAGACAACTGCTGTTATCGCAGTTTCCGGTCCTGCTGATTCCGCTGTTATTACAACAACGGGAACAGCCGTAGCTCCACTCACCGTAACTTCTTCAATCACAGGCGATGCAGCTTCTGCTGCAACTGCAACATATCAGTGGTATAAGAAGGTTGTTGGAACAGACGTTGCATTCTCTGCAATTAGCGGAGCAACCGCTGCAACTCTTCCTGCTGACAAGATCGATGTTTCTACAGAAGGAACAACCATCTACTACTGCCTCGTTTCCGCAACAGGCGAAGGTGTTGTTGCTGACCCTGTAACAAGCAAGAGAATTTCTGTTGTTGTTGAGGCGACAGCTTAATCAACGCACAGTAAACTGTAGAGAGGAGGCGGTGTAAATGCCTAATGTCTATAAAGTTCAGGATGAGGACTCTGACGGAAATGTGTATCTCTATGCATCAGACGCAAAGATTGTGGCGTTCGATTCAAAGAATGCTACAAACCTCACTGCGGGTAATGCACAGGATGCAATTGAAGCTGTAAACAATAAGGCTGAGGGTAAGGCAGATATGCACACCTTATCTACTACAATATACGCCTCAGCCTTTGATGGAGCAACTGCCCCATACAAACAGACAATCAAGGTATCAGGGATTCTTGCGACGGATACGCCGGACATCGGTGTTGTTTTGGATGATGTTGTTGCGACAGCTCTGAAACAGAAAGATTCTTTCGGAAGTATTTCAAGAATCACAACTGGAAACGGAAGTATCACCGTATGGTGCTACGAGGATAAACCCTCTGTAGATCTTCCAATCCAGATCAGAATCATACGTTGATACAAAAAATAAAGAGATGGAACGATTCCGTAATGGTTTCGTTCCATCTCTTTTATCTAGTTAAATTCAGAGTAATCAACCGTTGCAATGTCATCGTATGCGACACCATAGCCTTCTACTTCAGTCGAATTTTGGATGCTTTCATTGAGTGTATTCATACTCGTAGCAATATTATCAGCATTAATGGAGATAGTAGTTGTACCAACCTCAATGGTAAGTGTTCTTTCTTCCGTATCAGGGTCATAATTAACCGATACGCTGCAAGATAAACTTGTAACCGTATGCTTTGCATCATCCTGCTTTAATGGCTTATCGTACTTGATATGCTGACCGCAATAATGACAGAAGAATGGCTTATCAATGAAATGATGACCGCATCTGGGACATGCGTATCCCATCGTTACATCTTCACTAGGCTGAATCGCAGTTGCTGCGTTTTGACGCTGAATTGCAGAATTAGCAATTTCTAAAGCATCCTTTTCTGTTTTGAAATCATTTACCTCAGATGACTTAAGTCCAGTTTGTTTCAGTGCATCATTAATGAACGCAATACGTTCTCTGATCCACTTTATCGCTCTCTCATTCTTTAATCTCATGGGTTTAGATTCCTCCTTCCTATAACTATTAATATTTTGTATAGGACGAGGGATTAAACTACGTTCTTTAACCAGTCTGGAGTAAAGTTCTGATTATACACTTTAACAACATATTTCCCATCAGTATTATCAATTGTGCTTTCAGTTGTCTGTAATACATTTACTGAGTACATATCAAACATTGAGTTATGAGATATGAGGAATATCTGAGTAGCTGATATAGTTGTCATATACTGTTCAATAATGTCAATATACTTAGACCTACCATACTTATCAAGGGCTGTATCCATTTCATCAAGTAGCATAATGTTATACACCTTAGATACTAGTCGGATAAGTACTAGAGAAAATGCCAATGATAGCATTGCTCGTTCTCCATCAGATGCCTCTGATATATCTCCAACTATAATTCCATTCTTCTTATACGGAATAGTAAACTCTTTATCGTTAATGATAAGTTTATCAGGGTCTTTAATGAGAGTGATATCAGGATATGCAACGTGCATTAACTCATTGATAGAATCAATCATTTGGTTTCTAATTACATCATCAATGAACTCTACTGGAATACCCTTTGATGGAGATACTGCATCTCTAATAAGACAAGCTTCACTATATTTTGTAGAGAGCATTTCCTTTTCTTTTTCCAAAGAGTTTATCGTCTCAACCATATTATTGAGTTGGTTTAAACGAGTTCTATAACCAGACAAATCACTCTTGATACCCATCTCATTTTGTTGAATTTCTCTAAGCTGTAATGATAGGTCATCAAATTTCTTCTTACAATCTTCCATCTCATTCAACTGAGATTGGATTTCATGAATCTTATTCCGACATTCTTCAAGTTCTTTAGCAAGTTCAATTTCAGACTCTAATTCCTTTAGAGATTTATTAAGTTCGTCTGATTGTTCTCTATTATACTCCAAATCTTTCTGGTGATGGGAGATAGTTTCATCAGTCTCAACTATAGCCTGATTTGTTCTCTCTAAATTCACTTTCATAGAATCATATAGAGATATTGTATTTTCTAATCCTTCAAGTTGATCTGACGTAGACTTTTGTAAAGTCAGTAACTGAGTTTTCCTTACGGCGTTTTCCATATAGGAAATTGTATTACTCATTAGTACCGTATCATAAACCAGTCTATCTGTATTCTCTATGAACTTGATAACGAATGTCTCTGGGTTAAATATCTCAATTGGTACTATAGAGATTAAGTCTTTATGAGAGTTAATATATCCATAGAGTTTCTTTATGATAAAGAGAATGATCCTTCTATCTTCTGCGATTCTTAATCTATCGTTCTCCGACTTTAGTATCTGCTCAGCCTTATCCTTCTTAGCTGTCAATATATCAACACTATCCAGATAGAACTTCTTATATGGACAATCTTTCTCATCACATGAGTATTGAATCTTTGGGAGTTTTATATTCCCAGATAACTGATTCGCATTCTCCAAATTTGAAATACGCTCTAGTGCCGCTTTATATGCAATATCTACTTCCTGCTCAAAGTGTTTATTCTTAAGGTATCCAGATAATATCTCTGGTATCAAATCCTGATATCGAACCTCTGTGACCAAATCTGTGCATAAACCCCGAAGTTCATCCAAGTAGATACTTGCTTTTACAAGATTTTCTTTTTCAGTTGTATAATCAACTCCTTCTACGACATCAACATCTGAAAGACCTAAAAGTTCTGCCGATATGGATGCTAACAATTTCTCCAACTCAATCTTATTGGTACTTGTCTCCATACGACTAATTGAACTCTCTAAGTCATTTCTCATATTGAGCTTAACTTCTTTAAACTCAAGTTCTGATTTGATAGTTGACTCTAATGATTCAATTCTAAGTTCTGTAGATATGAGATTTTTTGATAATCCATTCTTCTCATTCTCAAGAACTGCCACATCTGAAGAAGTCTTTCTCTTTAACTTCAAATGCTCAACCTTTGTGAACAATTCGGTTACAGTACCCTGACAAGATTCATATTCCTGATAAGCACTTTGATTCATTTCGAGTTTGGATTTTACAGCACCTTCATTCTTCAAGACAGAAGACAATTGATCTTCCAATTTCTTGATAATACCGTTAATCTCCTTTACTTCTCGCTTTATATCATCCTTGTCATAAGTACCATATCTATCCAACTTATCAACTACATTGGATAGTATTGTCTTAAGTTCTTTTACAACAGCACTTGCATTCTTGTAATAGGTCATGTAGATATTGAGTTCTGTAAATATCTTTACTGCAAGTTTCTTACGTTCACCCGATGTATACTCAACCATACTTCTTACACTATTACCAAGCGACAATAATGTCAAGAATGATTCATCAATACAAAAGTATTGTTGAACCAATTCATTGAACGTAGTAACTAATCCACTAGGGTTAAGTTCCTCATCATTGAGCTTAAAGAAACTTTTCACCTGTAATGAATCATCGGGTTTTCTAATATAGATATGCTGACAAGTAATATACTTATTGCCAAGCTTATAACGAATTACTTTCTGTCCGTTTCTCTTTGACATAATCAAATCTCTATTAGCGGACTCATCACCCGTTCCTGAATTAAATGCAAATGGGTGGATACTCTTTAATATAGAAGATTTACCAGAACCACTATCACCTACAAACAGATAGGTTTGGTTTGGCATCTCTGAAAAGTTTAGGTATAATCTATCGATATGCATTCCTGTATGGATTTTAGCAAATCCTTCAAGATACAAATCTATGATGTTAAATTCTTTCAAGTAAATCACCTCTTTCCGAAATATAAAAAAGTAAGACGGTAAACTATACACCGCCTTACTTTTAAGTTTTTGTATTCTTAATTCTCTATGAGATATCAAGTACATGAAGTTCATAGAACTTAGTAAAGATTTCTCCACTAGATGGACTGCGAACCAATTTAAAATCACGTTTCGGATTAACCTTGAGCTCTTCGCGCTCAATATCTGAAACTTTAAATAGTTCTCGTTCATGCAGGAGATACTTTCCCAAGCACCTGTTATCTCCGCATATCTTACACATTGATGTCTCTCCTTTGCTAGTTATTATTTAGTTAAGATTTAAAATATTGACCGGCAATAACTTCTTGAGTTCGGGTAGTACCGCCTTTGAATAGTTCTTAGCGAGTTTCTTTCTCAATGCTTCAATCTCAGCCCACGAATCATCGACCAATTTCTGGCTAACGACATCAATCTCTTCCGCAATGTACTCACCATTGAAGAATGCAACGTTGAGTGTATCGTTCATTACATAGAGCGATGTATTGGTAATAACCAATTTGTTAGTGTAATAACATATCTGCCCGACATGGTTCTCAATCATCCAAGTTTTCATGTCCTCCAGTTTGATGCTTCCTGTGCGTTTACCGAGGACTGTAGCAACGTCTTCTCTGTTCAGAATGTGAGATACATTAACCGCATCACAGGTATCTTTCCTAATGATATAAGCGCTACCTGAATGGAATCTGCCAGCATCACTGACGTATGGTGGGTTCGGGACGACCAGAATTTTGTTCGAATAAACCTCACAGGTCTTCCCACCTGTCATTATCCTACTAAGCGGTATATGAGTAGTGCAGACAGACGCAACTGCCGCTTTCATCTTATCCTCTTCCGAAAGAAGTTCTTTTGCGTTGGCAAGTAACAACTTATCGTTAATTTCGGAATAATTGACAGCCATCTCAAACTTCAGCTCCCAGTAAATGTCACGTAACTTTCTGTCATTCCAATCAAATGAAGAAATCCGCATAAAATCATGCCGACCCGAAGTCGAGTCAAAATAACTCAATAAAATATCTGAGTTATATCTTATATACATTACAAGCGACTCCCCAATTTTTCTCAACTGGAAGTCATCGATGGATGGAATATCATATCCAAAATTATTTTTAAGCATTTTGGATGCTGTTAGATTCTGTACGGTCGAATCGTCCGGTTTAAACGTATTAACCTGCGTGCCTGATACAAAGGCATAGTTGTTTTTATCAATCGTAACTGCGCAATCATACAACCCTTCAGCCTTAATCGAACTTTTTCTATCAGGAAAGTAAATCTTCCCATCCTTATTTGCTAATAAGCCTTTGTCCCCTTTTACAAACAGTAGTAACATCTTTTTCCTCCAATCATAATAAATGGTTTTAATGTTCCGTATATTAGTTAATTCTCTTGTATAGATACAGATACATTCGTGTTGTTATTCGCCGCATGTTCCTCCCTTGAAATACAGGCGTACTCTGGGTCATCTTTAAATCTTTCAGACTTTGGATTGTATTGTCTTCGGTTCATACCCAGTATAAAGTTTCTGGATTTCTCCAGATTTTCCATAACGACTTTCATTGCAGTTAATGTATCCTTTAAATCCCTGCGTCGTATGAAAAGTTCCTGTTGAATGTTAAACATTTCTACTTTCTCATGGGAAGTGAATGTCTTTCCAACCAGATAAGCTCTTGTCATCTTATGAGAGATATCCTCTAATTCTTTTTCGGACTCAATAAACTGAGCCTCAACATCACGTACCTTATCTCTTAGTATAATACACATGGAATCGAGGACTGTGACACTAAAATCAAGCTTATGATTAATGAATGTTATAGTGGTATCGGGAGTACTGGTATCGATATAGCTATCGAGAATCTTCATAATAGCAGATACATCAGTGTCATCTTCCGTTAAGCCCACTTCATGTCCCTGAGGGAGACTACGATTTTCATCTAAACTGATCCTATAATTATACTCCTCGTCAGTCTTAAATTTATTATCCATTAGTACGCCCTCCTTTCTTATTCGAGTTCTTTATCGTTTGTCGTTATGTCATATCCCGTAATCTTGTACCAGATACCATCTGTTTGATTCAACAATCGGAATGAATACGACAGGTCAATTATCTCGCACCAATTAAGGAAATATGGAAGTGTCATTTTCTGTTTACTCTTTAATGCACTCTTCATATTGTTGAGTAAGTGCTGAGATGGACTCTTCTTCCGATATTCCTTTAAATCAATCTTCTTTTGCCAGAGAGCTAACTTAATACCTCTCTTTAATGGGTCTTCATCTTCTGTCAACGGTACTGTAAAGTACTCAATATCCTCATATGGAATATCTTCCCAAGGATATTCTTCCCTATTGCATAGCACAATCTGAGTTTCCATAGGATGCGGAACATTCGAATCGATGTTATCAATGATGATATCCCAATCAAGTTCAAACGTATCGCACCATGCCAGAAACTTTAATATTGACATGTTCTTAGTGGCACCGTTTAATGCACTCTTGATGTTATCCAACCCATGTTTCTTAGCAAACTGTCCCCGATACTCATTGAGTACAGGTTTCATGTGACGAATCATCATCTTGACAATCCTCTCAAGTGGGTCATCGTCAGGTTCAATGTCTGGCATATATATCTCACCAATCGGAACAATCTTGATGTTGCCAGACCGAATAATATTCTTATTCGCTTTGTAATTCTTCGCATACTTATGCATCATATCTTCGAAAGAATCTTCCCCATTAATCCTTTCTTCATATTGATGCCTCGTTGTAATGAATTGTTTATTGTAAGATTCGATATCTGTCTCCGTATGTGGGTTCAGATAATATACACCACCGAACTTACCAATTGTACCCGGCTCTAAGTTTTTCATAGTAGCATCAGGTACATACCGATAGATATAATCACCTATCAAGTAAAAGTGATTCTCGTCTAATTTAGGTCGACCAGACGAAAAGTCGTCATGTGTTAATTCTGTTACAGGAAGAATTAAATCTCTCCTTGGGTCACAGAAAATAGCATCATTTTCAAGTATCATGTTATCCCTCCTCTGCGGGTTTCTCCGTTGATTCTTCTTCATTCGGAGTATCAGCCTCACTCGGTGCTGATTTATCTTTCTCTTTGGTTTTGTTTACGAAGTCTTCAATCCCGGTCAACAGCGTACCATACATAGTAGTTATCTGCTCAATATGGTTATCAATCAGAGCGTTGGCTGTTCCTGCGTCATGATATTCCTTCCAAACACCACCAATTACTGCTAACTCCTTAAGTAATATAGTATTATAATCCTTTAAAATGTTTCCAGTTAAAGGTGGTAAACTCATCACCTCATCGATCATGGCTTTGAATTTCTCTTCATCAAAAACTGTCTTTTCCATATTTCTATCAGTCCTTTCTTATTCTAAGTCGTCTAATGTTTTTGGTAACTCCCATTTTGGGGGAGTCTTTACGTATTCTTTCCTATCCTCACTGAATATACTCTTTCCAGTTGAGGTATAATTTGTATTGGTTCTTGGAGGTCTTCTACTCTCCAAATCCTGCATTGTCTGTTCTACTGGCGTTTTACGCATTCCAATATATGATTGCAATAAGGTAATCCCAGCTTGATATAGGTCTATATGATCAAATAAATCATATATTCCCTCAAACTCATCGATTGTAAGGTCTACTTGATTTTCCTCTCTATTGATTGTCAAGTTTACTCCGGGGTATATATTGTTTTGTCTATCTCTTATGATAGTTGGAGATAGTCTTAACATTTGTCCCATTCCAAAAGAAATAATCACCCTATCAGAATTGTCCATGACAACTTCTGTAATCCTCCCAAGATTATCATAACGATACAAATCGTCTCTTTGAAATATCCTATAGAACTTCTTTAATCCAAGTCTAAGTTGGAATATATTCCTTTGATTGATAACGATTTGATGATGTTTATCCCATGGGATATCCTTTGGAGTGTATCTGATTGTGATGTGTGATTTTGGATTCACACTAAAGAAATCACCCTTCTCGTTCGAATACTTTGAAAACGCATAATTCCCATTACTGCTAATTGATACAGTAAGTAGAATTTTCAATACAGGATCATTCGTCGGGACGGGTTCATATAATTGACTACTAATTGATTGATTCATTACCGCATCCCTCCTTTGAATTTCTTTATGAATGATGCTTGCTAAATAATTTCGTAATACTATGTAAACCTCTCTGTTGTCTTGGAGTAATTTTATCAGTATTACAGCGTTTTGCTAAGTTAAATCCCCAACTAAGATTACTATCAGCTCTTTCTGCTGGGTCCATACTCATTAGAACTCTATCGAGCCTATCAATCTCGGTATTCTTTGGTATCTCTACCGGTTCATCCCAAGGGACATTGCACCAATGATTTTTGAATACTCCGAGAAATATCTGACAGTCTTTCATATTACGAAAGTAGAACGCATCACTCGATAAACTTCTATACTGTTCCTTTACAGTCAACTTGACCAATTTAGGTCACATCCTTTCTAGTCATTCCATTGCAGGCTAAGACATCTTTTATCTTAGCCTGCTATATAGTCTTAATATATAATTATTCTTTAACTGAGTTAATCGAAATATTATCGATAAATTCCAAAGTGTTGTTAAACTTCACAGGGTCAATCATAATGCAATCATCAGCCTGATCGTTTGTGATAACTCCAGTCTCAACCATGAGATTAAAGAATGCATCTTCAGGTTCTGGTGGTGCCCCTTTGAAAAATAATCCATCAGTCTCGCATAACGGATTTATATAATTCGTGATACCCGGGTCTGACGCACTACAAGTATCCAGTCCCAATATACCAATATGAGATGGATGAAGTGCTCTTTGTCTTGCCGCAATATTTCTTGAGTTCTTATTACCCAAAGAGTTTGGTCCTTTCATGGTAACCTTAAACTTCTGGAAGAAATTCATGTCATTTACAAGGTCATCATACTTCATAAGACCGGACGTGTGTATCTTTGATATAACTTCATTCCCTTTAAATGAGAAGAAGTTCTTATATTTCGTAATTAACGCATCTTTTGTGATTGCAGTCGTATTGACAAACTTCTTGATATGGTCGGATATAATGAGGTTTACAGAGAAACCAATATACTGGTTACAACGTAATCTCTTATAAAGAATATCCATATTATCCTTTGACCGAAGTTCATCATAGTTCTGACAAATCCAACGAATGATGTTATAGATCGTATCCTTATTATGAGTGGTGGTACGAAGTGTCTCTCTGGAAGACTTATCCTGCATTCTGGTAAACAATGTCTGATATCTCTTACCTAACTCATAATGAGCCTCTTTCTTTGCAGTCTTCTTCGTTGCACCAATCTTTGTAATCCATGCGTCCTTATCCTCTAATTCTTCAAATGAGGTTCTTGGCTGTATGGTTTCAACAATAGTACCAACGATGTTACGAATATACTCGGATGCAAAGAATGCCGCACGGTTTACTTCAATCACGATACTCTTATTACACTCGATATAAATCGCATATGGCAATTTACCATTCTCTACAATTTCACTTGTAGGTAACACTGAAACGAACTGTCCTACATTGAAATACTCTAAGGTATCATTGACACCCATCTTCGCAAAATAATACAGGAATATATTCACGAATTCATCCATCATATATGCATGGAACGAATGTACGTTGTAGAGGTCTCCTGTATCTGTCCGAATTTCTAAAGCCTGTTTCTTTACACGGATAGGCATCAGGGACTTCATAACAAGGTTACTTGAAGTAACATATGTTGATGTCTCTGTCAACTGATATTGTGGAGTATAACTAACTCCCTTGAGTAACAATTTACCATGTTCATCGGGAATCGGAATCAACTCCCTAATGGTATAATCCAAATCAACTGGACTACCTTCAAACTCATCTGAGACATGGAATCTCATGATAAGTTCACCGACTCTGCTCTGCTCTACATGAACGAACTTCTGTTTCTTGTCTGCCTGTTTTCTGCTACGAGTTCTCTCATAGGAACTCATCTCCATCTTGTCAACATCAATGATGAATTTACTGTCAATAAACGTAATTGTATCAATTACGTCGTGAATTGAAGAGAAACAATCCACTACATACTCTTCAATAGGCTTCTCAAATTCTCGATTCATGAGTGGCTTATTAATCCGACTCTCGTCAGGATTTTTATAATGCTCATAAATTCTGTGAATCATGCTACTGTCCTCCTATAACTAAAAAAGATACCGGAACGAATTTCCAGTATCTTTTTTTTATTAACGCCTTTACTGCGTCTTGACGCAAGGATAATCATTCTTCTTTGCATCTTCTACCTTCGTGATCAATTTGATAGGTATCTCTGTAGGACCACCATTCTTGTTATCCTTATCTCTTGGTGCGATTACACGAATACAATCGCCCATGTGGTTCAACCCAACTAGTCGAACCTCTTTGTACTCTACTACCTTGCCGTTTACCTTGGTGGTTACGTTAATGATTCCGTCACTCTCAACTATATACTTCGTTCCGGTAACGGATTTAAACGTAGCCCCTACGCCTCTGTATGGCATTGATATCATCTCCTTTCTTTCAAATCTGTGCGGAGTAGTTTCTCCCCGCACAGACTGAAATCGGTCTTATTTCAAGTTATAATATATTTTCTCGCCACCGTTTGCTTTTGATGATATGATAACCTCTGTCATCTGAAGTGATAAATCTTCGAATACGACAGGAATCATCTCATTGATTTCATAAAGCAACGGGATTGCAACTTCTCTCATCTGAGGATGGGGTTTACCTGTTGTACCGACTGCTCTTAACTCAAAGAAATGTCTCCATTCTCTTAAGTTTGCAGTCACTACGATATCAGCCTTTGTTGACTGAGGAAGAATAGCTCTCGCTTCCTGAGGGATGCGACCGGCGTTTAACATCTCGACATACTTATCGCTTGCGTTCTGACAAGACTCATACCAAATCTTGTATTCAGGAGAATTTTCATCCTCTAAGTAACATGGTCGAATAACGGTAATCCCGCCATCCTTTGTACCATAGTTACAATACCGAGTTGACTCCTGTGCAAATGAAGCGATACGATGTCTTACGATTTCATGAGTAACACCTCTGTCGACTGTGAAGAGAACGCTAAACGAATAGTGTTCCAACATGGCAAGGTGCCCTGATTTAATCAGGGCACGGATCATCTTTTCAGCCGTTCCTTCTCCAATCTTTCCTTCGCTCTTGTAGCAAACTCTTGCCACTCTCTCGATTTTCCTAAGTACAGATTCTCCGTCGATTGTATCGAGGATTTGATAACCTGCATTTACGATGTTCATAATGTTGAACCTCCTTTAAAATATATTTTACTGCAATTCGGTGATATCATCACCCTTTGCATTATCCTTCTTGAAAATCTGGTTCGGTGTGATACTGAGAATATAATCCACCGGATCTCCTTCTTCCATTCCACCCTCTTTGGTAATCGCAATCTTAATCAAATCGGCAAAGTTAATCTCAACGCCGATTTCACCGTCATCTTTGTGCTTAAGTAACCAATCCTTGGTCTTTCTGAAGAATGCTACGAATACAAGCGGAATAATCCACCATTCATCCATAAGGATGATTCCATAGTTGTCCAGTTCCTTAATCGCAATCTGACTGATGTCCTTAATCGTCTCACGATCATCATAGAACTGAATTGGAAGTCCCGGGCATTTCTCCTCTTCCATAGTTCTCGCAATATCCACGGGAACTTCATCACGATAAGGAAGAGATGCATTCTCATACTTGAACTCAGAACGGCACCTGATGATTGGAGTTAAGTTACCAGCTTTGTCTCCATCGGAAGTTGCCATATACTGGATGCCGATTTCCATAATATCACCGAGTACTAAAGAAGACTCGCCATTCTTCATCGCATCAGTCTTACTGAGCTTTGTGAACGATGCATGGATGAACTCGATGACAATTCTTGGGATTGCTTCCCAAATCTTGATTCGCTTTACATCCGGATTTAACTCAACCATATAATCCTGAGTAAGCTGAGCAATCTCACGAATCTCCTTTCTGTTGTCTGAAATATCCAACAACGGATACTTCCTTTCCCGCTCGATAGCGGACTGTTTGATTTGTTCTTCTAATTGAGTCATGATAGAAAACCTCCTGTAATTCTTTGTATGTTGTTTTGCGTAATGCACTTCTTTAATATATGAATATTACGGTTATTGGTTTGTTAAAGAACCAATGAAATCTTAACAGATATCCTCTATTTATCCGTTGGAGATAGTATAGCCGTTGTTAGCAATTCATACCATATCTCTGGCTCTACTGTAAAGTCCATAATTCGGATATCGTCTATATCTATAGTTGAATCAATACTACGTAATCTTGCATCAACTGTTGGTACTAAGTATTCTGGTAAATGCTTTTCATGAAAGTTCGGAGCACATCGAATCATGTACTTCTTTAAACACTCTGGATCGCTTGGTTGCCTTATCGTATTTGCAATGACGTTAGCACTAAAGCTTATAAATAAATCCATTGACATTAGGAAATACTTGTCAGTGACAACGTGTCTATCTAAGCATAAACAAATCTCACCGCTTGTCTTACTAAACGATGATGCCATTTGGAGCCAGTTGGTCAATCTCCCAACCAATACCATAAGGTTGGTCACACTACATAAATCATATGGTGATAGATGTTCAACTGGCATTAACCCCTTGTCATTGTTCATTGCTAATTTGAGCCACCCTAATTCGATTAATGGAACGAGTTCATGTTTACAGAACTCGTATAACTCTTCGGCGGTTCCGCTGTATGCAATCGATTGAACGGTAGCGGCATCAATAATAACGGCAGGAAACCCATATGCATCAACGTGAGAATATTCGTACTTAACATCTCTAATACGAATTTCAACTACATGGATTGTATAGAATGCCTCTGTTTCCTCATCATACATAAGTAACTCTAAGGGCATTGTACCGTTACCAAGTAGGATTTTGATGAATACCTCCTGAAAGTAACCTATTGTGAGATTGTCTCTCATGAAGGTATTCTTTACAAATGAATAGCACTGAGCAACCAACGCCATAAGAGGATATCGTATTGATTCTTGTCCCTTTTTTTGAAGTCTCTTTATGTCGTCTTTATCCATTTCAATCACCCTTATACCCCCATTTGATTTTTGCCTCTTTAAGTTTTATCATGGGAGTATTCCATTTCTCTGCTTTTACCATTTTTGTAGATGGTTTCTCCATTCTTAAATCTGGTACAATCAAATATTCAGTTGATTTTGTGAAGGTATCATTAACTTTAACTCCTATGGAATCTAAGAACTTTTCAAATTCCTCTGTATCATGAGTTGATGTAAAACATACAGAAGTTGTATACTTATCTTCCTCTGACTCATACTGTCTGATATCTACATTACAACAGATATCTTCAATCAATGGTGTTTTCTTCTTAATACCTTCAATGATTGCACTTGCAGATTTAGGACCGATACCACCTATCGAACACATCGGGATATAGAGTTCATCTAAGTTATCTAAATTTCCGATGATATTGAGCTTTCTACATACCTTCTCCATTGTCTTCAATCCAACTCCCGGAATACCAATACTTCCAAGAATCTGATGTTGATACAGAGACTTTGCCTCTGAAATCCCACTTAGGATTTTATCTACAGAAGTTTCACCCCAGCGTTCGAGCTTGCACATTTCATCTCTATGAAGATAAAGTCTATATAAATCTCCAATACCATTTAGCAGTCCTACATCGACTAACTGGACAACCTTTTCTATACCAAGTCCGCCTTTAATATTAAGCCGACCAATATAGTTTAAGATGTGACCAACTACTTTCGACGGACAATCAGGGTTGATACAAACCTCATCCTTTACAATACCTCCACAAACTGGACACTCTGTTGGGAATTCAATCAGTGGATTATCTGTTTCTTTACAATCCTTTGATTTGAATATAGATGGTATGATATCATACCTTATAAGAACTTCATCACCTTTATGCAAATGAAGTCTCTCAAGCTTTGCCTGATTTGATACCGTTACATTAGATATCGTATTCCCATTAATCACAATTGGTTTCAATCTTGCTACTGGAGTTAATCTTCCAACAATTGGACCAACTTGGAAATCAACATCTTCGATTGTAGTCTTCTCTTCCCCAGCAGGAAACTTAAATGCGACTTGGAACATATTCTTGTTATCTTTACGTCCAAGTACATTAATGAACGACTGATCGAGAATCGTAATAACAGCCCCATCACATGGAATACTCCAAGTATCTGCAAGTGTTCTGGTAAGTTCAATCTCTTTTCCCAGATATTTCACACAACTCTCAATGTCTGTCAAATCAATCGTATCCTCTCCTTCTGTATAGATATAATTGTAATGACCATTGAACTTTCCGATTGAATGCCAATCTTTCTCGACCGTTTCATCATCTAACTCAATTTCTTTTGACGTAGCAATCTGGAAACTCTGCATACGAAGAAACTGTACTTGTTTCTTATAGAATTCGTCTGGCTCTTCTGAATCTGGAACCTGATTACAAATAGACATAACAGCAGATCTTCTATTACATCTATTGAGGTTATATTCTTCCTTAAATAAATTGAACCTTTGTGAAGTCATGAATGTTTCTACTTTGATACCATAATCCAGCCCATCCTCCCAAATAGATGCGGGAAGTTTATCAAGCTTCATATTGGATGCCATTGAATTGGTCTTTATACCTTTCTCATCTTCATTTGGGAAGAACCTTGAGAACAGAGGAGTCAAATCTTTTCCAAGATTGTTATAAACGTCTCCTCTAGTTAATACGTGTTGGAACTCTTTTCCTGAACCCTCAATGATATGAGATACTCCGTCATACTTGATATCAACACTGATTGGCACTTTGGTAAGGTCAACATTATCACCAGATGCTTTCATCTGTCTAACGACGTTATTCAAATACCACTCCAGAGATTTTCTAGTGTCTTTCTTAGGTATTTCGGTATCCCATAAGAAATGTACCTTTGCTAAAGAACCTCTAAGCTCTGGATACTTATGAGGTCTCGTATCAATTCCAATAATTACCGATGTCGGGGAGCCAATTGGTTGAGCTTCTCCGACATTAATCATTCGTTCTACGAGTTTATCATATAACTCATCTGAGATTATTGCTGGTATATCCATTTCGTTTTCTACGTAGGAACAGATTTCAACAAACCAGCTAATCATTTCATTATACAGCACCCCCTTCTTATTCTGGGGGAGAACGTCTTCATCCAGTAGGGATTCACCAATTTCTTCAGCATCATTTGCAAGCGACAGTACCTGTTGCTCAACAACATCACTGAGTTTATTGGTGATACAGAGATGAATACTAGATACTGTATCAATCATCTTTTCAGTTATCATAATCACTTATTCCTCCTTATTCTTATGTCAAAGGCTTAATATATATCTAAAAGCGTGCATCCGCAATCCAAACGAATGCAAAAAAGAAACAGGTGTGAAGAACCACCTGTTTCTTTATAATCCCATAACGAGGATTTTATTAAGCTGCCGTACTTTTCTTGATTGCGGCAATACCATCTTTTAAGAATTGTGACGCCTGTCGTTCCTGAGCACCCCTCACGATGTACATCCCGACTTTGTATGGACGTTCGTCTTTGGACTCAATTGCCCGATTGACACGGTTGATTTTGTCTTCGAGATTTTCGGTCATCTTGCAAACAGATTTCTTAGTTGCATCTTCATCGTTGTCATCGATCTGGGCATAAGTCAGCATTACCTTATAGAAGTCAATAACATCCATGTCTTTATCCAGTACCACTGCTCCAAGTGCCGAATAAATCAAGTCTGCATACATCGCAAACAACGTTACAGATGACTCATATGCATCCGCTGAGGAATCGTTCAAATCGATGTCGGACATACCCATCATAGCTACCGACTTGATTAACCGATCGACTGAAACTCCCTTAACGGTTGACTTATGTGTAGCCGGTAACATGTTACTGAACACTCCCGCATAGAAGTCTACCGCATACTTCTGACTATCTGTCAGCTTGTCAAAACTGCTGTTTACATCATTATCAACAATGATATTATTGATGATGGTAGAAACGTGAGGTCTCAGTTTCCCAGCGGTATCCTTAACTTCTTCGTCCGGAGTTGACTCATTAATCCTGAATACCATTTCACCGACACCTTCAATGAGTTTGGAGAAATCCTTTTCAACGATCTCATAAGTGTCGTTACCGGTAGTGGCGGTATCAGAATCATCGGACTTGCTTTCCACATCCTTTGGTTCGGTAGACTCCTCAACAATGACAGGTTCCTTTGCAGGTTCCGTCGCCGTCTGATCCTGATGATGGTTGTTGGACTCTGGTTTCATCGTCTCGACCGATACATGATCGCCATTCTCATCTGTTGCGAAGTTTCCGTTGAAAGCTTCGATGAGAAGATACTTTGCGATGCTCAGTACGATCACCGATTCCATCAAACTCTTAAGCTCACCAGACTTATCTTTGCTATTAAGCCCATCCTGATGAAGTTTCGTTGCAACCTTCTTCACAGACTCAACGTTCTCGGCAATAGTGATTACTTCACCGATAGTCTGATCGGACTGCTTTGCCTTGGCATAGTTGCCGAACAGAGTTTTCACGAAGAAATCCATCTTTTCATCCGCAGTCTTATTGCCGCGTTCTGTTCCATGGATGAACTCGTTGTACTCTTCAACCGATGAATCCAGAATCTCGATGAATGGGTTAATCTTGTTACCGATTGTTGCGACAATATCCTTACCAATAACGTTGTCGCCGATAACGTCGGAAAGGATGCTTGAATGACCGAGATCTTTGATCATTCTTTTTGTAGGGTTTTTGAATTTTACAAGGGACTCTACAAACCCCTTTGAGCCAGCGTCACTCATGATACGTTCCTTTAAGCTACTCATATTCTTCTCTGCCATGTTTTTATCCTCCTTATGGCTTATACTCTTCCTAAGCATATATACTTGGAAGGTTGAAATTTTTGTCTAGGGGAACATAGAAAATATTTCATCTCCTAGTTGTATCTACAAGTTTAATATAGTTCTATAATATTTATGGATTGGATTTATAAACTAAAATAGAGTGATTGAGAGAATACCCAAATTCCTCAATCACTCTTATTCTTTTAAGACATATACATCTCAATCTGGTCCTTTAACTCACCAGCAATCTTGTCAACAAACTCTTCAAAATTTCCGTCTGTACCAAGATATATCTCTCCAGACTCAAGACTATCCACACGAATCTTTGCCAGATCGTGAGCAATTACCTGTCGCATTTCGTCTGATGTACAGATGTACTTACGACCATTATAGATATGAGTCTTTACACCCGGTTCTGGAGTCAAATCCAAGATGTCATATTCCTCACTAAGCTCATAACCCATCTGAAGTAAATGAACCTCAAGCATCTCAACATTCTTATTCGTCATAAGACCAGTTACTGGTAAGTCATATACTCCTGCATAATTCTCCTGAAGAGCACTTCCAAGAGCCATTCTTGCAACTGGTGAATTTCTCTGGAACAAAAATTCCTTTACGATATATTCCGGGTCCATAAACATCAGATTGTTCTCAGTCTCCTGTCTACCAAATCTAACTGGAGTATTGGAATGTCGTATGATAAATTTCTTTGCATCATCAGACTTATCCGGTAATCCATAGTTGTTAATTGGTCCAGTACTTCTTACAGACAATCCTTTCTTTGAAGACTGCTTCATCTTCATTACATGCATATATCCGACATACTCATCCTTAATCTGCCTTACCCATCTCTGAGTATCTTTCTGCCAGAAATAGATACGATATGGCTTTAAGAAGTCGAATGTATCGTATGCCTCATTAACACAATCCCACATCAGTTTCTTATGCCAGAATGACTCAATGTGAACATAGATACCATACTCCTCAATATACTCTTTAAAGTAAACCATCTTCTGAGTATCCGTCTTGTTCTCCTCGATATAATCCTGATAAACTCTGTCAGCCTGATCTTCATTGTAGATACGTAAGAACTTGAAGAATACATCTTCTTTCTCCTTAACGGTCTTTAATGTCTTTAGGTGTTCTCTTACCTGTCTTGCCTGCGCAGTTACAGACTGCTCATACAACTGGAAGATATTGAGTCGGTTTGGTACACCAAGAGAGTCGAATATAACATCAACCACTTCCCCATTTCCAAAGTGAGGCATTTCTCTTGTCGGACGTATCTGGGAAATAACTCCCTTATTACCATATCGTCCAACCAACTTCTGACCTCTGGACAAACCAACCTTTCTCTTAACCAGAAAATAGATTACAATGTTAGAGAACACTGAGTTATTCTCATCCTTAATCTTATATCCCGTATCATCACTCTTATCGAGTAATTCTTTTGCACGTTTGTTCCATTCTTTAACTGCTTTGGATACATTATAACCGCTATCGATAAGTTCCTGAGTAGCTTCAAGAACTCTCTGATAGAACGATATATCCATATCAATATACCGAAGAACCTGCTGGTTGTACTTTGTATTCGGTATCTGATCACGATGCTTATTGCAATAGATGTCAATATCAACAATCGTTCCACTGTTATAGAAGTTCACGTCAGATGGCATTGACTGTTGCATATTTGCACTCTTCATATCAAAGAGTACCTGCGAATTATTTAACATTTTCCAAATACATAATCGGTTATCCTTTATGTCTTCTCCGATATCCGGGAAGCATTTGTATACTTCTTCATCCCCATATGCATTACCGAGGAAATTGTTTTCGTTTAATGTTACCTTTACAAGTTCAACCTCTGTTGAGACAAATGATTTTGCAAATCTGTCTGATACGACAATTGCATCTTCAATCGTATACATATCAAGTCGATACATGAAGTTTACATTCTGCCCAAATCCATAGTTGTCAAACTTATCATATGATGTTGGTCTTGTAAGCGTTGTTCCTTTCTCAAGTACGTCTCCTTCTTTAAGGTTATCCAGTACGTGATGGTCATACTGAAATCCATATTTTTCAGGAAGGTTTTGTACATCCTGCTTATAAATCAAATCATACTCATCTCTTTCTCTATTATAGAAGATAATGAGTGCAGGTTGAGTCTTACTGTCAATTTTTAGTTTGTCGAACTTCGGGATAATCTTCCATACTTCCAAATCAGACTTGGCGATTACGTTATACGTGGAACGATGTCCAAACATATTTTCTGAGTTGGTGAATACATATGGAAACTCCGTATTCTCAACAACCACTCTCTGCAACTGATGATTAACATCCATGATGGTTCTGGATGAGTCAATGTATGCAGGGAATGTCAATGAACTGATACCAAGTATTGAGTTATCCCCCTCATACTGTTTCTGTTTCTCCTCCAACACCTGCTGAAGAAGAACTCTGCTTTGTGTTAAAGCCATAATTTTATCCTCCTATCATGTCTCTATAATTTCGTGACTTTAAATTTAAATTCCTGATGTTTATATCCATATACATACAACGCACAATGGTCACACCCAACTGTATCATATATAACACATTTCTTACAAATGGTAGACCTGTAGTTGTTATCAGGGTCTTCATCAGTTCCCTTTTCATCTACTTTTGGTTTAGGTATATCCGTTTCTTCTTTAAATATATTTGATTCTTCCTGTTCTCTCTGAATAGGACGTAACGGCTGACCCTGTACTACTTCCGTTACGGAAGTAGTAACTGGGGCTAATCTTTTTGTTGTAACCGAGGTCACCTCAGACTTTGTTTCATCTTTTTTTGTCTCATCGGGTAAAGGTGACTCGTGTACCATTATATCTATCATGTCTGGTCTCCTTTCTGTCATTACTTTAATATAGTTTCGACATAAGTATTATTTCACTGAGAACATTTCTCTCATTAACTTCTTAGTTTCAAGCTTGCTTGAACCACCACGAATGATGTCCTTATCGTTTGATATATCTACAATAGGAATTAAGTTCATCAGTGGTTCCCTGCACTCTGTGAACAATGCTCTTATGAGGTCAGGCTTATCTGCAAACTCCTTTATGATATATCTGGTATCGAACTTCACCTCAGGAGTAGAAGTAAAGTAGCAACCCGGATTTCTTCCAGAGATTAATCCTTTTTCCTTTGCAAATCTCATCAGAGTAATTCTTGAGTCAAATCCAGACTCCTGAACAAATTCCATTGTAGTTGAGAAACCACCCTTTGATGTACGAGACTTAATGACATAAGCCTCTGTTGGAACTCCATTCCAACCGTTGACATCTTCTGTCTTAATATCATCTTTTGATGTAAGTGGTTTAAAGTAGATAATGGAAGATGACAATAACTTTATCTTGTCTCCGCCTGACATATACTTCCCCGATGGCATAAACGTCATCTGTTTTGGTTTCTGCATACCAGTCATAGTTGGCATTGCATCACCCAAGTGATTGATTACGAACACGTTGATATTGTACCGATACATATAGTCCAATGCATTTCTAAAAAATACACCGTTATATATAGCACTTCTACTGCCAGAGGTTAATCCATTAATCATATCAGTAGCCTCTTTCTCTGACATGAATTTCATAAGAGAGTCAATGATAATAACCGTTGGAACATAGTAACGATACTCATTTCCCCAGATATCGTGCTGACCTGTATTGTACTTTGCAGTCTCACCCTTCGCCTCTTTCTCATTGGCAATCTCAATAATCTCTGCAAGTACATTCTCCCACGTACAGTTATCTTTCTCTATATTATAACAAGCCGCAATCTTCTCCTCGTCCCAGCCACTTACAGCCTGAACACGAGCATAACTTGTACTCTTCTCTCCATCTCTGTGAATAACATAAGCTTCTTCTCCAAATGGTTCAACGATATTACAAGCCGCCTGAATTGCCGCTGTTGTTTTACCACTTGAAGTCTGACCAGAAAAGATAGTAAATGTACCAGCAGGAATTCCGACATGAATATCTTTGATAATCTCTCCGTCTGGTCTTTTTCTAATATATACTGCACCAAGCATCTGATCTAATACGGGAAACCCCATAGAATATGAGATGGAAATCTCATTACTTGAGAATAAACCCTTCTTTTCATTCTTTTCTTTTAACTCTTGTAACGCACTTGGCATAACTTAAAGTCTCCTTTCGTTGTTTATTTCTAAATAGATGTATTTTACATTGTTATTCTTAAGACAATACAAAAAAAAGAAACAGAGAAGAGTATCGGTAATTAACCGAACCCTTCTCTGTAATATATCTAAAAATTGCGGGATCACTGATTCTTAACGCTGTCCGTTACGTCTGAAGTTCTTACCACTTCCACCTTTGTTGGAAGTGTTGTCATTTCTGTACTTGGAGGGGAACTTTACACTTGGGTTTCCGTTTCCACGGGAGTATCCGTTGTTGTTACCACCTCTGCCGTTTCCATTCTTTGCGTTAAAGTTTCCTTTGCCGTGTTTCTGATGATGGTCTTCATCTCTGGACTCTTCAGATCTTCTTGCTGAAGTACCCTTCTCGGACTTCTCGTTTAAGATACGCTCGGATTCATCAAGATAATCCTTTGCAGTCTGGGCATCAACCTCAACAATCTGGTTCTTCACAACCTTGTTCTCGGTTCTTGATCCTAACTGGATTCCGCCGTAGATCTTCTCACCCTGCTCAATGTACATGTAAACAGGGAACTTGAGATTTGACCAGATGGGCCACTTAACCATAATAAGGGCGATCTGATAATCATCAGTGGATACGATAACCGGCTTACCTGCAAGATTTCTGCCGTCTACTCTTACGTAAATATTCTCGTCCCCTTCATCCTTAGGGCAAATAAGAACGATCATATCTCTCGGGTATCTCTTTGGTTTGTCACCATCTTCCGCATTCTCTTCTACGAGATTCACGTTGATTGGTACAGTAGGATTACCATCCTTTGTCTCGCAGACAAGAGCAATCTTCTCACCCTTTACATAAGCTGCGATTTCAGTCGGTTTCTCAGCCAAAGCTGTCGATGCCGCATTGTCCACCTTGTATAAGGTATTTGTAACCTTTCCTACATTCTCGATGGAATGTCTGATACTTGTGGCAAGTCCCGGAACGCTTGACTTTAAGATGTCTACTTCCTCATCATTGGGAAGTATAAGAGTAACCCCACAGTCGTCATTTTCTGTTCTCATGCAAATCCCAAAATTGGAATTTGGTTCATCTGTTAAATTTTTGATGAATAGCATTTAATATTACCTCCAAATATGTATGTTTTTGCCAAGTACCTACCATTGGCAATTAATTTTCTGTTATATTACTGATAAAATATTATACTGAATCCCCCGTATAGTTCTATCAACTTAGTGAAAAAATATTTCCCGAGTGCATTAAATTCACACTCGGGAAATAAGTTCCCATATAGAAATTGTTCGTTACGCCAGATAGGTCATCGCCTCTGAATCCTCATCCAATACCTGCATCAAGCCCTTCTTCACGTTATCGAACTTAGATGCATCTGTCGATACGAAGATTGTCTTGAGTGCGGTATCATGCTTACGAATAATCTTTACATAAGTCAGGACGTAAGCGATATCCTTGATGTCATACTCATCCAACTTGGTGTAAAGCATCTTGATGAAGTCCTTATATACGGCTTCCTGAACATCCGATTCAAATGTTTCTTTAACCGGTGTTGTCAGGTATTTACCGATAACTTTAAGTGCGGTCTTGCTCTTACCGAAGAACTTTGTATAGAGCATCCCCTGAACCTCATAGTTGAGAACATCCATATTGTCCTCTGCGTGACTCAGCATCTTATCAAGGAATCTTCCATAGAACGCATCAATGTTCGAACCGTTCCATTCAGTTCCAACCATCGGCATTGCAATGATAAGATCCAGTGCTAAGTCTTTGGTAACACCCGTCTCCTCAACGATCTCATTGATCTCAGGCTTCCACATACGTGGGAGAATAACCGTTGCATACTTGCGGACTGTATCTCCGTGCATAGCCTCGTATCTGGTCTCCAGAGCAATTGACAATGCAAATGCAATGTTTCTCCAGATTCTGTCATAGGTTCCATCCTCTGACCAAACCCCAGACTCTAACGTACTGTCAAGTGCGTTTGCAAACTGGGATGTACAGATAGTCTTGATTAGGCGGTTCGCTGCATCAATATACATCGGACCATTCTTCTGATTGTAGTATCCTTTGATATGCTTAATCGCATCCGGAAACTCATCGATAACAACATCTCTCATTCTCTTGAAATCCTGACTGCTGTCTGTGAAGTCATCGCAGAATGCATTGATGACACCGGCTCTGCGATCATCTCTCTCCTGAAGAACCTGCTCAGTCTTATCAGACTTGTCCTCATTATTCATAGACTCTCTGATTTCATCTGTCAGATAAGACGATCTCATGAACTGATAATCATCATTCGAATATCCTCTCTTGCGATCGTTCTGGTTGTTGTTTCCGTTGTTGTTCTGGTTGTTCTGAAAGAACCCGCCATTGTTACCGTTCTGACGGTTGTTATTCTTCCGTCCGTTGTTGTTACCATTGTTACCTCTGCGATTGTCAAACGATTCTCCATCCAGTGTAACTTTTCCATCCATTAAACTCATTTCTTATTACCTCCTTAAAATTTGATTCTGTATGCTTTTAACTTATTTTAGGACGAGATGGAAACGGTTTTCCATCTCGCCTATGTATTCTTTTAATATAGGTCTGAATTACTTCCCAGCATTCTTCTTATCCATAAAACGCTTGAGTAAATCTTCCTTTGAAGCATCCCCATCCTTTGATGCATTGACGGCTGATGTCTCGTCGGCAAAACTCTGCTTTGCTGTAACTGATTTAAGCTTTGAGCTTTCCTCAATCTTGCTAAGCTTTGAAGTTGCTGCCTTTCTTGATAAGATGCTTTCTTCCAACTTCTTGCTTCTGTTGATGATGCGGTCAATAACCATTGCAGGTTCGGTTAAGCCCGATAATACAACAGCGATTTTTCCCTCATCCTCATCGGAGAAGTTTGTAACATCCTTGATATGCTCGCCAAATGTTTTCTGCAAATCATTCTTGATGGCACTCTTAACCGAATCGAATTCCTCACCGAGTGAGTACATCAATGCTGATGCTAAGATTTCCTTATCAGAAACCAGTTCTGCATGAGCAGACTCTGTATCGATATGGTTCTTTAAGGTTTTAATCACAGAACCATCTTCAATGTCTGCCATCTCAAGACCTTCCATAGAATCGATAACGATTCTGCCTGCAACCGATAATACTGTAAGCATATCACGCTGGTCGATACCACCTGTTCTTGTCTCGCTAATGAAATCGCCCTGAAGAACTCTCAGGTCATTTACAAACGATTCGTTTACTTTTGCCGCTGCCTTGTTTGGCGACATCTTGTCAGCAAAACGATTGTTATCGTAGATCATATAGGTCGGGTTCAATGCTCCGATTTCCTTAAGCCAAGACTTTGTACCCTCGAACGCTGCCGAACCTTCGTCAGAGAAGGGTAACACACCTGCAACGATGAAAACCTTATTCTCGTACATAGACTGGAGTAACTCCAACAACTCTGTTGAAGAACCTGATCCATAACCGCCGCCAGTACTGGTGGCAATAACGATAACGTCATTGTTCTCGATAACTTTGATAAACTTGTTATCAAGTACGATTCCGGAATCTGCAAGGAAGAACTGCTTTGCACGATCTCTGTCCTTTCCTGTACCTTTCCCATCACCTACTACAATTTTTACTACTTTCGGGCAAGTGATCAGATCCAAATCTTTCTGGGAACCATTGATAGCTACACTATCTAACCCCAACTCTTCAGATGCTGATGATGCCAACATGGAACCGCAATTACCTGTTCCGATAACCGCAAGTCTTAACAACTTCTCCTGCTCAACAGGAGTACTTGCTACTACTGTTGGTACAGTTGTTGTACCTGTTGTTGTTTCCTTTTCACTCATGATAAATTTACCTCCATAATATGTATGTTTCTTGGTATGTCTAAAGACCAAGAGTCCTATTAATCGGATTCGAACCGATTTTCACAGCACTTAATTTGATGTGAATACTCCATTTAGATTTTAATAGGCTATATGAAATTGATTACTCCATATAATCGAGAGGCAACCCTTATTGCTAAGAATTACCTCCCATTATAAGTGTACGGGTGATGAACCCCGTGATGTATACCCATTGTCGCCGTACATAAGAAACATACAGAATTTGGAGTTCGTTTGTTTAACTCATCACGGTTATTTCATCATCAGTTTAATATATAACTAAAACAAAAGTTGATAGAGTATGGTAACTGATTTTTCTGGTATTACTCAGTCACCATACTCTAAATCCATTTATTCTTCCGTTGTATATCCAACCATAGTTGGTCCAACCATAGCCCCCGGAATGGACTCAATACCTGCAACTTCCATTGTTGCTGCAAGACCCGGAAGTGTTCCGCTAGTAGCTACTCCAGCGTTTGTATACATATTCTGGTTATCATTTGGTACGTTGTTTCCACTACATCCGTAGTGGTTGTCAAATGCATTACTCATCGATAGATCCTCCTTCATCATTTTGATTATCTGCTTGTTCACTCATACGTTTATTAAACTCCCGCATGATATTTTCTGAAGCATCTTTCATAAATGAATTGCTGTCACCTGATGTAACAAATGGAACCTGACCCGGTTTTGCCAATTGCTTATTGAGTAAAGCAACGCCTTCTGATTTCTTCTCGGCATTTTTCTTATCAATAGCTTTCTTAGCCTCTGTATCATACACGATAAATGCATTTACAACAGGTATTCCATAATGTTCAGCACTAATGGTTGCGCCGATGTTATCAATGATACCATGCCAATTTAATGAGACCTTAAGCATCTGGTCAATATAGACCGTTGCCGTTATGTCTCCATTAGCGATACGTCTGATATTGTAAGCCTCCCCCATTTTATTGTCAGAATCCACAACCAATTGTTCTTTTGGATTATGGAGATACTGATATATGATAGGAATCGATTTGTTTCTTTTACAAGCACGCAGAAGAGCAGTCAATACATCCTTATTCATAGTCTTTTGTTGTTTAGCCGATCTTATGACGACATTATCTACAATCATTTCTTTTCTTCTCCCTTCTTGATGGTAGAGATTAAGAGATTGCTTGGAGTTATCAAGTCCGTTCCAAGACCAGCAGTCATATAGTAAGTATCAATGGTTTCAAGAGCAAGTCTATCTTCAATACCTGCCTGAGATTCAATATCCTCTAATGAACATGAACCTGTCTTGGCAATTTGAGCATAAGCATAATTCTTACGCTGTAAACCATCTGCTCTAAAACCATTAAGTTCTCTCAATATGTTAGTTGCACCAATAACTGTGAGGGCTATATTCTCCTGATCAGACGAACGACCATTCTTATCGTGACCAACTACCTGACCAGTAGTAGCAGAACGCTCATCAATATGAGTTGACGTACTGTTCTTTTTGGTGTTGGTCTGCTCCATTCTCTTATCTATATAGTAACCAGTGATACATTTTTCCTTTGTCACCATTGGATTTTCCTGAGATTTTGATACGTGAGGTAATACAACATATTCTTCCAGTGGTATACCAAGAACCTTTGCCGCTTTCTCGATTTGCTCAATTTTAAGCTCACGTTCGAATTCTTTAATCTCCAAGGTGAAATCAATGTTTTCATCATCAAACATGCATTTCATAAAATTCTCAAACTTTGCATCTGACATGGTACCGAAAAGTTTTTTATATCTATTCGTATTAGTACCACTAGGGTCTAATGCATCCATTACAGAATATACCAATTGTTCCGCCTTTGCACGTTTTGACATGTCTATTTTGTAGTGCATACTATCCCTCCTTACGCATTTCTAAGACATTATACCCTTGTGGGCTACGAGTATAAATATCAGGGTGGTAATAAAGGTAGTTGTGACAGATAAAATCCTTTTCTTTCTGACCAATAGTTATACTGGTACAATTGATATTATCTCCTACTTTTTCCGTAATTACAACAACTGCCGTTCTATCATCAATTGGATCATAGAAAACATCAGTTGTATTGGGCGTACTGTAAAACCAATATACCATTTCTGGTGTCGGTTCACCCAAAAAAATCCGTTCTCGACCAAAAACCTGTCGGAAAGGGGCGTTTACCGCCCCATTCTGTTTAACTACCATAACTCTCGCATTCCTCCCATCAATCTGTGAGGTTTCCCTGTGACATGGTAAGTAGCGTTGTGAACTGCTTACTAATATAGATTCCATGCTTGGTCTCACGTATTGCCAGTTGGTTTAGCGTGGAGCCTTTTTCTACTTTCCCGTGAAGGACAATTGCATATTTACGTTTTCCTCCATTTGCAACTGCATTTGAAATACAGTTCTTATCTTCTTTGGTGAGCTCTGTCAACTCACAATCAAAGATGAAAATGGATGCGTTCTTGTAATCATAAAATATATCAAGAACATCTGCATCCGGAAAGACCAACTCTAAGTCTTTCATGATTTTCCTGTGCTCTGCACTGGTGGTGTTTTGAAATACCATAACTAACCCGAGCTTATCGCTCGTAATGGTGATTCCGTTACCATCATTTCTGATAATCTTTAGCTTCATATTAATAGCTCCTTTCTGTATGTAATGGCTTAATATATTCGCTAATTTTACATTAACAAATACGATGGTATAGACGGAATATTTCTATCCGTCTATACCAAATATCTAAGCAAGTTTCTCAATTGTAAATACAAAAAACATGAATATTGCTTTTCGATAGTTACCGAGTGATCCAACAGTACTGACCTTTCTTCTCAAGTCTAATTCTTCTACCCACTTATCAAGAATACTCTTAATCTCAACGATGTTTTGATTCGTTGTATTCGACTGTCTATAGACTTTAATGCAATACACGTAAAACTTGTTCGTATGAACATCGTTTACTGATACTCCTTTGTCAGTATTACCTGTCAGATATAGTGATAGTAGACATTCAATCATACGTCGAATGTCATCTCTATTATCTTCTGATATGAGAGTTAATACACTCGTCTGTAGGGTATTTACAGATACACTACAGTTCTTGGCAGATAGTTCAACAAGTTGTCTATCCGGACCGTTTACAACAAGGTTCGTCAATACTTTATTTGTAATACGATCTATTGCAAAGCTATCATTATCAGCCTCGTAAAAATGTTCATCACTGTAGTCATCATGTTCGGACTGTAAATAATTTCCGCTCTTGACATTCTCTCCAAATTCGTTACGTAACTTTCTCATAAAGCTGTTGATTCTGGAAGTAGCATCGTTAATGAATTTTAAGATGTCAGTATCCGTACATCTTTCAATTCTTGGTTTATGAGTCTCATAACAAGTAGTCATAATATCCATAAGAGCCGCAAGAATAGTCCCAGATTTCTTTAACTTAAACCTTTGGGATAGATTTGCAATTGTATAAGCCATTACAGCTTCGTTTGGAGTATACTTCCAATACTTCCAGAACATGTACTGATAGATGTTTGTAACCATATACAAAAGACCATTTCGAACCTGTAAATCATCTTTTGCTCTTTGGAAATACCGAATAGAAAGAACAATTCCAATATTGTAAGGACTATTAAAGTTCTTCCAAGCGGAATTGTTTCCTTTAACTTCTTTAAGACATTCCTTTACAGTATTATCATCCAATCCGACAGTTTCCATGAACTTGGAAACATCTGACTGAGAAAGTGCTGGTCTTTTTGAAGGTCCAATACTTGAATACTCATCAACATGAGCCGCCATATATCTATCAATGTTCTCTTTATATTTCTTTTGATTCTGCTTATCATCCAATGACTTTGAGACTATCGGATACAATTTATCTCTAACAACGGTTGATTCACCTTTATTACTAGATGATTTTGTGTTAGCCAATTCAATCATCTCCTCTCTTTATTCTTCTGTGGAAATAGACAAAAAAGAGTAAAGGGAGATTATCTCATCCCCTTTACTCTTTCTAATTGTTATTGTATTGGGAGCGGTGGAATATGTGGTGGTGCCCACGGAATATTCCATGCTCCTGCTACATATGGCGGAAGATATTTGTCAAGCGGATAAGCACCAGCATACCCAACCATATCCGTTGGCATATACGCTCTGTTCTCTTCATAGAATGGTGATACCCACATTGGACTACTTATAAAGTTTTCTTCACCATAGAGTCCGATATTATCATACCCACGGCAATTACTAGCCCAAATCCAACTGTCAGAGTTGGCAATATCAAATTTATCGTTCATTCATCTCACCTCTAACTCTAATTCTGATGATAGAATCACCTCTGCGAACTGGTGCAACTTTTGCACATTTTGCATGTCTGGTAAGAACTTTGATACTTGATACAGGAACTTCCGTCTTATCTCCAGATTGCATCTGGAATACTAAGGTAGAATCAAACAACCCCTTACTCATAGGGATTACTTTAAACAGTTCATCACCTTCCTGAAGTCTTGTAAGTTCAAGCATTGTTTGTCGTTTCTTTGTAGCTTTAAATGCCTCATCTAATTCTACTACTTTGGCGAATCCTTTCTTGGTAATAATGCAAACTTCATTAACACCTCTGCTCGCACAAACTCCCTGAACCTCATCACCATTTTCAAACTTGATAATACGCTGTCCTTTTGTCATCCTTCCAGTTGATGGAGACATTGATAATCTGAGTATAATACCAAGCCCCATCTTTGTATATACCAATCGTTCATTATCACTATCACTAAGAAGACCCATAAAGCATACGGCGTCTCCAGTGTTTAATGAGATTGCCCCAATTCTAGTTCTTGTAAGAACGAAATCAGAGAATGGAGTTGCTTTAATCAATCCTCTCTTTGTAAAGCAATAGAGACGATATTTCTCTGGATTATCCTTAATAGAAGAAATCGAAGTCTTAATTGCAGTAATCGCATTTCCTGTCATGCCAAGTAACTCTTCCAACGCCATACCTTTGGCGGATGGATCAGTTGCAGGTATCCTGTCAATAGGAAGATAACACCACTCACCACTATCACTACCAATATGAATGTAATCAACTGATGTAATGTCATTGAAGTAGGCAACCACATCATCATTTGGTTCTAAGAAGCCAACCCCAATTCCATTAGGGGATAATCTCTTCACATACTTCTTTGTGATAGCAACTCTGTAATGGAATATTGGTGTCTCTGTATCTTCGGGTTTGATAATCTGACACTGTCTTGGTTTACCAAACAGTTTCTTTCCCTCTTCCAATTCGTTCCAGATAATCTGCTTAATCTTGGTTCTTGAGGATAGTATCTCCTCTTTCTCTTTGATGCGGTCATCAATCTCTGCGTAGTTCTTCTTATACTCAGCGATACTACCACGTTTCTGGTTCTTTAACTTCATATTAGAAATCAAGTCTGCCTGATAAGATGAGAAACCAAACTCTGTCATCAATCGATGAATGATTTCATCATCTGTATTGGATGTCTTTACAACCTCAAATACCTTATCAATAAGTTCCTGACTACCTAACCGAACCAATGCCTCTAAACGATGTTTCTCTTCCTTAATCTTCAAGAGTTCCTTTGCAATGGTTCTATGCTTAATGTCAATTCTCCAGTCAATCCATGTAAGAATTGCATCCTTTAATGGAACTGAACCAGTATCCGACATCATCCTTGTACGGTCTGCATAATTAAGCAAAATCTGAGCATAAGACTTCAGACCAAGCTTTGTATCATTATACAGTTCGTTTATTACATAATCTGGGTCTACCCCCTTCTTTAAGAGTATCCAGAATTCATTAGTCTCAAGATTAGACTTATCTGAGATATCCTTAATGCCAAGAGGATTGGAATGCTCACGCTGACCTATTGCTTTGATAATAGAGTCCATTGTAGTCTTCTCAGGAAACCCATTGCATAAGATATAGTTTCCTTCCTCATGATAGATGAGCTTAGCCCTAATACGAACTGTGCCAGAACCAGTTGCACATACATCTTTGATTACTCCATCATCAATGATGTCATATCCTCTCGGACTATCCGGAAAGAGATAAACCCTTTCCATTTCAGGATGCTCTAACAGAGCCTGTGTTAAACTAAACGCTTCAACCAGATTGAATGGAACTTTAACAAATGAGTTACCCCATGCAATACCAATCGTAAGGTTTAATAAGAAGTTTGGATACCTTGCAGGTAATACTACAGGTTCGACATCACTTCTCAAGTAGTTCTGTTGCATTTCAATAACTGAACTATCAAATTCCTCAAAGAAGCATTTCCAAGCATACTGGCTTAATCTTGCATCCAGATAACGAGGAGATGCTGCGTCATCACCTGCAACGGAACCTTCGTTTCCATCCATCTCTATATAGAGTGCATTGTTCTCCCAAGTCTTTGTAATGTTCTCAAATGCCGTTGCAATTGATTGGTCACCGTGAGGGTGATACTTGGTTGTTGCAGGGAGAAACTCCAATGCTTTCTGATATCTCTTATCCGGATAAAGTTTCTTATCATGATACATGAACCAAAGCATCTTTCTAACAACAGGGATTAGTCCATCATATAACATTGGACAACCTCTTGATACGGATACGTTTGTTCCATATATAATAATTGATTCCTTTGTATGGTCACCAGCATCGATTTCTTCGATATTCTGGTCATACATCTCTTGTGTTTCTATAATATCCTGTTTCTTCGGTTTCTTAGAAACCGTTTTCTTCTTTGCCATTTCTACACCTCCCTTAATTGTCAATTTCGTCAAGCGATAAGTTTGATGTCTGCACTAATTGCTTACGGATACGACGTCCCTTTGGATTCATTACGAATAAATCATCCATTGTAGCCTCGAATCTCTGTATGTCAGCTACAGTATAACGTACCAACCTACGATAGTTTGGATTCATGGCAAATTTCCACATTTCGTACTTGGACATTTCACCAAGTCCTTTGTAGCGGTTTACAATGTATGGAGAATACTTCTGACAAAGCTCCATAATCTGTCCGATGGTGAGTCTTCCTACATAATTAAACTCAGAGTTCTCACCCCTTCTGTCATAAAACTCGTACTGATAGATTCCATCATTACTCTTTTGAATAACCTGTCTTAAGAAGTCAATCTTCTCCATAAGAGATTTGTTCAAGTTTACTGCTACAAACTCCCCCTTGAAACATCCAAAGATTTGACCATCTGCATAAGATAACTCAGGGTCTAAATCCTTAATATGTTTATCAAAGTCAGGTGTCGCTGCAATAAACTCAATGACTTCCTTTGGAACTGTTTCAAATGTAGATATCTGGTCAAGTACCTGATAATAATCTCTGTTTGCAACCAAGAATCTTCTCATATTATCAGTAGAGATATAATCATCATTGGTTGTAAATTTAAGTCTTGCATACTTACCTACATTGCGTTCAAATCTATCAAACAGTTCCGATTTTGAGTAGACATAATCATCTACATTGATATCTGTCTTACTCATCTTATTTGCTGCGGCTTGTGACTCTGCAATCTTATAGAGTGGAGTAAGAACTCTGTAGCAATGTCCACCCAATACAAGTTGCGGTGCAATAGCATAAGTCGATGACAACGTAAGACCTGCCATATGCTCACCATCAATATCAGCATCAAACGAGAATATGATTTTATCATAAATCAGGTTATCCTCATTGAAGTGATTCCCATATCCACATCCAAGTACTTTATCCATCAATACTCCATAGACATTTCCCGATGGGAGATTTGTCGAATGAGTTAAACGAAATGTACTATAAAAGTTGTCTGGTTTACCTGTGAAGTTTAAGATACCCTGATAATCAGGATTGAATCTTGCCTTTCTTGCTTGACCACCAGCGGAATCTCCTTCTACCAGATAGATTTCCAGTTTCACATTAAGGTCTTCCTTTGGAGTTCCGATTAAGTTTGCCGCTACATAGTTTCCTATAAGTTTAGAATCCATAAGAGATGGAAGAGATGTCTTTACTTTCTTTCTCTCGTTAGCCGCATTATTACGGATTCTTGCATTGAGCTTTACGAAATCCCCAATCTTCTTTAACTCTTTCTTTCCATCAGCCGTTTCAAAGTAAGCTTCAATTGCTTCCTTATATAATTTCTTTAATGGCTCAATGAATTTTCTATTGCCAAGTTTATGCTTGGTTTGTGATTCAAATCCTGTACTCATTGTCGTATTAAGATTTACTACGGCAACTAATCCCGTGAGTGCATCCTCAGGAATGACAGGAGTTTCATTCTTCTTTAATGTAGCAGATATCCTTTCATGAATAGAGGTTGATAATACTGTCTTTAGTGCATTGACATGAACACCACCATCCATCTGTTCAATCATGTTTGTAAACCCATATACCAATGGTTCTACAATCTTTGGTGAATAGTTAAATGCAAATTCAACTGCGATTTCACGCTCTCTTTCCGTCATTTCAATGGTTACGGTTCCATCTTCATTATCCGTCTTAACCGGAATATTTGTCTCCATAATACTCATGGAGTTGTTCAGTACAACTGGTGTCTTCATAAGATATCCAATATCAGTACCAACGATAGCAGGTATAAACCCACCAACATTACCATCTGTATTCTGATAAGTCTCATTGAATATCTCTTTTCCATCTACATCAGTTGCAGTAAATGTAATGCAAATATTTGGTTCAAGAGTAAATACAGTTCTCTTTAACCATTCTGAAAAGCTATGCAATGGTACCGCAGCATCCTCTCCTAAGAATGCCTTTGAAGGTTTAAACCCAACATTCAAACCGTGAAGTTTGGGGTCTGAATCAATAATCCTGTCTTCAATCTTTCTACCATTGACAAACTTTAAAAATCGTGATTTACCCTCTCTTGTAGAGGTGATTTCAAATTGTTCAGATAAAGCATTCGTTGCTGTAAGACCAACACCGTATTCTCCACCAGATGCTCCACCTGTTGCTCTATCCATTTTTGTACCAGCCTGTAATACGGTACACGCATCTTCTAAGTCATCAAAGTTGATACCACGACCAGTATCTTTAAAGTAAATCATTCCTGTCTCACCGTCTAAGAATATTTTCATAATACCGTCGGACAGAGTATTCTTGTTCCTGTGCTCGTCAACCATGTTGTTAAACATCTCATGGCATAACTGTTCTGTTCCAGCTTCACCACGAAATGAAATATAGAGGGTGGGTGACTTTTGTAACTTGTCAATATCGTTCTTCAACTTTGTAAATTCATCATCTACAATAGTTGGTTTCGAACTTCTTGTACTCATTATATTTGCCTCCTTATCCTTATAGGTTAATAAATTTCTGACAAAAAATAAATCTTGTAAAGAATGGATGGTGACGTAAAATCACCATCCATATACTCTCCACAATTGGATGTTCCGGCTGACGGATTAATAGTTCCTTGCGCCGCCGAACATTCCGCTGTCGACACCAATGTGTCCTTTGTTGTTGGAACGGTTTCTCTTGTTGCCCTTGTTTGAACCGAGCTTCTCGACCATATTGTCGTAATATGTCGTAACGATTGCTAACGTGTCAAGAGCCTCGAAACCTTTCTGGATCATCTGCTTGTCCTCATCACTGAGGTTCGCAACCATCTTGATCTGGTGCAACATTGAAGTGAACATGTAGAGTCCAGACGACGTCTCATCACGCTTGTAAGAATCAGCTTCGAAGACTGCGCCGCAACCTGTGCAGTATGCAGTTGACTCAGGAAGCTTATCCTTGTCCGGAAGGTAACCTTTCCAATCCTGAACCGGAATAACTCTTCTGTTACCCTGAGGTTTGTGGTTGCAATCTCTTCTGTGCTGCTCCTGTAAATGCTGGACAGTTTTCATGCCCTGAGATATTTGTGCTGAATAATCAGCTCCGTTGTTGTTTGCCATTTTTTGTTCCTCCTTTTAAGATTTTTATCGGATTCTATGTCATTCCGGAATGACACAACCGGAGATAGAATAGGTCATGGCATGAACCTAATCAACCGGTTTACACTTCTGTATAGCCAGTAATGTAAATCTATCTGGTTCAACCTATTCTCTTCCAGTCCGACGTTTAATATATAAATAAAATAGTCGTTGGACTATTCTAGTTACCGGAAATTAGAACATATCAGAGATAGACTGTCTGTCTACGTTCTTGATATCGCCCATTACAACAGCCTGAAGATAATCAAGTGGATGATAGTTAATAAGCTCGATATCGTATGTGAAAGTCTTCTTATTGCGGACATATACTTTTTCTTTATACATCCACTTTCCACCAATTTGAACGAAGTCAGACTCTTCACAACTCTTCTTATCTGTGTTGATAATAAGTATACTGTTATCAAAGATCAGTAGTGCAATATTTTCAAATCCACCACCGTCATTGACGATTGCTTTGAATACATCCCATTCCATTATTTATTCACCTCCTGTAAAATTCTACTCAGCCAATATTGTTACCAAATATCCATACAGCTTGTTTCCATCTTCCCCAACGATGTTCTTTAACATATGGTAGTTGTTTACATACGTTGTCTGGTTCACAGATAATATATTGTAAATCAAGTATGGGAACGACTCTAATGCTAAAGTCATCGGAGCATTGTAGAGGGTAACAAACATCTGTATGAATGAATTGACATTCATCTTTCCGATACGACCACGAAGTTCCGGTATAGATACCAACTTCGTAATAAAGGTTGCAATGTTTGTAAAATCGCCAACCTCAAACTGGTCGTTTACGATTCTTATAGAACCGATATCAGGATTCTTCAAATCGTATAAGCAGAAATTCTCAACAGTTGATGAATCAGGATTATACCCCAATACAGTGTTAATGAAATATCTGGAAATCATATATGAAACCTGATTGTTCACAGACTGATCTAACTTCACAGAGTACTTTCTGTTGATACACTCCAGTATCATGTGAGTATAGATTTTGTTTGCAGGACGAATGAGACTTGGAGCTGTAAGTTTCGGATTGTTAACAGCATCCAAATCCATAATGCGGAGAGCGAAATAACAACTCTCAAGAGATACCTTTAACTTTCTTGCGTCAGCCATATATTCCGTTTCTCCCGGAACGCATTCGCAATGATTTAAAAATACAACTCCTGCATTATTATTCTTCTCTCTTTGTAATACTACGAAAGGTAAGTATAATGGTACCTTAACACTTTCGCAATATACCATGACAATCTTACCAGACTCAATCGCCGAAAGAATCTGCGGCATGATTGGACTACGAACTCTGTTTCTGATTGTTGCAAACGTGGTACTGAGTTTATCAGGGGATATTTCTTTACCATTTTTGATTATCTCAGCTATACGTGTAGTGATAGCATTATCTTGGTTCATTAAGTTCCACTGATAAGAACTTGATAGACTTGCATACATAGTAGCCAGTCCTCCTTTCTTTTCAAATTATATCTTTGTGAGCCGCACCCGTATTAATTACATTTTTTAACTAACAAAAAAGAGACAAGGTGGATTAATTAAAATCCCTAAACCCTGTCTCTTTTTCTATTTAATTGTCAATGTTCGCTACTTCTTATTTTCGGTCTGCTTTGTTTTCTTTTCATTCTGCTTATCAACGATATCACCGATTGCATTTACAACTTCATCAACCGTAATGCCACTGTTTTCAAGTAACTTTAAGATGGCATCCGCAGTCTTTGCATTCAAAGACCATGAGTTGTTCATCCAGTATACATACAGTGTAGCGATGATTGTGATTGCTGTTGCAATGAGATACACGGCTGACTCCGATACAGCAGGAATCGAATAGCCACCGAATGTAACGGCTAACTGATTAAGCCATGCAATTACAAGCACGATAAGTCTTACAACTGCTCCAACCTGAACCTTACCATCCTTTGCATCGGAAACGGCGGTTTCAAGTTCAGTCTTAAGTTCAACGGTGTCATTGATAGTCTCTTTTAAATTAGTACTCGTCTCTCCCATTTGTGATTTACCTTCCTTTCTTATGGTATTAATTTAATGTGGTGATAAGAAAGGTGCCTCTACAAATTTAGATGGTTAGTACGGATTAGATACACCCGGAACTACTTCGAAGAACTCATACTTACCATACTTCTTATTCTCTATAGCAAATCTATAGTTCGTAATCATATGGAATACATCACCTTCAAGCATAGTTTCCTTTGCGGTTTCTGTTTGGAACTCAATGCATAATCTACCCTTATCAAACTTTAAATTTGCAGGTTTGGTAGGGTTACCAACATATTGAACATTGTTAAGTGGTCTTTCCATAGTAAGATTATTCGGATCATTATCCGCAGTCCATGCCTGAATGTGTTCATTATTCTCAGGTCTATATCCGTTGTTAAATAACTCTCGTATAGCATATATTATAGAAGATGCTGAACTCCTATCAAGTGTGGTTGATGATATTGGAGAATCATCATGCTTCTTCTCCAGATAGATTTTTTCTATACGATATTTCTGAGTAACCTCAGGGTATTTTTCTGTATCAACTTCACCAAGGAACATCTCCTTTGGTCTAATCCAAATCTTTCTCTCAGGTTCGAGACTAACTACCTCATAAACTGCATATTCCTCTTCTGTTTCTGTATTCTTGCCATATCCAATGAACTGGATGATCATACCTTTAAAGTGACGTCCAAAATCACCCCTCTTAAATTCCCTATCATATGAACCGTCACTAAACTTTATCGCCTTAGTAGTAACGTTATCCATATCTAACATTTCTTTATTAATAATCATATTCTCTTCCTCCTGCTCCTGATAATGCCATTCCTGAATTTGCTATGCAAAACGGAAAACATTCCCCATATGATGAATAACTTTCTATCTCTCCAAATCTTCTTATATGATCAGAGAGTTCTTCAGTAGTTACAGCTTTTGGCATACCATCATACCCGACGATATACCTAATTCCATTAGTATCACCCATAGTATCTAGCCCTCCTTTTTAACTGAAACAGATGAAGAGTGGAATAATCTCCTCTCTTCATCTATATTCATTTTCTGCTCAAGATTACTTGATACGAATCTGCTTTTTCACGTCTTCGAGGAAATCATCGATATCTTTAACCGACGGTGCATAAAGAACACCATCTTCCCAATATGTAACCTCGCAAAGCGTGTCGGCAACTTTCTTGATCACATCATCTTTGTATAACTTGTTGTAGCGGTTCTGCCCTGTCTGTACGATAGACATCAAGAAAATCTTGATGAAGTTGTCTGTCATCAGCTCTGTACGGAACTCTGATCTCTGAAGCATACCGGTGTATACTCTCAAAGTCTCTTCATCGGACGTCTCATCATCGAGCAGCATCTCATTCATCTCACGATCAAACTGATTCGTAAAGAAGATTGCATCTTCACCGCTGGATAAAGTGGTATAACGAACCATGTTAAGCTGTCTCTGATTTGCCAGAAGAGACAGGTACTTATCCATCTGAACTGCATCTTCTGATGGAAGGTTAAATAAGTTCGTAAGATCAAGAGTGTTGATTACAACCGATGTATCTCCTGTCGCTGTGTCTCTGATAAAGAGTACATAGTTAGAACTGCCCGAAAGGTCATCAGCAATCTCAACCTTTGGGTTCTGTCCTTCCTCAGTGGCATTCACAATACCGTATCCTAAGTTTAGCCCCTCTTTTGCGTAATCGGTCAGCGTCTTGTCATCTTCAAGCTTAAGCTTGGTGATCTTTGCACAACCGATAACCTTGTCGCCAACCTTAAGTCCATCCCCTGTCTGGGAAGAAAGAATGGCGATTTCTTCAACGTTCATCTTCATTGTAAGATTCCTCCTTAAAAGTGTTTTAATGTATAGTGAATCAGGTCTTAACTATTTATAACCTGATACGTACCATAGCCTGTAAAAGCCTGCCTGAACAATTTGTTCATCGGAAGTTTCTGCTCTTCCATTATAAATATATATCCCTTATTTCGACAGAGTCCGTTGAGTTCTGCGTTTTGAACACTCAGAATATATACATTTGACTGTACAGCGGTGAACTTCTCAAAGGTATTAACCAGACTCATAATCTTAATCAGGTTAAGACTGGTTACTCTCTTTTGAATAAACTCTTTAACGTAAATTCCACCTTCTGCAATCTCTACAACAAACGCCTCATCAGAAGTTATTGTACATCTGATAGAGTCTGTCGATGCTGACTCTATTCTCATATTTGGGAATAATTTCTTGAGATTTTCAGTAAGTATTTTTGATATACGAGATAACGGTGGTTCTATTCCAATGGGAGTATTATTAATAGACCTTTGAGCTTGTTCAACCTTTGTATCTCCGTTTTGGGTTGTAGCTGTATCAGTTGTATCTTCCTCATCGCTTACAGCTAATAGGTAGAACCCGAACTTTGTATTGTCATTGTTAAACACCGACTTCAACTTATTGTAATAACCAATTGGTACTGTAACATACCTGTCATCTGTAACTAAAGGGGCGTTACAGTTGATACAAGCCTGCTGGATTGCAGATGTATTTCCGATTAATGATATAAGAACGGTAACTTTTGTCTGTCCCATAACGGTACGGACTATCTTCTCATATATCGGTTTCAAATAAGTTGTCGTTACTGGTATTACATCATCAATCACTAAGGCGTTATTCACCTCTTTGATTTTTAATTTTACAACTTCGTCCAAGACCAGATAGTAGAAATCGTCTCCTTCAACCAAAGATGGTTTATAGAAGAATGTAATCTTGAAGTCCGTCTTGAACAAGTCAAATACCTTATTGTTTTTCTTTTTGCTCATAGTTGATTTTCTCCTCCTGCTTCATTGTACGGTTAATTACCAGATTCTTATTGTATACATAATCCATAGTATTCTTAACAATGGAAACTAAGTCATCTGATATATCACCAAGTCCTTCCAATACGTAGTTATAGTATTCTTCGCTTGGTAATTCTCCCATTCTTGCATGGGTTTCCTCATATGTAGCCATTTTATCGCAGATATACTCCGTCAATTGAAGTATATGCATTCCTTTAATACCAGTTTCTCCAAAGTAAGCCGGTATATAATCGTTTACATTTCCATGTATTGATGATAAAACATCTCCGAAATGTTTCTTTTGTTCCTGAGTAACCGCATTCTTCATGCGGATAAATACTCCCATTTCAGTGTCATCCGTATAGCTATTATCGTGACGACGTCCTCTTACGACAAGGTCATTTCCAATCAATGTTAATTTCTCAGAGACCTTATCTCGATGACCGATCAACCATTTGATGACATGCATCCTAGTGTACTCCATACTTCTTTAATTCCTCCTAAATTCAGCTTTCTGTATAGACTTCTGCTTTGTTTGTTTTTATGTCGTCGTTTAACATTGTAAGCAACTCTGTTATTGCAGTTTCAATATCAGTAGTAAATACTTTAACCTTTTTATTTGTAAAGTTTGCTACTGATTTGCAATTATTAATATAAAGTATCCAAGACCATAACTCTGGTGTTCCATATAAATCTGAGGATAAGAGTTTTGGTGATTGATAGTACCTGTGATACTCATCATCTGTAAATTCTATATCCATAATATAGTTACTCAAGATATAGTGATATTTACAGATAAATGACTTATGGGGAACGACGATATTCCCTATCCTTGTTTTAAACTGCATATTACCATGAGATATCTCAACCTCTTTACCTGCTTCGACTTCAGATGGTAAATCATATGCACTCTCTGGTTCATAGTTTGTTGCAAGAGCCATAATTCATCACACCTTTCCTGTAAATTTTATATCAGTGGGGTCATTATATAAGACCTCAGCCATAAATGTATTTCCGGGAAGTACTATAAGGTTCCCAGAACTATCCTTTGTAGCTTTTGAAGTAAAATCAGGAGTTTCATTATCATAATGATTAAGCGTAACGTATCCCTGTTCAGTTACCTTTATTGGTAATTGGACTTTACACTCAGACGCATTCATCTGATCACCAAGTGTAATTGGATAAGGAGTCTGCCATTTTCCCTCTGTTACATAAGGCATATACTTTGGTATATAAGCCTTAATTGAAGATGGTTTTGGTGAAATCTTTTCTACATTACGGAAATACTCATATGAATCAATGTTATAACTCTTAATATTCGTTGACACGGAAGCCATAATAAATCATCTCCTTTATTCCGTTTATTTTGACCATTACTTCGGTGTGAACGTCATAACTAAATAGTAAAATTATATGTCGCGTTTTACACAGTTCTAATATATTTCATGAGAGGAGATTTAATTATATGGAATTTACTTTAAATAAAATGCAGGCTGTAGCGTCTTCTATGTTTCAGGAGTGGTATAAACATCCAGAAACTAGAGAGCGTCCTTGGTTTGAAATATCAGGTGCCGCTGGTACAGGAAAGACAACGGTTGTAAAGCATATTATAGCTGAACTTGGATTAAATGAATCTGAGGTTGTATTTATGGCTTTCGTTGGTAAGGCGGCATTAGCATTAAGGTTATCTGGAGTAAATGGAAGGACAATCCATAGTGTAATATATCGTATGATAAAACGATACAAAAGAGTAGACGGGCAGGTTGTATATCAGCATGGTCGTCCTGTACTTGAAACTGTATTTGAGAAAGTTGATGACTTACCTGAGAACATCAAACTCTTAGTAGTAGATGAGGGCGGTATGGTTGGAAATGATATGGCTTTGGATATTCTATCATTTAAGATACCACTTCTTGTATTGGGTGATTTACATCAGTTACCACCAGTATTTGGTCAAGGAATGTTCTTACAGAAACCAGATGTAATCTTAAACGAGATTATGCGTCAGCATAAAGACAGTGCAATTATCTACTTGGCACAATTAGCAACTCACGGCATTCCTATTTCATATGGAAGATACAATGGTGGAGAGTGTCGAGTAATAAAGAAAGAAGACATCACTGATAGAGAATTATCTGAGGCAGATTTGATAATATGCAGCACGAATGTCGTAAGAGACCAAATAAATTGGTATGTGAGAAAGAATATATGCGGAATTGATTCTAATTCCATAGTAATAGGAGATAAACTCATATGTAGACAAAACTGTTGGGATACAATTCTACCTGACAAATCACTTGGTATGGAAGTTGCATTGGTTAATGGATTAATTGGTTCAGTTACAAGCATCAATAGAAATCCTCATGTATCTGGTGGTAAACTTACTATGGACTTTAAACCAGAGTTTTCTAAGATAAGCTTTAATAATGTACCAGTAGATCCAACGTATGTACTCAGCGAATATCAATACAGGAAAACAGTAAACCCAATGTACAGTCAGGAAGTAATGTTTGAATTGGGTTATTGCTCAACTTGTCATTTAGCTCAGGGTTCTCAATACCCAAGCATCTTAGTATATCTTGACTTGGAAGCATCAACATCTGATTATTCAAGAAAGTGGTTATATACTGCCATTACACGAGCACAAAGTCACCTTGTTATAGCGGCATAGGTTTTTAACCCACACTAAAGTAATCGAGTATATGGCAGCTCGATTTGGTTCTAGGTGTACTTCACATATACAGCACCATAACTAACCTACATTACTACATACTTTCTTTTTTTGCAGAAACAGGTATTATGTTTTTGAGTGTTTCCAAGACGACAGGAAACATGAATCCTCCTGAAAAGATTCGTGACGACATGGGAAGAAGAAAGGTGGAATTTCGGTTCCACCTTTCTTCTTACGTTCTTATACAAAAAATATTAGAGTAGATAGGAAAAAGAATAAACTTCCTATCTACTCGATTCTTTCTTTATACTGGTTCTAAATCAAAAATATCATCTGTAATAAGGTCTTTATCCATCAATGGATTTTTATGCGTTGAACGACCACGACTATTGAATAACATATTTGCGTCGGCACCTTCCATATCAGAATCAAGACTAATTATACCTAATGGTTTTGATAATAAAATATCATCCATAAGGCTAAACTCATTATCCTTCTTAAAAGGCTGATTGAAATATGTTAATTTGGTAGACGGTCGATATCTTTCCTTTAATCGGTTGAACGATAGATATAATACTTGATTATCTCTCTTTCTTTCCAAGTTAAGACCAATTGTCATATCAGGATTTTCCATAACCTCATACGCAGAACCGACATTTTCACCACCGACAAATCTTCCTAAATCTGCTTTATTATCTCTCGCACCTGCATTGATTGTTGCTAATGCACTACGATTGTACTGATGAGCAGACGCAACTGGAATTTGATAGTCAATCGCAATCTGTCTAAGTTCATTTGTAATATTCTTTAATTGTTCCTTTTCATCTCTTGCTCTTTGATGAGGAAGAATACGCTTTATGTAGTCAAAACTCAACATGATAACTTCACGACCTGTCATTTCGATTTCATCAATAATATCTCTGATATCATCCGTTGTAATACTCATATTCGGACGATATGCAAATAATATTCCGATATCATCATTGGCAATAATCTTCTTATCCTTTAACTTTGCTACAATGTCACTCGGTTTACTTCTTTCTACATCAGTATCTTCGATAGCCATATTCCATACACGAGCAAATGATTCATCTATGGTATTCTCCATAGTAAGATATAGAATATATGGCTTTGCTCCCTCTTTCTTTGGTTTGAATGTCTTTGCATTGTATTTTGCACAGTCTAATACAATTTTTAGGAGCATTGCTGATTTGTAACCACCAGTTACTCCTAAAAATACGTATAGCTTTCCCGGACGAAATCCCGGAGAAAGCATCTCATTTAACATTTGTATTCCTGTAATGATAATAGATGACGTATCACCTAATCGTTTTACAATGTCTCCTACTCTCTCTTCAACATTTGGGTCATTGAAGTCTAACATACCACTGTTCCAAGTAGTGCTTACTCTTCGTTGAGCCGCTGTATAATCTCGAATCCAATCTCTTACCTTTGCATTTGCCTCTGCATAAGAAACGAACTCTCCATCTTCCAATTTCTCTATAAGGTTTTTCATTACGTCAACTTTGTTTATAAGAATTCCATGAACTAGTCTATCTTCTACAAAATTCGTAATGAAATCTATCTCTTTGTAGTTTAATGACCGATAACGGTCTAAGTTCTTAATGATTTCGTCAACCACTGGGTTTTCAAAATCAGGTGTGCAATATTCCAAGATGATTGCATCATCTTCATATTTTAAATCTAGTCGTGCTTCAAGTGCCTTTAGTATAAATTTAATCCGTTCCATAACAACGGGACGATTTTCGTATGGTTCATGATTACAGCTCTGCAATAATTTCTGTACATTGCGGAGATTTAAGTTGTTGATGTTCTTACTCTTCTTAAAGGTATATCCTATGAGTTTATTTAACATCGAAACATCCCATCGGATGTTCAATGGTTCATTGGTTGTAGATTCCAATACATCCACGGGTTATTCCTCCCTACTCTTGATTCTACTATCTTTTGGATTAATAACTTCCAAAATGTTCTCTAAAGAGATGTTAGCACCGGCTTTCTTTTTGATGAATGCCGCAATTTTTGCCTCATCCTGCATGGATTTATCATATAAGTAGGGTCGTTCTTCCATCAACTGTTCTTCTGATATAGGAGATGATTTAGATTCATTCGTAGATTCACTCTCCGTATCAGGATTTGTAGCCTTTAACATTAATTTTACATTAGGTATATTTCCAAATGAAGCAAGTACGAAATCTCTCATTACAATAAACGTATTAAGAGATGGATTAATCGTTACAATTAATCTAGTTTTATCTGCCGTATCTTTTACCTTATTAAGACGTTCCATAATCTTCTTTTTCAAATCTTCAAGGTCATAATCTTTCTTAATCGAAAATGCTACCGTCGGCAAAATCGGAGCATATTCGTTTTGAACATATTCTTCTATAGCAAGTTTCGTGGTTGTATCATATTCAACGTAATAGAAACCGCACTTTCCATCTTTATCAAATTCCCATCGGCTAACCGTACCAATGGATTTGAATCTACCATCTATTCCAGATGCAATATTGTAATGGAAATGACCAAAGTATGAATACTGAGCAACCTTACATAAATCATCTGCTTTAAATACAGTTGCTGCTGAATGTTTCTCAACTGGTTCTGAATTAGTCTTATTCATATACCACATTAAATCCGTTGGTCCATGTCCAAATATAAAATCATAATGCTTCATGAAATACGGCTTATAATATAATTCACTATCTATAACGTATTCTTCTGGGATATATAGAATATCTAGTCCCAATACACTTTCTTCATTAACTTCACTAAATATCTTTATCCTATCATTATTCATCAACTGGGTAAATATAATATCCAATGTCTCTAACTGTTTTGCATCATGCGTTCTGGTACCTTCAATAAACCGAAATTGGGTACCATAGTCTTTTGTCATTTCAAGTAATTCTTTCATTATAAGAAAGAATACCTTTAATGTATCTGAGGAGAAGTATTCCTTCATGTCGAAAATATCTCCAGCTACTACAAATAAATCAAGTGACTTCGATTGTTTTAATTTATGGTCAACCATACGCAGTAATTCCAATCGAAATCTATATGGGTCAGTTGCACCCATATGCCAATCTGCTGACACAATCAATGATACCACCTTATGCGTCATTTGTATCACCTCTCTCAACTAACTTTTGAATGGAGTCTTCCGTTCCATTCAAAAAATAATATATATCTCGTAATTTGTTAAAGATTGCGAGTTCTCTCCAACAATCCTTCGTTGTTCTTATATTTACAAGTTCTGGAGAACGTAAATCCTTTGATAATAGAATTACTCCAACTTCTTGTACAGGTAATCTATATAATTCCTCTACTAATTGAACGTATCCCATAATCTGAATCCAATGACTTTGACGAACTTCCTTGGAAGTCTTTAAATCAAATATCATAAGGCAATCTTTCTTAGAGTTATAGCATATCATATCAAGAGTCCCACCATATGTACTTCCTTCCATTGGAAGTTCCATATTAAGAACTTTAATCCCAAGCTTTTCAAAATACAATTCTATCATACGGAATTTGTATATGATGAGCCTATATTCATCCTTAGAGAGAATATCCGTACTTCCATTAGCAGACATTGTAATTCCCATAAAGTATTTCTCAAATAGTTCATGACAATGGGTTCCATATGCCGCTTTTTCTTCTGTATAAATCTTCGTGTTTATCTTCTTGAAGCCCATATGGTTTGCCCAACCAACAAGTTCAGGTTTCCCAAGTAATCCAACAATCGTTGTACATGATGGAACCTCTATTCCATCATGATAGTATTTTCTATGATCCGTGGTTTCACCCATGGTTTTATCTCACCGCCTTCTGTTTAAAGTATTTAGACCCATGTGGAAAAACACATAATATCCTAAGACGTACGTAGAACCTGACGCTGTCCACAAGGGAGTAATTAGAATGAAAGGAGAGGATTTCATGTCACTTACAATATCAAACCCTTCGATTGTTCATACATTTGGTAATGTCGCATGTGTTGCCATGAATTATATACAGTCATTCTTCCCTGAAGATTTCTTTACAAAGACTCATATAAGTACAAAGATGTCTCATCGCCAGTTAAATGTATATAGAGCAGGAACAGGGTTTTGGAAAAATAAAAAACCAATGTTAGTATTAAGACCCCGAATTGATTTTGATAGTTCATCGAATTGGTTCTATGGTTCTGCTATGATGAGCAGAATGACTCATAGTAGTTCACCAATGGAATTCGGAGATTTAGTACCAATCATACACGATCCAGATAATGCTGTAGATGTACAGTTCTTATGGAATCGGTATCGTATCGTTTATGACGTAGCAATCATTGTCGATACATATAATTCTCAGATTAACATTATGAATGATTTGAGAAATAGGTTGAATATCGATTGTCCATATCGAATTAAGACTGTATTAGAGGCGTACATTCCAAAGAGTGTTATATTCTCAATTGCAGACTATATGAGAATCGATCATAATGATACGGCTACTATATTGGAATATCTGAATACAGTTTCTTCAGTTCCCATAACTTATAAACTACATGACGGTTCGGGTACAGAAGAATTCTTTATGCTTTACCCAACAAGCGTCGAGTCAATCAGTTCTGATTTAACGCCAGATGATGGGGAGACTAGGGGTATTATCAGTGATACCTTTACAATAAGCCTATCTCTATCTATGGAGTTTAATGCCGTTGGAGTATGGTATACGTTTATGATGGACGGAGATGACGTAAAGAGACAGGCTCCAATGGATAATATTGTTGGTAATAATGGTGAACGTATTATTCCAATATCATCAATACCTTTGGGATATGACCTTGGATTGGAAGCAGGATGGAAGATATTAGAATCACCATTCTATTTTCCTAATAACGTGGTAAATGGAGTAGATGAGACTGATATCAGTTCTATATTAGACCGTTCATCTGTAAAAGCTCTTATAGAGCATCATACTCAAATGCATATTCCTTTGGAACAGTTCTTAGACTTTAGAGTATTCAGGGGTAATAAGGAAATTCCTAGAGGGGTTAAAGGTTTCGATATAAGCTTAGAGAAAAAATGTATCTATACTTATAATCCAGCACCTGAGATTCAGCATAGACTTTTTGTACTCATTAATTCATTAGCTATTAACAATATGGCTACTGAGATTATGAATTATGGAAAGATAGATTCTACGCAGTACACAAAATAAGTAATCTGGGTAAATAACAACGACTAGCGTATCGTATCCCATCAAAACCCTTAACCTTTAAGTGTGGGGTGAGATATGCGTGTCCCCAGATACCCTTATATATTTATAGATTACCGTCAATTAGCATTGGAGCACTTTAGCAGGTTAGTACCTATTGAAAAGAGACAGCATTGTTGAATCACATACATAAGAGAAAGTCAAACACAATCAACTTGTTGACGGAACCTGTAGAAAAAAAAAAGAAAGCCAGAAGGGAGAATCGTTCCCTTCTGGCTTTTTTGTATGTATATTCTTCTTATATTATAGCCCGTGAATCTTAATGAGCTATAAACAAAATTGGTACATTACATCTTGGGCAACTGCGTTCACGGCTAAGCGGTGTGCCACATCTGTCGCAAAATATAACTTTGTGGGATTTCTGTTTTTCTACTTCTTTGGTCAATTCCGAAACAAGTTCTTCACATTTTGTTATTGAATCTCTGAGTTTCGTCATCCGACCTTCCGCAGCAACAATCTCTTCAACTGCGATTTGATACATCTCAAAAGACCTCTTGTCGATAGCCTTGTAGAGTTTACATATATCATTGTAGTGATTAATGTCTTCTACTAAACCGTCTCTAATCTGAGTGGTCTGTTTTAGGTGTTCTCTTAGAGTATCACAGTGGCGTTTAAGCCAACTTCTCATTTCCTGCATATCGTCCAGTTCAAAATAACTGTTTTCAATACAGTAATCAATACTCATACCCCCTTGTAGTAAATTGCAAATACCTACGATGTTCATTTTTTAAAAGTTCCTCCTTTAAGTTAAATTGTAATTAGCATTAAGTTCCCACTTTCCTTTACTTATTACTAATCCATAAGTTTAATATTGTTCTATAAAGTCTATTAACAGAAAGTTCTCTGAAATACCCTCTCTGGAACAATATCTTAAATAATAGTAAAGGAGGTCATAATTTATGAATACAAATTCAGAGACTCCAAAGGAAGAATTAATTGGCACAATTGATGATTTGGAAATAACTGATGATGTACTCTATGCAAACAACACATTCAGTTTGCGTGCGTTAAACGAAACGCTGGAGAGATTATCACTTATAAATTTCTGGAGTTTGTACCAGACTCAACGGGCTCGCTTGCATATGGAACGATTCGATATCCCGTTCAGCGAATTTAAGGCGGTTTATCGTCTTGCTGGTGAAAAGAGTAGGGACTATTATCCCAGAAGATATATAGCGTATATGGATTATACGTTCATTCGTCCCGAACTTCGTAAGAAGTACAAAAGGTCTGAGTTATATGGTCTTGCATTAAACCAAGAACAGATAGCCTCAAACTCTGATATTTTCCGATATAATCACCTTGTGTTTATCGATGGTGATTATATCTTTACAACTGAAGTTTATCCTCAGGAGTCAAAGACGGGAATTATCATTGACGTTGAAAGTAACCATAACGAGCATGGTATCACTTATTCTGATTATGTCAGATACTCTGAGACCAATCCAACGGTTACAATCATTATGGTTCCGAACTACAAGTTCTCATCCCTTACAGCTAATCAGTACGTAATTGATAAGTATAATGGGGTTGTACCATTTGATAAAATCAACAGGTCTAGCTTGTTCACCAAGGACACGATATGCTTCTTAAACAACGAAGAAGGATTAGCTCGTAGATTCATATCTTCCAAGATAGCGATTGATATGGATAACAAGAATGTCGTATTTGGAAACGACTTAGGTGCTGGGGGTAAGAAATATCTCTTAGCATTTATGACGTTTGATTCCTTATATGACAGACTGGAAGTAACTACTGACAATCCGTATATCCAACTTCATACGAAGATGCCTTGTCCAAAGGAACAGCTTCTCGTTATGATAAAGGGTACTGATGGGAAGATTAGATTCGATTCGGGTATAACGATTGATATGTTTTATCCGAATATTTATAGAATTAATAATATCCCTGAGGGAGAAACGGCAGTTGTATTTGTTATGCAGGATGAGGAGACAGTTACAGATTCCGAAGAATATGTCAATGAATTGGCTAAGTATGAGGAATATGTAAGTATGCTTCCGAAATATACCGACATGACGATACCAGAAATCTTAAAGACATACAGACCAGCATCATTCATATATTCTATTGAGGATTATGAGGGTTCGATCTACATGCCAAATACGTTAAACTACAAAGTTGCAAAGTTGCATAAGACAATCTATGAGAATCCTTGGGCATTGGTAGTATATCTTGACATACTGAATTTACCTTCGGACAAATTCTATCTTGATATGGAAAAGATTGATTTGGATAATCGTATCCGAAGAGATTCTTCCAGAGAAGATGTTGATAGCGGTACGCCGATTGCTGAGTTTGACGAGGATATGTATGTATTTGCAATGAATCGTCATTACGTGGATACTCGTAGCTATGGATTCCGTATATTTATTGACGGATTATTCCAGTTAGATAATACCTATACAATACTCCCGGGACCGAACTTCTATTTCATTTATATCCCTGCAAGTAAAATCACTCCAACCTCAATGATTGAGATTGAGAGATACAAGTTATTTACAGTGGAGAAGAGAAGTTCGACTGATTCATTTGATACACCATTACTTGAACTTGATTTTTCTGATAATAGAGGAATGATTGGTTATTCAAGGGAGATTTATGTTGTCGATACAACCGATATGATGTATATTGGAAGAACCGATTTCAGGATTGACGTTCTCTATAAATTTGCTGAGAAAGCAGATAAATGGACAACTATTCCCGACCATAGAAACATTGCTCTTGAGAATAAGGTGAGGGTGTATATTACAAATGAGAAATATCTGGGTAGAACTTTAAGAGTTGGTATCCAGAGAAGATGTGCAATGTCAACTGGTGATGTATATCATGAACCATCTGAAGAAGATAAGCAGACATTCTGGTATACTAAGGGAAGAATCAATAATTTTGGTGGATATGACAGAGGAAGTTACCGTATCTTCAACAATGGACGGTTGTTGTTACCTGTTCAGTATTATATCAACCAGACTATGAAATATGGCGGAGAAGATTTCTTTAGAACCAGTTGTGAACTTCACGAGGGAGATAGATTTACAATCGACCATGTTCCTGCTCAATTCCGTGTCATCTATTATCAGCATGAAGTTGATATGGATAATAAGAAGGGATACGTTGATTTGGATGGAAAAGTTCCATTACCAATCTCCTTAAAGTGGTATGACATTTACCTTGATGGTAGAAAACTTAATAAGAAGAATCTTGAGATTATATCTCCTACAAAGTTCTATGTACAAAATGTCGATTCGAGGTATCACCTTGTAATCGTTGCAAAGAACCGTGACCCTGAGTTCTTCCATCTTCCATCTTATACGAATTCGATGGAAACTCCAGATGCAGTTGACTGGAATAATACAGTCATTGACGACCTTATGGAAACGGCTAATGAACTGAAAGAGATTATTGATGCTTCTAAAGAAGAGATTGACCCCAATGGCGAAACTTACAACATTGCAACGAATGTATGCATGAACATCAACGCTATGATTTTCTTCTTTGAGCACTTCATGTATACATTTATAAACGCAAACTGGAGCCAAATAACACAAAATATTAAAGAGGCGTTCCCGATGCTTCTTAATGATTGGGGAGTTATGCCTATTGATAGTAACGATGGATGTGTAAGAGATGAATCTATCGGAGGCTATTTAATCAAACCAATAGATTGTAATATAAAGGTAGGTGAAGAAGATATGTTTACAGATCCGAATGTCGATTACAAAGGTATTGGTGCGTTACAGGACAGATTTGCCATAAGACCACTTAATACTGACAATTACGAATTCGGTCTCAAAGACGAGTTTATGACTGACCCTAATACCGCTGAACCTGCAATCGTAAATGAGGACGGAACAGTAACTGCACTCAACACCATGGTTCGTATCAAACACCATATCGAAACATTCAGTAGTAACATTACTCTGTATGGAATGGGTTATGCTGATATCTATCAGCTTACGTTTGATGATGAATATAAGACCAAACTCTTCGTAAACGATGAAAATCTTTTGACCGAGGAGATTGAAACCGACAAACCTATTGAGAAATTATGTATCAGTCTTGATACTACTTTCTTGACTCAGGTTGGCGATTGCAAGATGTTAAAGGTTGCAGATATTGACCCGACTGTTTCGGTTGGATACTATGTAGACGGTGCAGCTAAGGGCTTTTCATGTACACTCACTAGACTGAAAGATAATCTCATTGAAGAGGATGGTAAAGTGGTGAAATTGTCTAGTATTGTAATCAAGGATATTCCTGATACAGTTACGAAGGCGTTTATCCATTCAATTCTTCTGGCATATTAAAAAATGAAAGGTGGTGAGGACCTAAAATGAAACTAATAAAGGTTCGCGACAACAAAAATAGACCCATTAACAATTTAGATGTCATGATGGGTGCATTATTCGGCGATAAAGTACCGAGAGAATTTGTCGTTGACAAATACTACAAAGCTGGAGATAGAGTTTACACGTTTGATGACGATGGGAACTTGAACGTCTGGATTTGTAATCTCAGTGGTACATTCAAGACTTGCAGAGAACCAAACTTTTCAGAATGGTCTCTCAATTCGATTATTGAGCAATACAAGAATCGCCCGGTTACAATACCGGGCGAAACAATTAATCCTCAGATGTATGAGTGTAGATCCGCTGTATCTGAAAGAGATGAATACATTGAATATGATGGATTCGCTCATTTTGATACTAATGTAAAAGGATTTAATCTGGGTGACTATAATGGTGAAGATGATATCGTTGATATTTATTTACGTAGAGAGCATTCAGACCATTACTTACGCAGAGAGGATTACAAACTTGCAGGATACAAGTTGCGTATATCACTTCCTCTTGAGGATATGGTAGACGAATCGACAAATACGACAAAGTTTCTTCCTGAAGGAACTCTTGTTGAAGATACTGCGAACGAGAATTACTGGTACAATGAAGACGGTGTTAATAAGACATGTGGTACCGGTGTTAATGGTATTCAGGAAGACAATATTGATGTACTTGCATCATTTGGAAAATCAATTGAGTATGGATACAAAATTGCTAGTGTCAAGGCTGTATCTGTACATACCGTAGTTGGTTCTCCATTAAATTATCAACTTGAAAAGCCTATATACAGATTGGATGAAATCGAAGTTCCTGAACACGATGCAATAGGAAACAATGTCGATGGAGATGTACAAACTGTATCGTTCAAAGTAGATATTGAGCCCGATAGAGGAGTATATGATGTCGTTACATTATCCTATAGTAAGGATACTCAAAAGGTTTCTATCCACTCAGAAAACGGCTATGTACAGCAGGTGAAATTCACCGTTGTTGCAAGAAAAGATAAACCGCTTAGTGTCTTTATGATTGGAAGTAAAGCGGTAAGTCCAATGGCTCGGTTTATCAAAGTTATCAATGAATATGGAGAAGTGGTTGAAGTAGATGGGGAGCATTTAATCAAGATGCCTTGTCTTGACTTACTTCGTCATAACAGCTTTGAATTCGAGCTTTATGTAGACAGAGTATTTCGTAGTGACTATGAAGAGGTCATGGATGAAGAAGAGGGTTCAATCTATATCAGATTACTTGATACAACTGGTATTGATTGGGAGAATACTACGTTCTTATTCCACATTTTCTATTGTATCTCTCAGGATGCTGCGATTATTAAGTCAAGCGATACAAAACTTGTGGAAACAGATAAGGATGCGTTCCGCATTGCACTTACAACGCAGTTTATCAACAAGTTCCAATGGCTTAAGATGAGAGAAGACTCAAAGCTTATCCCACCAGAATATACGGTTGGTAGTAAAGGAACTGCAAATATCATCAGTGAAGACCACTATCTGTCTATTGGACATAAGCTGAAAGCAGATGTCTTCAGTCTGGTCTTCAAAGATAACATTATTCGTCGTGCAGACAGTGCGACAGACACATGTAACTCTGAGTCTTATCCTATTATGGAAGATACCAGAGACCTTACAGTACCATTTATGGATTATGATCCGGAATATGATGATTTCTTAATCTTCAAATCTGGTGGAGTTCTTGTGAGCTCATCCAAGTGGTTCTTGAATAACAAGTATGTCAACTTGTATATACATGAGAATCCATTACTTCGTGGAGATTATGTAGATTTCAGATTGCTTGACCGTGATGATACGGTTCGTGTGGATAGTTTCTTCCTTGATGTCAATGTAGATGAGAAATCAGTTGATACTGGAATTGACTTAGACAAATCTGCTTTCTATTTATTATTCACAGTAAGTGGAGAATACATCAGCAACTCCAAGTATACAGTTGATGGTTCGACCATTAAGTTCAAGGCAGAATCTGATGGTTGTGATCAACCATATACACCAACTCATGGTGGAAGATTGGAACTTGTAGTTGGAGTTTACAAAAAAGAATACAGTACGACACTTTATAAGATGATTCAGATCGAAACAACCGTTGATGACCAGCGTGAATTCAGTTTCGAGGATAACATTGAGTACAACCCATCATCTGATAATCTCCTGATTTTCAGAAAAGACGGAATGTATATCGGCGAAAGGTTTTACCATACGGATGAAACATGCGGAAAGATCATTATCGATAAAGGATCAGGAGTTCCGCTTGGAAGCTATATTGACGTTCTACTTATACGAAATATGTCCGTAAGAGTAAAACCGACTATATAGAAGAGAGGGAGGGCGAATTTAATGTCATTCTTAGGAAGATTGAAATGGCTCATTACCGGAAACGGTGATGCACCATCAGCAACAGATGATAAAACCGCAGCGGGTACATCTAGTAGTCCAAACCACCCACTTACCGATGACAACACGGGAATGACAGACGAAGAGTTTGTGGCAATACTTATGAATCATCCTATATTCGCTGAGTTAAGAGAATGGGAAGAGTATAGGGTAAGAGTACTTGACATTACAGATCCGATCAAACGGAATATGGCTAGATTTTACCTTGGACTGTTCTTCAACAAATTCAAATGTGCTGTAGAGACATCGGTGAAAGAACATCACAAATATCTCGACGATACAGTAGCATTGAACAATTTAATAATCGAAACGATCAATGACGTCCGAGAGTCCGCTTTGGCAGGTGGGGTTCCGGAAATATTTCTGGATAAGTTTACGAACTATCTTTACACCCAGACTAAAATTTTCGACTCCACTTGTAAGGATTTGGATAGATTTGAATATTACAATAACCCACTCGCTCGTGCAACGTTCAGACTTGATTTGGAGTTTATGACTATACGGAATATAACTTCAGAGATAGAGTCTGTAATAAACGACATGAACGGACAGCTACATATGGCGTTAGAAGGTTCAGTGTTCGATGAGTAAGGTTTTTGTTTTAAGAAAGGACTGAATGCTATGCAATTAATACGTTTAGTTAGTCAGATCCCACCAGATTTGAGACGGTTAACGCTTATTGTAGCTACAAGCACAACAACAACAACATCATCATCAAGTACAGCGACAGAGACGGTATCAACCTTGTCATCTTTAGTTAAACTAATTTCAGATTTCGGAGTAGAGATAGTAATTACAGCAGTAATGGTAATCTTTATGTACCGCTACATGAAGAACCTCATAAAACGAGACAACGAACTCTATGAAAGCATAATCCCGAAAGTAGAGGGTTTGAGTACGTCAATTAAGTCTATGGAATCTGACATCAACAAACTTGTGAGCAACCACAACACGCATTCAAATGCGATGTTACGTGCTTTGGAGAAGGATCAAGATGAGATTCGAGACATAGTCTTCGAAAATCAGAACCAATTGAGAAATTTAGCTGCGAAAGTAGCTGCCTTACAAAGTAACCAAGATATTATGCTCCGAATGATTGCGGCATTAAATAGCTACAATATGTCCAGAACTATATCTGGTGGTGAGGTAATTGATTTCACTCAACCGGAAGGTAACAGTAGTGTTGGGGATAAACCTTCTGGAAACAGTGACCCCCAGACAAAAAAATAACAATAGAAGAGAAACGAACTTGCAACAACCAACTTGTCAAGTTCGTTTCTCTTATTTTAATGCTTTACTTCTATTTCCCGATACTTATCAATATCAATAACGCCATTGGTTACATGATAGATACTGGAGTTGTATTCTCCTGCCCAGAATTGATAATACTCTAAATACATATTGTAATTATCTACATTCATATCAAGCTGGGTTTCTGCGACGTAGATATCTTGTAGTGTATCAAGTATGTCAGAATCTGCTTTAATCTCTGGATGGTTATTGAGTAATGCATTAAGGGTTATATATCCATTATACGGATCATTTGAATAATCTTCATCCGATGGAAATTGGGTTTTGAATAATCTCTGTACAACTTGATCTTCTGAGTTGGTGCAGATTTCCTTTATCATATAGTATAAATCCGTAGATAACGCTTCAATCTGGTCATAATTAGTTGAAATCTCTAATGCCGTAGAAGCCATCATATCGGAATACAGTATCGCCCGTTCCTCTGCGTACTTACCATTATACGCATCCTGTGTCAATAATCTAAACCCAATGCAAAGGTTAAATACAACAACCATGAATAATACGGTTGGGTATAGGTATCTCATCCAACCATATTTGAAATAAACCCATTTGGAACCTTTTGCTCCATTAAACTGCGTTCCATTCTTGAGATATCTATTTCTTTTTCTATCACCTTCTGACAATATAGGTCTCCATTCCCTTTTTATCTTTTTTCTTGCTCTCGTTTCTTCTAAGTGACGATTCATGTGCTCACTCTCCTCTTCCTGAAAATGAATTTTTAAACATTATGGTAATGCTTTAAACCGGCGCTGTGTGTATAAGATTGTGTAAATCAGGTATTCTCCTGTTATCGCTAATACGATTGAACTGGTCATTTGTTTTGATGTTGCGCCTTATGAAATAGTATTGCATGTTTTTCATTTGACATAGAAGACTCCTAAGAATTCAGTTATGCTTATACGATAATAACCTCTCGTGTAAGATTTGTAACAGCCGGTAAAGCAGACATTGAGTAACCGTATGCATCTTTTTGCCAGTGCATACGGTTACTCTTTGTTCGTTTCATAATTTAGATGTTTGCATATGCATAAATACCTGCGATACCATCTTTAAATGGCGCAGTATCAATATCATAGTTACCATCATTATGGGAAACAAACATATTGCTACGTGGGTTATCACGCTTATAATATTCTTCCCCAATCTTCCCTATCTTGTGGCAGAATATATTCTCGATATCACCATCGAAATCCGCATTTGCTTTGTTCAGTACATATGTCGGAATACCCATACAATAATCCGTAATATCGCATTCAATCTTTGCAACTCGCATGGTAATATACGAACCAAAGTTGATTGATGGGTTTCTGTCAATACTGATATACAAGTTTTGATGTGTCATAAGATGAATCATGAGCTTATATATCTTCTCAGAATATACAACGGAAGCCTCAGATAACATATCCCAAGCTTGCGGGTATTCCTTCTGATATAAATCATGGATGAGTGCAACAAGTTCCATCTTATAAAGTTCCATGAAAGTTGTATAGCCAAGACCAATGTGGTCTGCTCTTAACTCCGGATCAGGAACGATAACATTTCGTCCTGTGAAGTTTAATCGACCACCAAGAATCTGCTCGTTGATAATACCTTCTTTTCTCTTAATCGTATCAAAGGACATATCCCATAAGCTATTCACATAACCCTGAATACGATACAGAATATTTTCCTTTCTCAGATAAGCGGTATCTTTCTTTTTCTTTTCTCTGTAATCGACACGACGTTTCCATTCAAAATCATCGTTTAACAACATATGGTCAGAGAACAACTTCTGGAAGATTTTATCTTCATCCGAATATCTTATATCGCCATTTCTGACCATCCATTTTCTTAACATCATATTGTAACAAGGGATACAATGAACGAATACTTCGTCTCTTCGAATACGGAAGAACTCATATCCCTCATGTTTCTTATTCTTCTTGTAATATACTTCAAGTATCTCATCAAATCGTTCAAAGAACTCAATCATACCAATTCCATAATACGGTGATGACTTATTGTCCATATACTTCGAACGTTCCTGTTCAGGTACATAATGTAACATCTGATACAGATGCGTATTGCTAAAATACCAACCGAGTTTCAGATACATACCCGGATTGATTATATAGTTTCTATCTAACACGAACCAACCTGTTTTGCGAATTCTTGTATCAATAAATCGTACAGGTTTGTTACATACTGGACACAGAGTCTCAGAATCCATATATCTTCTTCCGATAAGGTTACCGCATGGACAAGAATACCTATCCTCAAAAGCATTCTCATCTCTCCAGTCAGTACCATATAGCGGAGAATGTATAGAATAAAGACCGGGGTCTAAATCTAAATCTGTCTTTCCTTTCTCTGTAATTCTAAATCCGACGCCAGTGGTCAATTCATCTTTACATCTTGAATCCCAATCTGAAATAACGATTCGGAATCTAGGATTACATATCGTTGAACCATCTGCTGTCGTTTTGTGTTCTTTTTGGAGTAACTCTCCTGTTAAGTACGATGGCATTTTATTACCCTCCTTGAAAAAGTTATTTCATGTAACAACACGTTATTCTCTTGTCCGTGCCATCTTATTAATATATACTTTAACTACATACAAAAAAATGAGAGGAACGAATTCTGTCCCTCTCATCAATTTTAGTTATTCTTTACCAAACTCGTCAATCTTAAAGACTTCGTTATTATAATAATCAATCCTATCTGCGGCAACCAATTCATCACCACACTCATTTGCAAGTTTCTCTGTTGAGAAGATTCCCATTAGGGATGCATCGCAATACCACGGGTCGGTTCCCTCGGTATATCCCATGACGCAATAGATATCGGGATTATATGGAACCAGTTCTTCATCCGGCACATCGATCTCAGTCGGTTCGTCATGATCCTCTAAATCCTTAAGAGTACTCTCAACGAGTTCTTTAATGTTACCAACTGCATCCATATGTACGCACTTATTGATGTGGTCTACATCGATGATGCATTTCTCTCCTAATGGATGAAATCTGTAACCTTTTGGTAGGGTTAGTAGAATCTTTATTGCATCCTCAACTGTCTCGATAGGTCCATCAAATGCCTCAATTGCTTTCTTTTTCATACTTAATCGTTCCTTTCTTGTACAAGTTTTTATTTTACTTTGGTACTCCAATTTAATATAGGTTTAAAAAGACGAGAGGATAATCTATGAAAATCCTCTCGTCTTAATGTTTCTAAACAAATATATCTTTAGGGTCTAAGATATAAGTACGAACTGTACTGTCATGAGATTTCTTCATCTTTGCTCGAAGTGTCGAATTGGAAACTCTACCAAAGGTAAGCCCAATGGTATTAATTCCCAGTAGATAGTATCTATCTCCAGCACATCTGTTACAAAGTTTCTTACCGATACAGTAATCTGGTAATCTAATCTGTACAGTCTTACCCATATATTTATCTTGATTACTTGGCTCCAATCTGATGTATTTGCCTCCAGACTTAATGAAATGATACAGATAATAATTCATATTGGTTTTATCCAACGTAACTGTTGCACAATTCTTACACCCGCAATCTGTTCCACGTTCATCTAATACAACGTCCTGAAAACCAGCAGACAGTTTCTTTGTAATATATCCGCATTCACCTGTACCAATTGCCTTTGGATAAAATCCAGATACAACTGCGTTTGCAAGTGATGGAATGTTCTCTTTCGGTATTCCTTCATATAAGGAATTTGTTACAATCTCAAACTCACCTTTATATGCATTCCAAATAGGTCCCTTTGTACATAACCATTGACGATATGCATTATCAAAAGAACCTCTCGCACCAGATGAATACAATTCATATGATGGGTCATCTTTTAATTCTTCTTGGGCTAATGCAACAAGTTCGTCCTGAATATGTTTGTAAGTGATAGCATCGTTGTTTTCAATTGCCTCTTTATTCTCAGCAATCAATTGTTTCTTACGAGCTGTAACCTTAGGTAATGGTTTTGCAGTCTTGATACTGATTGATGAACAAATTTGGGTATTAACAGTAAACGCTAACCAGCATAATCGATTCATATACTCGATATACTTTGTTACGCATTCACCAGTCTCATCAAGCATAATTGCAGTTGCAATCATATCATCAATCTTTCCAAGACCTTTCTTTGTGATTTCAAAATTAACATATCCAACCTCTTTCTGAAAATAGGGCTCAATCAGATACTTATTGAATATGAATAGTCCACAGTTTGTGAGCACCTTTTCGCTATTAAAATACTCTCCCTTTTCCAGAGTCATCTCGTCGAATGTATTAAATTTTGATGGGATTATTTTTGGAACCATTTTCCCAGTGTCTGGGTCTTTCACCTGTTTTGTCGTATCTAACTTATCTGCGAATAAATCGTCGAATAATGTCTGAGTTATGTCGTCTGGTTTCAAATCCAAAAACATCTGCTTTTCAGCAGCCGTAATGGTTCGTTTCTGTCTTGCCATTTTTAATCACCACCTTCATGAAGAGGAGTATAGCGCAGGTTATGCGCTATACCACCTGTACACTATACTCATGTCTTTCTCCATATGTAATGGATCATTCGTGAAGTGGCAGCAAGATGCCTGTCTAACCTGTTTATACTCATGGCGACCATCTTCAACCTTTGATAATACGCCTGTACAAAGACCGATTTCATTGAAACGAACTTCATCGATATCATCATAGAGATCGAACCATTCCCTGAAATCGTTTTTCTCAATTGTACATACGCATTCTGCGAATACTTCGATTGGTGTTTCTCTTGTTGATGTATAGTCAGATTCAACAACCGGACTACCATCTACATCATCACCAGCATCTTTCCATAAAGGTTTGATAACCGGATCACTCTCGAATGTCTTACCATAATAAGCGTACTTACCATCGTCTAACTGTCTCATCAGATAGTACTTATCGTACTCTTCCATACCCTCAACAAATGGTTCCTCTACTACACGGAAAGGAATCATATTGTTTAAGGCTCTCTGTTGCTGATAGACATGGGTAATATCCTTTCTGGAATCACCGCATCCACCAATACCAACTGTCCAGAGGCAGATACCATTCTCCCTTGGATATTTGTCGGTTACAGATGGACCAGTTGTTCCGATATTCATGATGTTGTTAAGATACTCTACGTGCAGGTCACAACTTACGTTGAACATTTTCTCAAGAGCATAGATAGATCCACCAAGCAAGATTTCGTTTGGTTCTCTTCTTACTACGTTTTCCCCAAGAATACTAAGACCAGTCTTAGGGTCAACCATTCTCTTTCCACGTATTACAATTGCTTCCCCATGCAAACCGGGTCTGTCTCTCTTAACTCTTCGGTCATAGTGGGTAGCAGAATTATCTCTCAGAATTCGTGTGAATTCATTTACCTTCGTCAAAATAGGCATTTCAACATTCCTCCTTTATATTTGTAATCATTCTGCATTAATAAATTAATTATTTGTGCCTTTTAACTGTCGTGATAGATGATTTTGAAGCGGTCTTCCATACGCATACTGCTGTCTTTGAGAGTGCATGAACACTTTGAATACAGTACGTCTATGTATATTCTGATCATTCGTTCAACTAATGACATCTTATCACCGCTTATACTAATCGCATTATCATATTGAGTCGTTGATGTATCCTTCATGGTAATCTCTGAAGATATAGAGGCTCTCTCTCGTAACAATTCGCTCTTATCACTAAGCTTCATATATCCAGAGCTAAATGATGATATAGCATCGCCATATGTCCAGAGCATATTGTCCTTTAATTTAAGTTTAGCTACCAGATGGATAGCATCCCTCATGCGGTCACCCATTTCTTTATAAGACATGGATTCAGACATTCTAAGAATCTCAAATAACTTGTTTCGAGTCTCAGAAATTTTCATTGCAGTTGACATTGATTGAACCCATTCATGGTAGCCTATATCAGTTTCATGAATTACCATTCTCTCATGGAACCACATACGGTTCATCATCTTCATCATATTATAGTACTTACTGTCAAAGAGATAAACTACTTCCATCTCTTTAATTTCAATCGTATAAGACTTGAACCATCTGAGAAGTTTAATAAGACCATTAACTACTGTAAGGTCTATTGGGTTCAAATACTTTGTATATTTCGTACTTGTAAACCAAGTAGAAAACTTCGTTGCGATGTAATTGATTTTATCAACGCAGGCATCAGAATCCAATGCGTCGATATACTCATACATAGAGTAATCATAAGCCTTTAGCCAATCCATATAAGTCTCTGGTGTTGAACCATCTGGTAGGTTAAATACTTCATTGTGAACATCCGTTACAAGTAATGCTGTATAGAGTTTCTTATATGCATGATATACCTGCTCGGATGTGGTATTCTGCATCACCTCTATCATAAGTCTCGATAATTCCCTTACATTAGAATACATCTCATTGACGTCTGATACAGAATAGAACTGAATATTCTTAATATACTGAATCAGTTTCTGGGAATATATCTTAGGGTTAGAAGTAATCTCTGTCTTAATGGCTTCCAAATCTGCATCAAAGTTAAACCCAAGAACAGCAAGTGCTTTCGATGGAGTTGTTATAAGGTCAGGTATCATATTATTGTACCTGCTCATGATACAAATAAGAACTACTTCCAATTCAAACAGAGATATTGGAGTTGATGTAATAAGAGGAATATCAACTGTAATTAAAGAAGTCTCTTTACTCTTATCACATAGCATCTTTTGTAAATATACATGCTCAAATACAACATCCTGCATATGAAGTGTAATTGAGATATTGGTATACTTGGTTTCAACATAGTTGATTTCATCATCCTGTAACTTTTCAACCAAATCTTCATCTTCAATCCATAATTCATCAGGATTAGTAACTTCCTCATAAGAATGAGCATTCGCATCGGTTTGCTCAACCAATGTAATATCTGTATCGTTCATTGGAACTCCGACGAAGTAATAATCATACGTCTTGGTCTTATCCAATTCATAAGAAGCGTTTCCATCATCATCAAGTATAGTACGATAGATGAATATGGGCTTTGGTTCTGATTCATCATTAATCTGAGCCGTCTTATGCTGTTTCACAAGAAGATACTTTGTCAAGTCGTACTTATCATATTCAAGCAGACTAAGAATGTCATATAATACCTGAGAAGTGCACTTCTTTGATATCAAGATATTCAAGTTTTTGACAAGTGTCTTCTGCTGTTGCAATGTAAACATCTCGATGAACGGAACTCCATAAGCATCAAGAAACATTCTACAAGTCTCCAAGTCATAGAAGTCACGGTCAACCATGACTTCAAACATAGAGTTCACCATCCTCTGAATAGCCATTACCAGAATAAAGAATCCTATATAAGACTCATAGAAATCATATCTTGAACTATAGTGGAAATTGTAAACCTGATTCAAGAAGTATTGTCTTGCTTCTTCATAATACATAGAGAAATCTCTATTGAAACGATTCGCATTATCTGGTCTTGGAACATACAAAAGTTCAAAGTGACCAGCCATTCTTGCCTGAATTACATCAATTCGCTTAAGCCCAAGATACTTGATATATTCCGCATTGTAATTGGAGTCTCCCGCATAAGCCTGATAAACTTCGTCTAAGTAACCATTTGCTTCCATAGAGTTTAATACATATTGAGGTAACTTATGAATTGGAGTCAATGCATCCGTATTGTCATTATCGAAATCTTCATCTTTATCTACATCATATCCAAAAGTTCTAAGTTCTCTTGGGTCGAGATAGACAAATTCAGCATCGACATCCGGAAGACCCATCAACATACGATAGTAGTTATTCGTTTCCTCAAAATTATCAATGATATATCGCCGTCTAAGACTAATGAGTCTTGCTCGTTTTGCCTCAGGAACAAGAAAACTATCTTCCTGTATCTGATGTATCAGAGCTTTATCATAAATACCGACTTGATTCAGTAATGGTTCAGTTAAGGAATCAGGACGAATCATAAGCCATGTATCAGTCTCAAGACAGGCACTAACATATTCATCACCAGCGAGTCTGGATGCTTCAGTTTCGTACTTTTCTGCTTCTCGTGCCGACTTAAAAACAATATTCGGTACGATTGCCTTTAAATAACGCTTGAAGCTATTTATCATTTCCAATTGTAATCACTCCTTTCTGTATAATATGCTTAAATGTATGTTAAAATGGCTTATATTTATTGGGCTTGGAAACAAGGACGTAAGTAAAAAGAAAGGGGTTATTTATTATGATTATACTTGTCGGTCCGACAGGGTCCGGAAAAACATCTACACTTAAAGCACTTTGTGAGATAAATGGAATGGTTCCATTATATACATTTACAACTAGACCACCAAGAGGTGATGATGATTTTGGAACTTATTGCGTATTACCCGAGCAGTTTGAATCAATGCTTGAGCACAATGAGTTCATTTCTCATGCATCTTTTGACGCTACATTCGGTAAAGTATCATATGGAATAAAGAAAATGTCTAATGGGGATAATATAAGAAACGTAGTAGTCGTTGGTACTTATGAATATATGAAAGACCTCTTACAATATGGATATGACAACGACGGTGCTCCGTTCATTGTATATTTCCATATGTCTGATGAAGATATAATTAGTAAATACGAAGAAACAATCGGGAGAGCCGATGCTAGAGCAGATGCAATAGCTAGACTGGAAAGAGATCGCAAAAAGAATAATGAGTTAGAAACCATGGCTCATATGACGATTAAAAATCCCGGTTACAAAGATACTCCAAAAAAAATAGCAAGGGATATAATTACTGCTTATCAGAAATTTACCCAAGGGAAACGGTGGTGTGATTAAATGAAACAAGAAAAGACTATGCCGGGTATTATATTTGACAGAGTTGATGCTCCGCATCCAAGGGTAGATTCAGATAATGCAAACTATTACTTGGAGTTCGATAAGACAGAAGATTACTTTGAGTACTTTGATAATGAGATTGCTTTTATCAAGAACGTAGAGAGATTAGTTAGGAAGCATCAGTTTATCAGAGTTACTTATCCGAGATATCTTAAAGAGATAATTGGATTAAAGGAATGCCAAGTAATGCCCGGAATTAAAGCAGATGACAAAGGAAAAGTATCACTTGAGATGCATCATGGACCTATTCTTACATTGTTTGATACATGTGAGATTGTAACAAATGCATATCGTGCAAGGGGTGCTAAAGATGTCAATACATTCGTTATTGCTAATGAAGTAGTTGAGCAACATAGACTAAATCACGTAAGGGTTATGTTCTTATGTAAGTCAGCTCATCAGAAAGTTCATGATGAAGGGATATTCTTAAATTATCGTCATGGATTTGGAGATACTTTAAAGTTCTTGGAGATTTTCAAAGATGGAGTTGATAAGAACATGAAAATTAAAATCAATGAATATCTCGCATGGAGTATGGAACATGACTCTACGGATAACAATGTATTCCGTATTGCAGATACAATGCGTGAATGGGGTAATAATGACTTTGACGAATTTGACTCAGTTGCATTAGAATAATTTTTGGGAGGGAATAGTATGATAGATACAGTTTGTACCGTTTTACTTATTTTACTGGTGATGATTTTGATTATCACCAATACTTATCAAATCTTTACAGACTACTATAATAGAAAGAGGATGTACGATGTACAAATCGAAATGGCTCAGGCTCAACAGATGATGTCAAAAGATATGTCTTGGGATGATGCAAGAAAGATTTTAAATGACATTATATCGTTTACTGTAAGCAACTATATCATCAATAATGGTATTACGAAGATGAAAGATGATGAATTGTCTATCATGTGGACAATGATGCTTGGTGATATATGCACTACTGTTGAGATGGCAATGTCTGATGAATTAAAACGTCAGATAATGAAGACAGTAACAAGAGAATACTTTAGTCAGTATGTAAAGAATTCTGTACAGATTACAATCGTATATCAACTTGAGACTAATAAGAAGAATACGGTTAATACTAGATTGGAACGTATACAAAATGCGTCAGCTTCTCCAAAGACACCTGAAGGAGAAAATACAAAAAAATAAATCAATGGGCAGTACGTCACACAAACGCGTGATAATCGTACTGTCCATTGCACTTTTCTTATATAATCTTTAAATTCAAATTCAAATAATCTTAATTATAAACTCATACTCTAAAATTCATTTATCGGGAGTTTACCCGCTTGCTAGAATTGGTGGCAGGTGTAAAGGGTTTATCAATCCCTACGATCACTCTGTAGTTCACACCAATAATGCTTTACCGGCGATAGTGCATAACACTAAACATCCGTTTCTACTCAACATCAATATTATTGCAGAGTCACTCCCAATAATACTGGTCAGAAAGGTCCTTCCAACCATAAGAATTCAACTTCAATTGCAATCTTGTCATATCTTTCACGACGTCTATTCTTCCACGCCGAGGGCGACCGTTTACCAAGTGTCCTTTTGTCTAATCTAATTAATGACCATCCTTAGATGCACATTCCTACTTTTATTTGTTTTGGTATCTGTTCTCGGCTTATCGGTTCTATGTGGTCTACATACGTTTAGCACCACCACCCAACGATATCACGTTGTGCATCTTTGGCAGGTGTAAGCATCCCATGCATTGAATAACTTACACTGGTCTTCGATAAGCTATAGTCGGAGCGACTCTTCTACCAGTCCGAACATTTTTTTCCAATTGAGTCCTCTTTTTCTATCTGGTTGTTTTCGATTGCGTACCCTTTCCAACTCCTATGGATGCCATATTCAGCATGGGTACTAAAATGTGATTGAAGTTGTAGCGTATGTCGATAAAATTCATAACCGTTTTGTCGGCTTCTTCAGTTTCGTAGGTCTTCCCCTCAATTTGCAACTTGAATGTGGAATCCCCATTAAATTCCCGATAACACTCGATTGGCAATCGGAAAAATTTGTAGTCATCAATAACTCTAACGATATACTTCGTAGCACCCTCATAATCGAACTTTATAAGATACCTCAGGTACCGTTTGATAATAGGTACAATACCGTCCTGATGATGGTTCTCTAACAGTTCATTTCTGATGCCTTTGAAAGCAATATCGTCATCAAAGCTATTATAATAGACTTCATAAGTTTGGTGTCTGGACTCAAAGTTCGTTCTTAGTTCGTCCTGACCCAATAGAAAATAAATATCATACGCGTGTTTCTCTGCGAATTTAATATAGTTACCAAATTCAGTTTGGTTCACATAATGTTTCAGAAACACCGCATCACGCTTGATGGAAAAAATATCATCAACGTCAATATCATTCGCATTACAGAATATGATTCTGTACTTTGCAAATAGTCGTTCAAGACGTTTTCCAATATCTCTAACACTAGGGTCTTTGGAATATTTTAACTTTCCAACTGCCTCGTTTCGCTCAAACCCTTTTGGAATTTTTGAGAGTCTGTCAATCTCGTTTGGTGGAAGAAGCATCTCTTCCTTTATGATTGAGAATCCTCCATCACTCATATCATACTCAACAATATCCCCGATGTACAAATCCACTGGGTTTGTCCATCGGGGTTTCATTAAGAGATTTTTTGTTTCCTCTGTAATCAATTGCTGTCCCACTCGATCATTCTTCTTACATCGAGTCTCAGCTCATGGAGGATTTTGTCAACCAAGACTTTCTTGGAAGTACCCGGAACAATTCGGATTCCTTTACTACGGCAAACATCTTTGATGTCATCCTCGGACCTCTTCATCAGCAGTTCCTTTACCTTGTCTTCCATATCCTCTGTGAAACGATTAAAGAAGACTGATAAGAAGTCATTTTCCGTTCCGGGGTCTGCTGCCATAGCCGCTGCTGTTTGTTCCTGTAGTACCAACCGTTCTCTGATTTCATCAACATTTCCAATGTTATTTACGATGCAGTCAATGTTTTCTCCGTCGAATTCATCAGAAACACCGAACGGTAAAGATTTCACGATTTTCTCATACTTTGGTTTATCATTATAATAAGTGATTAACCTTTCCAACTCGTCATACATATAACCATGCAACCCGAATTCACTGAGAATGAAATCTCTAATGTAATCCAAGATTCCGGCTACTGCTTCATAAGAAGCCATGACAATCAACACTTTCTCGCCAAGGTTTACCACCATATCTACGACGGCGCATAAGTCAGTGAATGGTTCAACACTCAACAGATGAGAATTGAACATTTCAATGAATCTCTGCTTATCGCCGCCATAACAATACTCCATCGTCTGAGCAGTCGGTCTTAAAGAATCAACAAACTCAATGTTGTCATACTTTGAAGCATAACTGATTCCCGTAGATACTCCAGACATAACTCCCTTTGTCTTAAGCGAGCCAGATAACTCATGACTCGCTATAAGAATGGAATAGTCTGCAAGGTCGTTATACCTTGCAAACTTCATAATAAGATCATCGAAGTTAATAAAGATTAACGACCCTGTTTTCTCTCCAATGTTATTCATCGTCTCCGACATTCAAATTCATCTCCTCTCCAACCTTAATCGGTGTCCCATTTATAAATATCTTTGACTCTTCAGACGTTGATGAGGTTCTATCTTCATAAGCCAACTTGGTATCCTCGGCGGAAGATTCCTCAACCTGATCAACCTCATCATGCTCAGGAATATCCTCTGTAGGAACATTCTTTGGCTCCTGTGTATCAACGTCTTCTTCAACGGTTGGTTTGTTCTCCTGCTTGGTTTCCTGTTCCGGCTTCTTATTCTCTACAGGAGCCACAGGCTTCTCATCCTGAGCAGTTACCGTATACGTTGTCGTCTTCTGAGGCTTACTGGTTACCTGACGATTACGAATCTGGTTCAAATACTCATCTTCCTGACTTCTCTGATCTTCCTGATACTTCTCTTCAGCAGCTTTCTGACTCTGACGTGTCTTCTGAAGTAATGCAGAGAATCCGCTTTCCATATCGAAGTCATCATCTTCCTCATTCATATTTGGTTCGGGTTCTTCCGCTTCCTCACCCAGATGGGCATATAATCTCATCACCGGAGGCTTTCCGTACATATAATTCTCCTGATAATTCTCAGTGTAAACCGGCTCGGGAATATTCTCCTCTTCACTCAGGTTCTCAAACAATACCTTCTTAGCCTCTTCATCCTGTGGGTTCTTTGCGATCTTTACCAAAGCGGCAAATCTTTCTGTTAGTCCATTCATATCTTCTTCTCCTTCCAAACTGTTTAACATTACCTTCATCATCATATCCTCCTTAAGTTTCTGATAACGATAATTGTCTCCGGGATTATCGATGACATATATATTATCCCCAACTAGCTTGTCACCGAACGTCTCGATATCTTTTTGCTTAACTCCCTCAGGGAGTTTAATCGATGATGCCTTTTGTTCTGCTATCATCTTAATATCTACTTCTTTTCCTTGTATCCTTTTTCTTTCGTTATACGTATACCTCGCTTTACATCCGCTTCGGTCAGTACACATTAACACGTCATACGAGGAATCGTAGGTTAATACGCTACCGCATCTACTACAAGTAAACAGATTTTCTGTTGCTCGATGGCAATAAGCGTAATCTAAGATTACTGGTTTTCCATTACGGATTCCCCAGTTGGTCATATTCTTTTTGACATATCCGACATCACCAAGAAGATAATCTTGACATAACGTATCTAACACTTTTCGGATTTCGTATCGATACAGTTCCCACTTTTGAGAGGTATTAATAACCTCTACACATTCGGCAATCAAAATATAACCATTAGTCTCAAAAGACTTAGTGACATACGGTTGAAGTTCAGGACTGAGGCTATACTCTATCAGGTTATCCTGATATCCCTGTTCATCCATTGCAAACTTTACCGCATACCCATCAATCTGGAGTACGATTCGATTCGTGGCACCACCAAGAATCTCAAAATCAATACCCCAAGTATAAAGTAAATTTCCAAGTGTAATCATTTTTTGAGCATTCGACTCTATACGTTTGGTATCACAGATTGCAGCGATATACCGCAACTGCTCATCATTGAACATGATTTTCAATTTGCTCCTGACTGTTATCATGGTTAATCACCTCTCATTAGACTCGTAAGTGCATCGACGAGATTTTCATCATCACAATACATCGGGTCAATTCCTTCTGGAGCATTCATCATATTCCCATACATCATTTGAATATCTCCACCAGTTTCATTACTGTCATTTCGACGACGTTTCTTGTTCGCTTTCTTCTTTCTGCTCATTCTCTCTAATGATGAGCCTACATTCGAATACGCAAGTAAACGTGATTCTGACCATCCATTCGTTCTTGCTAACATACGGATAGTTTGTCTTGATAGATATTCTCTTCTGGTCATAGAACGACCAGTTACCTCATCCTGAACCATCTCATTCATACTTGGCTCAGCCTCTTTGATTTCCTCACCACTTGCAAGGCGAGAGAGTAACCCCGGTTCAGAGAACCCTAAATTCTCTTCATATCTTCTCTTAATATTCTCTGGGGCATTCTTAAACATTTCATGCTTCTTATCTGCATTATCGGTTTTATACCATGACTTAAATACACGATTGAGTTCTTCCAAACTTTCAATCTTGGTGGTCTTTCTATATCCACCACTATACTCTTCATCGAGCATACGCTCAATCGCATTTATTCTTCCTATAGATGTCTCTACATCGGATGATCGTTCAATCTCGACACCCTCAACATCTTCCTGCATTGCTTCCAATACTTTTCGGGTTGTACCCTCTGGTAAAGTTTTAGTCTTCACTGGTATCATTCCAGTAACAAACATTTCATAGTCTGGTGATCGTTTTGACATAGTTGGGATTGGAGGTATCCAATCTCTAATCAATCCCATAGACAATTTTTGCATGAATACATCTTCGCCATATTTCTCTATTAAGGTGTCGATATATGCGTTTCTTATTTTCATTGCGTTGAGATAATCAGTATATGATGTATAGATACGTCTTATTTGTCGAGCCGCTTTAAGCTCTGGAGACGCTTCGTTATCATTATAGTACTGGTCATAAAACTCTAACGATGACTGCATAAAGACTTCTGTATACTTATGAGCACACCTTGTTCTCCTAAGAATTGTCATAGTCTCATCATCAATCTTCGTTAATGTATTCTTTGACAAGACCGTCTTTGTTGACGGCTTGTCGGATGATTCTTTCTCCTGAGAGTTGGTCTCACCAGAGTTTTCATCTTCCTCATCAGTGAGATTATGCTGTTTCTTAAACTTTTCATAGGATTGGTTACTTCCTATGAATACACCGCCTAAATCTTCTAACTCTCTCTCATCATCCATAGAAATCCCTCCTTTCTGCATTCGTATGTTGTCTTAATATATATCTATCTTTCCGAATCTATTTTCCTCTCTAAATATAGAATTGAGGCAGATAATTCCATTGGTATCAAGACGAATGTCATGTTGATATCTTGACTGGAATAATGTCCATCTATCAGAGCTTGTTCTGAAATTCATTCTATGTTCCCGCTTAGAATACCATACCATATGGTTATATTCATAATTAGAGAACGCAGGAATATCCATATCTGGGTTGGTGACTTCTTTAAAAATCAGAATACGCATAGGATGAGCATCAAAACTTATATCATCTATGGTGGTATTATTCGGTATGACATTCCTCATGAACCGATACTGATAATAGAGTAGATCTGATCCTGAGTCCTTGGATGTTTCAAGTGAATATTGTCCAAGGACATACTCAAGAATGTCAAATAACTCTGCAAGTGTCGGTGAATCAGAAATCTGGGTTAATGGGTTACACTCTGAATTTTTACTGAGAACTGGATGTGCGTTAATGAGTGAATGAATAATTGCTGAGTAGATAACGTAATATGGATTACGTGAAGCGTATATCCAATCTTCCTCTTTAATATATCCACCCGGAAGTGAAACAGTTCCCGTCTCATCGTTTTCAAGTAACCATATTCCGTCATGAGTAGGATTGGTCAAAAGTAAATCACACTCGAAACTTACCTTCTCAGGAACCATCATCTGGAACCCTTCGGGATAAGTATGGGCTACCATTTTACCGTTTATAAATAACTCTGGATTTAACAACGGTGTCATTACATCCGTTGCTCTTCCGGGGCTAAACTTTAGTTCAAAATCTTTTCTCTTTAAATAAATATCTCTCATATTTATGCATTACTCTCCTTTCAAGAATTTTAGTTAATTGTCAATAGCATAGTAAATTGGTATAATGGTAAGAAATACCATTATACCAATTCTTGTTTAAGCGAATGATTTAAGCATCGATGGATCTACTCCATCTTCCATGTTAGTCTCTCCGTCTACATCCAAATACACAAACTGCACATAAAGGATCTTGAGTGCTTCTCTTAATTCCTCTGGGTGAGCTTTGAATCTTCTTGACTCCTGTACTTTCTCATCTAAAGCCATGAGTAATTCATCAGGAATCCAATCGTAATATCGTTTTGTAAACTCAACGAATCTACCATATACGCACCATAATGGTACGGGTAACTGGTTGTCGTGTACCAATTGATGGCACGTAACTGAGAGTGGGATTAAACCAACAAGTCCAGAGTAGTGGAGTCTCATAACTTCCTCTGCTACTTTGAGTTCGTCGATATAACCAATCTGATCTTCATGCTTACGCATTACGACATCAACGATAGAAAAAAGAGTGAATGGCGAATGATGAATTTCAATCATGCCCTTCTTTTTTCCACCTTTGAATTCATTCATGAACGTACATTCATTCATATCAACGTACTTATGAAGATAGGTGATTAAGTCCGTATATTCAAGAGAACTTCTGCAATACGATTCGATCTGTTTTGTGAGTTTCACTCTCTGTTTGTCTGTTGTAGTAACAGGGAGTCTCGGTATAATAATTGGTTTATCAATATGAACAGTCTTAACGGACGATTGGTTTAAACTTGTTTCTTTTGGTGGAACTCTCATATTATCACCTCCATAACGATTATTCCATTATGGAGGTGTGCCTTTTAATTCTTGATGTTACATTCGGATATCGTCGAGGAACTTGTCATAGTCATCATAGGTCTGTCTTAATGAGTCCAATATAAGTTCATACCAATCATGATAGGTTTCATCATAAACTCCCATCGATTCCTCGAATCTGTCAATCGGAGAAAGCGTCCTGTAGGTTACCTTTGGCTTTGCATCCGGCTTAGTTGCCTTTGGAACACGGCTCTCAACAATAGGATTTCTCTCCTTTGTCTGTCCGTCAGATTCATACATAAGAAACTCACTGACAAACTCTGTGAACATGTGATATTCCAGATTGTCTTTGGTTCCATCTAAAACCTTTTGTAACTCTGCTAAGTCATCTTTCCATGATGCAATCTCTTCATCAGTCCAAGTTACCGGAATCTTCAATGTATCGAAATAACCTGTCCTGAACAGTTTACGTGTTTCATATATACATGCATGGGTTAATTCATGCTTAATAATCTTCGGATACGTATCGGGATTAATCGTAGAAGAACCTTCGGCAATCAATATGAAATGAATAGTCGCCCAATCTTTGGTTTCTTCATTTACCTCATCATTATCAACATTATTAAAATCAACGCACCAAGAACAGCATACACCATCGACATCATAGTCATCAACCCCGATTAAGTCAACAAGCTCTTTTGGGATTGAATCAACTGACTTGTCTGCGAAATATTCAATCAACATGTCACCACTCTCTGTCTCATAAGAATAGTGTTTAAACGTGTTCGTATCTGCTATAGCAGTTGCAAGATACTTCTTTAATTCAGGGCATAGTTCATATGCTTGAGATTTGGATATAATATCCTCTTTTGCTTCTGCACCACTATAAGTACGTGGACCATCTGTAGCGATCTTCATAAAGAACTCGCTTCTTATCTGGGAGAACCTCTGCTTAATTCCTGTCCTAAGTAAAGTTCTCCAAAGTTTTGGGTAATCCAAAGTTGTCGTGATTTCCATTTCTGGTTATCCTCCTTCTAAAATTTATAAAATAAACCATGGGCAAGAATCTTCTACCCATGGTTTTATAATATCGTAAGAATTATTCTTTTAACTATCCCAATATTTCAAATGAGGATAGGTTGGTGTTTTCTGAAAGTTCAGAGTCCAATACGGTAATCAAGTCCACAGAAAACAGGTTTGTGATAACAAGTGTCCTATCCGCTAAGTTCGGATCTGATTCCATTGTAGCTCTGTAAAAACAGATGTACTTTTTATTTATGTTGATATCATCATTAAGTTCGATATTGACATAGACGATACCATTTTCAACAGTAACTTCGAAGATGTGACCTGCTATAGAAATAGAATCTACTTTATGGTAGTCTGCAAGCTTTGTATCATAACGATAATCATAGAGACTACTATGTAAGATAACAGCCCCATTACCAGTATGAATGTAATTCTCTATAGCTTCCTTTAAAGCTTCGGCAGAAGGAAGTCTAGTTATCGTATGGTTTCTTCTGGCATCTTCTGAACCGCTGTTTTGTACTTCAATCTTGAGACGCATAATCATTGACCCCCTTTCTTCACGTAGTCTAACGCTATAATGCGGACAGGTATCCTCATGCTTTCCTTTGGTACATCGGTACAGATATCATCCTGAGAAGATGAATCTTTGCTCTGGTATAATGCACGAACGATAAATCTACCTCTACCACCGTTCATTTCATCAATATATTCATCGGGAATATCAATGCTTACAAAATAAGCATCATTGTCTGCATCGATGTCAGCGTCGATATAACGTACACCACTGACGCAATTTGTTGGGTCAATAGTCATCACCCTTATTAATTTATTAGCAGGTACTTCTTCCAATGTATATTGTCTAACAAGTTCAGTCTCAAACACCTCAAACTGAGGTCCCGGATATTCTTTCATAAACCTAACATGTTTATCCAGAAGTTCTGCGAACCTTTTAGGTTCTGCAAAACTCGGTCTCCTTACTTCTATTACATATTTCATCAATCAACACCCCATCTTTCTACTAATAAAGTACCAGCGTCGGTATAACTATATCCACATACTTCACTACTGTCTTTATCATATTGACAGAATATGTCCGACGTAATATCCTTATGGTCTGGTGTTATAATATACCATGGTTCCGGACGACAAACAAAATCGATAGCAGTAATCTTTTCAACAGGAATTTTCCCAATGACTCTTCTGCTATCTACATGATAATCACTCGGCACCACTACTCTAGGCATGAATAAACCATCCTTGAGAGAATAGAATCCCTTCCAGTTATCATAATCAACCGAAAGCTCTGCGTGTTGAACGTCATGCGAAGTACTGTAGAAATACTTTATTCTACACTTATTTTTGGTGAGAGTTTCAGGGTCAATACCCATCCTTCTAACATGCATCTGTAGGCTCATAATCCTCACCTGTCTCTCACCTGCTGTGCGGTATTCCTCTATAATGGTTTCTTCCGATATAATCTTATCCATAGCCGCTTTCAATTCTCTGTCAAACGATTCAGGTTCGAATATCGGATCAACGAAAACTCTAAATGTAAAACTCATTTTGCCCATTTATCTTCTCTCCTTATAATATTTTTAATCTATAAACACTGCATCTGCTGGGGAAGAATCTACTCCTGCCCCCTGTATACAAGTAATATGAGATGAATTAGACCTATCTAAATATCTCCAAAAATATACCATATCAAGTAACTCTGATACTGGGGTAGTACGAGGACCCGTCCTGAGCATTTGTTTAATACTTGTATATTTGTACGCAACAAATAACAACGTGGATATGAGGTCTTTACTATCCGTAATAAGATATGGTACAAACGGTGATGCCTGTAACATTGTATGAGTTATAGCACTGAATATCTGAGACGAAACTTTCATCTCTCTAATATACTCATCTGAGAATAATTCTGCATATCTCTCTTTGTATATAACATAACACCTACCATCTTTTGATGTTTTTGTAACAAGATGACATCCAAGAACGTCATGGATATCGGTTGAGTATTCTTCATTTAGAATATGAGATAACAACATGGTACTCTCACATTCTATGGTAATCATTTCGGACATATCATCCATTTGTTTGTATTCACGGAAGTATGAAATCGCAACGTATGGGTTATCTGACCAACCCACAACGCATTTCAATACATCTTCCCAATCAGTTAGAATAACATAAAATTTTCTCAATTATTAATCTCACCTCCTTTATTCATTATCATCATCTCCATAACATCCACCAACGTCAGTGTAAGCCAAAGATCCCGGATAATTGTAGGCATATAAAAGATAATACCATACAAGATATGACGAATCTGTTAAATCAGCACTTGTTAATGTTTCTATTGGTGCTGGAAAATCAGCTTCTTTTGTAAAGTACATTTTTAAGTAATCTGGTAATTTTAAAAACCAGTTCTCTGGGAAATCCATAAAGTCACAACTATTTGTCAGCAAAACATACAATGGGACATAGACATTTGAGAGTTTGTATATAAGTTTATTGATGACTTTCAAATCCTCATTATCTATCAAATAGTCTTCAAATCTCTTAAGAAACTCTTTAGTACCCATTATGAAGTCTAAGAAAACGCAATCCATTAAGTCTCCACTTTCAGAATTAGCAACGTTTGCATCCTCTTCCATTTGCCCAGTTACATAGATAACTATACTGTCAACCGTATTAAGTTGATCCATCCATATAAACTCTAGGCTACAATTAACTTTGTGATTACACTCACGTTGCATATATTCTATATATTCATCATTTGTCAATGGGGGTGATTCCATTATGTCATATTCCATATTTTCCAAATAAATACCCCAAAACTTGATAAACTGATTGAAAATCCATCTATTGTTAGAATACGCATATTGTAATGAGTCACATAGACTGCTATACGAATCTTCTAACCGCCCATAATCATTAATGCATAAAGTATAGAAAACATACTTTTTACTTGCATTTTCTCCAACCCAAGGGATATTACTTGTGTTCATAACTGTCACCACCACCTTCCCAGATATCCCAAAAATTAAAGCATTACTCGTCTTCTTGCAAAGTATCTGCTATTGAACTAATCTGCTCAATAGATGCTCTAGCTGATACGCTAATCTTGTTATCCAGTGTCTTGATAGAGTCCTCATCGAAGTCTCTTAGAATCTTTGGAATATCCAAAAATTCCCCTATTGCCCGAGTCGTTTCTGCATGTTTCAGATCATAGATTAAATTATTGAGTGCATTCATACCTCGCTTGAAGAGAATTTTGTCCTCTTCAGACTGCGGTACTAATGCAGGTAATGCAACCATTACATCGTTTAATCTATCAACTGTAACATCCCTAAACTTCTCTACTACTTTTGCTTCATCTTTATTAGTCATAAAAATAATCTCCTTTCTAGTCTTTCTCATAATGTAATATATATTCCAAAATATCATGGGTGGATACAAAAAATAAAGAGGTAACGTATTTTGTTATACGTTACCTCTTTATCCAATCACCAGTCATCATCTATATCGCTCTCATCAAATGGTGACCCACATACGTTACAATCTGTCTCATAATCATATGGTTCGATAAGTTCATCCATTGTGTACATTCACCTCCTCTCTTTCGTATGTAATCATACGAATTAGTATGGAGGGATGTCTCCGCAAACGGAACACGACAAGATGAATAAAGCCACCAAGACGAGCATCAGAAGATTTTGTTTCCGTCTATATATGACCAGATCATGGAAGTATTGCTTATCCGTACCTATATACTCCTCTCTCGGATAGCATAATTCCGCAAATTCCATCAGGTTCTGTTTCCGTTTCCTATGGACTCTTCTTGCGAGTTTATACACTCGCTTGTTTTTCTCCTTACTAATGAAATAGATCATCAGTAGGGATGCTTCTGTTAATGTAAGCATTTGTTCAACACCTCTTTCTTCTAGTTAGGTAATTTGAGAGGAACTATGATGTAGCTTAAGGTGTCCCTCTATCCTTTGGTTACAGAGGTTTAATATCGTTATAAAACCACTTGCATCATGATTTTCTAACGTCTTGCAAATATAGACTCATATGGCGATTGATTGTCATAAAGAATCTGTTGAGTCTTTGGTTTTATGATCTCAATCGGAAATTGTTTGAAGTATTTCTCATTCATCTCATTAAGGGTTGCATCGTCATACTTGTCAATTAAACAACTCTTAATCTTATGAAGCTCAACTGGTTCAATATCCTTTAGTTGATACTCCAAATTTGTACAATGATAATTCCGAACAAATATCTCTCTATAATCATTCTGAATTATAGACTCAAACATTTCAACGTCCTTTGTGTTCTCCGATATAAGACCTTTAGTGATTGCGCTGTTAATCAACTTTAGTATAGTAGCAATACCAACTCCAGTTAATTTCGGAATACTTCTATCAGAGTCGCCCATAACTGCATTGATAAACTCAATGAACCCAGTTGGTGCTGATAATACAGAAGATACTCCGCATTTATTCTTTAATACATCGATTACATTCTTATCCGTAACAAGAATTGGTGTTTTCTTTCTAATAGATGGAGATATAATCTTAAACCCATAATTTACATAGGAGTATTCATATTGACTTGATGTAACTAAGATATTCATGGTCTTTACGCCATCTTCTGAATATACTTCTCTATCTAACAGTAAAGGTATTACAGAAGATTCAATACCAAGTGGGTTTATTAGGTATACTTCATTTACATACTGAATACAAGTCTCAATAAACTTCTGAGCCTCTTCAAGACATTCCAACAAACTTGATATCTCCATATTCCTCTGATATCTCTCATTATGAGTTGTACGATATGTCGGGATGTATAGTCTATTCTTATAATCCTCTGGGATGGGATAATTCCAATACAAAATTATCCTAGAGTCAATATTCTGCTTTGTTAGCCATAACCGATAATGCTGGGCTAAGTTAATGATGTTACTTACAAGGCTTAATGAGAACTTCTTCATATAGTCTCCGTGTTCATCAACACTTGCAGCCGCCTGTAAGAAATTATTTGTTCTTGGAGTCATGATAATACGAAATACATTCTCCAGATTTATATAAACGATTGCTCTCGTAATACTCTTATCTACAAAATTCCATTTATCTAATGTATCGAACTTGATTTTATGCATATTGAAAATGGGATCTATAAAATCCATAAACGTCACCCCTTCTTTTTCTTATTCTCCCGTCTCAGTTTCTTAGATGATACAAAAAGAATATTCTTTGCCTTTATGACACTTAGTCTTTCAGGATTATCTATATTATAACGAATATCTTCCAGTATCTCATACTGCGGTAATTTTCTCATTCTTTACGCTCCTTTGACAAAAAAGAGACAAGGCACGTTGACCGTACCTTGCCTCCTCTTATTATCGGTAGCGACTATTTGCTTACTAGTATTAATAGCTTCTGCCGCCGCCGTTATTGTTTCCACCGCCGTTACCGTTGTTAACTCTACGGAACAGATCCTGCTCGATGCGGGCATAGTTGATGCCTGAAGACTTGCCCTTCTTGCTTCCGTTCCCTGCGATGTATTTCATGTAGAGCATTGTATAGTTGCTGGTGTTGGCAATCGGAGTCATCTGGAGAATGATGTAATCATACTGATCGTTCGGCATAATACCGAGAATCAAGCACATCACTGAACTGAAATCCAGCTCCAAGGATGCTACGTTTGTTCCCTGAACTGCTCTCAGGTTCATCATCGGCTTTCCGTTGTCTGCATTTACTCTGCATAATGGCTTCATAACAGATTCGAATTCCTTGGAAGTTCCAAAGATTCCTGCTCCACCACTACCAGAACCGGCAGTCTGCAACAGAGAGATTCTTCCTTCATTGGTCTTGTTGGCTCCGCCCTTACCACGATAATATACATTACCACCGGCTCCACCTACGGCGAAATAAGCTGTCACGGTTACGTCGGACACACCCGTTGAGTTACGAGCGAGCTTCGGTGTAATGATAATCTTATCCATCTCAGGAATACCATAGGTTGTTCTGAACTCGTCGAGCAGCTTCTCTGCCAAGCCCTGTGTTGTGTCATTGAATACTTTGCCTATTTCCGGTGTTTCGATTGCCGGAGCCAATCCTGCAATTAAGTCGGCTCCATATTTGTTGTTGTTTGACATGATCATGTCCTCCTTTAAAAGATTATTGTGTTTAATACTAATTGAGATGACTAGTATTCTCAATCAGCAGTTTAATATATAAACAAAATGCAGATTGACGAACAAGAGTCTGCATATTGTATATACAGAGAGTACCGAATTATTCTACTGTATCCATAAGTTTATTTATTAACGAGTTGTAGAGATAATTCATTTGTGTAGATACCATTTCTTCCCACTCTCTATTGGGTGGGCAATATACGGGACCGATGTCCCAAACTGAGAGTAAATCTTTTTCCACATAAACCCTATTGAGCATACCACCCCACCAAAGGGTGTTATCACCTAAATCTGCCCAACTTTTGTTGCTGATTTCTATGCCGTAGTAGTTATGCCTACTACTAGCTCTAACAGACGTTCCTGATCCTGATTCAATTGTGGATACGGACATTGCAAATATGGCATTAATTCCGTATGTCTGCTCAAGATTCATTAGTGTTTGTTCGTATCCTTCCCACCAAGTTCCCTCAGTGAGCAATTTGTAATCCTCTATATCATTTAATCCCGTGACTCTGGAAATATCGCTTGTATCGCAGACAATTGAGTTAATATAGTCAATCCTTTCTTGTCTTGCAATCTCAAGTTGGCGAAGTCTCTCCTGCTCCTCTTCCTCTGCTATTTGTGAAGCGATTTCTTCTTCCAGAGTCAATTGTATTCGAGCCTGCTCAGCAATTTCCTGTTGTACAATAGCATCTTCTTCTACGTTAGGGATAGTAGTAGAAACAACTACTGCTGTTGATGAATTTTGGTTTGCTGAATAGGTGAGTGTTTTGTGGGTTGAATTTATTAATGGTTTAATAGACATCGTATAAGATGTCGGGTTTAATGACGATGCAAAAATAATCGACGCTAAAAGTATCAATATTGCCAAATGATCAGTTTTGACACATGGTCGTTGTCGTTGTATTGACGCTATATAGGTTCGCATTGATAGTTACCTCCTTAAATGTATGGGATTCCTTTTAATCCCCGTTAGTTTAGTTTCTGTAGTCTGGACGATAATACTATCCAAACATTCTCTAGTACATTCCTTCCTTTCATTTTTATAGTAGTTCCAGTAATTTGTTAATCGCGTATTAAATATTAAAATCCCTCCTGCTGTGCGTATGTATTTAACAAAGGTTGAGAGGGAACCGATATACTTTTTAAGTATCAGCTCCCTTCTCACGACCAACTTCTTAATATAGCAATTAAGATCGTTTTGTCTTTAACATATCAGTCACATAGGACTGTGCGGACTGTTCATACTTCGATATCCCACCCGGGACGCTTTTAAGCAACCCTGAATAAGTGGTCACATCTCGTTCGATACACTCCTTTATGGTTTGTAACCCATCATTTGGTACTCCCGTATCCATGACGACAGACTCAATGACCGACATAAGTGCTTTCTCTCTAGCGATACTATTTGCCGCACTTTCCAAGTTTCCGTTTAACAATCCCTGATTCAACTCATTGTGAATTGTTTCTGCACACTGGGTAATTACTCCGGTCTCCTGTTTTTTAAGGCTAATACTTTCAGATACCTGCCCCTTGTCCTGCATAATAGTTGGGGAGCTTAAAGCACCCAAAGTGCCCTTAACATTCTCCATTGTACCAGTGCGTTGGCTGTATGCCGTAACTTCACTAAAAATCTCATCAAGGTCAAACAAAAGTTCGTTTAGTGCGTCATCTAGTGATTCGTCAGAAAGACTAAAGCTATCCATCGGTTTCTTGTCTATATCCGGATTAGAAATACTTTCTGAAGTTGAGCTTACGAATTCGACGTATTCATCCACCAAATTTGAAATACGAAGAATCTCAGTCTGACTATTAAAGACGGATGAACCATCGCGGTCAAGTGAGTTTACCAACATTGATAATTGGTCTCTCAATTTCTCAACCGTCGTTACTGTAGTTTGGGTATCATTACCCCGTTCAATCATAATATATCTCAAAAGCATCGAGCGTATCATCATCTGCGAAAAGACGATACTCGATACCGGACCTGATTGTCCTATGATTTCATTTAAACATTTATCAACTGAGCAAAGTACGTATATTGCCGTTTCCGTATCCATCTCAAAAAGATTACAGATGAACTGAGAAGTTGCGGTTAATACCTTGAAATTAGCTAAATTTGCAAGGTAGCATTTCGGATGATAAAACCGTCTCGAATCAAGTTCTTCTCTCGGTCCAATTAGTTCAACCATCTCAGATGGTGTATTGGGAAACCAATCCACCAGATCGACAATCAAACCACGAACGTTGAGTTTTACTTTCTCCAAATTCGGAATGAAATCATCTAACGACAACATTGGGTTTTTAGCGACATCACTTCCTTCGGTTGAAGGGGAGTCTTTCCCCCAGCGACGGTTTATATCACTACACGCTGTTGCTATCGTGTGACTTCTATCATCGATTAGACTTTGTAACTCATTAGAGTCCAATAATCCATACCGCTCCATTGTACTCAGTATCTTCATCTCATCGAGTTGGGATACATCCTTATCAACTTCGCTCATATTAATTTGTATGTTGGCATCCGATTTAGAATTTATGGTCACATAGTCAGATAAAGATTCTGCAAGAACCATCAGAAACGCTAACAGAACACTTGGTTCAACCAATTCCTTAAGTTCATTGACCATACTCTTAAGTTGGGTAATGCATTCATCCAAATCATCATTACCGTAATTAAGTTTATCTATAATGGATGTTTTAATAGAAGATAGAACGACTTTTAATACATCGTTGTCTTCATTATCAAAATTCACATTTTTTGTGAATAAATCCCATATAGAGCTAATCTTACCAGAAGTTGATAAGATATCTGACTCTAATAGGAGCTCTTTTGTTGCTTCACTGTTTAATGACGACATTCTCAAATCCTCCTTCCTCTAATTTCTCTGCGACCAGTTTGTCTACAATCTTTGGATCATAGTTTTTTAGTATACCGGTCTTAATAAAGATAAAGTTCTTGTTCTTTGCAAAATAGTATGGTGAAATCATATACGGCTGTCTATCAAGAAGTTTATCGTTACCAGCGGAAATTACTGATGCAATAAACTCTGAGCAGAAATACTTATCCTCTCTGGAAGAACCTCTACCAAAGATAAAGTTTGTAAGCCCAAGTACGTTATACTTTAACTTATTTCTCTTACCAAGTAATTCATCTACAAAGTTTCTCATAGAATCATACTCAGACGCAGTAGCCATATACATGTAGAGAGAATACCTAATATGAGCTGAGTTCTTCTTATAGATATCCTTTCTGATATTCTCATCAACCATCCCATCACCATTAAACGAAACCATATTCTCTAAGTCTGTATCAAATGACAAACTTGAATGAGCATATGGATCATGGGTGAACGCTTTAATCAGTTTTGCAACATTGGTTCCAGTGTAAGATAAGAAGATAAAAACAGGATAATATCTACCACCATCCTTAGATGCTTCTATATAAGTAGATTCTTCTACAGGAGTATCCTTATTGAGTGTCATAAATAACATTGCTGGAGTTTCTTTGTAAACTTTAAATCCTCTCTCCTTGTAAACCTTCTGAGCAATCTTATTGGATTTTGCTACAGAAAGATATCTTGCATCGAAATCGTTTACTGCAATCAAAAGCATCTGATGAGATAAACCATATCCTCTATAATTAGGATTGATTTCAAATGCTTGTATCCAAGAAGTACCATCATCTTTATGCTCGACGTTTAAGTATCCGACAACTTCTCCATGGTATGTCCAGATATATCCAGAAGTTCCTTCAATCTTTACATGACATAATCCTGAACTCTGGTCTTTGTATTTCTTAATAGCTTCAGGAGTCAAATACTCTCTTCTGAAAGAACTAAGATTTCTATGACCAAGACTCTTGTAATCTGGTTTCAATTCTGAAGTAACGCTGGTTTCTAATAAAGCAGATTCTGTAACCTGTCCTCGAAACCAATTTAGATGTTTCTCATGATCCAGATAATACTTTAAGATATTGGTATCTCCAGTTCTTAATGCATCCTTGAGGGAATCCCTCTTAAATCGTCGAAACATGGAAGTTGCAACTGAAGTTCCTTTAATTATAATAGGAAACTTTTCGATATCAGGGTAATCATGAAGATGACCCGGAATCTGAACTCCTTCTACTATAAATAGGAGATTGGGATTTTTATTTGCATATCTAACGATTTCCTCAAATACATCAATCACGAGATTATGGAAATTATCTCCATTTAACGTATTAGAGGTTTTCAGTCTTGGACCAAACTTTTTACTAATATCCTGCCATAATCCATAGTTTGGAGTCTCTGGAGAATTTGCCATATGCTCTGGCTGGCTAATCCAATCAAGTTGGAATACTTCAGCTTTGTAATCATAAGCAAGTTCATATCCAGTTGAAGTCTTACCAGAACCACTAAGCCCTGTAATAAGAAGTATATTTTTTCCAGCTTCGTGTTTCCATTCTTCCATATTGCATTGAATGTCACCCTTACTGATTAAGTATGCTTCAAGAGATGGTTCAATTATTCCCGCACTTTCATCTACAGGTAAAAACATCTGGGTCCCACCATCTTTGGTCTTTACAGGGTCTTTAAAACCGAGACTCTTTGCAAGAGCTTCTGATTTATCATTTCCTTTATCAAATCCATACTCAATTCTCTTTGCCCAAGAGGGTTTCTTAGACTTCATAAATCTCTTAATGAGAATTGTTGCATATCCACTTCTGCGGTATTCATCACCAGCTCGTGTTGCAACTACAATATGAGCCGTATCTCTCATCTGAGGGTGACGATATACCTCAATAAATGCAACAGGTATACCTGATACAACCATTACTTCACGATAGAATACGGTGTTCTTCCAGTAATTTTCATAAGGTGGATTAGAACGACCGATATATTCCCTTTCTTTATCGCTTAACGTCATTACAATATCAAGCATCTGGTTAGGGTCAGTTGTGTAATCATACACTCCATTTGTCGGTTTGTGAGTAATCGCTTCAGTGAGTATTGCACCCATAACAGGGTAATCATCAACCCCATAAGATTCTTTAACTGGTTTCTGATCTGGCGCAGTTGCATCCATATACTCCAGAAATCTATTGACTTCTTTTAGAGCCTTCTTAGCCTCATATTTCATTCGTTCATCATTCTCATTAGAACCGTTTATAGTTCCTTTAAGAATGATCTGAACATTCTGAAGTTCCATATGAATACTCATCCATTCAACATCAGTCAATCTCTGGTGAAATAGTTTCTTCCTATAATAAAGAAGTAATGTATCATAATTAATCATCGGGTCATTAAGGAGTTGGTTTCTCTTTACGAGATTAACTTTCCCATTAATCTTCCCAATAATTCCTTCAGAACCTTCCTGTATAGTTACAAATTCAGGGTCAAGGTCATCTAATTCAACCTCTTCCTGATAGTCCCATTCGAAATAGTATTTAGGGTCTTTGGAATCCCAGAATCCCTCTACCCAAACTGTAATCTTTCCAAGTAGAACTGTCGTATAGTTACGACCCATAGCGTATACAAAAAAATGATAGTCTGCATTAGGTTTTTCAACCTTATGCTCGTATTCAAGACCCGGAACAATTTGATTTAGCATAAGTTTAATCTCATCATCCAATGTCTTAGAAAATTGCTCTTCATCTACTCCACCCTTTACTTCATACTCATCAATATGATAAGAACCAAAGTAAGTAGACCAATCCACATCAGTTGGTGCATAAGAATCCATTGTAGGTTCTAATTTCTTTTCCCACTTTGGTAAAGGACAAACATCCTGTTCCTTTAATCTGGATAACAAAGCAAAGAACTCAGCATAATCCTTGTTACAGATTTTGATATAGTTGACCTGATCCTTTATGGATTCCATCACTTCATCTTTTGCTTTTTCCTTTACTTTATCAACTGCCTGAATCTTTGGATGCATATTGGGATTATCTCCCCCATCTTTAAGCTCAACTTCCAGATTTAATGAACTGATATACACATCTGGTATATAGAAGTGCTTTTGTCCCTCATATTCATAATAATAAACATGGGGAGAGGGGGCAATAATATCCGCTCCACTCCAGAAGAGAAACGTATCAATCATTTCTAAGAAATCACGACCATAGCTACTATCGTACATAGCTCTGTATTTCTTACCAGTATCTTCATCTTCGAAGATATAAGTGCCGCTGGTCTTTCTTCCATAAATCATCTTTGCCTGCTGTTCAGGATCATTTATGGAATAAATCTTTCCATGTTTTCCTATATAGTTTTTGCTCGCACGTTCTCTCGCTTTTCGTTTACACTCTTCACTACCACACATACGGTTATACTTACCAGTAGTCTCATTCCAACTGGTTGGAGTTTTACACTCAACACATCGACCTTCTGTCTTACCAGTCCGCAGATAGTTTTCGTATCGTGCAGGAGTCCAACCCTCGGGGATAGATGATGCATGAGCTTTCTCAATATGATCAATGAGTGACTTCTTTGATACAAATTTCTTCTCACAAAGAAGACACTTTACTTGTCGTGGTCTTTGAGTTGACATATCTATCATCTCCTTCCTAAATTTTATGCTTATAAAATCCCTAATTTATTGGGATTTAAGGCTTATTTTCTTGTGGAATACGGCTGAAATTAAGAATTGTGCAGGTTACATATAAATAAAGAAACGGGGTGTTAAAATGTTAAAAAGAGAGATTGATTTTACAACGGATAAGTATAATGATCCAGTGTATTTATCAAAGCGTGACTCTGTTGCGCAACTCGTAGAAAACGCACTATTTATGAAGAAGGGCAACCTATTAAGCCACCCCGACCGATATGTCGATATTGAAAGATATCTCAACAAACCAGTTGATTCTATTGATGAGCTAAGGATATTAGCTGATTTGAAAGCAACAATTGGTGAAGATTTGGTTGGGAATGACATAAAGTCTCTCACATTCAATGTCATTACTACAGACGTTAATGGAGTTGACATGGAGGTTGCGCTAATAGTAGTCAGTTTATCAATTGATAATACTGACGATTTGATGGCTATTGCTTTACAGCGAGAAAAGGACAACGTCGTCCGCTATCAATACAGTTTTATTAACGAAGACGTTCCGGTATAATTTTTTAGGAAGGAGGATTCTAACACATGGCAACGCATAAAGAGGGAAACCTCGACATGAATGCATTATTGAAAGCTTCAAGAGAACAGCATAGTGAACGCCAGAACAAACCAGTTCAGACAAGGAAACCACCCGGACCTGCGGCGGAACCTGTAAAGGTTATCAATAGCAGTGCCGATGTTGCAAATGCACAGCATGGTGAATATGTTCAAACTGCGGATGGTTATGGTGCAATCGTTGTTGATCATGAAGAGCAGATTAAGAAGATGCAGGAAAACGACAAGACAGGAAAGACACTTCTTGCATTGGTAGATTCTTCTACCCTAATATCAGATGCAAATGATTACGTACCTGATTACGGAGAAGAGGCACCAGAAGGATACAATCCGGGTGAACAATGGATAACCGAAAATCCTTATGACCCAAAGGCGAGAACTTTGGTCGATATAAAAAAGGGGTTTTCGGAATTAACCTTTGGTATAAACGGTTTAGTAGATGCAAACTCAGACGAAGGACGTTCTGTAAACGAAGCTATGGAAAAACTTCGTTCTGGGGAAATTGTATTACCTACACCAGAGGAATATGAACAACAGAAAGCTGAAGCCGCTGAGAGGCGAAAACAAAGACAAGAACGTTTAGCTAATCAGAACAAAGAAGAGGCTGAAAAGAAAAAAGAGGAATCAAAACCATCGAATGTTTCAATAGAACCAACTATAGAGGAACCTAAGATGGCTGAGATGCCTGAACATGCAATTATGAAGAAAGGGGCTATAGAGCAAATGAGTGAAATTGTTACAATGAATCCGACTACTGGTAACCAGAGACAGGGAACTCCTGTATCAGTTGCAGTACAGGAAGAGAAGAAAACGGAAGAGCGAGTTGCAGTAAAACCCGTTCAAACTCCCGAGGCTACAAATGTTGTAGAGAGTAATGTTCCAACTAAACCTACTCCTAATGAAGAACCTCAGGGATTATTAATCGATACTCCTGAGCCTGAAAATAAGGCTACAGGACCTCTTAATTTGGGTGCTTTAGAGGATGAGATGGAAGAGGCTAATGCATCCGCTGGTGAACAGAAAAAAGAAGAGGAAAAGAAAGATCCGAATACACCGGAAGTATTAATCAATGTACCTGAAGGTGGTGCATCTGATGTAATTCAGGCATTACCACTCAGTACCTACGATAAAATCGTTAGGTCTAAGAGTATTCAGGTAAACGAGATTGAAAAGAAAGATGTTCCGGTTGCAACCAGACGTATTACAAATATCGCTGATTACCGTGCACTTGCAAACAGACGTAAAGCATCTAAGGATGTGGAGATTACGGAGAGAGTGCTGGTAAATTCAGGTCTTATAATTACATTAAAATCCGCAACATCTCTTGAGATGGCAACCATCTTTAAGTCAGTTGCAGATTCTGAGACCGATTGGTCTAAGATGTATTCATTCGTATATGAACATCATACAGGCACATCTATCGGAAAGCTCAGCTACAATGACTTCGTTCAGAAGATCAGCCCAAGTGACATTGAGACATGTCTTGATGGTATCTATGAAATCTCTGAGACGGATGAAAGAAAGGTACAGCTTAACTGCGGTATCGGTGATGGTGGATGCGGTGCTCCATACGAAGTAACCATTAAACCGGCTACATTACCTTGTGTTGACAGACTTCCTGAGGCATCTAAAAACAGAGTTAAGGAAATCGTCAGTGTAAGAAACAACATCGAAGAAGCCAGAAAGGTTCAGGAGAGTTCTCCTACTATGATGGCGAAGTATGTTCAGTTTGGTGACAGAACACTTTGTGTTCGTTCAACCACTGGTCATATGATTATTGAGAGAAATGATCAGCTCGAAAACATTACAGTTAACTACAATGCACTTATTGCATTGCTCGTTCTTTACGTTGAAAGTATCAAGATTTCTTACAGTGTAAGAGAAGATGCTGCACCGGAAGTTATTGAGATTGATGCGGTTGATTTGATTTGTGAAGAGTTAAAGACTTTAAACGATGTCGAGTTGGAAGAGTTAAAGCAGATTATTGCTGAAGGACTTAACGATTATGAACCGGTTAAATACTCTCTTAAGGGTACATTCAGATGCCCGAACTGTGGAAACACTAAGACCGAAGTTGATTGCAACATCTCTGACCTGATTTTTCAAAAAGTCCAGCGGATGTTGGAGTAAATCTTGTCAATCACGACAGAGATTGGTTGTATCTGACAAAGGACCTTGGTATCTCACTTCCGCTGTGGGAATACGATTCTCTATCGAGAAAACGTATATCACGACTTATGGAAATACAAGAAAAGCGGCTTGAAGTTGAACGTGAAGCGAAAGAACAACAAATGAAAGAGGCTGAGCGTAGAGCAAAGAGTGCCGCTAGATCAAATGGACGAGGGGCTCAAAGAATACCCCTAAATTAAAAAGATAATGGAAAGACCTCTGGGTTTAATTTTTATACCTAGTGGTCTTTCTTAACCAAAAGATATGAAAATTGGAGGAAACGAGTAAAATGATTAAATTAAATGACAGATTGCAGTTTATTGATCAGTGTGTCGCCGGTGAAAAGACTCGTTTTCAGAAACTCCTATCCATAGCAGTATTCGATGGCTTTAGTAGAAGCTACGAAATATATCGGGATTATATCCGTCAGAAGAATAACATTGATGACATCAGTTGTGATGTCGACGAAGAAATTTTAACACTGCATCTTGTATCTGGTGCACCTATGGATGATTTATTATCAGAGAATTTTCCGAAGAGAGGAGTAACCCCTGTGATAACCGACAGAGGGGTTGATTTAAACATCAAATTAATAGACAATGTGCTATGAAAGGAGATGTTATCATCCAATGAAAATATGGTTATTACCACAAGAAGAGTTTCAGTCACTGAATAACCTAAAGGAAGTAACAAATCCAGTACCTTTCGAGAAAGGAATGGTTCCGACTTCTGATGGTCTGTTTTCAACAGAGATATTCGGTATGAACACGTACGACAGAAAGCACAATTGGGCGTATATTGATTTAAAAAATCACTATCTCACTCCGAAAGTCTACGTTACTCTCAAAGCATTAAACCGTAACTTTGAAGCTGTAATATACGGCACGAAGAAGTTTCGTATTGAGAATGGCGTACTCGTTTTGGATGAAGAAAATGGTGGTACAGGAATTGAATGGTTATACAAGAATTGGGATAAGATAAACTTCCAGAAGAATGACAGTAACAAAAGAAATTCCAGAATTGATATGCTCAACAATTACAAGAGAGACGAAATCTTTATTACGAAATTTGGAGTTAATCCAGCGTTTTATAGAGACGTCAATCTTCAGGGTAATTCTAGCGGAAGACCAAAGATTCCAGAAATCAACGACATGTATGCGGCAATTATTCGTAATGTAAAGATGATTGAAGACGCAACAAGTTTTGATATCTTGATTAATTCCGTTATAGGAAAAACCCAATCTACATTAAACGAAATATATGACCTAATGAAAGAAAAGATTAATGGAAAGAATGGATATCTTAGACGTTCAATCCTTGGCAAATCTATCGATTATTGCGGTCGTATTGTTATTACAGCAACTCCGTATGATAATGAATCAGTGGAAGATCAGCATATCAACTTCTACTATACTGGAGTTCCATTATCCCATTGCTGTGCTCAGCTTACACCTTTCATCATTTGGTGGTTAAAGGGATATTTCAGGGCAAACGTATTTGCTCATAAAGATCAGTTTCCTGTTCTTGATGATAAACTCAATAAAGTCTATGTTCATTTGGATAACCCTGAGATTGTTTTCAATGAGGATTATCTGGATAGATGTCTTACAAGATGGATTAATAACCCCTCTAGTAGATTTGACTTGATTGAGCTACCTATTAAAGAAGAGGACAAAAAGAAATACAATATCAGAAAGCCACGGTATCTGACGCTTGTTGGTAATAGTTACCAAACAACAACTATGGCTAGAAGAGCATATTCCACAAAAAGTATTGAGGGAGTGCGTTATATAGAACGTCCCATGACATGGACTGACTTACTTTATATGGCGGCGTCTGACGTATCAGAAGACAAACATGTTGAGATAACTCGTTATCCGATGTTGGACTACCTTGGAACATTCATCTCTAGGGTATACGTTATTTCAACAAGAACAACTACACCAATGATTATCAATGATAAGTTATACGAGACATATCCAGTAATTGATGTTAATTGTGCAAAGGGACGTATTGAAGCTCAATTCATCGATTCTTATAAAATTTGCCCTCTTTATCTTCCGGGTTTGGATGGTGACCACGATGGTGACCAGATTACCTCTAAGATTATATTTACAAAAGAGGCAAACGAAGAGGCAGAACGTATCATGACAAGTAAGTCTAATATTCTTACAATCGATGGAGCAAGTATTCGTTCTATTGGTAATGAGGGTATTCAGACTCTCTATACAATGACAAAGTTTCACTGAAAAAGATTTGATAAGTGGCTAAGTTTCTTAGTCACTTATCATTTTGATCGTTACACCTAGTTAAAGCTTATATAATTAAGGAGGGAAATATTTAATATGAAGAAAGAAGAGCGTAACATTCAATCTACGAGAGATTGGATTGTTGCAAAAGCTATTTTAGACAGGAAGTTCAATATTCCTGAAGCATTATACGCTGAGATAAATGATGAAGTTATGATACTTATTATGGAAACCCCTGTATCAGAAAGAAAATGGTTCCATAATGAGTTTATCCATAATGAGCATTTCAGGGAATTTGCCAAATACGTACGTGAAAATGTAAGACGTAAGAAAGATGGGGTATATAAGTTTTTAACTGGTACGGGATTTGTTCATCAGAGAGAAATACTACAACTCATATTCTTCCGTCAGTCTGATTGGGCTTTATACGTAAAGTCTATGAGAAGAGAATACATGGCAATGTACGTGAATGCTGAAATGATTAGAATTTTGGAGTTCTTATTATGTGAAGAGGACTTTAAATTCCAGATTATGAGCATCTATAACACTCTGAAATGGTATACCTCAAAACAAGAGGTAATCCGTCAATTAAGGGAAGATGCATATAACAAAGACTATCGTGTCAATGTTGATAATGCAGTGGAATTTGCATATATGGTCAATTGTAATGAATCATATGCAGATTCAATGTTCTGTATTGACAATGGTATTCCTGTTTTATATAAGGATTACGATATATCATTGTTACATATGTATCTGGAAACTGTTCTTGAATGCGGTTATCGTGGATTATTGGATTCAGTATTGTTAAACCTCGGGTCTTTACCAGTTGAAGATAATTCCGAGAAGACTAAGCTGTCAAATTTTCTATGGGAGATTGGTGATAGTCTTAATCAGAATAACATGATTTACTATTGTATCTTTACAAAAGAGAAGTTCAATACTGCAACAATGATGGATATTATGACAGATGATAACCTGCGTTATAATGAATACGGTTGGAGAATGAACGCTCCCGGTTATATCAAGAATTTTAAAGATATAGTCCTTATGCATGGGCAGAATAAAGCAGGATATTCTATCGAGTTACAGGTATTATTCCTACAGCATAGTGGTGATGTGACATCTATGTTTGATGATAACGGTAAACTATTGGATGAGGCTAGTATTATCAAGATGGCAGACCAGTTACCAAGGTTGATGCAGTTATTATCAACCAACAGTCTTAGATTTTTACTCACAAACTCACCAGAGTTTGTTAAGAACATAATGACTTCTGCTTCATTATCAATGGCTAGTTATATCGCTATTGCTAGAGCATTATTACCAATTCCAATTGACGAGGAATTATGGAAAGTTCTAAATGAGTATGAGTCAACTGGATTAATGGAAGTCACTGGTGGACAAATGGACTATCGTGTATTTCTCGTTACGCATATCGTATCAGAGATTTCAACTGATGTGTTATTCAACAATGTACCAGAAGCAATGGTTTATATTGAACCTAGTGTTCTTTATATTACAAGAAATATGTCAGATGAAACAATGTTATACGCACCAGTTCATAGATTGGTTCCATATTTAAGAGCTTATCTTGAAAGGAATGATTACAAGAGACTTAATCTCTTTTGTAATGGGGAGTATGTCTCAATTACTACAGCAGTTGGTGGAGACATTGATTTCATAGTTGACCTTATGATAAAGGAGGAAAGATATGGGTATATCTGCGATATCAAATGTGATAATTTGGCTGTACTCATTGATTCGCTTTCATTAATGGTTGAACTTGGTGATTATAAGTTCTCAGAATTTAAAGATTTATAAAAGGTGGTGAATTAATACATGTCGATTGTAAATCTACTCGGTAGTGGTTCAAATAAATGGAAATCTTGCAAGTACGAGGTTAATATTGAGATAAAGTTCTCTAGTGGAACTACTAGAACACTAAAACCTGCTCAAATAACTGGATTATATTGCGAGAAAGACTATGACAATGACCATCATCCGATATTAATGCTCGACGTTGCATTGAGTAAGATAGACTCTAATGCTATTAATGATGAAACGGAATTTCATATCCGTATTAATCAGTTTTATAAAGAATCTGAAAATGGGGAAAAGAAAGACCCTAAGATTTACCTGAATGATACTTTCGTGAAACTCAATACAAAATCAGATGCTAATTCAGATTCTAGTACTAAGATAGAGAAATCTATTAGAAAAGCAAACCAGATGACAGATGATGATGTTGCACCTGAAGATTTAGCTAATCAGGAAACAATTCCACTTGTAAAGAAAGACGATCAATCTCTGACAAAGAAGATGATTAATGGGGTATTATCAAATGTATCTCAATTGGAACTTATGGCTTGGATGTTATCAAAAGCAGGTTGTAGAAAACCAATGATGTTGTCTAACTTTACAAATCCTTCAAAGTTAAGTGAAGTGATTGTTCATCCAAAGACATTATTGGCAAATCTTCTTGAGATGGAAAAAGAATATGGTTGGCATCAGGAAGGTACTTACATATTCTTTGATTACAATATGCTATACGTTACTCGTATGAATGGGTTATGTACAGCATGGGCTAAGAATGAGCCGAAGACTGTAAACTTCTGTATTAGCGATGCTTCATCAAGTGATAATGTACCTAGCGGTGTATTAATAAAGGATAATGCTGTTTATTATAACATTGGTCTTGACCAGTATCAACAGTCAAATGCATCATCTGTTAGTGATCAGGTTGAGGGTAATAATATGCTCTTAATCAATACTACAAACGGTGGTTCATCAAATGTCAGTTCGGGAGTTACTTCTACATATGGTTCTGGTTCTTACAACACCAAGACATACCATGGTCATAACCCATATGAGGAAGAACAATACAAAAGAAGAAAACTGGAACAGGAAAACCAGATAAAGTTTACCTGCTTAAATGGTGATATAAGTTTCTTAACACCAAATAAGGAGTATAAGGTAGTTACAGACGTTACCAGTATTATAAAGAACTTTAGTGGCAACTATAGATTGTCATCATTCAAAGCATCATTTGTAAAGAATGGTGATTACTTTGACTCATCTACAGAGATTGTTATAAAAAGAGTCTCAAAATAGAATAAGATGGAAGAGAATTGGATTTTCTCTTCCATCTTTATCGTTTTATTTCGACTGCGTCTTTAATGCCTCAGCATCCTTTTCTTTCTCTTTCTTCTGATTAGCCTTTGAGATATACTTATCGTTCTTATCGAACTTAGGTCTTGAACCATCAATATCAGAAAGAGCGTTGATGTATGCTAAGAACTGTTCCTCTCTAGCTTTGATATAGAGAGTGATACAATTCTTGAAGAAACGATCTACGTTCTTCTTATAAGTAACTGCTGAGTTGTTAGTCTTCTTTTCTCCGATACCAGTTTCATTGGTATTCTTATTGGCATCATCTTTATCAGTAGATTCAACTCCAGTTGCAGATACTGCATCTTTAGCATTGCCCTTTGCATCCTTTTCTCCAGCGGCTCCAGTAGCCTTTGCAGAGTCACCGATACTTGCATTGGCTCCTTTAAGACCAGCATTTCCACGTCCAATCTTTACGTCTCCAGCTTCAGTTACAATAGAACCTACACTTTCAGATACAGGTGAGAAAATTGAATTGTAGTCTGTACAGAGAATGATATCACTCTCGCATACTGTACGACCAATTAAGTCAAGATAAGTACTACCTGTAATCATAGATTCTGTTACAGGGAAACCTTCACTTGATGACTTAAATGTACTGCTGATATTCTCTGATGGTTTTGTTACAGTAGAACCATACTGTTCGATATATTTAATCATATCCGGAACTTTACCAGCAAGTTTATCACCAGTTAAAGTAACCTGATCAAGTTTCTCATCTGCTTTTCCTGTACGGAAGTAGTTAAGCATAATGGTTCTACTAGAGTCATCATTGATTTTATCAAAGGAATCAAATGAATTGATGATATCCTTTGCGAAAGATACATCCTCATAGTTCTTAGAGGAATAAGCTTTCTTAATGGCTGAGGTGATCTTTGTAGCCATACCATTGTAATCAGCATCGGCAAAGTTTGCCATCTTGAACTCCTGTTTCTGTTTAGCCTTATCAGCTAATCCATCTTTGATTTCATCAATCCAAGGTTTGTACTTAGTAGCATCTCCCATTGCTTTCTTTCTGAAAGTTGCTACAACGGATTCAATGATGTCTCCAATTAAAGCTTTGGCTTTACCTGCACCAGAGTTCATATCAGCTTCCAATAACCAGTGAACCTGCTTTGTATTGATAGATTCCGTTAAGAATACAGCCTCATTTACAAGAGCTCTCTGAGCTAACTGGTCATAGTAACGATGGTCAAGAATAGATGATTCCATCGCATAACTGATATAATCTCTTCCTTCGTATCCAGTATTCTGGAATACAGGAATAACTGATTCATTAATCTTATCAGTCTTATCCTCACCAGTACCGTTTGATGAGAAAAGACATTTTCTAAGAATAACACGTTCCTGTTTAATCTGGTCTCTTAATGCATTAACTCTTTCACAAGCAACCAGATTAATCATAGATGCAATCTTGTTTACCTGTCTTGATTTGAAAGTTGCATAAGTACTAAGTACTTTCATTGAAGAGTCGTTTACGTTCTGATAGTTACTGGTTGTAGAAAACCTGTTGTTAGTGGTATCAATCTTAGCAGTATTTGCCTGCAACTGATTACCTTTGTACATCGTAGGTAATGACTTGCTAAAGAACGTCTCCGATTTGGATAGTAATGTAACAAGCTGGTCTCTATCCTTAATGGATGATTTCTTTGTATCCTCAAGTTTCTTTGCATGAGAGATGATACCATTGACGTAAGAGTTATCAACCTTGATATCATGGGTATCCTTTTCTCCATCTCTGTAATAAGAACGAACGGTTTCCAGATACTCGTCTTCCAAGATATTATCATTGGTACCAAGGACTTCCCCTCTTAACTTGTCAAGATGATTATCGCTCATCCAATCGATAATCTTTTTCTTAAGTTCTGCGTCTTTGAGTTTTGAAATATCATCCATATCAGAATTATATTCTGAAACGATATTCTGAAACTCTTTCATATTTGGACCAGACTTATCAAGAACAGTGAACTTATAACCATCAATGGTAAAGTCAATGGTTTTATCCTTTATAACTTTCTTTACTTCATCAGCAACCTTATCCAAGTCAGCAGATGCAGAAGTAATATAAAGCATAACTTTCTTGAAGAATTCTTTTACACGTTCAATGAACTTTTTGATTCCATCTGCAATGGTTTTGAATATGTCGGAAACTCCTTCTAATACAACGTCATATGATGCACCAGATTCCATAAGATATCCAGAATATACAAATGATTTGAATGTCTCTGTATCAGACTCCTGTACACCGTAGATGATAGAGAGAGCTTCGCATGTCCCATCAAAGGAATCAAATTCCAATAATGCATTCATGAGAATTACTCCTTTCTAAGATTTATTCTATTAATAGATTGTATTTGGTACAAAAGAACAAAGGACAGGGGGAATTACTCCTCTGTCCTTTATTACGTGTATCCCTATTCGGGATGGGGTCGCTTATAATCTGTAAGCGTTTGCAACTTCAAGAATACTTGCAATTGCAGACTCTGTAGCACATTCAGCGGTATCATCCTTAGAAGAACCGCCCTTGCCACCGTCATCAGCGCCAGTATCACCGGTATCCTTTCCATCGTCAAGGATATCATCCGGTGTATCAGATTCAATTGTACCAAGTGCTTCCGGATCAACCAGATCCTCATCAGTTGCGCTCTCGAATGCACCCTTGTTACCTTTGAAGTTGTAGAACTTCTTGAGCACGCCGAGCCACTCTTTGGCAATGGTCTTATTCATACTGATCTGAACATTGCATGGGATCTTGTAAAGGTTCAGATATGCCGAAATAAGGCTGGATACATAAGATGCATTACGAACCTTGTTCTCTCCGCCTTCTTCGCCATCCTTTGCAGCATACTTATCGAGTTTACTGATAACTTTCTTCACATTCTCTTCATACTTTGTCAAATCTTTCTGATACGTTGTGATTTGAGAAGAAGAGTTTTTGAGGAAGTTGATCATCTTATCGATGCCGATACCCTCAAAATCCTTGATATCGCTCTTGCTGCTTGCTCCGCCCTGATATACTTCTTCCAGATCAGACTGATACTCTGATGTATCATTCGCTTTGAAATCTGTGGAAAGAAACTGATCAACTTTGTCAGAAACCGATGTCTCAGCAGATTCATCAAATTTGGCACCAAGGGTGGCATCAATTTTCTTGTGAAACTCCTTAGTGTCCATTGGTTCCAAACCAACATCGTAATCTGCAAGCAGTTTCTTGATCACTCCGTCGACTTTATCTTTGTCGGCTTTGGCTTTGTTGTCACCGGCTGTATAATCGTATTTGAATCCGGTATAATGGAAGTCTTTTACTTTCTTAGACTTATCCTGAAGCATCTTTCCATATCTCTTCACAAAATCTTCAGAGTTAGAGAACATGGCTTTGAACCACTCGATTACTCTCTTGTAAAACTCTCTGATCTTTGCGATGAATTTGTGGAATGCATTCTTGATCTTCTCGATTCCACTCTTGACAACACCCTCCTGAATGGAGGTAATGTATGCGTTATCAACAGTATTACCGATTCTGCTCTCATGAATAACCTGTGCAGCACCAACAACATCAGCTACCATGTAACTCATGTCAGCTTCCATAATGTCACTGAATAATGTCGCACATGCAGAAGTCAGAAAGGAAGACTCAGCAACGATACTGTTACTAAAATCATATCCCATACCAACTTCACCAGAAGGAACACTCGCACCTTCCATAATAATTGAAGCAAGGTTAGACATAATTACTTACCTCCTTTATGTTTTCTGGCATACGCAAATGCACCAGTAAGCGCAGATTTGTACGCATGATTTCTTTCTGAAAGTGCAGATTTAGCTGCCTGATAAGCCGAGTTCTGTGCTGTCTGCATTTTGGATAATGTAGACGAAAAAACTCTAAGGGCTGCTGACGCCTGAGCAACAGCTCCTGCATTACCCGTCTTATCGTTGACTTTAAGGCTATTGGATGCATTATCAACCAATTTAACCGCAGCCGTATACATTGATTCGGTCTTGCTGATCGCCGTATCATATGCAGACAATTCACTTGAGGACTTCTTAAGAGTATCGATCATCATGTTGATATTTGATGCAACAGGGAGATCTTCTTTGTCTTTTTCATCATCTGCACCACCACGCATTTTTGACCAAAGAGCCTTTGCCAGCTCGTCTTCATCGATTGATTTACCAACTAAGTCTTTGATAAAACCGAGATAATCCTCCTTGGCCTTGTCATTTAACGCGTCCTCATCAACTGCATCGTTGCGTCTCTTTAACGAAGCAGTGCGGATATCTTTGATTGCATCATCAGTATCCTTAGTGAGTGAAGTTGCCTTTTCAGCAAGCTGCGTCTTTGTCAATGCCGGAATAATCTGGCTGTAATCATACATCTTGACCTTGTAGTCCTTCAGATCGGCGGAGTTAATAGCCTTAAGATCTTTCTCATAGGTTTTCACCCATTTCTCGTCGTTGCTGAAGATACCGGAGAGGTAACGTTTGATGTTGTGAATGAATTCTTTGACCTTGTCCTTCAAGTTAATGAAGAACTGTCTGATCTTTTCAAACGCACTGTTTACTGCTGCCTCCATGATAGCGGAATGCGTAGCAGATTCCTCTACACTGGAATATCCTTCCATTGCGGCGGCAATAGTGCATGTATTAGGCGTATAGAAGGTAGCCTCGAAGATGTCTCTAAGAGCTTCGGCACTTTCCATAGCAATCAATCCAGCGCCGTTTTCATGATCGTAATGTCTCTGAAGGTGTCCCGTCCCAATGGACGTACCTTCCATAATCATAGTCGCCAAATTAGACATGATTACTTACCTCCTTTTCATTAACTTTGTATTTTGTACAAAATGCAAAATTCTTAAACGATGGTGAAACCTGTTCCATCCATCTTGTTCGAGAAAATTTGCTTTTCGATGTTTTGCAATGAGAAACCTTTGTTGTCATTGGCAACCTGTTTCTTTGCGAGGGCACCGATATCCTCATCATTGATTTTGAGCTTGTCGGATCTTCTCCGACATTGAAGAATTATTTTTTCCTGTTTTTTAAGTATGTCCTTTTTCTGCTGTGCAGATTTGTTCGATGCTTGAACACCGAGTTTGTTGAGTTCGAGGAAATCCGCCTGCATATCTAAATAGTCAGACAGTTGTACCCTCGTTCTGTAATAAAAATAGATGAGCTCCCTTGTAATCGGAACAATGGAAACCAATGCCGTGATGACAATCCCAGTGATAACAACTCCAGTTCCAGTGAAATTTTTCCTCTGGGCATCTAACAAATAGTTCGCCATCGTTTCAAAGTGACCCACCTTAACTTCCCCATTAAATCTCTGAAGATTATCCAACGAAATCCTCCCACGACCCTTGTCGTTCTTTGACTTAACGGTATCGTACTGAGACTGCTCGGGTCCCAATAGATAATTCATGTAGTCGGCGATAATCATTGACGTTGCGTCGATAACCGCCATTACGATTGTGTTATAAAACAAAATCAAATAATCTTGTTTTAACTGGAAAGCTAACTCGAAAGTTGGCTTAAATCGTTTGATATTTGCGACTGATTCTTTCACAATATCAACGTCTGTTGTCGGAACCGCATTCTTAACCATAAGTTCCGTAAGTACATCTAAACTTTCCTGCGTTGACTTGTAATATTTACATTTGGCGATATCACCCTTTGAGTCAGGAATATCTCCAAAATCGCAATCTTTTCTGTCCAATACGCTCTTATAGAGCTCTCTCACCAAGGTACCGTTTACCTGATGGATATCATCCTTATTCATACCCTGAATATACTTCTTATCTTCGGGAGTAGATGCTTCCGTTACGATAGAAGATACCTTTACAATATCAGGGTACCAACTTCTGCTTGTCATCATCACATACTCCTTCCTAACATCTTCATCATGTTCTTAAATGCTTTATCATCGCTCTGATTCTCCCTGCGGAGCGTATCATAAGTGTAGGTATCAGTTGTTTCAATACCATCGAACCTGAAAGTTGCTCTCTGAGTAACAGGGTTTACAACGATATATCCGAGCAAAAAATAAACGTCCATCATTCTATTGATGATACGTTCATCGGATAAGTCATATCCATAGGTATCTCTGATATACTCGATAGTCGGCTGAGATATAACCAAAGAAGCATTTGGTAAAATGGAGTTCTTTGATACGTGAAGAGCCGATCTCGATGCATTCTTTCTTCTCTTTAATGCAGGTCTCCAACCGGTTACATCATTACCAGCATCTTTTGCATCCATCTTAATGGTATCGATGGCAAATAAGAAATCCTTAAAGAATTTAATCTCGCCAGTTGTCCAACGAATAAAATTGAACACGACGTTTTCATTACGCATACCTGCAACTGTCATACGGACAATCTCATCAACTGGAATTGGATGAAGAGTTGCCTTTACACCCATGATGAAATCAATCGGAGTAAGTTCCTCTCTTGTATATTTATCGATAGGATAAACTCTGATATGAAGAAGGGTCGGGACTAAGTCGTTTGCCTTCTTGCAGTCATTATCCGTGAGAGGTTTCCACTGAGCACCTCTGTCTCTAACATTCTGCTTTATAGCAGCCTGTTGTTTCGTTTCGGGCATTTTGTTTGTAACATTGACCGTTGGAGTGACATTAACGTTGTTATTGGTTGTATGACGTCTGTCATTTACAACTGCGTTAGGACTTTCGACCTTAACATCTCCACCGCCAGTGTTGAGATTTGCAACAGCCGTACGCTTATCGACAAACGTATCAGCTTCCATAGTAGGTGCTGAAATACGAAAACGATCGTTTAACGTATAAGGGGTTGTAACCTCTTCAATTGTATAGTTACAGCGAACGTTAATATCCTGCGGTATTGAACGAGCTACCCCTTCATAGATTGCAGTTGCCAGACGAAACGCTTCACTCTCCATTGCGGTGTACTCAACATCTGTTGACTCATTGATGAAATCGGTCAGACTAATGTGAAGACCTTTCGTAGCATCTTTCACACGTATATTCTGATGGAACTGTTTCAAATAATCAGCAGCGTTAGGTGTCTCACCCTTTGTCACCTCAAGGTAAGGTTCCATGGTAAGTACCGTCAATAAGAATGATGCGAATTTCTTTTCTGCTGCTCTTGAGATGAGCAGACTGTCATCTATGGGAGTAGAATCATCTACCAATACAGGGAAGTTTGCTGTACCTTCCATTGCAGATGCAGAAATTGAACGTTTGGTGCTATAGATACCTGCTGATGCAGCAGTTGCTTTAAGCTCTGTTAAAGTGTCAATAGCATCTCTAATTTCGCCCATAATTTATTTCACCTCTTTCTATATAATATTAATCTTTTGTTCCATACGTTAAAATAGAAGCAACCTAAATACTCACTATATAAATATACAAAAAAAATATAGAGGGGTGACTTTAATCATCTCCCTCTATATTTTTAATAATTAATGACGTATCTTAATACACTAAGATAATGCATTCAATATGAATCGCATATCCCGAGAAAATGATTCGGGGTCATCATTAATGTGAGCACGGTTATATTCGTACTCACTCATGAAACTTTTGGTCGTGGTCGGACTTCGAGTTTCACGATATTGGTTCTGGGAAATCAGAGATCCTGGAACAACACCAACAACAGAGTTGTTGATATTACCAAATAGATGGTCAGTTATCATATTAGGTCACCTCCTTTCATGATAACTGACCGTTTGTTGTTTCTAGGTTACAAGCGAAATACTCTATCACTGTTATTCAACCAATTTCGCACTTCATCGGCTGAATGAAATAACTCATCTTCAGATACGTTACAGGCTCTTGCAAGTCTGATGCTGTCTTCCAAGGATACATTCTTTGGGTCGATTGAGTTTAGTATAGTTTCTACTTTATCAAAATTAATATTTGACATATTCATTACCTCCATTAGAACGGTTTACTTGTTTCCATATAAGTATTTAATATAGTAATGAATATTTACACAATAAGAATTTCCCATATCGATACAAAAAAATAGAAGGTGGGACAAACTGAGATAGATAGGTAAGAACTATAGTTACATCAAGTTCTTACCTATCTATTATTTTACGGAATCCCATGAATCCAATTGACTTCATGATACTTACAAATTACAAGTATATCCGCCCAGTTCTTAACTAACTCCTAATATTCCCATTAAAATAACTTACATAAACTTCTTCCTTCTATATTAAAACATTTTAGATGTTAAATAAACCACTGAGAATCCCCCCAATAGCATTAATTACGCTATCCCCATTTGCTATTGTTGTATTATTTTCCGTGTTTTTTACTACCCTATCATCATTGAGAACTTGCGACCGAGCATCCACCGATACGTTATAAGTAAGCGATAAATTTACTGGTCCCTCCCCAAGTACAGTAATACATGATGTCGGAAAATTGATATGAGTTCGGATCTCATTTCCCTCACGACGAACTGATATAATCTCAGAGTTATCAACCTCTTTTAAATCTGAACTAGTTTGCGCCAATGTTGCACGCTCTGAAATATCATTGGGCATTGTTATTTTACCTCTCTTTCCCTTAAATGCTTTTTAAAAGACTGTAATCTTGCGGGGGAGAGATTATTAAATTTACAAATACCTCCTTAGTACACAAATTGCAATTTAGATTCCCTTTCTACATTGCAATCGTTTAATATCGTTCTGTTCTGTTCTTTGAATTATGTCGTTCTCCACAAAAATCTAAGTGTAGATGAAACAGAAAGGAGGTATTTGGATGGCGACTTCAACAATTCAAATCGCTTATAAAGACAAAGACGGAAATGTCAAGTACCAGAATGTCTCTACAAACAGTGCGATTGTTACAAGGAATTACAATTCCACTGGAAGTAGTTCGACAGAGTATTCAATCCCTACAACGGATTCGAATAAGGTATATTCTTTTGAAAACTTATCCGTAAGTAAATACACTAAATCTACATCAAAACCTGTAACGAGTACAAGGAAAGCTGATACGATAATAACGAACGATAATAGCTACCCTACATACAAAGGGAAGAACGCAAATACTGGTCGTAATATATACGATTATACAGTAACCATACAGAAAGACATCTTAGATAGTATCAAAGCAATTAAGAGAAATCTGAATGTTCCTTCTGCATATACACGCTTGGAATTAAACAAATTATTCCATACGCAATTCAATCGTTTTCGTATTCAGTATCCTGATTACTTTATGAATAATACAATTGGTTACGTTGTATTCACCAGACCTGATTTAAACTTATATAGCGGAGATCAGATTCTTTCACAGGTTGCAAACGACCCTCAGTTGTATTATATTATGAAGGCAAACCCCCAGACTGCAAAATCTCTTACAAAGGGTTTTTCTTCTGCTCATCATTTCAATCCATTATTGTCAAATACGATAATGTCATTGGATGTATCAGATGAGTCTATCGATACACTGGAGACGGGTGAGACATTTACTGGATATAAAACCCAGTATGCAAAGAGTAACATTCGTTCTATGACAGCAGGTACGATAAGTTTGACGTTCCCTGAGACATATAATGCCGCCATTACTCACTTACACCAGCTTTGGTGTGCCTATGAGAGTGGGGTGTACAGAGGTTCGCTTAAACCAAAGGACGATTATATTTGGGGGAAAGAATTAGACTATGCTTGTGATATCTACTATTTCTTACTCGATGCAGAAGACATGATTATCAGGTATTGGTGTAAATATACTGGGTGTTTCCCTCTTAATGTAAATAAGAGTGTATTCTCATTCAATGGAGATACTCAGCTCAATCATCCAAGTTTGAATGTATCTTATGCATATTTTGCAAGAGAGGATATGAGCTTGGTGAACTTAAACGAGTTCAATAATAATAGTGGAGGTAGTTCTTCTAATTTCCGCTATAAGGCAAACTATATTCCTGATATTGGAAGTGGTGGTAATACTTGGAGCGGAACTCCATATGTTGCATCTATAACCAAGGGTACAGGATTTAGCAGGGATGCGGAGCTTTATGCATTACGGTTCCGTCCATCTTAATTTCTACTTATTATAAAAGAAAGGAAGTGAATAGATATGAGTACGACAGATTACAGTTCGGTATATACGATCAAAGATTTCTATCAGAAAGAAATTCTTCCTTTATATTTTGATACTGACCAATTAGCATTAGCTTCTGTAGGTACGCTTGGAATGTTCTTAGACATTACTGGTTCAACGACAGAAGACATGATTAATATCATGGGAAGGTATATTAACGAGAGTATGCCCGGACAAGCAGAACTCCCTGATTTCATTTATGGAGAGGCTGCGAACTATGGAGTTACAGATATACTTGCGGCTCCAGCAAAAATGTCAATGCTCTTACTCGTTAAAGAAGATAACGTCATAGAGTATTCAACTGCGGTTGAAGACCATACAGAGTTTACCCTTGATGCGGATATGTCTATCTTGGTAGATGACTTAAGGTATAGTATTCCTTATAACATCAAAATCCGTTCTACCTTATATAACGGAGAGTATAATCACATGGCATTTTATGACATGGATCATGTTAATGAAATTGCCTCTGAAGATGTACCGTTTATCAAGACAATGAAGACATTAATCAATGGTGATGTTTGGCTTGTAATGCGTGTCAACGTCTACCAGTACCAAAGAAAAACTTTATATGAACCTATCAATACAAATAGCATTCTCAATATTCCTTATATTGATTTGAACTTTGATAATCAATTATGCAATTTTGAGGTGTTTTATTCGGAGGCTGGAAGTTCCGTAGAGACACAATTGACAAAGAAAATGGATACAACGGCTCCAATTACATCTCCATTCTGTTATTATAAGATGACAGGAGATGATTCATTCCGTTTATCATTTGCAAATGATGATAGATATTGGGTTCCTGCTTATAACTCTACGTTAAAGATTTATGTCTATATGACTAATGGTGCGGCTGGAAACTTCGGGTTCTTTAAAGACGGTATCGATGTCTCTATTAGAGCTGCAACAGATGACGAGAGTATTGCATACAACAGAAATATTTTCCCTATGGGATTAACCCAAGGTAGTTCTTCTGGTGGAAGAGATCAACTTACCTTGGATAACATTAAACGGCTTACAGCAGAGGCTCAGGTTACGGTTAAATCCTATACAACGGATAATGACCTTACAACCTATTTTACAAACTTTGCCTCTATATACGAGCATAGTGCTGTATTTGTAAAACAGAGAGATGATTACGCTGGAAGAGAATACGGTTGCTTCACTAGAATCGGTGATGGGATAGATATCTTCCCTACGAATACTCTCAATGTTAGATTAGCAGTAGCTGATGTTGATGAGCACTTTGAATCTCTTCGTCAATATATTGTAAAACCGGGTACAGTATTTCGATATGAGGATGATGAAACTGCATCTATTGTCGTAAAGAAACATGCTGATGATCCTGATGAGGATATCGAGTATGCATTATCGGCATTAATGGTTATTACAACCAAACCGAATAAGGTTAATTACTACATGAATACAGTGAATAAGAATGTGGAAATGGATTATACCTATTTCAATCTGAATTCACCGTTTAACTTTGTTATAAATAATCTCAATATTTGCCGTGATGCAATTCATGGTGAAGATGGGTATACGATTACACTGAAACTTGCAAGAGTTGATGGTGTATTCAACGACATTCAATCTCAGAATTTCCAGTTACAGTCTTCCAATGGAGATATTGATACTTCTAAAATGGAAGTGTTGATTGTCTTTAATACGGTTATTGGAAATTACGTTCGTATGACATATGACCATGCAGATAACGTATCGGATGATTATATCTATACGTTCATTGCAAGAATTGGTACATCTGATATGATAGACAACGAGAGAATACTTCTCACTGGTTTATCAAAGCGTGAAGATGATGGTACTGATGAGAGACTAATCGATATGATGAGTCCTGATTTACACTTTGCTATTTTCTACGTTTATGACGATCAGGATGGTGGAGACCATAATTATACAGATATTGACATCGTAAAGGATTCTACTCTCTGCAATATTTATACACCGCAGGAAAATGAATTCTACTTCGCATATCCATTAAATCTGGTAAGGTCTCATGTCGTATTTGAAGATAAGCCAGAGACCTCTGCGGGATTTGGGTTCTTCATTAAGCAGGTTCCATTATTTGGTGCTAAGTTCTTGATGTCAGATGATTGTGACATTGACCAGATTCTTACAGATATTTCATCAGAGCATGACTTTCTTACAAAAGTTACAAATTCTTTGCATGGAATGTTTACTATCAACATGAAGTTCTATTGCACATATGGTCGTAGTAGAAGTTTCTACATTGGATATGGTCAGGGAGAAGAGATTATCAACCGTGTCAATTGCGATATTGCAATTGGTATTAAGTTCTATAGTGGTATTATACAGGAAGACTACTTGGAACAGGTTCGTATCTTTATCAAAGATTTCTTTGAGAAGATTAACAAACTTTCTACTGGAACGAATCAGGCATTTATATCTATCTTAGACTATAAGCTTCATAATACCTTTACAGATCAGATTGAATATGCTATATTCTATTCAATCAATGGGTATGATTCGAAGTATCAGGTTATTCGGATGATTAATGAGATGGATGACAGTCCTCAACCTGATTTTGTACCGGAGTATTTGACACTTAAGGCAAGCGACGTTACAATAACCACGCTTTAAACCATTCAAAAACAAGCATATAATTCAAAGAAAGGAGAAACAAGGCAATGGCAAAGGAAAGTGTTTTTAGCACACCAAGACCACAGACTCAAACAGCATCTCAGATGCTTGAGAGTAAAATCAATATGCGTAATGCGCAGAGACGAAATGTAGTTGCATTGACCGAGGCGAATAGATTAGGAAACTCAACACCGGATTTTACAGCGGCATTAGAGGCTGCTAATCAGGCTACGGAACAGCAGTTACAACTCACATCAACTATGGAATCTGCGGCATACGCTCAGGGTGGTAAGAATATTGCAAAGTACCAACTTGGTATGAGACAGCGTCTCGTTCAGGAAGGTACTGAGTATCTTAGACAGAAGGTTCTTTATGAGATGATTTACGAGGCTTATTGGTTAGATGATGAGTTGAAAGACTCTACTTCAGACCAGATCGAAGAATCAATCTCTGATGTACTTGGATACATTGACGATAACTGCGAAGACTCTAAGGTTGAGGAGAGTAAGTGGACTCCGTTCCTACAGAGCATGAAGTCTGTAATCGAGGCAACTGTAAACAAAGCAGTTACAAGAATCTGCGAAGAGGCAGACGAGACAGGCGATATCTATAATGAGTTTGATTTAACGGATGCTGAGGAAGATGAACTTGACAATAAGTTGATTGACCTTGGTAAAGACGAAATCATTGACCTCATTAAGTCAAAAGTTGCTGATGTTGTTCAGGATGAGAAAGAAAAGGGTCAGGAACGTGCAGATATGTTCAAGGAGATCGACCAGATGTCTCAGATTGATAGCATCGAAGACCAACCTACTGAAACAGAAGAGTCACTGGCTGAAAAATTAGCCAACGGTGAAATCACATTGGAGGGTGCTAACGTAGAGTCTCTGAAAATATATTTCAGTAAACTTAGGACAGACGGCTCCAAGACTTTAAAAGAAGCCAACAAACTGTATTCTTCCGGGCAGTATAAATTGGCGGCTGAAAGGTATAAAAAGGCAAGAGACATGTTCGCAGACCTTAACAAGAGATTGGTGGACATCGACGATTCCTTGGTATCATCAGTTGTTTCATGGTCTTACATCGCTACGATGATAAACGGGTTCATTAGTTTAATCGATACTATCAACGCTAGAGGATTTGCCTCAAACGGTGATGTTACTAAAGCCCACGATGAGTCAAGTACATGGAATAGCGTAAAACTGATGTGCTTGGCTAACGTAAAGAAGGTAATACGTTTCTGCGATACCAGAATCAACGCATCAGAGCGTTTAGCTGACGAAGAAAATGGTAAGAAGAGAGAATATAAGTACTCTCTGGACTCAACCATCTATACAGCAAACGAACGTCGCATGGCTTCATTGCTTGAGTCTGATGCTGAGGTAAGACTCTTTGACGACCCAACTTGGGGAGAATTTAAGTCTACCGTATCCTTACTCTGCAAGAACATTAAGTCCGTATTGGAAGGACCCGAGACTCTCGGAAGAAATGTTGCTACAGACGAACCACCTGTAACAAAGTGGGAAACTGCTAAGCATTTCATCGAGGAATTGGAGAACGTCTTATCTGGTGTTCCTGAGACAATTCCGGGTGAAGTAAAAGAATTCGTTATGGGTATGGTAAATCTTATCTACATGGCAGTTCCTGCTGATGAAGTTATTATCAGCAGATTTGGAAACCCGATGGGTTCTCCTGATGTAAAATCAAGTAACCCTGCAATTGATATGATGACGGTAAGCTGGACAGATCTGTTCGTAAACATCAAGACTAATTTAAACTCTGTTAAAGGGTATCTTGATGATAAGATGAATCCGGCTGTAATTGATGACACTGATCTGAACAATTCGGATTGTCCTGTATCTGGAAGAAGTGCTCTTTCTCAGATGATTGCAAGAAACCAGTCACAGATTCTTGCAAGAAACATCGGTGGTTCATTGTTCGAGGCTATGATGATTGGTTCGATTCAGTCTTGTAGTAAAGCTGCAATGGAATCGGGAGTTGGTATCACAGATGACGATGTGAATGATGCTGCACTTATTGAGACTCTTCTCAATTATACAGTATTTGAAACATTGGACACAATGGGTCTGTATAAGTTCAGACTCAACGATATCAACAATGCAAAGCGTAAGTTCATGAATCCTGTTACAGAGGGAGATGTTGTTGCATCTAGTAAGGGTTCTGATATGACCAACAACAACGCAGTATCTTCCGGAAGTTCAATGACCTCTGGGAAAGATTCAAAGGGGTTAAAGAAAGTCCGTATCAATGTAAGCAAGATGAAACAAAAGAGAGACGTTATGAAGTCTAATACACCGATTAACGCAGAGCGTTCTGTTATCAACAGTTAAAAAAATACAAAAAAGAAGCATCTGGGATTCGTTCCAGATGCTTCTTCTCATTATGCTTTCTTTATCTACTTAATGTGGTTGCTGACAATGTAACTAACATTGGACTTGGCAATCTCGACACCGTTGTCACTGTTAATCACACATGCGGCGTACGGTATGATGCTCTTCAGTGCCGATATCATTATCTCCGATGTTATACCTGCTGAATTTGGTCGTGGTAATTCACAGAGATAAACCTTAATCTCAAGAGTACCGGTTCCGTCACTATTATAGGCACCATTGTATGACAATATTATATGTGGCGATATCACTCCGGGCTTGAAAGCCTTCATATCCCCATATAACTCTGTGACGATTCGTTTGCTCTCGTCAACGATAGAGCTGAACATATCAAGTGTAACTCCATCGAATTTAGCGTTTGCAAGGTTCTTTGCTTGTTCCTCTTTTAACATATTTATTCCCTCCATAAATTGAAATTAATTTTATTGGTTTCGTTATATACAGATTTAATATATCAATAAATATGTCTCAAAATGGATTTTACTATTCCGAGCATTTCTCATTGTCGCCACAATTATTTTTATTAGCATTGATTTTCACCATGGCATTAATATAATCGGTGACTTCAATACCATCATCACAGCTAATCACACATGCTGCATACGGTATAATACATTTTAATATTGAAACCGCTTGGTTTTCCGTCATCCCTTGCGGCACCTCCGCTATATAAGTATTGACATCAATTTTGAGAGTACCTTTATCACTACCAAATGAACCTTGCCTGTACCAAAAAGCTATATTAGATTGGATCAATTGTCCAATTGGTTCGCGTGGATCAACACTAAAATCTTGTAAATCTGGAGTAATTCCAAACAATTCTTCATAGATACGTTTACCTGCATTTATAATTTTATCTAACATATTAGATGTAACTCCATAAAACTTTGCACTTGTGATATTTGCATCATATCCTGTTTCAAACATTCTTAATTCCCTCCTTAATTATTTTCATAGTAATAAAATACAAAGAAGTCTCATAGACCAAATATCTCACTAAATGGTCTATGAGACTCCTCTAATTTACATAAATACGAGCATATCTGCTCTACATGTAACGGATACATCAAACTTGTCCCGTACAACCTGAGCAATCTTCTCATTCATATAATCGTCACGACTTTTCTTAACGATAACCGACTGTGGTGTATGGATAATACAACTGATGTCAAGATTCAGTGGTTCTGATCTTAATGTATCGGTGATATCTCCCACAGAAAACGGCAGTTTCTCTGATTTCTCTGTAACGTCGTATACAGAATGTAAGTTATTCATACTGATTATTCCTCCAATTAAATAATATAACCCAAATCCTTTAGGGTCTTCTCATTTTCCTGAAACGATTTTCTTTTTTCTACTGAGCGTTTATTATATTTGCAATCATATTGCCTCATGAATCTAACTGTAACCTCTATACGAGGTAAAACTGAATAAAACTTTTGAACACAACCCCGAAATACTAAGCTATCATTACTCACCAATACTTCCTGAACCATATCACTATAAGTCTTACCCAAATTATCCCAATCTGGAGCGTTGATATTGTGTACAACCCCTAATTCGGCTGCCACCTTTTCTTCAATAGACATTCCAGCAGGAGTTTGGATATAAACTTGTGTATCCATAGAACATGGTGTTGATATTACGCATTCCATTTCAGAATGTTGTTCTACAAAGTTTCTGAATATATCCTGATTCATCTTTGCACCGCTAACGTAGAAGTGATACGTATTCGGAGCAACCCTTGGTCTTGGTGTAGGTTTTGGTGTCATATAAAAAATGTACTTTACTTCATTCCAATCAGCATTCGCTAATTGGTCAAGTTTTTCTAGCAAGTCTGCTAAGTGTTTTTGTTGGAAACCAACGTCTTGGTAAAGCCATGCCAAGCGTTCCATATAATCCTTTGGGATATTACCATACTGCTCATGATAATCAAACGCTTCCTGCATGGCACTCTTTTTCTTTGCCACTACAATTGCCTCCTTAATTATCGTCTACGGTCACCAACGATATTATCATATACCCACCCTATAACTTCAGGACGTCTCTCCTTTAAGAGTTTTAGTTGTTCTAAGACTGTATCGCACTTATCGATGACATGATCCCAGTTAATGTAAATTTCCGTATACCACATCTTATCGTCGGTACTAACTTCCTGTAGACTTTCTTTCGTGTAATCAAACAAATCTCTGTCAAATGTGCACTCTATAATGTATGTGAACCCAGATATCATAGTTTCAACATCATGACAATGCTGTCCCCTTACGCCATCTGTAACAAAGATTGTATTCCAATGAGCCTGTTTAAATAAGGTTCTTGTATTTTTAGTTGGTAGTACATCCAAGTCCTGTGAACATGAGAGATGGTTCACTGCATTTTTCAGTCGTTGATGACAGTCCTGATACTCGGGTGAATTAATTACACTGAGTAGATGCTCAATCTTTCTACGATCTTCTCTATCTTTTTCTATTTCTTCGTTTGTCATATTTCCCTCCAATTATATAATGTCGCATATATCGGTACCATTTTCAACGAGGTCTACTTTATCTCTCCATATATCGAGATAGTATTCGGTACTATGAATCGTTTCTTTCATATTGATAATCTGTCTAACGATTTCATCATACCGCTCGTCAATAAATGGAATATCTACTAATAAACCGTAATTCCATTCATTCTTAGGACCCGATCTATCCGCTAAGATGACGTATGATGCACCACGGATACCGACATTATATTCTAACAAGGTTGATTCAGTCTTTGGATAATATACTTTCCCTGCATAGAAATTAACGGTACCGTCTGTACGAAATACATCATTGGTATCAAGTGTAAATTCTGAATTGCATGAACTGGCTAAGTCAGGATCTCCTTTAAACAACTGAATCGTATTAAAGTACTTTTCATGTCGTAATTTGTCAATCTTTTCTCTCTGACTATCAGTAAGTGTATCGTATAGTGGAAAATTTGGATCAAACATTAATTACCACCTCTCTTATCAATTTATTACATTGAATAACCCCTGTATCTTACTCTTAAAGTACTGCTGAATATCGTATGGTTTTGATGTAAATCTGTCAGTAAAGTTATTCGACAAAACAGTTGCCCAAATCTTCATTCTATCTGAGATATTTTGTCTTGTAATATCAACTCCGCAGTTTACCATAAGAAACTCAAGCATACCTGTACTAAGAAACGTAGCAGGTTTTTCGTAAGGTTCTACAGGGATAGACAATGTTGAATATAAGTCTTTTACAGATAAGCTTACCTTAACCTCATTTGGTAACCCACCTACATTCCAAGAACTATCAGCACCTTTATCAATACTAACGCTATCGATAATACCGAGGTTACAGTTAAACCAACCCGGTGAATAGCATTTAACAAGATAAGGTGATTTGTAAGTGTTTGCAGATAACTGCTGAGGTAAGCATAATCCTAAAATGTGCATAAGTGGAACCCCAATGTTGAGGAACCACGCCTCAGGACAACCATATGGAGTTGATAGTGTAATTGAGAATGAATAGTTCTTACTGTATTCTGAAGATGACCATATCTCAGGAATTAAGAAATTACCACCACTGATAATGGATTTTGTTGCACCAGATATTCTGCTAAGCATTGTTGCTATTGCACCATCACCGGTTGCATATTCTTGAATATAACTATCTACAGAAGAAGCGGAACTACTTGCCAATTCCTGCACATCAACACCAGTCATCCCTGATATTGTATCAAGCTCTTTTGCAACCCCTTCCAGTTTCTCTGTATAACTTTCAAGTATAGAAGTGGTTGTAGAGTTAGAGTTTGATTCTCCAAAGGAAGTGTTACTGTCTACATAAAAACGAACCCATTCATTATCTTCCATAAGTGATTTACCTGCGGAAGTCATGGCATTCTTTATAAATGCTCCGACCGAGCCACTTCCTGATTTTGTATTAAACGTAACGTCATTAAACTGGTTTTTCAGTGTATAATAACGCCAATCATATTTACCAAAAGTAACGTTACCTTTTGCCCATGGAACTTTCGTATCAGATATTCCTAAGAATACTGCCATAAGCTTACAAAGGACATTTACCTTTGCCATCATTTCACTGTAACATGATTTATGCTGATAATAAAGAAGTGTATCTTCATTATCAGAGCTAATGTTTGAAAATACACTACTGAGTGAACCATTGGAATTGACCGCATCCAATACACCATTTAAGAAACTATTCTTCTGAGAATCTGACATTCCGGGAAGAAAGTCTGCAACACCGGGTTTTAGAGCTACAATCGGTGCTTCCATAACAATCCTCTCAGCAAAGCATCTTCCCAAATTTGATTTATCTCCAATTCTAGGGTCATTATGAGCAATAAACTGATGGGGCATTCCAAATAAACGCATGGAGTTATCAACCTTATCTTCTAATGCTGATGTAGAATAATCTGATGTATAAATTGTATTCGTCGTTGATGACGCTGATGTACTTGATGAACTTGATGATTTCTTCGACGTCTTTGTCGTTGCCATAGAGCATTCACCCCTTTCCATTTTAATTAACAAAGAGCAGAGTGATAAGGTTGTTCCTTATCACTCTGTCTTAAATCACATGATTTTCTAGCTGAGTAAGCCTGCGGCTACTCGCTTTGCCATTGAGTACTCTGACCTATCAGCGGTTTTATCCCTATCGGAACTATTATCGCTTTTGTCTGTTGTACCCACTAAGTTGTTTGTAGTATTCACCTGAGAGTAACTACCACCGAAGTCTTTGCTATTAAGCTCTTCCAACTCAGTATTTGTGTTTCCTGTGTTATCAGCAATCTTAGACAGATAATCCAATGCTAATTTAATCATTTGTGACATGTCATTGGTGTTCTGAGTAGCATTGCTCTTAATCTTATCAATTGCTGATGAAGCAGACTCTCTGATAGACGATGTAACTTGAGATACTTTACTCTCTCCACGTCCACCAATTTGATTCTGTTTATTACTTAATGACTGAGAAACTCTCTTGATAGGCCTACCACCATCAAGTCCACCAGAACCACCATTAGCATACTCGTTATAGAATCCCTTCGCATATGCGACACGCTTATCAATACGGGGCCATGAAGCACGTTCAACTGCTGCCTCAAACTGCCTTGTAGCAGTATCAACATCTGTCGAGTTCTTCCAAGCATCGAATGTGGTAGGCGTTGTACCAGCTACCTCAAAGTTGGTTTTCCCTGCGGCGCCATGTCCTACATTAGAACCATAGGTTGCTTTCTTGTTGAAGTATGCAACAGATGAATCTGGTAATTCAGTGGCAAGGTATCCAATCTGAGGTTCAATGGTGTACCATTGTGCACCCATCTTATTAGCGTAATTCTTAAGATTAGCGAATCGTCCAGTCTCCCATTGGAATATACCATGGGCTACTGCACTATCACTCTTACCAGATTCTGGATTAATACCAGACTCCTGTTGAGCATTACCAAGAATAGCTGCTGTTGCTGCTTTGGAATATCCGTTCTGTGTAAAGTAGTTCCAAATCTTCTGGGCATTAGATGAACCAGTAACACTAGCTGCATCAATTGTTGTACCCGTATAAGCTGAACTATCAGATGAAGAACTATCATAACTTCCACTAGAAGTTGATGTTGAGGTTGATGAATCATCACTCGTATCAAGACCAAATGCTTTCTTGATTGGGCTTATTGCAGCATCTGCTAATCCACTTAATAATTCAGTGAAACTACTAAATGAACTTCCTGATGAAGAAGATGCTACGGATGAAGATGACGACGAATCCGTATAGGAAACATCTGCCGTACTAGAACCATCAACTGCATATGATGATAATGCATTATCTCCTGCGGCACCGCATCTCCAAATTGTCTTATATGCACTATGACCAGATACTGTAGGAACGGCACTGTTACAAGACTTATCAGAACCGCAGTTATAAACATAATGCTGTCCATTCTGGTTATATGCAAATATTTCAGTATGTCCAGTTATACCAAGGATATCACCCTCCTTCAAGTTATCCCAACCGGGCCAGTTGTAAGGAGTAAATCCAGTAGCTTTCATTGTTGAGTTTCCAGCATTCTGGACATCAGAAGAAGTTAAGTTCTTTCCTTCATCCATTACACCGAAGTACTTCAAACATGTCTGAACATATCCTGAGCAGTCAGTACGTACCTTAATAGAACGTCCACCAACTGTAATCGTTGTATATCGAGACTGAGAATATCCAAGTTGTTGAGCTGCTATTGCTTGCTTAACTGCTCTAACGATAGATATCCACTTAGATAGTGCCGTAGTTGCAACATTTGTTGATGTTGAATCATCATCTGTATCAGATGCATATACTGTTGCACCGCGTCCACCTCTTAAGAGTCTTGATGCAGTACGTTTAGCACCACTGCCAAAACCACCTGCTTGTCCACCGAACGACCAAGCTCCAGTTGTATCGTTCATAACATCGGACATTCTGTATTCACCAGAGTATTCTTTACCTCTTGGATCATTGATGATTACATTATTTCCATCTATTCCAGTCGCTGTTACATAGTGACCTTCTGATGTATATGGGCTATTGTTTGAACCGCCTTTTGCGCCCTGTAATATAACAGGATTTCCATTTGCAAGAGAGGTTTGTACTGACTCTGCTGTTGGAGAAACCTGCTGATTTGGAATACCAAGAGCATTTCCAGCAGCACTAAAGTATCCCGGTGTTGTACCAACACTGGTACTGTAGCCACCGTCTTCAGCCATTCGAGCCATTGTAGCAGGGTTATAATCTCTACCAGTGAATTTAGATGCAACCATTGCCATTGCAGTAGGTCCGCAACCACTATCACCGATTGTATCATCACCACTACCAAAACCACCTGTCTGCCTGTACGGTTTATTCTTATATCTAGGATCATTCTGAGAGTAATAAGGCATTCCATTGAGTTCTTCTCCAGAACCACCTTTTCCTCCAACTGGACGACCACCATCGTTTCCACCTCGACCGAGGTTCATGATAGCAGTTCCTGCTGAATTTACCTTGTCTGATACCCAGTTAAGTGCACTAGATGCACCAGATTTAACCGTACTTGCTGCGTTTGATACACCCTCTTTTACGTTGTCTACTGTATCAGATACACCTTCTTTTATATTGTCAACAGCATCACCAACGAAATCGAATGCATTCTTTACACTTCGTACAATTCCTACATAAACCCACATTACCTTCTTAATGATAGAGGACAGTACGCTACCAACTACATCATCATCGCTTGTAGCCATGGATTCGTTATCCCAACCACTAAGGTCTTTATCTGGGTCAGTGTATTGATTTAACTTAGATACGAATGTACTAACTGATGTGCCGTAATCTTTTACGGCTGTAACTTTTTCTCCGATGAAAGATTTAATCTTCTTACCAACGGAAGTTACCATTGCAAGAGGTGTGAGTAATACTTTCTCAACACCCAATACAGCGTTTGCAAAACTACCGACTGGGTTACCCTCTTCATCTACTTCTGCATATCCCTTTAATCCTTCTACATCTCCTGATATAGCAAGACTTCCAAGGTCTGTAGAACCTGTAATGATTTGAGATCCCGTTGATGCTACTGTAGTAACAATTCCCTTTACTCCCTCGACAATCTTCTTACCACCAGCTACTACAAGAGCTAACGGATAGTGGAAGATACGGGATACTCCAACCATTGCACTTACAAATCCAGATACTGGATTATCTTCCGAAGTCGTAACTTCGTAATTTCCGAGACCGTCCAAATCTCCAGATAGAGAAAGTTGATTCAAAGTGGAGACATTTGTACTATAATCGGTAGCAGCACTCTTAACTCCAGAGATAATTCCCTTTACTCCCTCGACAATCTTCTTACCACCAGCTACTACAAGAGCTACTGGGTAATTGAATACTCTAGTTACTCCGAGTAAACCAGATACAAGTCCGCCTAATGGGTCATCTTCAGAAGTAGATATTTCGTAACTAGACAAACCTGCTACATCACCTGAACGAGCTAATTGATTAATATTAGCAAGGTTTGTACTATAATCAGAGAATACAGTCTTTCCTGTGTTAAGAAGCTTGCCAACTCCGTCAGCAATTGCTCTACCAACTTTCTTAAGTATTCCTGCAACTAAAAGCTTCGGGAACATAGTAAATTTAGCAATATTGAGAACGCCACCAACGATACCGTGGAATGGATTATCCTCATCAACTGTATTTACATCTGATTTGAAGTAATCTGCAAAACTATTGTCCTTATTATAGAAGTTATCTTCAATTGTCTTATATCCAGTTGCAAGTCCCTTAGCCGCATCTACGCCAGATTTAGCAATGTTGCTTATAGAAGAACCTACATTACTGAATATCTCCTTACCTTTGTTGAATACAGTTGATACTCCAGTACTAATTGCCTCTTTAGCAGTACTAATACCACCAGAAACAGCTTGACCAACCTTACTATTTTTAATAGCAGAACCAACTCCAGTAACTTTATCCTTAACCCAAGAACCAGCACCAGATACAGCACTAACGACTGTTGAACCAGCTTTCTTAAGTCCAGAACCAACTCCTTTAACTGCATTTCCAATTCCTTTACCGACACCTTTGACAGCATCAAATCCTCTCTTAAAGAGAGACTTATTGGTATTAGAATTGTACTCACTTCTCGTTGTAGACAAATCAGATGCTTTAAAGTCTTCGAGGGACATTGCCTCTTGACCTTGTTCCTCTGTACTCTTAACGTACGCTTCGTATTCTTTCTCAACGTAATCCTCATATCCCTTTGTGAAGTCTTCCTGTTTTGCATCAAGTGCCGCAGCATCTTCATCATCAGAGAATAATTTATACGTATATGAAGCAATTACCTTGATAAAGTTCATACCAAGGATTTCATAAATCATACTATTGATAAAATCGATAATAGAACCAACTGTTGTACTCATAAGACCACTGAATACAGCAGAAATGAGTCTCATCTTGGTATCTACGTCTTCCGAATTAACCTCAAAGAGATATCCCGCATTAGCAGCACCATTGACGACACCATATACCGCAAATCCAACGTCGAGTGCAATTGCAACAGTACGTCCACTGATTTTACCCATAAAATTAGCAATCTTCTCTTTAAATCCTGCAAGAACATCGCTCTTGAAGAATTTCTCAGAGAGCATCTTTGTTATATCATCAAAACTACTAACTGGAATATTAAGACCAAGTTTCTCTCCAGCGGCAGCTAATTTAGATATAAGGAATTCTATTGCACTCTTACCTTTTTCAATAAAGGTTTGAATGACTTTAGAATCACCAACTTGTTTAACCGCATTATCTGCAACTTTAGTTATACTAGATACAGCGTTATCCGCAACACCTACAACTTTACCTGCAACCTTCTGAGCAGTACCAGCTTCGCTTGCGAATGCTGAACCAGCAGCTTTTAGAGCATTATAATCTCTACCAGAAGTTACGAAGTTAGTTGCCGCAGTCTTAGCTGCGGATACAGCAGTTGATGCAACTTTCTTAGTACCCTTAACAACCGCCTTACCTGCTTTACTATTAAGAGCTTTATCGACTTTCTTAATACCATACGACAATCCCTTACCAGCAAGTTTTACAGTTGTACCAGAAGTACCAGTCCATTCTTTCTTATTCTCCCACTTACCAGTTTCAGTATCAATTCTAGTTCTAGTAGGAGTAAGAGCCGCACTAATACGACTAACTTTATTTGTTTCTGTAACGAGATTTCCATCTTCATCGTATACAAGATTTCCATCATCATCAACCTGATAAGTAGTTTCCTCTCCAGTAGCGACTGATTCACCCTGAGTTATTTTCTCTTTGAGATTATTAATTGCACCACTAATTCCACCAATCTCAGACCAACCATCTGTAACGGTTTTTGCTAAGCTTACTAATAAGTCACCAAGTTTAAGGTTCTTGAATAACTTAATGAAGATTGGAAGTAATGCAATAATACCAGCCGTAATTAAACCTTTCTTGCTGAATATGCTACTAAAGAGTGACTTATGTTCTTCAGTACTCTCAGAGGTTCTACCAAGATAAGTAAGCATCTTTGTTCTAAACTCAGATTCTTCTTTGTCTTTATCTGCCGCAGCAAATCTTGAAAGAAGAGAGGTTCTTGAGCCTTTATCAACCTGAGATTGTCTATTGGCAATCTTCTCACTCATCTTATCTCTGAAGTTACCGATTGCAGAACCACCTGTAGCCTCGACATTGTCTGTCTTATCGGTATCATCATCGGCAGGTCCACCAGCGGTTAAGTTTGTACTAACTGAAGTATCTCCTGCATTATTGTCTATCATATCTGGTTTAGTAGGAGTTCCTTCTTCACCACCACCAAGACCAAATAAATCTGGCAATGCACCAGCTTTCATTACGCTTACACTACCAAGAGCTTTCATAATATTCCTGATAGCAGATTTAGTTACTCCATCTACAATTACATGAAGTTTGGATTGTTTCTTACGTCCAAATCCACCAGTAAAGTCAGATACAGAAGTACTTATTGGAGCTGGCTTGATAGGCTTGATTGGTTTACCGCCATCATTACCACCAGAACCGCCAAGTCCCTTAACTTCCTTCACTTTCTTTACAGTCTTTACTAAATCAAGTGTACCACTATCTACGATAACGTGCTGAACTTTACCTCTACCTAATAGTCCTTTGCCAGCACCACTGAGTAATTTAAACGGTGCAGATGCAACATTTCCAACGACATTGAGCGCTGTTTTTCCTACAGCTTTTGCGCCAGTCCATAATCCTTTAAGAGCTTCGGCTCCAATCAATCCCACTGATTTGAGGATACTACCAAGCCCAGACATTGCTCCGCCAACCAATTGACCAAATCCCTTAGCGGCTCCAGCTATTGTATTTCCGATTGCTTGTACACTATCAACTACAACCGAACCAGCAACCTTTAATCCATCTCCGAGTAGAGATACTCCTGTCTTTAATACTTCTCCGATAGCAGGTAATGCTGAACGAATAGCAGACAGTGCTGTATGAGCTATATCAAGAGGTAACTTGACAAGTTCTTTTAATATACTTCCAACGCCCTTTGCAATTCCACCAAGACCACTTATTAAAGACTTACCAGCTTTTGATAAAAGCCCACCAATGTTCGTAATCCTCTTTACGAATGAATGACCAATATCTGCAATCTTTCTAAACGGTGCAGTTATAATATTTCCAATTGCTTGGAACGGACGATTTAATGCTGTACGAATCCTACCAAAGAATCCAACATAAGACTTATTATTATCTCCCTTGATATCTTCGTCTTTCTCACCAAATTTCTTCAATAAGAGTCTGTAAATCTTATTGATGTTACTACCAACACCATTCAACTGACCATATACAGAATTTGCAATTTGAGATACATCTTTCTTTACGCTAGTATAGAAATCGGAGTCAATTTTAGGTGCAGAATAATTCTGACTCTTTGATGTACCTTGTGACTTAGAACTCTGATCAGCAGGAGATACAGATACTTTCGTATTATCTGGTTCATATCCGCTTGTAGTTTCAGATTTCTTAGTCTTATTCTTAAATGCACCGGTTGTATTACTCTTTGCAGATGCATTAGGCGACGTTGCATTAGTAGACTTAGTCTTAAACTTATCTACAACACTTTCTGGGATTGACCAAGACTCACCATTCTTAGTAGCCTGAATCTCACCGGACTTTATCATACGTCTAACTTCAGCTCTACTTAATCCAGTACGTCTAGCAAATTCACTTGCAGAAATACCGCTTGGTTGATTTGTAGATACCTTAGTTGCTGACGAATTAGTTCCACCAGTAGGTGGTGTATAAGAAGGTGCAGAAACAGATGTACCATTTCTGATAGCCATATCCTTTGCAGCAACTCTAGCTCTAACAGCAGCCTGTTCTCTGGCTTGACGTTCATATCTTTCGACAGTCTGACCACGCTCATAATAAGCACCTTGGTCACTAAACTGAGCAGCATTTCGTTTATCTTTGTCATATTTCTCTTTGTTCATCTTTGACCAGAGACTTACTCTCTCTGGAGTTTTACGAAGACGAGCAAAGAATCCTAACTTCTTACCGTTCTCATCAGTTAATAGAGCATCTCTGTCTGATTTATACTTCTCGTCAACTCCCTGCTCATATCCTTTGACTCCACGTTTCTTCTGTCCTTCATAAGCGGATTTACCTACACCACTTATTGCTCTAAACGGAGCCGCTATAATATTACCGATGATCTTACCAAGACCACCAAAAATTTTGCTTAAAGTATTCTTCAAAGGTTGAATGAAATGTTTATCAACCGCTTCACCAATTGGTTTTGTTATGTTTGTATGAATAGATTCTTTGACGGAATTAAATAATCCGTCTACTTTCTTTTTGATTACTCCACCAAGATGCTTTGCTTCAGTTACAATTGGATCGATTGCATACTTAAATGGGATAACCATGTTCTCTTCAACAAATCCCATTATATGGTTTTGGGCGATTTTAACTGATTTAGCAAGAGGAGTAAATAACTTTTCCTTTGTAAAATCTGTAAACTTAGTGAGAACTCCACCCTTTCGTTTTCCAGTACCGTCATCTTCTCCAAAGAACCAAGTCTTGAATTTATCAGTTGCAGTACCAACGGATAAAGCAGAGCCTAATAATGCATTAAGAATGGGACCACCCGGTAAGAAGAATGAACCAACAAGACCTACACCAGCGCCAATACCAGCGTCTATTGCAAGTCCTTTCATGTTCTTATCTTTACCGAATATCTGCTTTAACTTAGCAGTAATTCCACCAGTAGGATTATCCTTTGTACCACCTTCTCCATATAAGAGGTTCTGGAACTCAGTCGTCTTTGTTGCAAGCGATACAGCTCCACCAACAAGTGCTCCACCAATTGGACCACCCGGGAAGAAGAACGAAGGTAATAGACCATAAGTTGCAGCTAATCCACCAAGACTACCAACTGTTATACCCGTCTTATTATTCTTGAAGAAATCCTGTACTTCCTTGGTGATAAGCCCACCGGTACGATAAGTATTGCCGTTTTCGTCTTGATCTTCAGGTCCAAATAAGTAATTCTTTAAACCTGTTGATTTAGATGCAATACCAATTCCTGCTCCGAGTAATGCTCCACCAATCGGACCACCCGGTAAAAACATAGAGCCAAGTAATCCCATATGTCTATGGAATACCATGGTTCCAACGGCACCAAGTACAGCAGATGCACCAACGTATCCTTTCTGACCTTTCATATCCTCTTTGAACTGCTTTACGAATTCTGAAGAGTTTCCAGTCTGTCCAAATACGTTATCAGAGAATTCATTTGTACGTTCTTTTAATCTATCAAATACTGCATCTATTCCAGTAGAAATTCTTGTACCAAGACTTTCTTTTGGTTTATCTGCATCTAATCCAATAGCTGAACTAACAGATGAAGTTACGTTATTGAACATACGTTTTATATTTCCAACAACGCTATTATCCTGCTCAAGTGGTAAAGGTTTTCCATCAGGTCCTTTCTCACCTAAGATGACAATCTTAACATTAGCCCCCATATTCTTCAGTTCATTTGCAGTTTCACTAAATAAACCACCTGAACGAAGTCCATCAGAACCTTTTTCTCCTAAAAGGAAAGTGCCAGCTTTACTGGTTAAATCTTTAAACTTTGAAGATACGGTTTTCCAGAATTCAGTCTGTTTAATCTTATTAAAGAGACCATCATCTCCAAATAAAGACTCCTCTAAAGGAGATATAATCTTTGCATCGATGAATGTAGAGAATTTAACAAATCCAGCTTTTAATGTACCAACCGTCTTGTCAAATATTGCACGGATACCTCTCTGACCATTCTCATCGCCAAATACGATGGCGAATAAAGCACTATCTGCCTTTTTGAATGCATCAGTTACTACATTCTTGGATTTATCAACTCCACTATTCAAGTGAGCTAAAATCTTACCAAGCCCAGTATCTTCTGGTACCATGCTGAGAAGTTGAGCGAATGCTCCGGGTTTTGAATCCTTTACACTCTTATTTGCAGTATGGTAAGCAGATGCGTGTGATTTGGCTTGATCGAGATTAAATTCATCGCTTACATCAAGCTTACCATTCTGCTTATCTTTCTCACGTTTTTCACTTGTATATGATGAAGTTTTGTCCCTTGGTCTAGTAGATTCATATCTATCTTTGTCAGTTCTAAATGACGTAATGACATCTCTACGTCTTGCAGATATTGCATCTACAAAAGAGTTACTCGGTTCACCCTCTCCATTACCTGAGCTACGATTCCGTTTACCGCCGACTGGTACTACATATATACCAGTATTGAGGGTCTGTAAAATCTCTCTAAGGTAATAAGTCTGATTATGACCAAATTTATCAGTTACACCACTAGCGATACCAGATGTGGCGCCAATAATAGTCGTACCGTCTTTTGCATAATTTAAGTGAGAGTCTGTAAAGGAGCCATTTGCTTTGCCTTTACCACTCTTACTATGCTCGCCTAATCCAGTATTCATATACATGGTATTATATTTAACTGGATCAGCCTGCATTTCTCTCATGGTACGGTCTACAAGAGCACGTTGTTCCTGAGGAAGACGTCCGAATAAAGCAGTAAGTTTGGCATTGTCAACACCAACCATACCTTCTAAGTATGCACGAACTAATTTAACGCTGGCATCTTCTGATGAAGTTTTACCCATCAAATCACGAATATCATCTCTACCAGCTTCTTTGCCACTACGTCCACCTTTACGGAAAGTTCTACCACCAGCAGAATCCATTGTAAGCTTAACTAAGAACTTCTCAAAATCTTCTGAGAACTGTTCTCTCTGCTTTCTATCAGCCGCTACATTCTGTTCAAGAAACTCTTTAAACTCTGCTTTATAATCAGAATATAAAGAAGTCTTTCTGGAGATATCATCTTTCTTAAACTGGGTTTCCATATCACGTAACTTCGTGAATGTACCCTTCTCATAATCAAATACTAATTCCTCTGAACCAGAGATAGATGAATGAATTTTCCTCAATAAAGTTGGAATAACATTGGTGAGTGCCTGATGGTCTGTACCTGTCCAAGATGTTGCACCTTTATTATACGCGCCCTTATCAACCGAGGAAATAGAAATCTTATTTTGTACTCCGAATATTTTACCAATTGCATTAAGAACCGCATTATCAGATCTCTGTAATCCAGATACCTGATTTAAAGCTGCAATGGCTGTTTCCTTCAACTGGTTATCAAATTCTGTAATAACCGACTTTACTGTATTTGGAATAAGTTGCTTTGTAATAGCTTTTGGAATAAAAGATAATGGATTCTGAGCCATCATCTTAAGAGTATCTTTTTCACCAGCTACGAACTTGAGCTGAGAAAGAATCATGTTGCTATCAATGTAGTTATTGAGCTGCTTTTGCACAAGTTTCTTATAGGCTTCACCATTAATGCTTCCACCCATAGAGAACATTTCCATTACGTCATTATAGTCACGGAATTTTCTTGTATTGATTTCTGTATTAGGAGCCTGAGCTTTAACAGCTTCCAATATCTGAGTCTGAAGACTGATACTGTCCTCATAATACTTTGCAGATAACGCTGAACTCTTTGAAAGAGTATCTCCAACTACCGTTGCTATAGTAGCTACGTTTCCATTAATTGCAGATAACGATGCATTGAGTTCGTTACGCATACCACCAAGAGCAGTATACATTGCTCTTGTATTTGCCTTATCATAATCTACAATAGCTCTACCAACATTAACCATCGTTTCTGTCTGATAGTTCGTAGCCTGATATAAGGCACTGTCTTCACCGAGATTAGTATTTACAACGATACTAGTAGCTTCGTTGTTACCACCTTTCTTACGGTGAAACGATGCATGAGTCTCTCCATCTGAAGAGTCTAAAGATCCACTGAAGTCATCTTCTCCAGCATCGAAATCTTCAAAATCTCCCCAATCATCACCCATGTCCATCATGTCGTCGTTCATATCACTGAAGAACTTATCTGCTCTTTCTTTATTATAGAACTTACCAGACTTCAAGTCTTCCAGTGAATTCTTGAATACCTCTCTACCTAATCCAACGTAGTAGTTACGGTCAACTGCGTTCTTTAGAGTATTAGCAGAGGATCTCGTCTTTTTAATCGCTTCAACTGCATCTTTACCTGCTGATGCTGTAGTCTTTGCGACATCAATCGTAGATGGCATTAATTCAGAAAGTACATCAAAGGTTGAATATCCTACAGACTTAACTGCATTTGCTACCCAAGAACCAGACCTCTGAGCAACATTACGAGTTTTCGTAGTAGGTTTCTTGACGTACTTACTAAGACTATCTCTTGCCATTGTTATCTCACTTCCTTTCAAGTTAGATTAACTTATTGTGAAAAATAAAAGTGAGCCAACGGCTTTTATTTTAATCATTATGGGAGTTTAATTGATATATTAGATATGAGTAAGCAAAGAAAGATTGGCTTACCAAGAAAGGAGGTGAATCCTCATGGCAAACCAAAAAGGGTTTGGTAACACGGCATCATTACCGTGTTACCAACCAGTCAACACCCAACCTAGTTGGGTACATGGATATCCGAGCACCAATCGGACGTTCATGGATGAGTACGAATCACATCGTGCTCATGTTAATGACAACCCTGAGATGTTTGCACGAGACGTAAGTGTCATTATGAACTTACTGAGTGCAATGTAGCTAGGTTTGTCTCATCAAAAATATAGGGTGGATGAGTTATTGTCCACCCTATATTTTTTGTGTAAAGCAACTTTGTTTATTATAAAGTTCATAGATAAAAAACAATGCTGATTTGACAATAGAGGAGGTGATTCCTTATGGCAAACCAGCATTGTTGTGATAATGGTGGCATGTACCATTACCAAGTTCGTACATCTCCCAGTTATGGGAATCATAGATATTCGAGCACCACCGATCGAACATTCTTAGATAAATACGAATATGCGTCTTATCTTGAACGCATTACTGTAATGTATCATGAATTTCACAAAATTAAGAATGGGTGGGTAACTTCGGTTCCCACCCATTTTTTTGTATTACTATTTCGGATTTCAACCTACTAGACAATCTGCAAATATATTAATTATATAGGATACAGAAACCACGGAATCTTAAATATAAAAGAGGAGGTAAGATATATGAAATATCTTAAAGAGGCAGCGTTCAAAACAAAATCGGTGTATATAATCGCCGTGAGTGTAGTAATCTCTATAGTATGTACTACTATAAATACCGAGATACTCATTTGGATTTCCAATGCAGTTACTAATTATAAAGATCCAATGCATTGGGTTAATCTGGTTATAATCGGTTGTGTTTCTATAATAGTACTTGCTATAGTTAGACCATGGTTTAATAATATAGGAAACCATAAAGTCTACACTTACCTTTATAATCGACTTACTGACAAGTTGGTTTGCGCTGATTATGATTTGTACACGAAGTTCTCGCCGGGTGAAATAATCACTACAGCAGAAAGTTTATGGAACATAACTCGTCTAGTCATATTGTCACTTAATATGATTAGAAATCTGATTACATTCATCATTACTATGATCGCAATCGGATTAATTGCGCCTAAGGTAATCGTTCCTATTGGTATTGTCTATATAATAGCTGCAATTGTATTGTATATTGCAACTAAGAAATGGAACGAGGCTGACGAAGAGTTAGATTCTAATAAGCGTAAACGTAATAGGGAACTTGACGAGATAATAAATGGATTTGCTGAGGTACGCTCATTTAGTCATGCAGTTGAGCATCATCAGAAGTCGATAACAAGCATGAACAACAGTGTTCTCTCAATGATTGGAAAGAGAATCAGGGTTGATTCATTCATAACTGTTTGGTATCAGGTAATTGATGGTGCAGTTACAGTCGGCATATTGGCATACGTTATCCTTGCACTGAATAATGGTTCTATGACATCATCTGCAACGGCAGTGACTTTAGCAATGTATGCTTGGAGATTGATTGAACCTATGGCTTCATTTGTTGACTCTCTTAGCGAAGTATCTTCATGTAAAGCACCGTTACCAAAATTTGAACGTGTGATGAATTATGAGAATACTGTACCAACTGGTTCAATTGATCTTGAGTCATTTGACAGGGAAATTCAGTTCAACCATGTAGATTTCTCATACGATAAGTCTAGTTACGTATTGAACGATGTTTCCTTCAGTGTAAAGAAAGGAGAACATATCGGAATATGTGGACCAACAGGCGGAGGAAAATCTACGTTGTTAAAGCTTGTTCCAAAGTTCTATGATGTAACTGGTGGTTCGATCACAATTGATGGGATTAACTTAAAGGATCTTACAACTACATCAGTTAGAGAGCATATCGGGATAGTACACCAGTCTCCATACATTTTTGATGGTTCTATTATGAGCAATATTAAGTATGCTGGTTTCAATAGAACGTCTAGTGGAAACTCAGTTACTGATGCAGAAGTTATTGATGCTTGTAAGAAAGCGTCAATCTATGATTTTGTAATGTCACTTCCAGATAAGTTCGAAACCCAGGTTGGACCAAGAGGTCTCAAACTTTCTGGTGGGCAAAAGCAAAGAATAGCATTAGCTCGTTTATTCATCAGTAATCCAGATATCATAATATTGGACGAAGCTACTTCAGCGTTGGATAATGAAACGGAGAGATTTGTACAAGATTCTCTAAATGCATTTAGAGATAAGACTATGATAGTTGTTGCTCATCGATTATCAACTATAAAGAATTCAGACAAGATTATTGTAATTGATGAGCATCGCGTTGTGGAACAAGGTACTCATGAGGAACTCATCGAGAAGAAAGGATTATATGAATCCATGTATAATAACTAAAAATAAACAAGTGATCAGTAAATTGAAAGGAGGTGATTCCTATGATTACTGATCACTTGTTTAGTGATCCCAACAAGACAAGTCTTGTTGGGTCGGTTCCATACTCAATGAGTAATAGGAACCAGCGTCATGATACTCGGTCCCCAGATTTGAGTTTCATGACAGGGTATGAGTCTAATCGTGCCCGAATAAGTGATAATCCCGAAGCATTTTCTCGGGATATGCGTTTCATACTAAACGCATTATCTTAATGTATTAAGGTATATCACAATTTATAGGGGAGATGGTTTTATTCATCTCCCCTATATTTTTTGTATGAATTAACAACCCCTCGGAACATACAAAAAATGAAGCAGAACAAGATTTACACTCGTTCTGCTTCATTCACGCAGCGATATTTAACCGATCTTACAGGTTCTCTTTAAGATTGTCAGGGCATGTACTCTTTGCCTTAACCTTGATGAATTCACCCTGACGCTGTTTGGTCTTCTGAGCATCACCCGGACGACGTACTTCCTTGATCGAAGCCTTTACTGTTGTAGCCTCGATGCTTGCCTGCATATTCTCCTGTCTTGCAAACGGGAACTTCTTTCCCGTACCAACGATGTATTCACGGACCGTAGACTCAACATAGTCATACAGCGGTAACTTCGGGAACTGATGGTCTGCAACCAACTTCTCCTGTTCTGCCGCATCGCAGCCGGAAGCCTTTGCAACCGATCCGATAAGACTCTTTCTGAGATCTGCGATAGGGTTTGACTTAACCTCTACCAACTCACCGTTCTTTACCTTCATCTCAACTTTCTCGTATCCCGGATCATTGAGCAGTGCTGTACCGAGCTCATTGAAATATGCCTCATTGAAAGTCTTCTTGTTTCCAGAGCTCTCACATTCTTTGATAATCTTTGCTTTTGTTTCTGCAAATTTACCCATTGTAGTATCCTCCTTATTAAAAAGATTATTTTGTTTATCGGGTTTACTACGATGTAAACTCAATGAAAACTTATTACTACCGTAATCGCACCCAATTTATTAAATAGTTATCGTGATTGTGAAAATAAATACAAAATTTGCACAAATCACGACGAACTAATTTAATCGTACTTCATAATGGTGAAATTACCTGTCGGGTAATGGACTTCATAATCGGGAGAATCAGAATCTATCTCTTCAAATAACTCCTGATCTTCTTCTCTCATACTACCAGAAGAGTTTTCTCCAGATGCTGCACTATAAGACATACCGTTATAGATCTGACTATATTCACAACCGTCACATTGTCCATTTCGATATTCCATACAAGTTTCGCAATCATCACATATGTCACATACTTCTGGTAGATACCGATTATCGTACTTTATCTTGTTACAATACTCGCATATATATCCTTCGTCAGAATCATCAATCAAATCCTGTTCATTATAAACAAATACCCCACGCTCAATATTCGAGAGTGGTCTGTTATCCTTCCCATTACAATTCTTCTGACAGCCTGTACATTGGCTACCAGTATAACTACTAAGATCAACTCCTTTTTCTTCAAGCTTTGCTCGCTTGAATTTGTTAATCCTTTCATTTGTAACTGGATCGTAGATTGCTTTTCGCATATGCGATTCTATACCGCTCTCTTGTTGTGCAGATATAATCATGTCAATGATTTCATCAACGTTCTTGGATCTAGGACTAAACTCATTAGTGATTGCCATATCCTTACAACCTCCTTTCAATTAATCACTCTTTTAATATATATTCAAAAGGGAGAACGAAGTTCACATTGGAAATTCGTTCTCCATAAATTGTAACTTAGATGGTGCAATTACGCCTTTTCGTTTTGATCTTCTACTGCAATTGGACTCGGAATTTTTATCAGTAGTCTACGCTCAATTGATGGAACGGATTGAATTAATGCACCTAATGTAATTAACTGTTCTGAATCGGCGGAACTAAGTCCAGTAACTAATTCAGTACTATAGTTATTACCGATTAGGCATTGCCTTGATTCATCTATAATGTCTTTGAGTTCCGGACCCTGAAACTCCATAGCTTTAACAAAACCGTTCACGGCATTTTCATATCTTTCAGTCTTATCTCTCTGATAATTGAGTCGAATCTCCAAGTCCTCAATAGTTTTCTTTAAGTCTGCAACCAAATCAATAATCCGCTGGTCATCTTCCGCAAAGTTAAAGAAAACTTTATGAGAAATTTCATCTGAGACTTTAGTACTAAGCTTATTAACCATATCATTAATCTGATCAACCATCTTATTCATTACATTAGCGATTATTTCAACCGCATGATTTCCTGCAAAGTAATCAAGATATTCAGATGATATAGCATATGGTACATCACCTCCTGACTGTTGAAGTGTTTTAACCATATCAGTCAGTTCTTCATATAAACTCTTATTATTCCTGATAAACTTTACCATCAGTTCTTCATTTTTTCGTATATTATGAAACTGGGTAAGATTATTATCGTTGGTATATAAGAGATGTAGTATGGCATCAGGGAAATACTCAATCATCCGAATATGCATACCATACAACCCTTCACTTTCAATCTTATCAGGAAATACAATTTTCAGTAAATCCATAATTCTGGTGTACTGGTCTGTTTCGTTCTTTGCAATAAACTCCAGTTTTACTCTAAGGGCCTCAACAGCATCCAAAATACGAGTAGTTTCTTCAGATTGCGGCTCTTTTTTATTCTCATCAATTAGTTTACTGATTCCATCACAGAAGTATTTCATTATGCGATCATCTTTGGATTCAGACGAATCAGACGAAATCGAGTTAATGTCGGTTGGTATTGGCTCAGCCGGAATAGAAGCCTTAATCTTCTCAAACAGTTCCGGTGTACCTTTAGCAAAATCAACAAGGTGTTCCCGTTCAGTTTTCATCGAATGAAGCTGATTACTCAGGGATATATTCTGGATATAAAGTGACGAAATTGTATCAAGCATTCCAATCAACAATTCCGAAGCATTAGTTATACTGATACCCTTTTTCGCCGCAGTACAGAATATCTCTTCAAGAACTGCACGATCCGTCTTAATACGGTTAATGACCAGTTTAGCCGCTACCAACAGTGCTTCATTAGTACAGTCAAATATCACCTGAGTTGTTTCATTCTCATCAGATGTATCTTCCTTAGAAGTTTCACTCTGCGTTGTATAGATCGCACCAGATGATATACTACGGGCAAAATCAATTATCGGTTTTGCAATAGTTTCATAGTAGCTTTCTTCAGTTCCACAGTATGACCTAAATCTAATGGTAACCTCTTTCTCTGAATCAGCTTTCTCTTCTTCCTGAGTATCTACTTCTTCACTATCATTATTTGGTGCCAGTACTAAAGAAGATTCACCAGTGGGGTGATTAACAACCAAGATCTTAACACTCTCCGATTTAGATTGCGTTGACTTTAACAGTACAACCGTATATTCGTAGTTAGGGGGAAGCAGACTTGTCATCTCACTTCTTGTGATAACGTAGTCACGTCCATCCTCATCCAAACTCTTTAAAAATCTCTCTAAGTTAGTTTTTCCAGTTATATTAACTTCACTATCTACTTCATATTTCATATTGTTCCACTCTCCTTTATTTTTATTTAGGGTTTTGTAAAAATAGACTTAAGAATATAAGAGTGGTACTCAAATTAGATACCACTCTTAATCCGTCCGTTTAAAGAACTAATCGCTCTCCATAGTAAATCACATCCTTTGCAACGTAAGCGTTTACCGTTGAATCGAGTTCAATATTGGAATTATATCCCTCTTCCAGTCTGGAAAGATTCATCTCGAAGATGGAACGATTCAATTGATCCTTAAAGTCAAGTCCAGCAAATACAATATCACCCTTGGAGTATTCCTTAGATGCCTCGTACTTGTCATCTGAACTTCTTATGATGTCAAATGTTGTTTCAAGGATAGAAAGTTTGTTCTTGACCGCTTCTATCTTTTCAGGACTAAAGGATTGATACATTGCAGACTCCTTTGTCGGAGTTGGCTTTGAACCACCATGGACGTCCATATACGGTCTATCCTGTTTTTGTTTCTCATTCCAATCAATTCCTGTAAGCATTTCAAATACTGAACGCTTAAGTTCAATCAGAACTTTATATCCCATCATTACGGTAAGTATAGATGGAGTACCTCTTTGTAGTATTGCAGATGGCGCTAATGGGACATCAATTTCCTCGTATGGTCTAAACATTGTATACGGTTCCAATCCTCTTGGAATCATATAACCGTTTGTCGCTTTATTAGCAGACATATGAGCAAATTTATCACCATCTGATACTTCATCATGATATGTGACGAAAATCTCAATTAAGACTCCGTCATGAACATCAACACCTGCAATTTTACCATATTGGTCTGGTTTTATCGTCCCTACAGACTCGTTGAAGAATATTCCACTTCGATAAACGGAGTTTTTATTCTTATCGTACTTATCCATATAGGAACGACGTTTCCTTTCGTGTGCTTGTACATTATTTACAACCTTTCTTAACGACGGTGTCATCTCTTCAGGTTCTACCGCAGGGTATACTCTGATACTTGCAACAATTCCATCGTGTTTAGTTGTATATTTGCTCTTTCCAAGGTTTACGATATCTTCCTGTAAGTCCTGTCTGATAGAATGCATTAATTCACTCATCTCTTCATCCGTATAAGAAGTATCAAACCTAATTAAGTCATCTCCATTATGAACTCGGTCTCCAACTTTGACAATAAAGTCAACATCAGAATTTTTACCAAGTACAACGGAAACTTCTTTCATTGTAATATCGGTTGACATTGCACGGCTTAGCCTATAGGTAGACCACATTGAGTCTTCATAGGTTGCCATGTTAGACAGACAAGCCGCCTTTACCTTTGTACCATACGTAAGTTTGTTACCAAGTAATCCAGTATCTTTGTAGTAATGCTTATCAAAAGCAAGGATGGCATCTTTCTTAAACTTATCTCCTTTCTTGAAAGAAGAATCAAGCTTGTTATCAAGATAGAATCCACCGCCACCATTTTGAACAATCTTCTTATCCAAATCAATAGCCTGAGTAGTTCCATCTTTGTATTTGATTACCATGATATTTACGTCATCATCTCTGTCAATAACTTCCCCATCCTGTTTTGCTACATAGGAGAAATCATTTGAAGTACGATACTGAATTGTAGAGTCAAACCCATTTGTGATAAGACATGGGCATTGATCCTTTACAGGAATTGCATGGCATGATTGCTTACTTGTCATTGCTGTACGGTTAGGGTCATCATGGGCAACTCCCATTGGATATGTCATTTCCTCGGTTGTCATAAGTTTAGTAGCATCTAAATTCTGAGCGTTTTCACGTCCAACAACATCGAGCATACCATATGCGTTTACAACATTCGGTTCTACAACCAAATGTCTCTCTTTACCACAGTTTCCAGATATATCAGTTGAAACTCCGATAAGTCCAACCATATTGTCATGGTAATTACGTTTTTCTTCGCTGTAACTGCGGTCTTTATTCATTCCCACGTAACCTTTCATCGAAGTTACACCAAATTGCTTTACTTCAACGATTGGAGATAAGGTGCTATAAGAATCAACTGTCGGAAGACTATTCAAAGCCTTAATTACGCAATCGGGATCGACAGTAAGCTTTGCAGGATTAGCATTGTTAGCTGTCTTTCTATATCTTGCATAAGACTTTGTCATTTCCTTATAGAGAATTGCAGGAATAATCTCAACATTTCTCAATCTGTAAAGTTTCGGATCAGTATCAATAGAGAAAGTACTATCCGCAAGCATATTACTTGCAAATATCATAAGCGATACCAAATCCTCTGGATAACCAAGTAACTTCAAGATATCAAGTGTCTTAAAGTCAATCATGAAATCATAGAAGTTGATAAAACCACCTGCATAATATCCACTTCCTAAAAGCTGTTCAAAGATCGTGATATACGTATCTCTTGAGTCCATCTCTTCAAAGGTAAATTCCTTCATAATAAGGTCAGTGAACCCATTAAAGAGAAGACAAGCTTCCAGATTGTTCATAGGGTACTTTAAGTATCCATCAGCAAACTGAATATACATGTAGTTGTCTGACTTATTCTCCTTATCAACAAATTCAACCTGAGTTGAACCGTTTAAAGTATTGAACTTCTGAACTACAGTTGTTAATCCTTCAAAGAAGCAAACTGCAAATACAAGTGGAAATTTCTTCTCCATCATCTTTACGTCATTATGAACGTACTTACGTCCAGAAGATAATTTCTTGAACTCGTCATAATAATCAGGCATAGATTCATTAACGATAAGAGAAACCATATCCTGATGCTCTGCATTTTTTGTATTATAGACAATAGGAGTTTTGTCTTTGGTATGATAACCAATGATAGACTCTTCAAGTGTAGAGTCTTTATACTTATCTCCAAGTTCATCTTTGAGCATATCTACTGAGAATACAAAAACGCAATCATTAATAACGATCTTATTGTACTTAGAAGCCAACTCATCATATTCCAAGCAGGTTAAGTAAGGTTGATTGATAACTGAGTTATCCCCCTTATATACACGAATGGTTGTTCCTGCCGGTCTTTTATCCTGATCAATTAAGACCTTCTTGAATCTTTCCATATTCGGATTAAATCTTGTTCCCTGACGGTTCATCCAAATCTTATTGTAATTGGTTACAATCTGTAATTCATCAGGTCCAGTCTTAATTACTGGTAAACCGACAAGCTGTTTTTCGATTACACGTTTCTTACCATTTATAATAAGAAACTTATCATCAACCAACTTCGGAATGTTGACTTTCATAGTGTGACGTTTACGGTTCTCATCTTCAAACTCGATTGTATAGGTATCCTGATAAACCATCTCAGTTGAGGTGTCTTCAATCGTAACATTGGTGACATTTACGTTGATACCTTTGTCGTTGAATGAAGTAATGGCTCTTGCCATATCTCTATCGAACTGCTCGTTGATATAAGCGGATTCAAAGTTGTAGAACCTTACGTTCTTAAGTTCCTCATTATCCGTTGTATTGGTTTCAATTTTTACCTCAGGAATCTGAGGAGGCTCTGGTATATCTACCACTAATTCACCGATAGGCTTATCGTGAATCTTAATCTTCATCTGCTGTTCTCTAAGCATCTCATCACGCTTTAGTGATGCAGCCGATTTTGTACCACGACGTTTATCTGCTACTGACTTTATATATTTCTCTTTCAGTTCTTCGTTGGTTTCGATTTCTTCTATCGTATCATCAATGGCAGTCTCTTCATCGATAGTATCATCATCTGAAGAAGATGTATCGTCATCGTTAAACTCGATATTTAGCTTTTCAGCCTCTTCTTTCTCACGGCGTTTCTCTTCTTTCTTTGCCTCTTCTTTATCAGCTTCAGTATCCTTTGTTAAAGTAACTTTCTTCTCAATCTTTCCACCAACAAGGTCAGTTGCAATGGTTGGAATACCCTTTTCTAATTCAGAAGAATTTGGAACTGCTACCTGAGAGCCAGTAAAGTTCTTTGTAATCTTTGCTGTAATTGTCTCATCATAGTCATTCTTGATGATTGTATCATACTTTTCTTCAGCTCCTATAAAGCTTGGCTTAATACGCTTTGTGAAGTTGATAAGCTTTGTATAATTTTCCCTCTTGAAATCTGTAGCCGTATTAACGAGAATATATCCCTTAGATGTATAAAAGAGAATTTCAAACTCAGGAACTGACATCATGATCTTGTAAATCACATTATCAGACTTCCTCATAAGAAGCATCATATAATCATAGAAAGAATAATCCGTAAGTTCACACTTTGGATTATACTCATCCAGATCAATAAAGATTGGTGACTTCTCATAATCTTTGAAGTTTAACTGAGTATAAAAAATACCGATTGTTTCAAAATACATACGAAGGCGTTCTATTAACGGCATCTTCATAAGTTTCTTCTGGTACTTTAATAATCTCGTAATCGGTTCCATATCATAGACAAAATTCTTATTTGCAAGAACGGTTAAACTGATTGGAGTTATCGTATTCTGAGAACTCTCTTGCATAGAACCATAATCAGTCAGTCGTTCCCGTTTAAGCTCAGACTTTGTCTTTCCCGGGTTCTTAACCCTTCGTGACTTGATACAAGTACGAAGTCTAATATGATCATAGTAATAACCCTTGTAACCAGTGCCAAGATTCATGAGTCTTGGGTGTTTATTGTTAAGTACAATAGCGATATCTGATATCGATGTATTTAAAAACGGTATAAACATTCCCTTATTCGAATCACCTTTTCTTGGCAATTGAAGTTTCTCTTTGGTGACGGTAAAATCCTGTACTCCATCGAGACGTTTCATTTCTAAAACTGTCTCTCGCACTTCATTTGCATTTGCAGGAAGACCGTCAAAAAACCCAAATTTCATGCTGTAATTACCTCCCTTCTTAATTAAAGAATTGTTAAATACGCGTTATTATACAAAAAAGACAACGAGCCGACGAACCTCACACCTCGGTGAAATCCGTCGACTCGTATCTCATTTTGGGAGGCTAGTACGATTCTGATCGGCATCATCATAACTCAGCATTCTCTGTCTAAGTTACCCCATGCGGGCGCCTATCTTCGCCACACGCGCTGGCGCCCGCCGCCATTCATCGCCGATAACGTACACTCATCGCCTCTAAAAATATGTTGTATACTAAAAGATTTATTATACGTTTATTTTAAAAATGATTTTGACTCTCTGATACTATAAAATGGATTGCATCTTAAAATCTCAACTGCAATAAACTGTTCACATAGAGCAGGTTCATCCCATATATAGAAGATATCAGTGATACTTTTATATGATGAACCTACTCCAAACTTTTTACTTACAATCGAATGTATCTCTCTTAATCTCTTTATTAATTCAAATAGAACTAATGAATCAGATGTCTCTTTAATGTAGCTATATAGATATTTGATTGAGTAATCTGAGCATAGTCTATATAAATCGTGAGATAACTTGCGAATCTCTACTGGACTAAATGCCACCTCTTGAAAGAATTCATATTCAACTTCAGGTACTACAATCATTGATTCACTATTAGACTTTCCATATACGGAGACTAATTCACAAAGTGCAACTTCTACAAAGTTATCTGTCATGTTAATACCAGAATTCTCTATCACATGTTCCATTGCAGCCATACATTTACTACCTGTATCATACTCAACTACAGGCATTATATTCTTCACTTTAAACTTTTCCATTAATTCGACATACTTACGAAACCGAAATGGGTTATCTGTAAACCCAGAAAATCTCTCTTGTAGGTTTACTGAGTCTGGTACGAAACCATAATACATATAATTCACCTCCTTTACTTAAGAAACTCATAAGAAGTTATCCAGACTTTCATCATCTCACATGGATCAATCGTAACCCTTGACCTTATATCATATGGATCTTGAAGTAATCTAGGTAGTACATCTAATATCATTTCTCTAAATTCAATTAATGATTTATTCTCTTGCATTTGGAAAATGTAATTATTGAGTTCTGTGAATAGATATGTCAAACGAAGCATGATGGACTGTTCGCATCCAGTGAAATGGATTGAATCAAATAGTTCATTCATAGCTTCTGAGCAAATAAGAAAATCTCCATTAACCAACGGTTGTTCTACAAGAACTGGCATTGTTGCAGCCACTGTCCATGGCAAATTTGTATTGCAATCATACGGATTTCCGTTATTATATAGAGATAAAGCTATAGTTGATAGTTGACCACTATCAACGACATCACCCACTGCATCAATATCAATGTCAATATTGGTATATTTGAAAGTTTTGAGTTTCACCAATCCTTTTGTAAGATTAGATAAGAAATCATAGTATCGTTTCATATAAAACCAATTAGTGGTACATCCTCTAAGAATATCTCTATGAAGATAAAATTGGTCTGCAAGATTATAATCTTCTGGATCATAGATTTCTTTATCTAATCGGTCTATATCTATAATGTAGATATCCAATTATGTCACCACCTTTACGTGTTAATTTAAAAGAGTTTGATCATATACGAAATAGATAAGTTCATATAGCATAAAGTAAGTAGGGTCAAATCCCATTTCCTCTGGAGAAGCTCCCCAATATTGATTTTCTTTATAATTAAAAGCTATTGCACTATCAGCAACGCTTTGCAATATATCTAGTATCTTATCAAACATTTCAACCAATTCATTATCTTTAATATAACTGATAATTTTACGTATACCTTCGAATCCTTCTTCGGTCTGGTTAAAGATTCCTACATCAGAATCTTCATAATAACTATCCATAACCAAATGATTTAATATAACTTCCATTTGATCTAATACAGGACTATGAGATTTCATAATACAGATTTCATGTTCAAGTTCCAAATCTGGATGAATTTCTTCTATACCATAATGATCAACTATCCAATCAATCATCTCTCCTGAACTATAATTTATATAATCTGGAAATTCATATTTTACAATACGAAGTTTAAGCTTACTAAATGAATTATCAAACCATCTATCAATGAAGTTCATATAGAGCTTTACTATATATTCCGACCTATGCCAACCTTGGAATAGATAGAAGTTATTTAGTATAGTATATGCTATTGAAGTTCTAGGTGGTAACGATTCATTATAAGAGCAAGGGTGTACTGCGTATATACATTTCATCTTAATTCACTCCTTTCTTTTTCACATGCTATTAATATATAAATAAAGCAACAAACGGGATTGAAGGTAGGTGATTTTTATGGAAAACAACCCCGAAACAGAAGCAGTTAAAGACATTAGTAATTCAGTTCGCATTATGTTAAATGGCGACCGTATTGGATATTGCCCTTGGTGTAAAGCTGCTGTATCAATGAGAAGCTTCCCAGTATCGAGATGTATGGTTTGCTGGCATTTAATTAATTGGGATATAAATGGACTTAGAAATGAACAATGACGAAAGTGGGATACCGAACTCCATCCGTGATCGGTATCCCACTTTCCCATGCGTCGTAGTTACATGAAAGCTTGAGGATAAAATATTTCTTTTATGTAATGAGATTCCCGATTGACTCTCATTAAGATTAATGTATATATTTTGACAAGAAATAATGACAGGCATTACATAATCTTAATGTAGAAAATGGGTGTATCACTTTCTTGATATTACAATAGCATCCGACACCAAAAATCCAGATATGCATATCTGGAGTCGGCACAAGATATGCGAAGTAATTCAGGATATTACGTGTATGAGCCTGTGAATATGCAGGACGTGGAGTCGCCAGTTAGAAATAATTGGTAACGAATGCTGTAAGAACTGCCACTTATTTAAAATGCTTCCCCGACTATTGGTATAGACGTTTTGTAGAGTTCGGAATACTAGGTCATGTTCAGAAGAAACCACCCTAGGGAAGCGGGTGTTTTGTAGAGGTAGCAACGCATACTTCCGAGGCAGAGCCACTATAGATATATGAAAAGAGACTGAAAAAGACTTCTATAGGGGAGGCGAGAGCTGGAATCACCGAGGAGGGATGTAGCCCTATCCTATGAAATAACTGGGTGTCGGTCCTTTAGGGGCAGGTGCGTTCAAACGTAGAGAATAGGAATGCGGAGTGGCGGTCACTAGCCTGACCTGCAATTTCATAACTATGACTATGGAATTGGGACCCGGTCAACTCAATCGTGGGCTTTACAAGGATAAAGCAGACGGTCGCCTAGGTAGCGACTAATTAAACTACATCTCATACACCTAGATTCGGTTGGTTATAATAGAATCTCATTGTATCTAAAGAATAAAAGAAACCATCTTTATGGAAACTACAAATCGGGGGCACCTGATTATCATAATATAAGTCAGTTGCAAATGACTTATCATTGATTTGCGATACGATGGAAAATAGGAGTTGAGTTAGGAGCATCATAGTCCATCCCTAATTCGATTATCTTATTATACCGGAAAAGAAATGATATCATTGGTGATATGCGGTTCTTTCTTGTGGGACCGCATGTTATTTACACTATTTATACGCCTAATAACAGGGTTATTATTTCTCACGAAAAATAACTTTTTAGGATATAATACACAATATAAACTCCTTGGAGGGTAAAAAATGACAATAAAAATGAAATACGGGTATTCAGGCTAAAGATGAGACAAAGCTCAAAAATAGCTAGAATACCCGTATTTCTCGTTGTTCTACCAATTTATTTTTGTAAAGGAATGGTTTTTCAATTTTCTTTCAAAAAAGAAAAGAAAGTACCAAAGAAAAGAAAAAATTACAACAAAAAATAATGCCCAAGGGTCCCCAAACCCCTTGGGCATTATTTTTATGTTGTTAAAATTTTATTTATTAGATGAAAAATTTTAGAAAAATTGAAAATTTTTAAAAGAAAAATAATTTTTGTATTAATTATATTAAAAATAATATTTTTAATGAAATATATTTAATAGAATTCATATTAGAAAAATTCATTTTTATTTAAAGAAAAATTATTTCATTAAATAGAATTTTTATAAAGAAATTTTATTTAGACAAATTTTAGTTAAATCTCATGATTTTAAGAAGTGGAAATAAAATCTCCTGTTCGGAGATTTTATTTATTGATTTTTCGCTTACGCTCATTATGTTACGTAGACCGATTTTATTAAAAGAAAATTTTTATCTCATAGAAAAATTATATATTAAAAAGAAAATACAGGAAAGGAGATGATTTTAAATGAGAAATTTTGATTACGAGATTTTTGTTGCATATAGAAATTCCGAAATATTTGCTTATTCATATAATCTAAATGAATTTTTCGGATTTCTTAGAAGTTTCTATAAATATCATGGAAATTTAGAACTCGAAATTTGCAAATTGAAAAACCCAAAAGAAATTATCGAGTTTGAAGGAAAATTTTATGGCGAATTTGAAATCGTCGAATTTTCCCAGAATATTTATTTACGAAATTTTGAATATAAGGTTTGGGATTCTTATTTTAGAGAATTATATGCTAAAGTAAGAGAGGTTTATAAAAACCCTAATAAGAAGTATTTGGATTATTATGAAGGATTTTTGAATTATCTTGGAGAAGAAAAGATAGAAAGTATTATTAGAAAAACTGGTTCCGTAGAAGAAGAATATAAGCTGAAACGAGACTATCTGCGGAAAATTGAGGACAATTAACTAAATGATTATATTGAAAGGAGACAACGTACTATGATAAAATTTGATTTATCTGAAATCTTAGAGCAATCTGGATTGTCTATTTTCACAAATGATATTCAATCCTTATTGTACACGCTGTCCGTCCAGACAACAAATTATCTGGCTTACTCTGGTAACTTAAGAACTGGAGTAAAACCGGATGAAGGACAGCTTATATCAAATTTACCATATCCTGATGCAACAAAGGAATTTATCTCTCGTGCAATACTATTAGAGCAGAATTCCAATGAAGATGCTTTATCCGCTGTATATACGGATACTGTATTCCAACTTTTGGTTGCGTCTGGATATCTTCCTATTGGTTGGTTATCTTTAACGAAATCTGCTGATATAAAATTTGACCAACTCAAGGAATCTTGGGATATGATTGTATCCGGTTCCGTAAATGCAACTTCAACTGAGTTTATCTATACCAGAGTAAAATCTTTTGGTATGGTAATCAGAAAAGTGGTTGGTCATGATGAAGATGACCTTCTTTATTTTTTGATTCCAGTTACAAATGCGGATAGAGAATATCTTACCTCTTGGGTTAACAACCTTCATATCCGCAATGTCATTATTATGGATGAAACTACTTATGCCACCTATTTGGTTGACAAAAACTATACTTTTTTGTTCAAGTTTGATAGTGTGGTTAGCACATATGACGGAGTTACATTCCGTGCAAAGGTCAAATTAACAGAATCAGTACCTACCTACCTTATAAGTATAGGGTGTGACCAGAAATGTGTCTTTCTTGATAAGGGAGACTCGGATAAATACGAGATTGTTAATTCTCACTATAGAACTATTGAAGTTAAACGTAATGAGCCTATTGACCTTACCGTTAGTATTCCTCAGAACTACGTTATTGATTTCGTATCTATTGACGGATATATGTATTTCGTTGGAGATGGGGATATCGGAGCAGTTGGAATTTCTGTATCGGAAGTTTCGGATACGGTTATAAACGGATATAAGATTTATGATGTTATTATCCGTGGAATATCTAGCTCTTCAAAGGTTTATATCGGAGCTTGTGAAGATTTGACAGGTAAACCTGCAACTTTCAAAGTAATCTCTACTAAACGATCTGCAATTGAAGTTCGTGAAGAAGATGTAACCATTAACCTTATCTTCAATGACCCATTCATCTATTTCAACAGAAATTGCATTCATGTATATGCAAGAAAGGATGATGAGTCTGAGGTTGAAGAGATTGATACATTTGCTATTATGGTTGATGGTCAAAGTTACAGAGAAAGAAAAGCAGTATTTGGTGTAACCGCCTTCCCACATGGTGATCATGTTGAAGTTAAACCGGAATTTCCACCCAAACCTATGTATACTGGGTTCGTTCACAGAAATAACCCATATGAGAAATCTTATCTCTCAAGACGTCGTCATATGAACGTTCCTATGGAAGCAAAACCGGAAAGCAGAGCTATATTATATGGAGTTTCAGAGTGTGGTTCAATCATTATATCCATATCTGGATATACGGATTATAAATACTTTGGAGTATCGTTTGATGATAGGGCTCTTATTACACATCATAAAGTTCCGGGTAGAATGGATGATGGAGTTGATATGATTCCGGTTATCGAGTCAATTAACTTTGTCAATGAAACCGTTATTGATGATACAGAGGAACCAAAGGAAGAGACTACAAGCACAGGAGATAATAATTCCGAAACGAATGTAGATACTTCTGAGGTATCTGGTGGAGAAGATAACGTAACCCCTACAGAACCATCAGAAGATTCAGGTAAGATTGAAACTGATGAATCGGATAATAAAGATGATTCATCCGATAATCAGAATTCTACAGAGGAATCATCATCAAAGGAAGAACCCTCTACAACAGAAGGAGATTCTGATAAGAACAGTGAAGAGAAATCTGACGCAGAGTCAGTATAACAAACAAAAAAGAGTAGTTGGATGTTTTTTTATCCAACTACTCTTAAATTTGTATTATATTCATATGATAGAAATTACGCCTCTTCGACACTAACTTCAAGGGCTGCACTTTCAGCTTTCTTCTCTTCAGAAGTAGCATTCTTCTTAGAGTTTTTTCCTTTACCCTTAGAAGACTTTGCAGTATTGGCAGTATCAGTCTTTGCTTCCGATACCACATTCTCAGCATTAGCAGGTGCGGCTGCGGCATCTGTATTAGGTTGTCCAGCTTCAGTATTCTCATTTGCAGGAGTAACTGTTTCAGTAGGAGTTTCCCCAGATGACTCTGTTACCTGAACAGGGTTCTCCTCTGATGGAGCTACGCTCTCGTTAGTAGCATCAGCCTTTTCTTCAGCTTTTGCTTCCGATACCACATTCTCAGCATTAGCAGGTGCGGCTGCGGCATCTGTATTAGGTTGTCCAGCTTCAGTATTCTCATTTGCAGGAGTAACTGTTTCAGCGTTCTCGTTACTGGCTCCCTCCTGTTTGGGTTCTTCCTGCTTACCCTCTTCTTTTTCAGGCTCATCGTTCTTCTCCTCTGTAACAACTACCTTCTTAGGTACGTTATTATCCTGATCAAAATTCTGAGCGTTAAGCTGTACATCAGTTCCGTTTGAGAGTCTCTCCCAAACATCTGCTCTGTCCTGAGTAATCATAGACCAGATACGGTCGGTTGACTCAAGATAAGGTGTTCTAATTGGTGCCATGAAACGACCACGACTTGTAGTTACGTTACCACGACTTCTAACGGTAATCATCTTTGATGATATAGTTCTTCCCATTTCGTTTTAAATCCTCCTTCTTTATAATTTTTAATATGTCCGGTTAGATACCTTCCGGAATGAAACTTTCTGTAAGGTTCTCGACCTCGTCCTCTGCCATTTCATCAGAAGGTGGAATCTTTGCTAAAAGCTTTTCCATCTCAGCCTCATCTCCGACCCCGTCGCCTTCCATGTCATCGTCAACAGTATCGTTATCGTCGCCTGTCAAAGCATCAATGATATCATCATCGATTGCCTCTTCAAACATTGCTAACTGTTCATTACTACTGTCTTCTGCACGCTGGCTCTGATTAATTGCCTCCATTAATGTAGACAAACCATGTGATGCGATTCCCATGATATTATCTCCTTTCTAATAAAATTATAGTATGTAATCTTAAATTACACCTTGATTACTTGCGTGTTTTAAGAGTATGAATTATTGAGGTACTCTCTGTACGCAATTAAAATGTATAGAACAATTGGTACCAGATAGAAATAGGTCTCTGAATAATCTGGTTCAAGTATTCCCTTAAGATCTTTTAAATCTTCTTCTGATAAGAACTTTTCAAATGTATTAGTCTGGAAATACCGAATGATGATATTCTCCAGAATTGTAACTGAATTAGATTCCCTTATATGCTTTAAATCATATAACCAATTGAAATCCATATACTCATTTCTTGGATGTCTTGCATTCTTATCTATATAAGCGTGAATTAAATAAACATTCTCTTCACCCCAATAAGAAAATGGGTTCGTTCGAGTTCTAGGAAAATCAGTTACATCATATAGAAGCTGATTGATACGATTAATATCTCTCATCTCTACAGCACGAAATACTGTCTTATTGTATTCTCCTCTAAAGGATTCATCCTGTTCAATTACAACTGGTTGTAAGATTTCAGTATAGTAATCCAACAAGTCATGGTTTAATATAAACTTTGTCAGATATGGATCATAGACAATATACTTCCCATTCGTATATCCTCTAAAGATAAACGAATTGTATTTTCTACTAAAGAAAGTATCAATGTAATCTGACATAGCCTGACCTATGATATCCTTTATCTCTACTACGGTATCAAATACCTTATTGGAGACAACACACTTCTCATTAGAACCGACATTATCCAAGATAACTTTCATATCCTGAACTGTAATATCAGCCAATTGATTTTCGTAATCTTCAGAGTCAATATCAACAACGTGCATTGGTACTTTATAATAGCCGCCAATCTTCATTGTCGCAATCTGGACATTATTAACCCTGAACATGATACTTCTTCCAGATGAGAATTTGTATAGCATATAATCATATGCGTTTGGAATGATTGTTCCGGGTGGGATAAGAGGTTCAATTTCAACTTCCATATCCATAATGCCATTATCATCCAATCGCATTTCGATATTCTGCATATCTTTTGTAACACCAAAGAGTGGTAATCCTTCTATCTTATTATAACGGAATGGTGAATCTTTTCCAATAAGATTATCAGCGGTTTCTGTTCCTTGGGTAACTGTACTCTTCTTATCATTGACATTAAACCATGTAACAAGAATTGGATCACCCAAACCAGTGATACTAATAGAGGAACCACTCTGGAGTATCTTATCAAGTTCAGACATCGTATTCTTTACAATAGCATCCGAATTTTGTAAATATCCCATTAGTATCCCTCCTTTCTTGAATCAATATCACTTGTCTTTTGCTTCAAGAACCAATTCACGAATCCGAGCAATATTTCAAAAGCTGAAACTAAACCCGCACGATCATCTAAGAATATATTATAGAAAATCTTATTATCGTGCTCGTATTCTCTTTCAGCTTTAATTGCATCAGATTCTTCGTTTACATAATCACATTTGATATTTAACTTCTTACAAGTATCTTTCACCATATTGATATCAGAGTTTAAAGTTCTTGCAGTATAGCATATCATTGTAAACCCTAAAGCACTACAAACCTGAAGAAGTTTGACGACAGGCTCACATGAAATACCCCCTTTAGACGGCTGTATCGTATCGTCAAAATCAAATGCGACGATAATATTACCATGCTCTTTATAATCATTGATTAATACGTCAATAAATCTTTGGTTTGTAAAGAATTCTTCGTAAAATCTATCCATTTCATTTAACGATTGCATTCGTTCTTTTATATCAGGCATCGTATCTGATTTAGTCAGATAATCTGCCACGGTTTGTAAAATCATTTAACATCCCTCCTTTAAGGAAATGTGGACTATACTAACAAAATTGGACAAAAAAGAATGAGTGATGGAAATTGTATTAATCCCATCACTCATCCCGTATATCAAGTATACCCCTAATTAATTTGTTTGTATCTATACCAAATCCGATACGTCGATACCATTTCTGTCTGCATAATCCTCCAGAACTTTCCCCAAGAATGACATAGTGTCCTCATTATCTGAAGCATTTAACTCCAGATACTCGTCACGATTGATTGATGTCAGTAACTCTGATAACATCTCACGTTTTTCATCGAGTGTAAAATCTCTTGCCATAGTTGAATTCCTCCTTTCTTTAGTTGAGCTATATTCGTGATAGTTTGATGTCATGGTTTCTTGTATACTCAACAATCATATTTTTGAGTAGTTTCACGCAATCACCCTCAAACTTATCATCACCCTGACTAATGTCGATGTATCCCCATCCAACAACTGACCGTATGCATAATCCAACATCTCGCTTGTTGTATGAATGGTAGTTGAATTTGTCTCTCCCATGTTAAGTTTAACCTCTTTTCTGTATTATGATCTTTCCCCAATAGAGATTCTTGCTATTGCAAATTCTGTGAATGTTGAAGGATTAACCACTGTAGTATATTCGTAGTTACCCTTAACCCTATCATACATTCTTTTCATTGCATTTTCAGTATCACCCTTTGCAATTCTCTCAACGTATAAGTTAAGACCATTACTTCTAAGAAGGGATTCGTATTGGTCATCCGTTATACAGGATAATCCAAATATATCTTCCAACGCCGCATTGCTAATTACAGTAGATGCTTTAGTCATTGTTTCAACCAAGAATCTCATAGTATCATCTTTTATAGAAGACGTATCAGTGATAGGAGTTTTCCCGTCTATAATCTTTCCTACCTTGTAGCATACTGACATCTCTGCATTTAAAACAGCTATATCAGAAAAGAGTTTCTTAGTAATTCGACGATGGAAAAAGTCATTATACACCACCAATATGATAATTACAATCATAAGTGTTAACATCACGATACCAAAGATGAGGCTAATGTGACCAGCCAATGTATTTAAGTCTAAATTTTTCATTTACATTTCCCTTTCTATGATAAATTTTTCTTTTGGTACACCGAAATCTTTCCCTATAGAATTTCGATATACTGAGAAGTTCTTTGTATAGAGTTTTAGCTGATTCCGTAGTAATTCATAATCCATAATGCTATCAGAATCCCGATAGATGTCAATGTATATATTGGAACCAACCAATCCTTTATTGATGTAGTATAATAGAGGATTATAAAATGCACCATGATTTGTACTCATAAATATACAATCCTCTGCTATTCCGCCGTAGATATTATATACAACGGATAAGATGTCAAACGGTCCTTCTGTAACAACGAACCGAATTGGATTTTGTGAAATCGTATTTATTCCATTCTTAATCGTAAAGAACGAATGAGCGTTTGATTCCATTCCGAATATATTGAATTTAACATATCGGAACTTATTCTTACCAGTAATATCACGAAGTATAATATACTCATTCTTTACAGATAACCATCCAATATAGTCCCTTTCGTAAGTCTCAATGAAAGGTTGATATTTCTTTAATAACGGAATATTATTTATCTGCAAAAACTCCCTGATACTGAATACTAACTTTAATCGCTCATAGTCTTCTAGCGGTACTTGAACTCCAATACGTTCATTCATATAACGAATTTTCCGTATGGTGTTTTGAGTCTTTCGTGGTGGTGGAATTATAACATTGATTTCTTTGTTATTCTTGTACTTATTGACTCTAACTCCGCCGCTGCTATTAAAAGCCATTTTGTTAATTCTCTTCAATAACCGAATATCTTCATCATTATCAGAACCAGTTATCATAGAGAACATATCTGGTGTAAGTAACCCAAATTCTCCACAATTGAAGCAGATATACTTTACAGGGTCACTCGGATCATTTGGATCACAAACGATGTATAGTCGTTTCTTATTTGCATCCCTCTTTGAATCTCCGCATAAAACGCATCTTGTCTTTACACGGATATCTCCAACTGGAACGCAATTTCTGTTATGCCTTAGTATTTCTAAGAATTCCGATTTATCGCTCATGATAGTTTACCACCTTATAGATAGAATATAATTCCAGTAATAGTGACTCCAGCTAATATAGCAGTTGCAACACAAACCAAGAACCATCGTGCTGCATCATCAAGTATATCATTTGCAACTGTCTCAGCCAGTTCATTTATTGCTTGTTTAATGTCTTCGGTGATTTTTCCATTCACGGGTTTCTACCGCCTTTCTTCTTCTGTCTACTCCGGAAACTAAAGTCTCTGATATTGAAATTAAAATTGTACCTGCTACAAATATAATAACCGCACACACAACAGCAGTTAGGTCAATGACTAAAAATACACTGTCGGCTAATCGATTAAAGAAACTTGCAACTTTGGTACAGGGTGACGTTTTAGTGTAAACGCTATAAGTAGTCATATCTATTCACCTCTTTTCTTCTATTTTAGTAATAAGTTATACACCCCACAATCATTTATTTGAACATAGGTATTCCACTGTTCAATGAGTTTAATACATTACAAGATAAAATAAGGAACATTTCCACCTTCTTTAACTCATCCAAATCAACATTATGGATTCTATTAATACAGAAGATAGTCCATGAATCCGGACGAACTCCTAAGGAATAAAGTAAGGTAGAACCAGAATATATGTTGATTCTTGGTACATCTGTACCATCTGTAACACCACTCTCTTCATACCGAACGGTATAACCTGACCGTACAAATACGGTATTTAACAGAAACTCAATTATCCCATACTTATTGAACTTATCAAGCACTGGTTCATCAGTATCAGAACTTTCCTGAAACCAGAACGATAAAGCCAATCTACGTAACTGAATGATGGTAATAATCTCGTTTATAACATTCGCATTTCCCTTCCAACTATCACGGGTTCTAATATCCTGACAGGTTGGTGTATCAGTTGTATTTGTAGAAACGAGTTGAATTTCATCAGCATCAATGCTGTTTATATAGATCGTAGCCGTTGGTACTTTCTTACCAGCTTCCAAACGAATTCTACGTTTGGTATAAGTAACTCCATCAACTGTATTCATCTGGAATACTCTACCACTTCCTACAAACTCAGGTAAATCAATCTCTGTCTTTACCTTTGGTGAATTTCTTCGGATCTCAAAATCCTCTCCCAGAACTTTCAGTTCATCCCCAAGAATTTCCGTCCCAATTTTAATAACGTCAATGTCCATTGTAAATGTTGCCATAATAGTACGCCTCCTTCAAACGTATTTTTATAAAATAAAAGATTGAAGTGGGGCAGAACTTATTTCTTATCTTACTCCCACTTCAATCCTTATTATCATATGAATCTTTTAAATCTCATCAATGAAATTGAGCAACTCATCCGAAATGATATCCTCATTGAATACAATAACCTCACCAGTCAATTCCGGCTGTTCATACTCTACGAATGTATAATTGTTATTAAGTACTCTTGAGATAATCTTTAAGATCGGATCATCTTTAAATCCCTCAATCATGATTGTATATTTATCTTTTACAAGATGCGTATATGTTGATGATGATTTCAGCTTATTAATGAATTTGCTGTTTTGCAGTAATCTATTACTCACCTTTCCTTTAAGAAGGGAGCTTATAAACCACTGTAATTCTTTGTATCCTTTACTTGAAAGTTGCCGCTTGGCGATCACTACAAACTTCATGACCTGCCTAATTGATGCGGACTTCAATTCGGTAAACCCACCGAACTCTTTTGCAAAATCATAATTTAACATATCGTTATGGAACTTATCCATATTGAACAGATATTTCGTATAGAACGCAATCTCATCATCAGAAATCTTACCATAAGTACGTTCAAGACGAGAGATTACATCTGCAAGTGCTTTATAAGAGCGAACCGCCCTTGTCTCATCTACCTTTATCTGCATCTGTTCCAGTTTATCAATTCCTGATAATCCGTCTGGTCCTTTTTCTGCCGTTACACGAACTGGATCAAAGTTATACTGAACCTGCTGAACGGTAAACTTTAACTGAGTCTCAATGATCGCCTTAAGGAAAGCAGAGAGTGCATTGTTAAACTGGAACTTAAAGAAATTATCGCTGAGTAAGAATTTCACCAGCAATCTATCCAACTGAGAAGACTCGGTTGTTCCTCTAAGAGCAGCCTGCTGTTCCCAAATAACATTGTGACCTTTATAGTGTTTCTTTACTTTCTTCTCTGTAAAGACATAGAGTTTCTCCTGAATTGCGTCAGCTTCATACTCGTCATTCTGATCACCAACCTTGTAGAATATGTCAACGAACAAATCCAACATGATACGATTGATAAGTGGATCATTATCGGAATAGATGGTATTCGTTGCAATATAATGCTCTACCGGTGGGATGATAATCTTTAACATCATACTGATCGCCAGAAGTCTCTTAATATCATCATTTGTAAAGTCATCTGGTCCATTAAACACACGACCAGTTTTCCTATCTATTGTAGCATCAATATAGTGGTTATCTTCCACCATCTTGTATATATTCTCTTTAAGATTATAATCTCTAAAGATTTTCCCCAGTAAGTGTTTTTTGAACTCGATAATTGTCAGAGAGTGTTTTCCATCATCGATGATGTTCTTCATATACATATAGAGCGTCATCAATTCTTTCTCCGGATCATAGAATTCTGTGAAGTAACTTAAGTACTGGCAAACAGGCACCAACTTATTCTGGAATGCCTTACGTCCTATTGTAAAAGTCTCCGCATCTCTCTCTTCTTCTTCAGTTTTGTACATGCTTGTTTTCATGGAGTGAGGCAAAGCTTTCTTAAAGTTCATACGTACATTTGGGTGCTCATCTATAATCCATATATCCTCTACGGATTTAGCTAGAGTACTCAAATCCATTGCTTTAAAATATGCAATGTCTTTGTCTTTATCCTCTTCTTTGTCTTTCTTCTTGTTAGCGATGGCTTCAGCTAACAGTTTGTCGTACATTTCACGAGTGATAAAACCAGCCCACTCGTCAATTCTTACAAAATCTTTACTTGCCATTTGTACAAGATCCTCCTCTTCGCTATTCATGTAATATAATATATTTACGAAAGCATACTTACCTTTTCTTTATAGTTCCTCGGGTCTTTTGAATCGGGTTTTTACGGTGGGCAGTCTTTGCAATCGTTGAAGAAATCTTTGGCATAGTACCAATGCTTCTTATTAACGATGCGGGACTACCTTCTGTATGCAAAATTTTTCCCGATGAACCTGCTTTATTATGGTTTACTTCAGACTGTTTCTTTTTCTTTAATTTGTCTGCTGCCTTATTATATTCATCCATAATTTGACTTAATGTCCTTATATGGGATACCAAGTATTTCTCATCATAGACTTTAGCAACAGCCTCTAAAGTAACACGGTTCATTTTCTTTGAATCCATAATATAACGAGCAGCAAAGTAAATATACTTATCGTACATAACATTTTGGTTACGGTTTCTTATATCTGGGGAATCAGTTGTAGGCTGTTTCCCCAGTTTGTCTGCTAATTGAGGTATAAGCAACCCCACCTTATTGTACACGTAAGCATACGTGTACGCAAAGGATGGTGTATTTGCGAAGACCTGAAAATCGTACTTGGCTATCGACATATCACGCCGATGTTTTTTCTCGCTGTCAAAGAAATGATAGACTACGTCATAGGTGTTATCACGTTCGGTTTCGGTTGGTATTACTAGCCAGAACCAATATTCGTCGTTTGCACCATTTCGATAAATCTTCATCTCAATTTGTTTTTGTCTACCTTTAGAGCCATCTGTAAGTTTGTCATACTTTGCAGATAATGCTCCAATGATAAGCGTCTTATTCGGGATTGACGCATCACCTTTACCGATTGGATTTTCAAGGAATTCTGCTAAATACATGGCTATTTATTTCACCTCCCTCATTCCTTCCAGCTCTTCGGTTGCACCTTCATAGCTTAAGAATAAGAGTTGGTTGATTGTAGTTGTATTAAGTACCAAGTTAAGGCATCCCTTGATAACCTCAGTTTCAACCTTTACCGGATGGATAATGCCGTCGTCTAACTGACTGGTAATCAAGTTCCAAGGTTTGTTTTCATTCAAGCAGTAAACGATGAGAGCATTTGTATATGTATCCCCATCGGCTACAATGCAGGAACTGTTGGAACTACTTGGTGTTAAGGACATAACCTCATTCACCTTATCGGAAATCTCCTGTATGTTTTTATTCATTTCCTCTGTAATCTCATAAAGAGATTTTACGGTTCCGGGGTAATTCTTGATGTCAATGTCATTGACTACTCCGTCAGGATAACGGTTGTTTAACATAATCTCCCAAGTATTTACGAAACCATCATAGATGATTCCAAGAATATCCTCAGTGAGTTTTACGTCAATACCTTTCTCCTCTTCCGGATTCCATTCCCCGTTTTTGATCTTGTCAAGAAGCTTATTGATCGTTGAAGGAATTGCAATTCCACCGCCCAGTACAACGCCATCTGTATATGCATTTGCACATGCATTGATGGCATCATCTAAGGCATCTCTCTTCGCCTTTAAGTTACCTTCTCCGAATCCGCCGACATGAATGATACCCATCTTCAAACGAAGTTTGCCAAGACGAATAGTCTTGAGTCTGATTTCGTCAGTGAACATGCTTTTTGCATTCATATCTTTTCTTGCCTTATTGATTTCGCCCTGAATAGCATTCATACGCTCTTCCAAAGCTTTGCTACCCTCAATATCTCCAAATCCGGAAACAATTAAGAGTTTGCTGTCAACCGATAATGAATCGCAGATACCTAAGTAATCTGTAATATCAGTGATGAACTTATCACCTGCTCCCTGAACAAGTGTATTCCATTCCTTTAAGTCCTTATTGAACTCAGCATCGTTCTTATAATCCTGACGATTTGGTTTTGGAGCCTTTGAGTTCTGAACGAATGTCCGGATAATATCTTCCGCCTCACTATGCTCTCTTGAGATAATGGTTCCACCTGTAAGGAAACTCAAATCAATGAGCATTTCCTTCTCGATGTTATACTCCGCAAAGTATTTAACCATAACGAGATTCGGAAGAGGCTGATTTCTCTTTGACATCTGGATACAAAGAGCATTGTATGCATCTCTGAAATCCTTCTCGAAGTCCGGTGCTAATATAACAAGCTCTCTACCAAGCTTAATGTTAAGCATAGCAGACGCTGTAAGCAATGGTTCGAATAAGCTTGCATTTACCGTATAGGAGAAAATCAATATCGCTGGGTTATCCATTGTATATCTCTTATCTCCAAGGTTATTTACCTTAAACTCACTCAAGAGTTTTGCAGGGTAATCATAACCGTCACGGTATTCTACGAAGCTGCTTTCCGTACCGGAATTCTGTACACGGATAACCGTGTTTCCTGTGTTCTTATAGATATCACGTATGAAACCTGCATACTCTTTATCCCAGTCAAGAGATACGCAAGCAATCTTATAGATAATATCTTCCATATTCTCTTCTGTTACCTGAGTTGCTGAAGCCTTTAACTCCTCGCAGATTTTCTCTACGCAATACTGAATTGTAGAAGAAAGAAATTTGTTGTGAATTTTATTCTCCTGCTTGTAATCCATGATCAGATTGTTAATTTCGTTAGCCGCAATGAGTCCAGTGGTAGTTCCATCACCAGCACCGGAGTTAATTGCCGTCGATACATCAATGATCATCTTTCGGATGATACTTGCAAGCACGCTCTTTGAATAAACAATGCTCTGCTCAACTGACCATCCATCTTTGGTGGTTAGAATCTTGCCACCTTCCTGATACGCTGTATTCTCACCAAAGGGTCCATATGTTCTCGATACATACTTTGCCATCTGAGAAAATACAGTCCTAGTCAATTCATGTAATTCGTCCCCATCAATTACATTTGGTTGTAAATTGATTGTGGGTCTGATATCGTTGCTCATGACACATATTCCTCCTTGTTTTTAGTTACCACTTTGTTACCTACAGCATTGGTTATTAGCTAAATAGGTACAGAGATTGTATTAATAGCCAAATTGAACTTTTCTACATAGACTTTATCTTCGTCTGATAATGCAAGTCGATGATAAGTAACCTGTTCAATCATCTTATCAAGATCGGTTCTATCTTCTACCATATTAAAATCATAAGTTGGAATAAGAACTTCTGTTAAAGATGAATGGTGTGCTCTTATTAATTCATCAACATCTCTTACGTTTTCAAATACGTAAGAATCTACAATTGGTAATACTTCTTTATTCTTTTTACCGACGACTATCTTAACTTTATCAGCACCATATCCAAAAAATGATTCTCTAAGGTTATCAAAGATAACTTCAGATTCAAATGGTACGTAAAAGTATATTGTCTTTAACTTCTCATCTTTCATAAGAAGTCTTAAGGTATTCCCGAACTCTGTTATCTGAATATAATGATCACAGATTGGTTCTGATAATAAGTTTGCGTATAATTGATTAATGTAAGCATCATACAGATAGCTTGCATTTGTACTGAGGAATAATTCCTTATCAATCCAGTCTTCAAGAATATTTTGATGTTTTTTTCCAGACAGTTCATGTACTAACCAAGTATCATTCTCAGGAGAATCTTCTACAGCAGGAAATCTCTCGTTAAAAAAACAATAAAGACTCTCATCGTTCTTCATTCTTTCTTTTAATTCGTGATACAAGAAGAGATCGGTATATAGTACGACATTAGTCACGTCTATAAAAAAAGAAGCTCTTTTGTATAAAGTTTTCTGTTGCATAATAAATACCTTCTTTCTATAACAAATCTTAAGGCGGCTCTAATTTAATTAGATACCGCCTTAGGCACTTTTCATCTTTGAAATATCGTATAGGTCTTCGAAGATGAGGTATCGTCTAACCGTAAGATATATAATGTCATCCTGTTCTCGGTTTCATCACGGTACTGGATAAATGTAGATCTATCCGTAGCAGATACATCACAGTTAAACTTTTCCTTAATATAAGGTTTTGCAATCTTGTTTATCCAATGTAAACTACTTACTACGGCTAATGCATCATTTATCGCAGCATCATCTCCGAATACAGGTCCTTCGTACTCTGGTACGTCAGGGAATCCATCTCTGATATTTTTCATTGTAGTCTCAATCATAAAATCAGCGGCATCCTTATACTTCTTGAATACCGACGGTGTGTATTCCCCTAATACGGTTGTATTTGTGACGATATAAACTTCAGGTGTTCCAGCCATTGTAGATTTCCTCCTAGGTATTTAATTAACCATACATAACGATTCTACGATTTCTCACGACACCATTATTCTGGTTAAGAATTACTCTAAACGCATTGATGAAGTCAGATACTCCACCGTATGCATCATAAGACGAGAACTTGTAGACGATAACAATTCCTGTATCATCACTTCTTACAGGTGGTACATCACCACGGATGCCGAACATATCCATTCTGTCAGCAAACTTTAACATATCCTCGTCATAGATAACATCAACATCACTCAACTGATAAGTTGACCAAGTATTGTCAAGACGCATCTTTCTACTGAGGATATTATCAGTTACTTCTTTACGGATAACTCTTTCATCATCCTCGATTACCTGAGCCAATGTTGCACCATCAATCTGTGATGCTCTCTGAAGAGTCTCTAAGAATTCTTTTACCTCGTTTGTAGCATTCATTATTTTTCACCTCCTAATTAGTATACTTGATTAATATATAAAGCAAAGGGAGATTAGGGAAATCAATAATCCCCTAATCTCCCTTTATGGTTTTTCTTATGTGGAGTTGTATTTACTACTGAGCACCTTCAAACTGAATGTTCAAGTCATCCAGTGAGGTAATCTGATCAGTCGGAGCGTTCATTGAACTTGAATCAAACAGTGATGTCTGACCAAATCTTGCCCCTGCTCTCTGAGCTGAATACGGAGTACTCATTTCTGCCCCAACCTTGTTTCCGATAGAGCGAATGTCTCCAATCAGCATATCCTTGTAAGATTTATCGACGGTTCTGTTGGCATGGTTAAATGCCTTAGAGCTACCATGGATGAAACTCTTTGTATCCTCAAGGAATAAGTAGAGTTCGTTCTCTGTAATAGTTCTTCCACCGAACTTTCCTGTAGAGTTGTCATAATCTTCGATTACTTCACCCTTACGGAATTCATAGACGATTTCATCCGAACTTTTTAAGGTCTGAGCATCGATGTTACGAATGAGCTTTGCATATGCAACAACTCCCTGCTTGTCATCTGCTCTTAAACCGATACCAAACTGATTAACTTCTGCCACTGGAACAGAGATAAATTTCTCCGTCTTGTTGGCTAAAGCAGGAAGAATCTTCTCCTCAATCTGATTCCAGAGATCGATGCACTTAGGTCTTGAGATACATGTAATCCAGCTATGCTGGTAATCGTATCTTCTCTTCTCTGTCTGTTCGTTTTCCGGTAACTCCGGTGTAATGATGAGCTTCAGCATATCTCCCTGATAGCTCCATTCAAATGCGGTTGCTTTGATTGCATTTGAGTTAAAGGTGCGGTATCCACGGGTCTGTACTTCACGCACCTGTTCCTGATTATTTTGGTTTGTAGCCATGATTGTTTTTATCCTCCTTCATGAATTTTGTAATTCTGTGCAGTTTACCATAAAAACGTATACTATACGTTTAGTATATTAGATGAGTATTCGTTATCACCTGCTGATATTGTTATAAAGGTTAATGCTTTTAATACAGGATAGAATGTACCAGAGTTTCTAGTTACGATTCTTTCCTCATCAATTACAGGATAAACCCATTCAGGTATTTTACTGTCATCATTAGGTAAAGCCAAATAACTTACACCCTTTTGTTCAAATTGAGGTATTCCTCCATGGAATATATTCTTCCTTATTATATCTGCTTCCTTTGGGAAGTATGGAGCCAACTTTTCATCAAGTACCTTTTCATTAGGTATATTGATAAATACGACATCACATTTGTCAGGTACCATAATTACATTATCTGGGTTAATAAGGTTCCATAATAAAGGACCTGTAAATGCTCCCTGAGAGTATGGGTCTTTGTAAGACTTTGCAACTTTACAATTCATACGAACCAAATAAGTTCTCTCACGGTTCTTAATGGATTCTCTGATTTGTCTTTCCAATCTTGCAACGTCTGTCATAAGTTGAACGACATTGACCAATGGATCATCAATGATATCGTTCTTTATAATCTTCATCAACTCTTTCTCTATATTAGCATTTACTCCAGCTTTTTTAAAGTCATGACCTTTAAGCTCAATCTTGTGAACCTGTTTTCCTTCTCTAAGACGGATGTCTGCAATATAACGCTTCTTTACGTTTGCAAGTAATACCTTCGGGAAGTAGAATTCATTCTTTGTATTAAGACGCTTATGGAATCTGGGTAATACGTTACAATCATCTGCGTATCTATCAAGTAATTCTCTAGCCATTCTAGTTACTAAGTAAGCTAGAATGTTTACACTACAGAACTGCATATCTTCTTCTCCCATAGAAGAAACTGAATGATTCCATACATTATCCTTTGTCCAATCTACCCAAGGCTTAATGTTAATTACATTACTATCCGTATCAATAAGGATAACCCTTGTTCTTGGGTCATGTTTTAATCTGTCAATCTGCTCTGTATAAGCATGATTGTAGAATACAAATTCTCTACAGTAATCCCATATAAACTCCAAATCTTCTTTTATATTATCGGGAATTTCATTTGGGTTTCTAAATGCAGTTGTTACATCATAGATGCGAATGAGTCTTGATTTAATCATATCATTTTCTACAAACGCAAATAGATTGTTTATATAATAGAGCCTAGTCAAATCTTCTACATCTCTATTTCTTAAGAGGTTTCTTATAGTAGGCTCATAGCTTTCTTTGTAATCAAGAAATTGACTCTTCCAGAGTTTATATACAATTTCAGGATCAGTAATCGGAGTTAATCCATTGATGGATAGATTTCTCTTATCCTTTACAAGAACATTTCCAACCAATGTGACTAATTCTCCTAGAGATTTGAATTTAACCGCATTATTCAAGAAGGCTTCGAATGCCATAGCGGTTGTTGAAATAAGGGACTGAGCAGTACCAGTTGTACTTGCCGCAGTATATACGTTATATAATTGGAATGTCTTTGCACCAAATGCTCCATAGATGGCATTAATCTTAACCTTAGCCTCCATCTGCATCATTTCATAATACTGGTACTCATAAGATGTTGTATCTCCATTAGGACCGATGTAAGTATCTCTAATCTTCTGGTACTCTTTACGAGCAGCAATTCGTCCATCGATAACATTTTGAATTGGAGATTTCCTTATATCCTGATTATAGAAGAAAGTTCCATCACCAGCAGCGATTGGTCTATTTTTATAATACCAATCATATAACTTGAGTAAGTCAGTTTTAATTCGCATGTCATCCTGATAATCGTTATGCAAATATGCATTATGGATTTCCATATGCTCAGCAGCGATATCAGATAAAATACTTCTTAGCACCTTTTCTTCTGCCTGAGGATATTGAAGTTTAAAGTATATTACGTTATCTTCAACCCAGTCATGAAAGAATCTCGATTGTGCTAATATAGTTTGGTCTATCAAGTTACCACCTCCTATATATGATTAAACAGTTGTCAATTAGCTCATAAGATACCAAAGGTATAGTTAGCTTTATAGACTTTGGATTAATATATTTATCAGCATTTGGTTAAACTGCACCAATTGTCTGTCTCAACAAAATTGTAATGACTTTTTATCTCAAAGGAGGGACAGTTTTATGGCTACTTTTGAAAGTGCAAATACTGATACATCTACATCAGATAGTCAAGTAGTTACGGCACCTCTTAAATCACAAGCCGCTAATTCTGGATTACCCATCATGAGTATACCTGTGGTTGAAATCGACGGGACACTATATCCAATTATTCTTACGAATATGGTATCTGGCGTTCTCCCAATTTCCAAAGGTGGTACAGGATTAACGTCTCTTGATGGTGGAAGGTTATTGGCTTCTAATGAAGACGGTACTTTATTGGAAGAGATCGATGTAAACGTACAATCTTTCGCTGGACTTCGTGGAAACATTGAAGATAGACTGAGTAAAACAAGGCGATATGTTGTAGATATCCCGACTTCTGGTTGGACAAAGAATCCTTCTGGTGATGGGTATTATCAATCTTTCGCTGTAGATGGAATGACTGGGTCTGACAATCCAGTTGTTGGATTAGTCTCATCTGCAACAACCGACGAGGCACTTAGATTGGAAAGAGTATCGTACGGGTACATGGATAGCATCATCACCGATAAGAACAAAATTACGGTGTACTGTTTTACAGAGGTTCCAACGAACCCGTTTTCTATTAGTGTCAATTGCACTGGTGCTTAAATAGAACGGCTATCAATTAACAAAACAATAAACTTTTAGAAAGGAGGTCAATAGCAATGTCCAATCTCAGTAGTTTAATACAGGGTGAAGGAGTACAGCTCGGTGATACAACATTCGAGAGTATGACTGAAACTGATATGGCGAATTTGCTTGCGATCGCAATCACAGAAGCTTGTGAAGAAGATGAAGTGGAGAAAGTGGTTGCAGAAGAACAGACTGGTGTATTGTTAGAGGGGGTTACTCCTGATGACGCACCGATTCTTGAAGTATCTATTGTACGTCTGGACAAGAAGGCTAAGAAGCAGAAAGCTTACAAGTTAGCCATCTTACAGTGTGCAAAGGATGATGACAATAAGGATTACAAGAAGCTGGAGACAATCTGGCGTATGGAGAAGTTCCTTCTTCGTAAGCTTGAAAAGAAATATGCTGCCCGTGCAAGAAGCCGTATGAAGCAGACTGCAAACAAAGCAAATGGAAGTCATCCGGCAATCAAGAAAGCAAAGAATGTGCTGACTCGTTCTCAGAAAGAGACCAAGAAGGCATTAGCTGGTGACACTAAGCCACCAACACAGGTAAAGTCGCAGTTTAATTCAATTGCGGCAAAGCTTTCTGGAAAAATCAACAATCAGGCTACACCGGCGAAGGTGTAAAGTGATCAAATCGATCCCACTAGGAATGAATGAGAGACTTTTAGTTCCCTCATTCATTCTTTTATTGATATATTAAGAAAATGGAATTGTGATAGGAATGTATGTGATTTTGTGACGTTTCTCACAAATCTATATAAGCATGAAAGCAAGGAGGTAAAAATCATGATTCTAAAGGAAGGGTTAGAAATCTATGATGATTTCGACATCGACAAAATTGATGAAGGATTAACACCAGAGGCTAAAGAGATCATGAAAATGTTAGACGACAAAATATTCGTCATTGATGATGTCATTGATGAGGGTATGCGTCTGGGAGATGAGAAACATGATCCCGAATATTATAAGGAGTTTTATCAGGACTTCTATAACAAGTTAATCCTCAGTGAGCTTCACGGGTTTGAACATAAAGAATTCCGTGAGCATCCAGTTTATTTTAAGTTTCACAATGACCCAAATGAGGAATTGAAGCATTTGGAATTTCGGCACTTTGTGCTGAACTTAGCATTTTGGTATCCGATGGTCACAGCAGATCCATCCACTCTCTGTGATGAACATATCGTGACAAAGCCAATGATGCGTAAATTAAGTACGGGATTTATCGCAGCTTATATGAATAAGTATTATGCGAAACCGTATGCAAAGAAGATTGGTTATAGAACCAGATCAGAAACATTCGCAGACACAAACTTTCTTCTTAATAAGATTCCATTAAAGTTCAATGACTTCATTGGATTATCTATTTCTATAGAAGAACTCCGTGATATGTCAAGAAGAATGCCTGAGTTCAATGAAGGTCTGTATGTACGTATTGACGATACAAAGCAGCCTGCTGAACAGGAAGCCCAGAAGCATGAATTTGATAGAAAACAGATTGGTCTTATTGAGAATGATGAAGAACTTACGACTCTTAGAGCAATGGTTGGGGCAAAGGCTGTAAAGAATGCCCAGCTTGCAGAGTTCGTATCAATTATCGGTAATAAGCCGAATGAAGATGGTGTTACGATTTCGACACCAATCAACAACAACTATACCACTGGTAACTTGGCATCTATTCCAAAGTATTATATCAATAATATCTCTGGAAGAAAAGCGGCAGTAACAAACCATGAATTCATGGGTCCGGGTGGTTATGTATTAATCCTTGTCGCATTACTTAGTGCTCAGGTAAAATTGAGTAAGACAGTATGTGACTGCAAGACATGTAACCCAATCCCGCTTAAGATTCGTTCAAAGACTCATCTTAAAAATCTGAATGGTCGTAGATACAGATTCAATCAGGCTGATAAGTATAAAATCATCGACTTTGAGAAAGATGAAGATTTGATTGGGCAGGATGTATGGGTTCGTTCACCTATTACTTGTGCGGCACCCGATGGTGTATGTAGAGAATGTTATGGTGAACTCTATTATACGAACAAAGATCTGTATTCGGCTGGATGTTATGCAGCGTTTACCCAGATGAACCCGATTGTTCAGGGTCTGTTATCTGCAAAGCATTTTCAGGGAACTTCATCAAAGATGATTGACTTTGGTGCAGACTTTGAGAAGTACTTTATTATCGCTACGACGGATATCATTCTTAATCCTGATTTAGATGACATGGAACTTTATTCATTAGTCATCTTAGCAGATGATTTGGAATCTTCTGATTATAGTAGCGATGATGACGATATCGAGAAGAATAAGAAGTTTGGTAACGGTAAGAAGAAAAAGAAGAAATCTGACGAAGAGGGATTTGATGATGACGACATGGGAGATTACACCGATGATGAGTTAGAGTATCGGTTAAATTACTATGTTCCAAAGTTCTATGTCGTGAAGAATCTCCATAGTAAGAAACGTGAGATTATGGATGTTACCGAATTTATTGATCCAAATACGAAAGAATTATATATGCATGATGATTTACTTATGCGTATGACAGAAGGGTCTGTGGATTTGTTCGACCATAAGACCTATTATTATCTTGACTTTGAAGATATCTCTTTAGAGGAGTTTGTATTTATGGTTGACGTTAAGAATAACGAATTGACCGCTCCAATGAAGAAGATACAGGCACTTATTCACAATCAGAACCATGCGGGTGCGACTTCTTATGAAGAGATGGCTCAGATGATGCTTGACCTTACAATTGAGTCTAAGATTGATGCCGCAGCGGTTCATGGTGATATGATTATTAGACAGTTAATTCGTAGGCCTATGGCTCAGCAGAGAAGACCGGACTTCTCAAGAATTGTAATGCCAGAGGATTACGTGATGTTGTCTGTACTTGTTGCTTTGAAACAAAATCCATCATTCTCAGTTTCTATGAGTGCATCATATCTGAAGTATCAGTTAGTTCAGCTTACAAGTACATTTGATAAGTATGAATCATCTGATCTGGATTGGTGGTATAAACGTAATCTTGAGATTGATGAGAATAAAGTGTATTACGGGGAAGAAAGTACAGACTGAAAAATATTAAGGAGGAAGTATTTATGATTAACGTAACCGTAGATAGTGCATCGGAATTACTATGGATACAAGATATACTTAGTATTGGCACTATCAACTGCTGTGACCCTCATATTCTTCTGGAGTTGGGTTGTGATTTACATCAGACTGTTCACTTTGAAAAATCAGAGAATTTCGTTGATGATTTGACGGGTAAACTGAGTGCATTGTTGAACAAGCAATTGGGGGAACTAACCGAAGATAATATGAATTGGATGTCGAATGGAAGTTGCGGAGAAAAAGATAATAAAACGGAAGGGGTTGTAGTTTGATTGCCTAGCTATTTGGACTCACTAGTTAAAGATTTATGCACGTTTAAAAAGCCTGAATTCTATATGTATAAGTTGCAAGATGGGGCTCATATCGTTATCAATAATAACGACAAGATTATATCGAATTCTCCCGGTAATCTCAGCCGATTCTATAATCAATTAAATGCGGCTGTTAAGGAGATTCGTATAAACGGACATATTATGAGCAACTCTTCACCAGTTAGTGTATTTATACCTAACAAAGACAGAAATAATAATCCATATGATTTTATATTATCACTGACAATGGGAAGAATAAACCCGACAAACAAAGATGAGATATTCGTTAACATTGGGTTCATTCCCGTAGACCGCAAAAGATTCTATCAGGAACGAGAATTTACTGCGACTATTAAAAATTACAATGAATTAAAGAGATACGTTGGTGTAATTAAATCAGCAATGGATGATAATTTTAAGAAAGGAAAAGAAACAGATGGCAGAGAAGAAAGCAAAGTCAACCAATAAGAAATTCATTATTGAGAAATCTGGGGAGAAAGTAAAACTTCAGATTAACGATGGGATTCTTTGGTTAGACGAAAAAGAAAGAGACAGAATTATGGTAACTTTGAACAAGGCTATGGCTCCAGGTACAATCTCGTTCCCAATTCAGTCTAATGGTACATTCATCACATATGAGAATGGAACCATCGCAGTAAGTCTTAGTGTTGCAAAGTTGAATACAGATGGAACAACTTACATCATCTTCGCATCTTATCAGATGCCGGGCATGATTCAGTTTGAGACTGACATGTTCTACGTAACCAGAGAGGTTATGGAAAAATTCATGCTTGCATTAGCAGGTTAATTTCACAATCGGGGTATTGGGATTATTAATCCCAATACCCCATTATATTTTTGCACTATATTTTACAATTCTATAATTTTGGAAAGGAGGTAATATAATTCCTCATGAGAAAGAATAGAATTTATGCTTACAATACGCATTACGAGATTTACGACTATAAGTTGGGAGAATATAAGGACTTAGAAAGAGCACTTACGTATCATGACTTTACGGCATATTCGGATTATCCAAAGTTTATGTACGATAAGGAGAACCAGACTTTATTCATACCTCGTGGATTTGATAGTTATATATTGGAACAATGGAACGGTAAACCAGTTACAGTAGTAACAAACGAAACAGAACCTGTCCCAATTAACTTTACAATGAAACTATCTCCAAAGGATGATAATCAGAAAAAGGCTATAAGGTTTTTATCTGGCGAAGAAGAGTTCAAATCAATGGCAATGAATCCTCAGAAAGTTCTTATTATGCCACCAAGTGCAGGTAAAACTTATTGTACAATGGCGGCTATACAAAAACTCCATGTAAGAGCATTGATTATAATGCATACTCAGACTTTAAAGGAACAATGGATTGAACGTATTAAAGAATATACGAATATGGGTGGTCCAAACATTGTTGAACTTACTTCATCTCAGCAACTTCATGCTTATATGAAGAAGAAACCAAGTTCCAATCAAAAGATATTCATATCCACCAGAAGTTTATTGATTTCATATTGTGATAGATATGGGGTAGATGGATTATCTGAAGTAATTAATCGAATGGGAATAGGAGTAAAGGTATTTGACGAAGCTCATAAAGAATATGCAAGGACATTATTCATTGACTATGTAACGAATGTAAAGTGGACGTTCTATCTTACTGCAACATTTCAGTTATCCAACTATGGAGAAAACCAAGTATTTCAAAGAGCATTCAATATGGTTCCTAAGTTACAGATTAAGAGAGATGATTCAGCAAGGCATATTGTATACCTTGCAGTTATATTCAACTCTCATCCAAATCCAATGGAAGAGATTCGTATCACTGGAAAGAAACGTGGATTTGATAGATTTGCTTATATTGACTATGAACTTGAGAAAGGAATTCTTGAGAGAGAAGTTCGATATATGATTGACTTCTTTTTAAATAAGAAGAATATGACAGGTAAAACTCTTATTCTATCTTCAAAGAAATCTACGTGTAATTATTTTAGTGATATTGCAAAAGATGAAACCGATAATAAGTATCGAACTTGTGCATTTTATACAGGGAATAAGGTCGATAATTATAAAGGGTATGATATCATATCTGCTACAGCTCAGATGTTAGGTACTGGGGAAGATATTCCCGGGCTTAGATTTATGCTTAATACAGAACCATGTGCATCATTACCAAATACAGACCAGTTCTCTGGGAGATTAAGACCATTCGAGGGTGGAACGAAAGATACTTTCTATGTAGAGTTTATTGATATTGGTTTTGAGAAGGTCTATCAATGGTATCGGCGTAGAGAGAAACTGTTAAGAACAAAAGTTAAGACAGTCCATGAACTAAAACATATAACCTAGCTATTATGAAACCGAGGTGATGATGAGATGGAACAAAGGAAACTATTACTTGTTGATGAAGATACCATAAGAGACATTAATCCATTAAAGATTGTATTTCTTGATATCGATGGGGTACTTAATGGATATAACAAATGGACTTGGAGATTATGTAGTATAATAGATTTTCTCCACCTAAGAGTATGGTTCAATAGGCACTATGATATATTTGGAATACGACCTTATAAGGTATATCTACTATCAAAGATTATCAGAAAAACAAATTCCAAAGTAGTCATCAGTAGTAGTTGGAGAGCTGGATTTTTAGTTGATAACATTAAAGATTCGAGACTGTATAAGTTAAAGAAGTATTTAAAGAAATACGATATAGAGGTTATTGGGATTACTCCTCGTGCAAAGGATGGATGTCCTAGTAACCTCATACGAGAAACTGAAATAAGAACTTTTCTAAAGATGATAAACGATATCAATAAAGTTACAAGTTATGTAGTACTAGATGACGAGTCATTCGATTTACAGGGATTTGTTGGTCATCATTTGGTTCAGACCGGTGAAGTATCTGAAACTATAATGGGACGTCCCAAAGAAGATACAGGTCTAAAGAGGAAACATGTGAAACGAGCAATTGAGATTTTAAATATGGGGTAAATATAAAACTAGAATTGGGGGTGGCGTTAAGAAATGGCTGCAAAGAATCAATATTGTTTTAACCAAAAGTGTTTATGTTCTAATTGTAAGAATTACTGTCCTATGTGTAAGTTCAAGCATAAGGATGAACCAGAGAATTGTCGGACTACTACGTGTGACCACTATGAGAAGTTATCGTTTCAGGAGTATATTAGTATTGAGGAATATCAAGATTCACCTGTTGGTGAAAGGTTGTATAATACTATAGAAAGGAGGAACGTGAATGAGGATGTTCGAATTGGCTAAGAGGAGAATTAAACACCTTGCCAATACAAATCAGTATCTTCAGGATGAAGAGGACCTCACGTTTAGTGATGAACAGATTAGAAGACTTGATGAGATAAATAATGCAGCAGATGAATTCTGTAGAGTTATTCTCAATGATCCAAACTATGACCATGATATGTCTATTACAGGAGATATAATTGATTATACAGTAGAGTTGTTAAACGATTTAGGTTATACGATCTATTATCCTGCGATTGTTTGGAGTGAGGATACGGGGGACTCTACAATCTGTGATTATTCATTCCCACCAAGAGATTGTGAGAAAATTTAACTTATGATAGGTCTATTCACAAGTATATAGACGGATGTAAAAGGGGAACAATATGCTGTGAACCGTGTTGATAAATGAAGCAGAGCAGGGCTATCAGGATGAATCAATACCTGAGCGTGATGCACAGCGATTTGTGAGATTTTTACAAAGTTATTGAGAGAACTGGAAACCAATATTCCAGTTCTCTCTTTTTTTATTCTGAACCGCTATCCGATTCTTCTTCTCCAGATTCAGATTCTCTTTTTTGTTGTATCTTGTTGAAGAGATTAGCCTGACGAGCTTTCATGATTGCTTTATTCTGCATATCAGGGAGTAATTCCCATGGAGCAGAAGGAGTACGTTCAATTAAGAGTTGTCTTGTCATATCTTCAATAATGAACGCAGTAATCTCAGGCGGATTTGTATTATCTCCACCAACCCAATACTTAACCATAGACTCACATACACCAGCATTATCATTCAACTGTTGAGATGTCATATTGTTATTGATAACTTTAGACTCTCTTAGGGAAATCTTCATCTTATCCAGTATATTATCAGGTATTGCATTTGGATAACAATGTCTGACAATTGTCTTTGCTGTTATGGTAAGAGGTTCATTGAAATCTCTCTTTATACCATTACACCTTGTAAGATGTTTGATGTTAGCCATACCAAGCATAGTTGCATATTCAATCTCATCTACATAGTCTACCATTACTGCGGGTACACCAGTAGCACCAATTGCCATCTTCTTTAAGTCTGTAATAAAGTCATTGTGAAGGTCAATCTGCTGACCAGATACAACGTCCATTTCAAATGGTTTAATCTCACTTGTACCCATGTTGATAAAGTATCTCTTATTGATTGCTCTATTACCATGTAAGATATTGCCATTTGCAATCTGAATAGGATCAACATTGCTGTCTTCCAACTGATCCATCATATCAGAAATCTGGTTGTTAATCTGACCATCCAATGCACTTTCTTTCAGATAGTAGAATTCACTATCTGTAGATTTTGTAATAATGGCAGTTGTGTAAAAAAGAACCAATGATGTATATAATCTGGCATATAATAACGAACGAAGCATAACAGGTTGTCCGTTATCGTGCTCATCCAGATTTGTTTTCCACGGAATGATGTAATCTGGGCGTACGAACTTTATCCTTATAGGGTTATCTCTTTTTTCTGCATAGAGAATACAGTTAAGAACCATACTTCTAAGCTGTTTATCGCCCTTTAAGATATCTCCATACTCCAAGTTCTTAAGTACCGAATCAACGATACCATCAATGACCATACTTCTCTGATTAAAGTTCATCTGATTGGACATAATGTCTGAAACAGATGTACCCATCTTTGCATAGTCATAGTTCTCAAAGTAGTAATACCCAACCGTATAATCAAAAATCTTAATTGGGATTAACTGACGAGGATCAACAAGTTTGATATGACACCCAATCATATCTTCAGATGCTTTCATCTGGTCAGGTGTAATGCCATCTGAACCGAGCATCGTTGTTACTGCTGATGCAGAATTCTTTGTCGTTTCACGTTTCTTCGATGCCTTATCAGCCAAGTCATTAAGAGTTTCATTGTCCGCGATACTACCAACATCTGGTTTTTCCTCCTGAACTAATTTTGTAAAGTCTGTAATGCTACTAGAACCGCAATAATCAGCAAGACTTTCCCCATTAACGTACATTGACATACGGATGTCTGATTTCGTAGTAGGATTATTTGGATCAAGTTCTTTCTCAGCCTTTTTCATTGCAGCATTGATAGCATTCTGGATTGATTTGTTGAGACTTTTGTGTGTTCCAAGACCTTCAAAGTCAGGAACGGAATCATCTTCACAAACGAATATATTTTTTGCATTATTCTTGATTGTTTCGATTGTCTTTTGAACATCTTCAGATAATTCTTTACCATCATTCTCTGTATTAGGGTTTAATGATTCAAATAAAGCAGTTACCCCTTCCATACAAGAGTTATAGTCAGAACCATCTCCTTCATCACTAAACAATGCGTGAGTATCTGTTGATTCATAGAACGGATACCCTCCATATCCCATTCCATGAGTTCCATTTAAAGCCATGAGTTTTGGTCCGATTTCACTATAGGGGATAATCATGATGTAATATGTACCATACTTGATTGCCTTTGGTACAACATGGTCACGTATCTTAACCGATATATTCTGATAAGTAAGGGCTTTCTTAACGATTGATACATAAGAACTCACATCGTCAGTTACACCCGGAAAATCTACGTTCATACTGATGTCTTCGTTTACTTGTTCTGCACGAAGTACATTATCTCTTGTAATGAGATTTGCCTCCTCCAATTGATAGAAGTAACCGCAAACGGAATCTATCTCATCATATATATGAATAATATCAGAGGACGTTGACAAAAAATAAGAAGCAACCTGAGTATCGCCCATTGTAAAGAGCTTATCCAGTTGCATATTCTTAAGCATTTTATCCTGAGCAGGATTTCCTGTCGAGAATTTTGAATTCTGAAATGCCTTAGAAGCATTCCCATAGGTTTTATTTCCACCAAGTAGTGCATTTACAATATAATCGTAAGTACTATCAGTTGGGTCTTTTGACGAACGAATACCCTGATAGTCCTGCTGAATGATGTTGTTATACCTATGATGTATATTCAACAATTCTTCTGAACGACCAGAATCATCACCGGTTAAAGCAGAAGATTCTGAACGGAGTAATTCTACAAGTTCTCTGTTCATATCATTCATACGACTTACCTGACGATTCATTCCAGCGTCATTAGAAGTTTTCTTTGCCATGATAGGTTCTCCTTTCTTTTATTTTCTTAGCGTTAAACACTATTTATTACTTTTGTGCAAAAAGAATATATTTACGAGACAAAAAAAAAGAATATGGATTGGTGGAAATTCCACCAATCCATTCTAAAGTTATCCTTTATGCTGAATAAACTGTAATCTCAACATATGCAAAGGTATGAGCCTTTCCCGGGAATAAAGTTTCCCACATCACATGGTTCAGATTCTCTTTACCAATAAATACATCTTTACTTCCGTCTTCCATTTCTTTAACTGTGAGTGTATTGCAGACCTCTCCGCAAATACCACCTGAGTTATTATCGTAATGACTAGTCCAAGCATTTACGATTTCCTTTGTGTCAAATAACAAATCCCTCTTCTTAACCTGAACTGTACGGATTGTTATAGGTACTGATGTTTCACCCTGTAAACAGTCGATAATGAATCCTGTTAAGTCGACTATCTCTCCAAACGATACTAATGTCTGGGGAGTTTCTGTAAGTAACGTAGTTGTACCCTGATATTCTTCAACGGCTACAACTGGATCGTCTAATGATTTAGGTTTTGTAAATTCACCCCTTGTAATGATAATTTGCATAGTTGATTGTTTCATTGCTGTCATCCTCCAAATTGTTAAAATAAATTATTTATCTCGTGTTTATCACAGAAAACCATGTTTATATTATGACCGAGCATAAGCATGTCGTATTCAAGCATATCAATGTCATCATATACAACCCCATGAAGATAGGCATACATGTGACCGTCTACAGATATCAGATACTTTCCAAACTTATGGGTTGCTAAGAACGTAGCCGCCGACATATCATCGTTTGGTATTACTCCTGTATATCCTTCACCATCCAGCATTTCAGCAATTGTGACTAGATGGTTCATAATGTATCCGCCCTTAATTCCAATATGGGCTAACTCTGAATATACGTAATCGTATTGCTCTTTCCAATCTCCGTCATCAGGTAATAATAACTTAGCCACCGCACGTACTGCACAATCATCACCGTTGTGGTTTCTATACGGATTAGTGATAGCCTTTGTATCTACTTTAATCAGGTGCCATAAATCATATTTCCCTTCGACATATTCTTCAGGTGTATCAGCCTTTATGATATTACCACTAAGGCTGAGTAATTCATCTTTGTCCATATTTTTACCATCTCCTTTAGATTTCGTTATATATCAACACCAAGTATTCATGGATGGTATTGACCGTAATGTTTAAACTCTGACCGCATTTATATATCGCATGAATGCGCAATATTGCGACATCAGATTGATCAGATGGGAACGTAGTATATTCTCCTGCAAGAGCAATAGGAGTATCCATTCTGGAAACTCCTGCTAAGCAGAATAATGAACGAGCTAATCTCGTTGCTACAGTTCTTCCTCTAGTTTCTTTATGGATATTGAAAATTCCATTGTTTCTAATATTGATTAAATCTTTATCTGTAAATGTATCCCAACCTGCATGAAGCGAATCGTTTGATTCAGTATTTGATTCCTCTCCTGCTATCGGGAATAAATCATCAAACCATGTAACTGAATTTGCTACATTCTTGATGTTATCTGTAGTTTCACCCGTAATAAGTCTTGCAACGTCGATTGCGTAATTCCCTAACTGAATACCAATCAATTCTTCAGTTCTAAAATACTCAATATTCTTACGACAATCCATATCATTTTCTTGGGCTCTTTGAATTTCTGATATAATGGTTTCTATATCACTAACCATATATACCCCGTCTTCTACGTAACATTCATCCATGAATAATGGGTCTTTTACAATATGTCTTCCGGGATATTTATCAGTAGTGCCCGACTTTATATTACGTTCTGTAGCAATGTATATATCATTTTTGATAATGTAATCATGACCAATCTTGGATAATCTTCCAAGGAACGATACCCAAGAATCAAAGTCTTTACACTTTAGTTTCATTTGGAGTTTCTCCATCGTCAGATTTCCCTCCTTTAATATCTTCCCTTGGTATTACAGGTACAGATTCTTTTAGTACCCCAGTAATAAGTTCTTCTGGTATTCCAGTACGAGCAATTACAAACGCCGTTCTACCTAATTCCTTTATCAAGTATTCATCTACTACTGAATCCTGACTCTGTTTGATTTTACCATATTGCCTCATTGATTCTTCTCCTCCACAGTTCAAGTATAGTTGAATAATCTTCTGGTATGTTAGGTCGAGGTGGTTCGATACTACAATAAGGTTTCGGTATAAAACCTCTCGGTACACGGTTTTTGTTGACCGGAACCTCCTTCATTGTATCACCACCAAATTCTCCATCAGACGGATAGTACCTCTTATTTCGATTAACACAATCAAGTGTTTGTAGGGTAGAGCTATGTCGACTGTATTCGTCATCGGTAGATTTCCGATTAATCCGTTTAACTTCATACTTACCTGAATAAATCGGAGTACAGTATCTCTCCTTAATACCGATTGACTTAGTGAACGCATATCTTAATAAATGCGGGCATTGTTCAAATGTAATCTCCCAATACCGCTTATTATAAAACATATCGAAGGATTCATTCCCAATAAGATAGTATCCATCAATATCCTTGTTAAATGGTTTATACGTATTTACCATATGACACTTAAATATAGAAGACGGATTCATAATCCTCAGTATAGTCGGGTCTCTGTCTTCATCACCAATACATTTGTATCTCCTAAAATATTTATGCAAGTGGTGTGTTAGTCTTTTACTTGCCCAGCACCTCTCATCAATCCCATTTTTCCACATAGTAATCCCTCCTTTATTTTTGTTTTCTTAAATTCAGCCTCATCTGATTTCCTTCATATCTACGATAAGATTTCTGATATCTTTTGGTTGATCCGTTACTTAAGCAAGATTTAATAGAGTCTAAAAAGGCTCTGTTAATGCATTCTTCACTCAAAGGTTGTTTCAATACTGCTCTATTCATGTCTCAAATCTCCTTATAAGCGTTTTATATTAAAGTTTCTAGCATAACAAAAAACCATTTTCCTGATATCAGGAAAATGGTTTCTGTAGTTTTATTCTTTATAGCGAGCTAGTGTGAAATGTATAAAATCCTCTGATCTCACCGTCTACTCGTAAAGGAATTATCTCACTTTCTTTATAACCCTTTTTAATTAATTCTTTATATGTTTCATATGGGTCTTTTGGTGTTTCTTCAAGTTTGTTCAAATCTGTCTCATCATATATCAGAGACGTTGATTTTGTTCCATATTGCTTATCACCTTTCATATAAGCAACTCCTCACATTGAATATTATGCTTAGTAAACCATTCCGTCACAATATGCCTATGACAGAATTTATCAACTGGTTCATAGCATACAAGAACAATTCCAAATTTAGATTGAACTTCATCTAACGTATAAACGTTGCCGTCAAATTCAGCACCGTTTTGTCTCTCCAACAATGGAGCAGTTAATTCCCATAATTCATGGTTTACTACATTAGGGTCTAATTGTTCCAACTGATTCATATAGATTTCCCTGTACTTAATCTCCGATACTTTACCATTCTTATAGTCGGTTAATAAAGTTCTTGATGGAGCAAGTTTCGGATAAGATTGACCACTATACCAGTTTGGATTAAACCTTGCTATTGAAACAGGGACTAATGTATTAGGGAATTTTCTAATCTTTGCGAAATAGCTTGTGTAAATCATTGTATCCCCCTTACTTTATGATATGTTTTATCAATGAGACATCCACGTATTTTGTGTTGATCAATATATACCCAAACTCTGGTACTGGGTCACCATTATCTGAATAGTGACGGTTTAGAATTATATCATCTGAATCCAATGGTATTTTTATCTTACCATAAGTAATCCTCATATGTCTATCAAATCTTTCACCGTATACATAGTGTTCAGTACCATTCATAGCAACACCAACAGGTTTGGATAGAAAGTCAGGAAGTGTTCTAATGACTATACCGCCTGCATATTTAATCTTCATCTTGTAGACTGGAAACGCATACTCCAACTTTTCGTTCTTATACATTTTCCTACGTATGTAACGCAGTCTTAAATCAGATAGTAATCTCATGTATTAGAACCTCCTTCGACGATTATGGTTAGCCCAGCTCTGATACGCAGCCAATTGTTCTTCAGTCATCATATGTATTGCCGATGACATTATTAAGCGGTTGTTTGCTTTCCTGAATCTTCTCATGAATGTCTCCATTTTAATTCTCATACGTAAATCATCGATCATCTCTTTAATTCTTCTCATAGCACTTTTTCTCCTTTACTTCCTTTATTACTAGATTTATTTTAAGAGAATCTCTTCTCTGGCAACTATGTTACGGTTGCTATACTTTGAACTATGAACTAATAAATCTACGAATTCAAGTATAACACTTGTATCCTTATGGCTGTTATTGAACTCGGTAATTCTAGCCCACAAATCGTCCGTAACAGTTTGTAACCCAATCTTTGTTGCAGCCATATCTTTATACTGCCATGGATAAAACTTAATCTTACGAAATGTCTTATCGGTAGCATCAGCCATAATGCTTATAGCCTCTTCTCTTGTAGTACCCATGTAATCAACCAGACTATACATATAATCGTCGATATCAAACATAGCACCGTTACCATAAGTGACAAGTCCAACTGCAACTTTATGGATTCCATCTTCTGCTGGTTCAGGATTGACATATGCCTGAGGTGACCATTGGAAGATGGTATAGTCAAGTAATATCTTTTTCAAATTTGGAACTGGCTCAAGTTTACAGAGCTTTCTTATAAACAATTCCTTTGCCGAACCTTTCCCATTTTTGAGGTCGTATCTTGAAACAGCCCACTCCAGTGCCTCGTTTCGAACTTTCTTGATAGTATCTATTTCCTCTTTACGAACTTCATATTCTCTACTACAAAGTTCATCAATCCAATCTGTGTCGTAACCAATCTCGTTAATAAATGCGATGACGGCGTTTCCTAATATCGCATCACTCTGGTTCTTAGATGTACCTAAGTACTTGGCTATGAGACTATATAAGAAACCGTAAATTACACCGTCACCATTTGATATCTTTATTGCCACCTCAATATCATTTGGTAATGTTTCTTTCTTAGTTATTCGAATACCCTCAAGATGAGGAGCCCAGATACTATCTATGACTCCTCTAATCTGATTGAGAACGGATTCTTCATTTCGAATAACTCTTTTTGTTACTTCTGCCTTTGGTGCTACCAATGGTTCTGAGTTATCCATTATCTTTATTCCTCCTTTTTATCTTCACCTTCATTTTTAGGGACTTCCAGTAACTTATCTATGAAGTACTGAATATCGTTCTCACAATCACGGTGAGTTTTATTATAGTTATCTCTTATAAGAGAAATGTCGGCATTGACTTTGTATTCAGTTTCGGGACTGATGATAGTTAATTCATACTTGTGCAAATCAATGCCAACTTTTGTGCAATATTTTTCCATGGTCTGATATATCTTTTCCACAACGTACTCGTAATGGAAATCACAGTCAGCTTTTGCAAAAACGAAACATGCATAAAAATACTTCTCCAAAATGTCGACGAGTTCTCCTTCATAATCATCGAGCACATTGAAATTTCCAGTACCATCATCCTGAAATGTGATTTCTGGACACCAGTGCTGTTTGATCCATTCGGCTGCCCTCTCAGCCAGTTCTCCAATGTTAGCGTATGCCTCGATTAGATTTTTCATAATTGCTTCTCCTCTTAATTAATTATTTATGCTACGCTTTGTTTCAAGCGACGACATACTTCTGTTGCCACGTCTTCATACTGTGGCATTCCAAACCATTTCTCCCCAAGGAACACAACATTCTTTGCGATAAGATCTTCCACAAATTCCTTTCCTGCATCTCTGTCGTATCGTTTAAGAATATCTCCATCATCAATAAACAGCTTACCAATCATAGTAGCTGCAAAGATATTGAACGAGCAGATAGAGTTTGGATACATTGCAGAAAAGTCAAAGTCAATGGAATCACCAAATAAGTATTTACTTGGTTTACCAAATAGGATAATTCCATGGTTACCATTTAATTCAGGATCACCATTAATAGCACCTTCAAATGTTTCCTGTGAAGCTGCTAAATCGTTCTCAAATGCGGTGTCATCATCTTCATTGTCATCAACTCTACCGTTATCGAAGTTTACATTGTGACCTAAAATCAAGTTATCATTCACTAAGAATTCTCTATAGAAGAATGCTCTTAAGGATACGGTTTGTTTCAAACCATCTTTATAGTTGCAGTAACTATGCAAACAAGAGTTGTATAAATTGTATGCGTCGTTACATTTGTCATTGATACCAAATTGAAGAAGAGTATCGTTGACGTTGTATATATCATATAACATGAAATCGTTATATGAAAACATGATAAAGTTTCCACCAGTGGAGTCGAATTTAATCTTTCCTTCTCCGACTTCTTCTTTAGTGGCTATTGCGTTTAAGGATACACTTCTAAGAGTTGTCTGTGACCTTCTAAGACCAGCATATACAGCAGGTTGATCGAGGTAGTGGGTATAAGATGAACACTCAAAGAAGTTTCTCTTTGTATCCCAATCAAAGTTGTTATTATCCTCATGATAATAGAGGGTTGTAGTTGGGAAATCTGAATGACAAAATACATTCGCTGGATTGATATTCAGTTTCTGACATCTTCCATGAACATAAGGAATATCGAAATCCATATTCCAAATGAAACAAACATCTCGTTTGAGTACATGTATTAATCGAAATACCTGAAAGATTAATTCTTTCTCATCATCAAATGCATACTGAACATATTCAAAATCAGGGAATGCTTCATCAAATCGTTCATGTAATTTTTGCTGTAATTCTTCCTGTCTATCGTTAATAAACGGAATTATCTGAGGGTTGTCATGTACTTTCAGATAGAATGTATGGACTTTCTTTGTCACAGCATCACATACGGATATCATATCAATAGGGCATTCACCATGTCTTGGTATTGGTCCATCCCAATTCTTCTGATTAACCTCAATATCAAGGAAACAACAGTCAATCCATTTTCTCTCCTCGTTTCCAAGTTCTCTTTCCCAGATAACACGATAATATGTTTCAATGGGAATATCTCCGCCAAGTACATATGGATACTTGTATAACTGCTGTCTTTCTTTCTTCGTCTTATGGTTATTATAATACGCAACGTATTCTTTCCCTGCAATATTTGCAATTTCCTTTAATACATTCCGATATAAGACTTCATGAGGAATCAGTTTCTCTTTTTCCATATAATGTCTTGGTTTCTTAAAAGTTCTATTCTCTTCGGGAACTTCATATATTGTAATCGTCGGATCTTTAATCGTATAGATTGCTTTCTTTTTCGTTACAAGATCTTTATATACAAAATTAACATAATCCGACCAATTCGTTTCTTTATTACCATTCTGATAAATGACATCGCAAAGCATAAGCTTGCGACCAATCAATTCTTTAAAAACAATCGGTTCTGTCTGCAATTTCATTAACCTCCTTTGTCGTAGAATCATTAAAGACGTGTAATCTTCATCATGCAAACTTAATATCGTTATAAAAACAAAGAAAGACACTTGAGTGAACTTAATCACCCAAGTGTCTTTATATATGAATCGGTTTTACCTAATCCAGCTTAGCTAATCTTGCTGTAGTCAAGATTCTTCTTAGCGTAAGTCTCGTAATAAGCATGACCGTCAACGGTCTTCCAGTTCTTGATATCCGGAGCAGAAATCCTCTTCTCAAGGAGTGACTTCGTGTATCCAGAATACATGTTCAGATAGTTCTTCAAGATGTTGAATCTTGCGAGTGCTACTGTACCGATGTAATTGATCTGGCTGCTCATATACTTAGCGGCTGTGAACTCAAGGCTCAACTGAACAAGGTCATGAGAACCTGCTTCCCATGTGAAGTGGCTGTGATCGCTTGACTTCGGGAACATGTTTGTCAGAAGGCATACATATTCAGGTGTCTCACCCGTTGGGTCAGTTGCCACATACAATGCTTCCATTGTATGGTTAGCCTGAGACAGATAGAGATCATCTCTCTTAATGGTATCGCCATAAACATCGGTGTCTCCACCAGATGTAACGATATCTCTTGCACCATGATAGTGCGATAATCCAGTAAATGGATCGATTGTACCGGTAATCCAGAAATCCAGATAAGTACGAATCAGAGAACCCTGTGTCTCATAGATCTTGATTGTGATGGATGAAGTATCATCCTTAACGTTGATAGGTAATTCAACCGTGTTACCAACGTATCCAACCGTTGCACTGGTAAAGTCAACAGTGTATCCCTGAATACCATCGATACCAGTGTTTGCAAACTGGAGTAAATGACGGAACTTCTTTGTCTCGTCCGGCAGTAAGTACTGTACGAACTTCGGCATCTGTAAGATGAAGATACGACCATAACCAGTTCTAAGTAAGTCATACTGCTTTAAAGCAGCATTGGTTGTATCAGTACCACCCAACCAAAATGCATAGCTTTCTACGTCATCGGAATGGGTAGTGTTGATGTTATCCTGTAAGGTTGCAACTTTACTTGCCATCTCTGTTTCCTCCTTCCTTCATTTATGATGTAGTTACTGTAAGTGACGAAGTTGTGGTTACGTCATCAGTAACTCTCGGATCAAGGTAAACATCGAGTTCACCTCTCTGAATAACAGTTTTGAACGTAAGGTGTAACTTCAGGCGGAGTAAGCTCTTCTTCTCATCCGCAGCAGTCATCTCGAACTCAACGCTCGCTGTACGGACATACTTGTTCAGCTTATCCGTTAATACATCAGATGCATCCTGCTCATACTGAGCACGATCAGATTCCTCGCCAAGCTTGTAAATCTTTGATGCAAGAAGATCATAAGCAATCTTTACAGCACGCTGTAAGATGTACTCATTCATCTCAAGCAATCTGTCAGAACTTGTCTGGCAAGTTGTGATAGCGGTCGAGCGCTGAACTGCATTGTAACTGATTGTCTCGTAGCAGTTGATACGTAACTTGTAGAGCGTATTCTTCAAGTCATTGCTGTCCGGATCAATAACCGGTTCAAAGGTTCCCCTTATATAATCGGTCTTTGCCTTAAGAATAGCGGTGTCTCTTGCGAGAGGTACTCCGTAAAGAGTATCATCACTTGCCATATGGTTCGGAAGAGCTTTTGCCAACCAGTGTGTGATAGTGAATCTACAAACCTTGCCTGTATACTCGGTATCACGATAGCTGTAGCAGTGACCTTCCTTGATGACGTTGAACCCATATACGTTCTTAAGAACAGTACCCAGATTAACGAGTCCGCTGGTTGTATTGACCGTACCCATATCCAGATATGTCATGCAGTCGTACAAACGAGTATTTGCCAGAGCCGCCATCTGTTTCTTAACCTTAACGTCATATCCTGCATCAAGGTTAAAGTTTACAGGAGAAGAAAATCTGGACTTGATATACGGATCAATATCTCCAGAATAAGCCTTAATCAACAGATTAGTCTTTGCTTCTTCAATCTCTGAGTCACTCATGTTATCCCAACCGTCGTTACCGTTCTTGAGTACAAACCCATCCAGAGAGAATACGTTTAAGTAATCCTCTGCTTCGGTATCAAGGCTGAGATGCTCATTGATTGCTCCATCCAAGCCGTAGCATGTAAAGAGATCAAGTGAGTAAGGTGTTTCGGTTGCACCCGGAACAACCTCGGTATTGTATAATGATGTAATAACATCAAGAGTTTCCGGATAGAACTTGGAACCAATTCTCTGTGATCCAGTCTCAAGGTCATCAATGACATCTTCGATGTAGATACTTGGTCCATAATCGCTGGTGGCGTCAAATCCATCAACGTCGAATGTACCAACACCCTGTTCCCTAGCAACGAGACCATCGTCACTCGGCTCCATAATTGTAAGCATATAATTATGCCTTGTCGGATAATTGTATTCCATGAACAGACCATCATCCGATACATACTCTGTTACGTTTGAAAGCTGTAAATGGATACTGTTTCCGTATTCACCACGTCCGAGAGAATACAGAACGCAGATCGGCATGTTGTAATAACCGTTCTCGTCAGGTTCTGTTTCCATAAGCTCCAATGCTGCTGCTTTAAGATCTTCAACAGTATTTGCTCCCTCAATGTACTTTGCATAGAACGTATAAACGAGCTTAGGAATAGTCTCCTCAGATGTTGTGGTTGCAGATGTTTCGTCTTCTCCATCTTCTGCCGCAGCAGTAGGAGTTCCTGTTGTCTCAGATGCATTCACTTCGTCAGTTTCACCGTTTGGTCCAGATAATGTTCCGTCTGCCTCGTTGTTCTCCTGAGTACCAGAATTCTCATCTGTCTTTTCAGTGGTGGCATCCGTTGCTTCATCTGAAGCACCCGTTACTTTGAATCGCACCATAAGTACAATGTTTGCAAAGGTAGCGGTATCAGGACGGAGATTCATAACGTACATACCGCAGTTTCCTGTTGCAAGAGCATTATCCACGTTATAAGCAGCCTGTCCGAGAGCCTTGTAATTAGGATTACCAAATTCCCGAAGATTGCTCGCCTGATCAATCATATATAGTAATTGGTTGTCCCTACCGCCAGCGAAGAAGCCAACCTGCATACCGTTGAAACTTTTGCGTTCTTCCACTGTTTCTTCTTCCGTATACTCGGTGTTATCATAAATCTGTATAACTATATACGGATGCTGAAAACTTGTAGTTTTACTACTACTCATGGTTTTTACCTCCTTTATTTGATTTAATAAACTGTTTAATTTGCACGCTGTTAGGGTTACGTGCAATTATATGGTTGTGTTCAGCACGTAATTGGGATTTCAAAAATCCGTTTCGTAACCCTTTTATCACTATATTAATTCTGTATATAACAATCAGGAATAATTACATTCTTGAAATAAAAAGAGATTCAGTAGACACCTGTCTACATAGCCTAAGGAGGGCATTTAACCATGAGTGAAAATTTAAGAAACAAATTAAACAACCAGACAACAGATGACATCGAGTTCGTATATGACGAACAAGGTAACTTATCAACCATCAAAGGTACAATTGCTTTTGATACATTCATTATCCCGAACAGCCCAGAACTACTCAGCGATAGGGGCGATTATTCCCAGATGAAGATAAAAGGGTATATCGGTGATAACGGGCTGGATTATGATGAGAGTCGCGATACGGACAGACTCGTTCAACTATGGCATGTTAGCCACTGGACGGAGAATGTAGATGACCACGGATTGATGGTCAAGACACCTAAGCGTGCATTTTATTTGAACCAACAACAGACCGGTTTCTCGTTCTTACCTTCTGTTATATTTAACGGAAAGGTTGAGGGTGACACGGTTGATTTTAGGTTCAGACGTGAGAACTGCCTCATCAGATACGCTGACTCTAAAATTGACTTGGAGGAACATGAGCAGAGCGGCGTAACTATTGACGTAGTATTTTCTATGTGCCTAAGTCAAACTAAGTATAGGTACGCAAGGTTCGGTTCATTCGATGATGTATTAAAACAGTTAATCCCTTCTTTAATAAAGGAGGTGGCTTAATTATGCAGGGTTCATATTTTAAAATCGTATTCGATCCTCATCAGTATCAGGCATTCCGTCTCGACCATTATGAAATCGAGATTAAACCTTGGTATCAGTCAAATTACGAGACGGGAACAACTCTCCTCAGTGCTTTAAGACTCACGATGTCATCGGCTGAAGGGCTGAACCCACGTATCATGGATAAGTTCAAATTCACAACTGTTCTACAGTCTGTTGAATTTGAACAGACCGTAAGGGTTGGTAGACACTTCTTCGATGGTCACCCTGCTGATATTAAAATCGCACTTCAAAATCTTGACCCAGACCCAACAGGGTTCACCGAACATTCTACGTTGTTTGATAACACCAAGCATATCCAACTAAACATAGATGTTATCAAAGCAGATGACGGAATTGAGTATAGCTTACTTCCATAAAGAAACAGTAAAACAAAGGAAAGAAGTGGAGAAAGATGAAAATCAATCTCCACTTCTTTTTTTATAATTTCAAGATATCTTCTATCGGTGATATTTTTTGTTCTCTATTCTCTTTGGACATAGATAGTGCAATATCAACTGTATAGTTGAAATCCTCAAATGACAATCCACCAAAAACGGACGATGCACTCATTTCACGAATATTCGCAAATCGGTACCCAATCATTTTTGGATTTTTTTGAGTTGCAATTACCTCACTCCAACGCTTATCCATATTTTTTGGGTCTCTGCATAACTGAGCAGTAATAGTAGAAAGCGTAGTTACGGGTACGTGTAAAGATATGTCATTCATGGTCATGTTTTTTATCCATGATGGAGTGAGCAAATCATATGGAATATTGTCATCCATTCGCCCATCAAGAAATGTCTCTTCATAAAGAGTTACATTATCCAAATCCTGAATGATTTCTGATTGGAAGCACTTATATCCATCACCAAATGTCAGTATACAGTACGGTTTTACATAAGATTCCGGATATATCAATACATCCTTATCACTATCAACATCCTGAGGATAGAATTTGATATAAGATGGAATACATAAGGTTCCAGATGCAGATGGTTTATCTTCATCCGCTGCTTTGATATTCTCATACCAACGATAGGGTAATAATCCTAACGTACTAACAGTTGAACCTTCAATCTTTCCAATGTTCGTGTCAATATATTTTTGTAAAACGTATGTCCTTAGAATACCTTTCTTCAGGACAAAGTTCTGCTTATCGTTTTCTAGTATTTCTGATATTTTCTGCATTACTTAGTCACCTCACTTTATTGTGATGTGGTATTAGACTTCTTTAAGTGAAACTATCAGAAAATTATTCTACTATAGTTGCCTCTACAATCTTGATGTACTCTTTAAGAGTATGGTAAGGTCTCCGGTACCGGACATATTTATCCCACCAACTCATACAATTTTTGATATTGGTAGCGTTTATTACAAATGCCGCTATATCAGTGGTGAATTGTCCGTACGTACATAGCTTACACCCCTTTGCCATATAATCACCTATTATTTTAAGGTCGGTTTCTGATTCCAAATCAGATGCCGTTGCACACATGATGGCGAGGTGAGCAGTGGGTACTTCCGACTTTGCCATAGATTCAGGTCTTAATCCCAGTTTACTTGACATCTTAGACGGTATTATATACCGCATTTCTTCAAAACTGGATGCCATACGACTCGTTCTGATGTTTGATTCAATTAATCCCGTTTCCGAATCATGCATACCAGAATACAGTAAACCGTATAAAGAATCTCTGTAATCTTTCATATGATTTTCCTGATCTCCTTTGGTCATAGTTATGATATACCCATCAATATTATTCCGCAATTGATGGTCGTTATAGGGAATCAATACCATATAAGAGCCAGTATCCTCAGGTAACTGGTAGTTTTCAAGGAATTTTCGTATCTTAAAAACTCTCTCTTCTTCGTTGATTCTTTTTTGTACCTCTTTCTTCATAAAATCAATGAGTACGTTAAAATCATCATTAAAATATGAACCTTCAAATGCAGATATGAATTCGTTTAAAGCTCTCTCATGTTTCCTGTAAAATTCACCTGCAATATCACTCCATTTCATTATCACGTCATGCTGCTCAGTTAATAATTTGAGCAGTCTCGTCTTTGGTTTTTGTTCAATTTCCTTTTCATCAGTAGCTGAAGCCTCATTATCTACTAATACAACCTTTTTAATATTATTAGTATTGCTCTCTCCCTTAGAACTTTCAGTAGCAGATTCAGCCACTTCATTCTGTTCATCTTTTTTAGTGTCCACAATAGGACTCTGATTCGAATTTTCTTCTCCAATGAGATGATTTTTAACAGCACCCATCGCAGAAGTTGTTCCTGTTGTTTCCATAATAAAGTATCCTCCTTTATAGATTGTATTAACTCTCTGTAAACCCACTTGTATAAAATAAGTAACCATAGGGCTTAATCTAATTTAAAGATAAACCCTATGGCTTTAATTGTTATCAAGACTTAATCGAAGTAAGATAAGAACTTCTTGATCGATTCCTTCATTGTCTCTGCAATATCCGGATCGCATTTTCCTTCAATAAACTGGGTAAACGCAACCTGTACACTTGCATGGAAGATAATGTCTTCAGGATTCGGAAGTGACATACTTAAGCTACGGATAATGAAGAATACCGTAAATCCTTCCAACCCTGCCGGATACTCTCCCTGAGGAAGAACCCGATACTCCAGACTTTCTCTAACATCATCCGATAACAGAGAGAAGAGATTGAAGTCAATCTTTGCCGTATGTAACTTATTGGCATATCTCTCACCGATTGATTTAAGTCTGTTTTCATTATGGAAATCGTTTAATGCATTACGCTTGATTGATGGATTCTTCTTAATAAGTTCAATCATATTCTCAAGTGTAAATCCACTTCTGATTGCCCGAGCTTTCTTGCGGTCAGCTTTCTTCTTTCTTGTTACTTCTACGGTATCATCTTCCGCAGGTTCAGACTGGTCAACCAGATACTGAGCATAAGCCAATACATTATCCTTTAATGGATTTAATACGCTATTAACGTTCTCCTCCAATTCGGCAGTAGCCGCATTAAGTTTCTCCAGCTCATCGTCAATCTTTGCAAGATAATCATCATTCTGCTTAAAGTAGATAAGCATACCTCTCTTGAAGTCATATTCCTGCTCGACTGTTTTTACGTTTGGTTCACTGGATAATTCCAGAACTTCATGAGTCTCAGGATTTTCAAAGAACTCATCAATTCTGTCACGAGTTGTCTGGTTAGACAGACTTCCACCGATGTACTTCCGTAACTCATCGATTGTGAATCTATCCAGATGATACTGGATGACATCATCAGCGTTGTTGATTGTCGAATCTTCTCCGACCGAAACAGTCTGTGGATTCTTAAATGATGTATCGGTCAGGCGTTTTTTCTGAGCCTTTACAGAATCCATTTCTTTTCTCAGGCTGTTCATCTTTGCGTTCATATTGAGAACTTTCTGAGTATCCTCAAAATCCTTACCGGAAAAATCAACCACTTCTTTCTGCGGTTCAGCCTCTTCTTCGGTTGTAGTCTCAACTACCTCATCAGGAGTTTCCTCAGATGTCTCTGTTACCTGAACAGGATTTTCTTCCGATGGATCTTCAGCCTTAACCTCATCACTCATATTCATTTTCTCTTTCAGAGTAATTGTATTACTTTCGGGGGTTGTTTCTCCAAGCTCCCCATTTACGAACTGCTTATCTAAGTCAGCAGTCACTCCCATTACTACATTATCACTCATTTGATATAAATCCTCCTGTTTAATTTTTTACATTGATGCTAAATATGTTCTGATCGAACTTCTTAACTCCATAGTGATATTATCACCGTAAGTTCCAACTTCTCCCTCAATATAGCTAGAGAAGAAGTCTCCGCACAGCATACCATCATTGAAATAGGTCATCACGTTTGCTGTGTAATAATCACCATCGTCAATTGTATTTAAGAACTCTTCAGAAGATACTCCACTGTTAATGACAAATTCAATTACCTCATCCAGATTTGATAAGATAGGAATATTGTCCTTTGATATGTTTTTCTTCTTATTTGCGATGGTTGTAATATCGCCGTTTCGGGAATTAAGCCCGAGACTCTCTGCGATTTCTTTCTTGTTGATATCGATGTATTTCTTAAAGAACTCGATTGTATTGTCGTGTTTGTCAATAACAAAGAAGTGATAAAGAGACTCTAAGATATCCAAAGACTCTAAAGAATCCTCTTCCAAGTTATTGTATCCCAGATTATTCTGGTTTATAATTGCTCTAATAAGGGAGTTCGCCCAGTCAACCATTTCTGAACGAATTCCCCTCGCAGAATCGTCATCTGCATGTTCATCGATTGCTTTAAATTTTGAAAGGACTGTTTCAAGAAAATCACGTCTTGAGTTCCCGTTCCGAATCTGTTCTAAGATAGAACTCTCCATGACTTCCAAAGATAACGAATCCAACAACATGTCGGCTGTTTGAGATGGAATATCTTCTACTGCTAAATCTTCAATATACTGCTCCATTGTACAGTGACCTCCTTGCTTCTTTTTGATTATATCTTTTGTGAGATTGGTAATTGTTTCTTATATCCAAGAACTATCATCATCGGAAGAATTTCTTCTTCCAGTTCCGACCGGAGTTCCATACGGATTGTATGCTTGTTCTTGGGCTTTCTGTTTTCTACGATTCATTTTATTCCAACGTTCTTGAAGATTCGAAGAAGCTTGTCCTTGGTCATTAACCTGAGGTACTTTACTCTTACCATATTCAGGATCAGCTTTTACAATATCACTTAAAATAGAGCCGACATCATTATCTGCAATATTCTGAAGTGTAGCACTCTTTCTTTCTTTATATGCAGATTCCATCTTTGTACGAATTGCATTTTCATAAAATGCAACCATGGATGGGAATTGAGCACGAATAAGAGGGTTCTTATATAACTCTTCCAGATTTTCAAACTCTTCGTCTTCAATCATATCGTTAGGTAATTCACCCTTCTTAAATCCATAACGCTCTAACTTCTCACCATAATAGTATGCATACATAGCAATACACCATGACATTACACAGTCATCATGCTTACCATCTGCTGCTTTAATGACATCATTCTTGATAACCAAATCCTTGATATCGTTGACAAGGTTTTCTGATGTCAATATATCTTTTCTGAATTTTACAGAGTCAACCAATATACTCATCATCATTCGACGAGTAGTAGTCGTTGTATGAACTCCATAGTATTTCCTCTTCATCAACTGGTCTTTCAAGAATCCCACATTGTCATATTCTTCCTTTGTAAGAAGAGTCTCCATAGATGCTTCAGACGAAGCATAAATACGACTCTTAATCCAAGACTCTTTAAAGTAATCAATAAGAGTAATACCATTTCTATTACTCTCGATACAGATGATAGATTTTGGTACCCATTTCGATAGCATATACTCAAGTAACTCTCTACATCCTTGAGGAGACATATATTGACTCTTAAATTCAATAACCGTTTTAAAGGTATATGGATCAATAATTGTAATTGCATAATTATCCGAACCAGTACCATCAGATGGATCAAGACCTAAGAAGTATACACGATTCTTCTTCAATTCTTTTGATGGAACATAGAACTTTATCTCATATAATCCACCCTTACCAAACTTAACTATCTCAACTGGAGCTTTTTTATTCTCATCCAATTCAGTGATATCTTCTTCACTAAATGGGGACGCACTATTACCAGAAAATCTCTGAAGTAAAACTTCCCTACGGATTTTCGGAATGTTGTTACCTACAGTTGAGCAGATACGGATAAACCATGCTTCACCAAGACCCAACTGTTTATAGTTATACTCGATATATACAACTCGATAGTTTGATTTCTTTACAATGTATTTCTTTAAAGCCAGAGGATCTGAATCATAGAACCGTTCTTGCCATGTTACTGCATCTTCTACAATCTTCATGGCAGAACCGCACTTCTTTTCATTAGACAAATCACCCGGAGTGGTTGCAAACATACGACAAGAATGCATTCCATTTACTAATGCATTATATGACGCAGTATTGAATGCAGGACCAGATACCTGTACGGTCGTTTCAATACAAGTTGTGAATTCAGCCTCGTCATAGAACTCAAAGTTATGAGAATCACCACGTCCAAGTTCCTCTGCCGTTTCCTCTGATATAGCACAGTTCATTACGTCTGCGGTATTACCAGTTGCTGGTTCGTAATATCGTTTGATGTTGTTTGTCTTTCGTACAAGTTTACCATTAGCATCATAAATCTGAGTACCCATGTTAGCCATATACTTAGGAAGTAATCCAAGATATGTCTTCATACGTTTAAGATTAGCTTTACTATTCTTTTCCTTATTAGCATAGAATGCAAAACCACCATTGGTGATACCAAACTTAAATGCCCATGATAAGAACGCACACAATCCAACTGACTTACCTGTCTGACGAGGTTTAATCAGATAGAAATTTATATCGTTAATAAAGCAATATGCTGCTGCTAAAGTAGCACGGTCTAACTCAAAAGGAACTACACCAGTACCCTGTTGAGGTATTCTTACAACCTCTCTTAAATAGTAGAAAAAATTCAACTGACATTCCTGAATAACCATTATTGCAAGTTCAGGTGAAATATTTGGGTCATGTGGGTCAACACCTTGTAACCTAGGGTTTAATAGCAGTAAGAAAAACTCATTGTTTCTTACCCCAAGTAATTTCAACTGTTCATGCACTTTCAGGAATGATTTATTCTTCGTATGATGATCGTAAATAGGGGACATTGCTCGATATCCAGTATATCTGGAACCGTCACCATCGGAATTTTCAATAGGAACACCTGATGGAGCCACTTTATCAGGACTTCCATCAAGTATTCTCTTTAAACCTGCATCTGATATTTGGGGAGTATCACCAATATTTACATTGGTTCTAAACTCTGTAACTTCATCAACCGTTGTATTATCGTCATCCATTGGTTGTGCCTGACGTTTCCGTTTTGATGCAGCGATTAAACTAGCAATAGAGGATTCATATTCCTCATCACTTTTAATCTTTAACTCCTCTGGTTTACGGGGACGTTCCGCATATAACGGACGAAGTTTTGTTAACGGTCGATAAGCCATTTATAATACCTATCCTTCGTATCCAGCAGGATACTTTACAAAGACACCATACTTGTCCCCTATAGTAGTGACGTCTTTTGCTAATATCTTTGCACGCATCGCATTCAAACGCTCAAGTCTGTCATCCTTTATGATATCAGGAATATCTTTCTTTGCGTTCTTAGCTTTCTTAGCGTTTTCTGCACCGACCGCTTCGATATAATCATACATCTTATGAATCATATACATCTTATCCTCGGGAGTCTTGATATCATCAATCTGTACTTCAAGGATATCAATATCTCTAGGGGTAATCTTTGCTGCTTCCATAGTAGCAACCATAGCCGCTTTTGTCTGAGCATCATACTCACGGTTATACATACTCTCAAATGCTGTCTTTGCGGACATTGTTGTATATGCATCCGATTCAGGATCATAACCCATCAGATTATGACCGATAAACTTCATGAGGTTCTTCTGGAATGAACTGCTCTGAGGAGAATTGTACTGAGACTGAATCTGTCTGTTTAAAGCATCTCTACGACCCCTTAACATCTCTACAGAATCTCTGGAAAGTTCAATACCAACTTCCTGTTCCTTATCGAATGTATCAGCATCAACTACAAGCTTTGATGCATCTGTATCGATAAGTAAATGGTCATTCATATAGGATACAAGAGCACCCTTATATTCGTCGGGTACATATGCATCCGCCGCAAGTTCACATTGTTTCTGATCATTTCTGTCCTGAACAACGATAAAGAACTGTAATGTGTGAGTATACATAGGAAGAAGAATAGCCCGAATAACTTTGCTGTTAGACAGCATCAGTTTCTCCAGCATACTAAAATCTAATGACTTTAATTTGTAATTGCTGATTAACCTGATAGGGTTCTCAGTCATTACATGACCAATCTCGTGACAGAGTAATGCCACAAATTGAGCACCATCAGTAACGCATAATCTGTTACCCTTTGTAAGTACACGGGTATCAATCTCGATATGCCACTCTTTAATCTCTGCCCACTTCTTAACGAATTCTGCATTAGAAGATTTCGGATTTGACATGATATTTGTCAACTCCTCACTCTTCTTATATAATTCGCTAATATCCGGAGTAATGGACATGATAAATGGAGTCCGAGCATTATCGTTCCATGTAATAGTTACTTTCTTAGTAGGTAAAAGTGCCATAGGAATAACTCTATTTAAAGCACTATTTACCCCAACTGCTGTTTTTGGGTTTGTCTGTTTGCTATTTAAGTAAGAATTGACTTCGTTCTCAATAATCTTAAGCTGAGCCAATTCTGATTTCGAAAATGAACTCATAACAGATAAGCCTCCTTTCGCTTTATCATTATATTTAAAACTGTGTGGAATACGCCTATTTTATTTCAATTTCAGATAAATCCATATAGGGGAATAATAAAACCAATATTAAATCTTTACGTAGGTTAGGAATTGTTATTCTTAATCTACGTAGTTACTTATTGAAAACCATAATGGATACTTAGTATTCAGACTCGAAGAACTGTTAGATAGCATACAAGAGACAAAAATAATCAAAAACACTATTTCGCAAATGAAGAATGACTTATGAAAATCATAAGATGCGAATGATGTTTTACTTTACCTTTGTCTCTTGTATGTCTATTAGAAGTGGGGGCGAAAGCCCCCATATGGTATTTTTTGTATTCTCTTCTTTTATTTATGTATTAAATGATTATGAATATCAAAATGATATTCAATTATAAATGAAAGGAGATGAATAGTATGGCGAATATACAAAGAATATGGGGCTTGGCAACTCATTCGTCACCAAGCCCCATAAGTAATCCGAGCTACGCGTCTCGGGGTAGCCTATTTGCTACCAATGCTGTTGAGGATAGCTTCACCACAAGTTACGAGAAATCTCGTGCGAATGTGGCAAATGATCCTATTACATTCGAGAGAAACCTGAATTTTCTCATGAATGCGATTGGCTTATAAGCCGTTCTCAATGGTTCCCAGTCATGTTTCGGTACGCATGAGTATTGAAAACCATGGCTGGGATTTTTCGTACATTTCTGTACTCTGTGATGGTTAAGTGTCAAGAGGGGACACTCTTACCACGAATACTTACCGTATATCCGTGGTAGAATCATAATGTTATTGCGATATTTAATCTGGGAACACAAGACTGGTTTATATTAACCCAGATTAATTTAATGTTATAAGCCGAATAAAATGTTATTTTTTGTAAAAATATGAAAAGGGTTACGAAGCATTTAAACCTCGTAACCCTTTATCAATTGCGCAGCTACTTAATCTTAAGAGTTCTGATAACCGTCGATCTTAAGCTCGAAGCTTAATGGTACGTATGACTGCGTATGGAACGTAGCAACGCACATGATGTTCGGGTTATTCGACATCTCACGTACTCTGTGATCTCTGTCGAAGTAGAGAGCTCTCTTGAAGTGCTTCCATGTAAGGAAGTTCTGCTCATTTACCGGGAAGCCAAGTCCTCTCAGACCGTCTGCCTCAGCAAATTTGATTGAAGTAATAATACGGAGAGCATTTCCGTCCTGAGTTGTGATACCCATGTTGTAGTCAGAACGAATACCGCCCATGATTGTATCACCATTCTTTACAGTCCAATCAACGTTGTCGCCAACGAATAAGGATGCAACATTTGGATGGCAATATGCAACCAGTCTGAACGGCTCATTACGGCATACAGTACGCATCTCACGGATGATTCCGTTAAGCTCATTGGAGATCTTATCCTGAGCGAACTCAGCTCTCTTCATGAACGGATTTGTCTGCTCGTATTCGATGTTTACATCTCTGGTGATGAACACACGACCCTTGAAGTGCTCGAATGGATGCTCGGTAACACCGCGCCATCTCTCTGTCTCCTTACGGATGTTTGCAACAAGGGATGTATCCTCAGCATTGCTGTAGATCTCAGTCATACGGTTGATACCGTAAGCGATGATATCGATGGAAGCGGTCTCATTGTAAAGGCGCATGTCCTCAACAGTGATAGGCATATTTGCACGATATCCTTCCGGAATTGGGTGCTGCCAGCTTTCATACTCATCGGTGAATGAGATGTATTCGGTATTGTTCTTGTTAGACAGATTTCCGCCGAAACGTACCTGTTTTACAATACCATGCATAGAAACGACATTTACACGGCTTGAATACGGATCGTATGTAGCCATGATTGTGTCCTCTACGTATCTTTCAACGTTGCCGTCAGCATCTTTAACAGGGAATCTTACCTTCCCACCAAGCTGATTCTTCGGGCTAATCGCTGTTGTGTCAAGGAAATGCTGTAATCCGCTAAGCTCAACCATATAGGTCTCACCTGCCGCATTGGTAACTTCTGCACGAGCACCCTCGATACAGATGTTGATATCCAGTGCATCGCCGATTTCACGAACACCTCCAGATACACCTAACAGATCAAGATCTTCTACGGCGAAACGATCTCCGGTGAAGTCGTAACCAACTTCCTCTCCGTCAACGATCTCTGTAAAGGTCGCGCTGTCCTTATCGGCATTTTCCTTCACGGCATCTTCAGGATACCATGTATCGGTAACTCTCTTACCCTTTGCGGATTCGAGAATTGATAAGGTTTCGTCGTAGTCATTGTATACATCAGGTTCAAGATGTTTCTGACCATCTTTCGTCACAATATACTTGTACTGCTGTTTAATTCGGATGAAGTGCTGCTTTGGTACGATATATGGTACCAAATCTTTACCAACCAAAGGAAGGTAAGAACGGATAATCGCAAATGGCAAGAATGCATCATATGGTGTGAGCTCGCCGATACCTCTCTGATTAGCCTGTGCGACACGCATCTCCGTTGAAGAGTTCTCCAGAAGTCTCTGAATGTTGCCTCTGTGAAGGTCGCCCATGTGAACTGCCTCAGATACTTCATCATCGTCTTCTGTCATGCTCTCAAGGAATACTGAAGCGTTTGGCTCGTATGCACTATCACCAAACTTCTGCAAAGCCTCAGAGTTGTCTACGGACTCCATTGCGAGTGCAATGGTGGTCTGCTCAAAGTCTTTGCTATATAATGCCATAGGATCTCTGATGATATCAGCATAGCCGCTCATCTTGCCAACAAAGGACTCCATGCTGGCAACCAAGTCTTCAGGGGCATCATGTTTGTACATGTTCAGCCTCTGCTGCTTACTCATTGTAGTAGCCATGACTCTTTATTCCTCCTTTTCATTATTTCTGTTTCGTACACCACCACTTACCTGTACGGCTGTTTCAAACAGCTTTAGGTTCATGCGTAGTGCATCCATAAGAATATTGTAATAATAAAGATTAAACGCGTAATCATTCTCACTGAATTGGAACTGGATAAATTTTTCAATGAAAGCTTTTACGCTTTGGAGGTTTTTTACCACTTTAGCCATAATGCCATTTGCATCCGGTGTAGGCAAAACCACTCCATTAACCGTGTCCAATACATCGACGACCGTCTCATGCATGGACAAAAAACTGTTCAACAGGAAATAATTCTTTATTTCTTTGTTGTTGTAGCGTTTGTCATTTTCACTATTATCTGATGTATCAGAGTCATCTTCTGCGGTATCATCACCACTATCTCCATTATCATCATTAGTATCGTCATCGTTGGTATTGGCTGCATCGTCATCCGTATTGTCGTTATCATCTTCTGCACCTTGATCGTCTGCCATTGCAGTATAATCGGTTGCTCCCTCTGGTGCATCATCATCATTTTTTGTATCGTCATCATCAGCTTCCATAACTGATTTAAGATATAACGTACGAACTTCTTTAGCTTCCATCAGATGTAAACATTCAGTTTGATTCATGGCGATTTCAGCTAATGCACTGTAGCAACCAGTGATTATCTCCTGACGTTTTTCAGTATCTAAGTTATTGATTTCTTCCTTATCACCGTGCAATAAGTAATCCACCAGCATACGAGTTAATCCCTTCATGGTATCGTATACTTTATATTTTTCAAGTGGGTTATCCAATGAGTTTAACTTATCTACGCACTGACTAGATGCATCATAAAATGTACCAAGAGAGAATGACTCAACTAACGGTTTATAGTACTTCTTGAAACGATTCTTATCACCAACACTGATGTCTTTAATCTTGAACTTACGGATTTTCTTATTGATATTTTCAGCAAGTTCTTTCTCCTCTTCAGCAGATGCATAATTGAAGAAACGAATTGCTGAGCGTACATGCTTTTCATCAGGCATAGGATATGCCTTTCTCTCAGGTAATCCATAAGTCTCAGTAGAGTATTTCTGTTCAAGTATACTTGATGGAACTGATATCCCTTCAAATATAGTCTCCTCAACTCCAACTGATATTTCAGGAATACTGATATCATCTCCATTTTCAAAGTTGATATCATGAGTCTGCATATACTTCTCTATATCATCTCCGGGTTTTAATTCACCATCGTCAATAGCTTTCTGTAAGAAAGAAACGACTTTCTGTTCGTCATCATACTTATGGTTAAGTAGAGTTGAGTATTCGTTCGTATGAGGGTGAACTATCTCAGTATCGTTTGGAAGTACTTCAATCAATTCCCTTAAATCCATAAGGGATAATTGAAATACATCTGTTTTTACAGGAGTAACATTATCCTCTCTGAAAGTATATTCTCTTAGAGCAGGGTCGTTACCAATACCAATATCCAAGTTTGTAGGGTCAATGGTATAGACATAGAACTTCACTTTGATATCAAGCAAATCTTTGCTCTTAAGATATTCGAATGTATCCTGATACATTACAAGATGACCAACTATAAATTCAATCTCGTTATGCGATTCGGGTAAGTCACCATCATCTGAGTCTTTAATCATCTTTGTAAATGCTCTAGCGGCTCCGAATAACTTTGCAAACTCATAGTCTGCAAAACAGAATGTAGACCAACCCGGTGTCTGGAAGACATTACCCAAATCCAAACTCATTGGATGGAATGTTTCAATCTCATAAGTTGAACCGTGATAAAGCATATCTCCCGGAACCAATATAGGAGAATTAAATTCTGTACTCTCATTAATCACATCGGTTCTATAAAGACGTAATGCCGCTTTCTTATCCTCTGCAACAAATTGAGAGTTTATTAAAGCCTGAATGTGTTCTTTTCTGAGATATCTAGCTATATCAGCAATGTCATAGAACTTACCGTTATTAGCCATATCATCATCTAAGTCTTTCTCTTCAACCTTTGATTTGTCATACGGTCCATCATATACTCCAACGAATATATCAGAAACACTACCGACGTATTCAATTGGCATATCTCCACCCTTTAATAGAAATCCCGGTTCATATAACTCATAATACTGAATACCAGAATTATATACTAATGTAACCTGTACCAATGCCTCTTCGTTGGTTTCGGCAATTGCCTGTTCCAATTTAGTAGAATCAGCATCAAGTGAACCACCCGGAATTGCATACTTATGGGTTCTTTTATCTGGTGGAGTTTTTTCTATATCGTCTTTTAACCTTAAGTAGACATATCTTGCATCTTTGATCACAAGCATTTCTACTCTTGGTCTATAAGGATCTTTTCCTAACCAAAAAATTGGATGATAGACTCCTTTATATACGAAAGAAGTATCACCAACCCTGATAGGTTTATTTCCGTCAGGTACTTTCATCTTGAAAGACCTCCTTTCTCTTTAATTTGCTTATTTGCTTGTGGAAAACAACTAGTTTCAATGAAGAATTTCTAATGAGTTGGACAAATATATAAAATAAAATATAGGAGGGTTAATCAATATGGGAGAAACCATTTATCAATCAAATTTTTACATGGATAGTCAACCATGTATCAATCTGAATGACAATCCTGCGGTCTTAAAAGACCGTAACTACTTAAGAGAACATGAGAGATATAACTTTTCATGTTTTGGAGATATTCATATAACAAAAGAAACGTGTCAAAATGATACTGCTCGTGTCTCAGTTGAAGCTAAGCTGTCAAACGGTGAGACAATTACCATCGTTGATACAAGTACTAACAGGAATAGATACTTAGGCGATGTAGGTAAGATGATGTGGTATGCGGATCATCTTGATATTAAGTTCAGAGGAAAATTCATTTGCTGTAATATAGAATCTGCGGGTCGCTCGGAAACAAAAGCACGTCTTATGGCAATAGAGGACGCTGAACCGATTTAGAAAACCAAGGAAAGGGAGTGAGACAATTTTAAGGTCTCACTCCATTTTTATTATTGAACTAGCTGAAATAGAGGTAAATATATAATGAAAATTAATGATATGAAACGAGCTATAATATTGCTTGAAAATGAATGGGACTTGGGTTCAAGATCAAGTGGTGCGAGTAGGAAATTATGTGCATGGATTTACTTAATCGAGATATTAGAGGAAACCGAACGGTTCGTTTACTATAGAGAAGAAGGAAGATTAGTTGGATTTGCAGGTTATTCTAACAATCACAAACGCCATCCAATTAGGAAACTTTTATGTGGTATAATTAGATGTATTCTATATAGAAGTAAAGAGATTAAAGATTTGAACGCTCTTAAGGAGTATTATGCCAACTATGACGAGTATATACCTGATTATCTTGAGGGATATTTCGATGGGGAAGTTTCGATATTGATTTTAGATAAATCTTATAGGGGCAAAAACATTGGCAAGAAGATACTCTTACAGGTGTTTGAACTTGCAAAGAATGATGATATGCATAATCTTCAGATATTGACTGATGAATCTTGCAACTATAAGTTTTATGAAAAGGCTGGTTGTAAGAAGGTCTATGAAACGGTTGTTGAAAATAAAGAATGTTGCAAATTAGGAAATTCATCAAATGAGAAAGCGTTTATATATGAAATTCAATTCTGAGACTGATAAAAGAACAGAGTAAAGTTATATTCAATCTTTACTCTGTTCTCTTTTTTTTTTGTATAGTCGATAAAATATTTATATATTATTCCTTTAGGTAAGCAAAAACAATACTGGCTTACCGAAAGGAGGGGAGTCCTATGGCAAACCAGTACAGTTCTAGCAATATGCCACCAACATATTACTACTATTGCGGTGATAACCCTGCTTATCAGGGTCGTGAAAGCCCTACACGGGCTTTCATGGATGAGTACGAACAACATCGTGCTCATGTATCAGAGAATCCGACTGCATTTGCAAACGATATACGTTTTATCATGAACGCACTATCAGCAATGTAAGGTGCTTTCTCCGGTACATTAATATGATGTATGGGTGATTTTTATTAATCACCCATACATTTTTTGTATAAAAAAGAAAGGAGTAAAGACGCATTGTTTGCACCTTTACTCATCCTTCGATATCTTGATAAGTATAAACTTTCCGAGGTCAAGTCTTCCAGAAACCTTTCCTTTGGATGTTTAAACAAATCACTATATCTGCATGTTATAATACCATATACAGACCTTCTAACTCTGGAAACGTCAGATATCTACATATCATATTATTTGGTCCGAAGATTATCTTCTTTCCTATAAATATGTTATGTAGATATCTTTTTATTATTTATCTTCATCACTACCAAATGGGTATTCCATTTCATCAATGTCTGATATATCAACCCCATTCATCTGGATGATACGATACTTACGATTGTACTTATCGTATACATAATCAGAACCCGGTCTAATATGGAGTGATGCATAGATACTTGGGTCAGCATCAGAAGGTAATTCTACCCCTTCAACAACTTCACCATCAGAATCCAATGCAACGAATTGATAATTACCATCACCGTATTCATACACGCATATATCAACTCTTCTCTTTTCATTGGCAATATTGCCAAATTCATCCCCAACAACTCCACTGTTACCATATTGATGCATTCCCTGAATGGGCTGAGTGATGTTAAATCCCATACTCTGAGCAATTGAATCAATCTCAGCAGGGTCTCCAGCCACTTCTGTATTAAGACCACCAGTTTGACTATCATCAACAGGGTCATATTCAAAATCAGCATGGGAATATCCCTGAAGGCTATTATCGATAAAGTGTTTTGTACCACCACCAACGATGTTCTTAAAGAATCTATCGGCGATATTATCCGTACTCTCAGATTCAGACGGGGCGTTGGCTTTATCCTTCATTCTCCAATCTACCTGTTTTGCACGTAAATCTGCCATCGTCTTAATGATTTGAACTTTAGAAGTATTAATGGCATTATAGGCTTCAACCAAATCAGAGTAATTTTTTGTAATACCAACTGAACGATTACCTGCACCCTTTCCAGTCTGAGTCATCTTTGTCAATTGTTGGTTTACTCTTGTACCATGAGTCTTAACATCCTTTAATACCTCAGATAACATGGCAAGCTCTTTCTTAAATACATTGCTATATTTATCGGCACCATCCATCATCTCATCATCTAATTGGAATCCAGTGATTCTTTCATCTGTAACAGAGTTGATTGGTGATAGTGCATCTACTTCACCAAGGTCTCTTACAAAATCATTCCAATCTTCAGATACATTAAGCGGTTGCATCTCGGGATTTATCATAGGTGGTAATGCATCAGGCTCTTTCTCTTTCTTTGGTTCGGGTTTAATATTCTTAATGGAAAATGACCCGCTGGTTGGCTTAGACATTTTCTCTAATTCTTCTAAGAAAGATTTGCGTTTTTGTTTCTTACGATACTCAGCAAATTCTTCATCAGATAAGATTTTTACTTCGTACATATAGCGTTCCTCCTTTCTCTTTAAAAAATTGTATTTTTGTTTTATTACTATATTATCTACATATAACGAAAGAAAGGAGACAACAGTTTATGGAGAACGAAACATTACTAGAGGTAAAGATGTTTACTGATGGTGCAGCTAGAGGGAACCCAAATGGACCGGGAGGATATGGAGTAATCATTCAGTATACAGATGAGAATGGAGAACTCCATGAGAGGGAACTCTCAGATGGAACCCAAGCTACAACAAACAACAAAATGGAGTTACTTGCTGTAATCATCGGATTAGAAACCCTTACAAGACCATGTAAGGTTCATGTAGTATCCGACTCAACTTATGTAGTAAATCCGTTTAATAAAGGTTGGATATATTCGTGGCAGAAGAAAGGGTGGAAAAATGCATCCAATGACCCTGTTAAAAACGTAGATTTATGGAAACGATTACTCAATGCGATGAAACCTCATCAGGTAACATTTGAATGGATTAGAGGGCATTGTGGTTATCCAGAGAACGAACGTTGTGATAAGCTTGCAACTCAAGCCGCCGACAAATTTAAAATAAGGAGAGGATAAATAATATGGAACAGAAAAAGGTTTTAGGGATATACTCGTACATCACATTAATGATGACGATTATTACACCGCACCATTAACAGACAAGAACCTTGAAGCGTTGTTGAACGCTGATTACTCGGTACCAAGTCTTGTAGTATTATACGATGAAGAGAATGATCCGATTGCTATTAAAACAACTGAGATTGAAGGATTCAGAGTTGAATACAGTGACGAGGATACTGACGAAGAAACCGAGGAACTTCCTGCACCATTATCGTCGCATTCATCCAGAGGTGGGATAATACTTGGTGAGACGAAATCATCTGATGGCGATATCAAATTGAACGACTACGTAAAGGCTGATAAACCTGAAGAAGAGAAACGTGGATTATTCCATAAGAAATAAATTAAATAGATAAGTGGAGATTTTCTCTGCTTATCTATTTTTTGTATCAGATACGGTATTTCCACAAAAGTATAATTTGATATAGAAAGGACTGATTTAATTGGATAGAAATTTATTATTGCGAGCAGGAATGCGAGCTTGTGGAAGAGTACTAAATCTTTTACCAAAAGAAGGTGAAACTGGAATTGGTACTCCGACTAAATATATGATAAGAATACTCACTGAGGAAACCTTACCATCTCTGGATATTCTTCATCCAGTGATTGTAAAAAAGACCTTTAGTACAGAAAGTTTGATACCGGTTGATGTTAAGAACAATCAGGATATAGTTCAACTTTCTATCAATGACCAATTAGCTAGTCGTGTAATCAATGATGATAGATACTCAGTTTATCGTATCCCTTCAGAAGTTACCGACGGACAGAAGATTCTCACAATCAAGTCTTGTGTACCAGTAAGGGCAAATGGCGCAGGAATTGGTTCTTATGGTAGCTATTATAATGAAGCACCTTGGAATACCCATTTTGGTCGTTCTACCAGTGGTGATTTATATGGTACTGTAATGGCTGCGAATGTTGATTATGTTGATAGGTTGTTGGTTGGTGAGGTATCAAGACAATTCAGATTTTATTTCTTTGAACCAAATATTCTTATGATTACCAACTATAGGGGAGCTTTAAGTGCTGCTTTTTGTTGTAAGAATGATGAATCACTTACAACATTAGATGATATGGCTTATGAAGGAACAAGAAGATTGTTTATTCTTGACTTAAAGAAAAGCATCTATAATGAATATGGCAACTATACAGAAGTTGACACAGCATTTGGCTCATTGGATTTGAAGATTGGTGATTGGTCGAGTGCAGAAAACGAACGAAACGAATTATTTGATACATACAGAAGTACAGCACATTTCCGTACATCTAGTATTCGTTCGTAAAAAGAGGAGTAGGATAGGAATCGATTATCGTGACAAACAATCAATTCCTATCCTCTTTTGCGTTGTACTATGGGATTTACTTTGTAGTTCTCGACAAGTGATGTCGCCGGTGAAGACGCATTTTAGTCAAGATAAATGAGACTGGCTCATTAAGATAATGTTATTTTTCGATTTTTTATAAATAAAATAAACCAGAGGTGAAATTCATCATCTCTGGTTTATTTTTCTATGTTCCAAGGAAAGAAAGAATTAGAACCGTTTCCACAGGTCCGCATATCTACGTGCTGTTTCCATCTCAGCCTGAAATACGAAAGTATCCTTTCCATTACTGATTGAGAAGGAATGATTTCCATAGGTGTTTAATGTAGATGGGTCAAGATTGAATGACTCACATACAACCTTTAAGTTATCCGAATCCTTCACAAGCATCTCCTGAATATCTGCACCAAGAATTGCTCTTGAAGCATCCTGCAAAGGAGAAGTATTGATTCTTGTAGCAGATTCATATATCGTTTCCTGTCCACCATATGTCTTTGAAACCTTAATCTTCTTTGGATCTGCATAAGCTTCCTTATGAGAAGGTAAGTTCACCTCATCATATGTAATGAATCTTGGTGGTTTCATAACATATGAGATGTTACCTTTCTTATCAAGAACTGCAAATCCTCTATAAGAATAAGAAGGATTGATTCCCTGAAGAATACCCTTGGTAAGTTTCGTACCATACATTCCATCATCAAGAGTTTCAATAGATCCACGGATGAGATTTCCATCTCTCCACATTTTCTTGATAATGTTGCAGGTAAACTTCGGGTCAATAGTTGCAATTCTTGCAGGTGTTCCGTCTACCGGATGACCAGCCTCACTTTGAAGTTTGTTATTCTGTTGAAGTTCATACACTTCAGGAGTTGTAATAGACTGGTAAATTGCATCCCCTTTATAATATCTTCTATTACGATTAATGCAGTCCAAAGATTGGAGAATAGTATCAAATCGAATAAAAAATAGATGGTTATCTTTAATTACATCCAGATTACTTACTTCCTGAAAGGTATTGTCATTTTCCATTAGGATAAATCCAAATGGTGCATTTGGATTAACAACTGTACTTGACATCGTTCTGTCACTCCTTTCTTAGAGTTTTCATTATAACCGTGTGGAGATTGAATAACTACATTATTTTTACAAAAAAAAAAAGATGAGAGAAGAGGAAATTTGATCCCTCTTCTCTTTACGCCGTATAATTAAGAAGTCTTTGTAACGTAACTAAGACTAATCC